ACTTCGAATACATTAGTAGGTTTCTCGAATGATATTTATCCCAATGCAAACTTTGGTTCTAATACCTCAGTTTATGCTTCGAATACTTCTGTTTATGCTTCGAATGCTTCTGTTTCATTATCAAATATTTTAATAAATGCAATTACAAATAGTATAGATGCGCAATCATTTTATTCAGCCTTAAGTAATCTTCTGTTTCCGTAAGCAAAGTTTTTAAAAAAACTTGTAGTAAAAAAAAATATATACTCCTATTAAAAATTAAGGATATAACTTCAGAATTTGTTGATTAGGATCTTGTGAACCACCCCATAGGGCAGCATTATTAAATTTAGCATTATCACGAACAGCTTCTCTTGCCATATCAACATTATTCGCGACACCCTTTGAGGACTGTTCGCTTTCTTTATTACAAATAAAAACACCTTGAGCTGTATATAAACAGCTGCTCATCATATCTTTTGCAGGACATGCGGGAGCCTTAGGAACAGGTGTCTGTTGTTTTGTCTGAAAACTAGGATCTTGTGTAAAAAATTCAATTCCTCCACAAGCAGTACAAGCCATTTATAATATATTTATATTAAATATTTTTTTAAAATTATATCTTGTTTTTAATTATCATTTTCTTATTTTCTACAACCTTTAAGATACCTATCTTTACCAATTTACCACTTTCTAAATATAAATCATAATCATATACATCATTTGTTTCTGGTCGAATCAAAAAATTTCCCTTTTTAGTTATTAAAACTTCTCCTTTCCATTCATTAGATTCAATGTCTTTTATATACTGATAATCAAATAGTTCGTCTTTCATATCAGCTTTATATGTTAATTCTGTTGGATTCAAATTAACTGGAAATGAAAAACACCTCATATTTGTATGAGATTTTGCATTTAATGCACAATCTACAGATGCTTGTTTTACTAAATCTAATAACATATTTATAATCTTTGCCTTCTTTTTTGCTATTCCATAAATATGTTCATCTGATGTCAGTGAATTATCTTGTGTCTTAATTGTAAATGATTTTTCTAATTGTTCTGGTTTAAATATCATATTATAAATAAAAACTTTAACATTTCTATCTGTAACTGGTAAATCTACATGTGAACAAGTTCTTACGGCCCTTCCAACGACTTGATCAATTCTAATATAATTCCAATATGGTTCAACTATATGAACTTGTCTTACATTTTTAAGTGATATACCTTCTGCACCACTTTGTGTTATCATTAATACTTTGATAATTGAACCTCTAAAATTATTAGTAATTCCATCAGAAGAAACTAGAGATAGTTTTTCACGAATTTTTGTAGGGATATTATCAATGTCTGAATTAAAGATTTTCAATAAAACTTGAGTTTTCTCATTATTTCCTGTAAATTCAACATATTTAGGCTTCTTTAAATCTTCTTCATCCATATCTATATCCCATTCATCATTATGTTTCTTTATTTTAAATTCGCAATAACCATTCGTTTTTAAAGCCAAACCCAAAATACCTAAGCCCTCAACCTTTCTAAATTGTGAATATATTAAAGCTGTTCCTTTGAGATCATCAACCCTTTCAATAATTTTTTTAAATTTTGGAGAATATTTGCCAATATTTTTAAGAGCCAAGTATTTTTCCGAACTAGAATATAATGTATCCAATGCCTTTTGGACTTCTTTTTCATATTCTTTTAGTTTATTTTTTTCATCTTTTTCTTTGTCAATGCCTTTTTCTTCAATATCAATTACTTTATCAATGGCATTTAATGTATCTTCATCATCATCAATTTCACTTTTAATATATTTTGTACTTGGAAAAGGTCTTTTAATATCTTCTGGAAATACAAAATTACAATTTGCCCTTGAATAGAAACGATATACTTGACCAGAATCTTTAAATATATTACCATCCCCTTTGCTTTTATTATATTTTGATTTACTTTCTTTATCACGTTCTTTTAATCGTGATTTTTCATAAATAGGGAATTGATAATCATTCATAATTTCATTAGATTCTAATATTTCCCAACTTGGATATAACTCAGGAGAATATGTACTATAATATGATGCAGTTCCGAGTATTCTTCTTGAAAATAATTTTTGATTTATTATTTTACCTGAATCCATGTCGACAAAATATTTATTAAATTCATCTTGGTCTTCAGGAAGAACTTTATGTTCTCTTGTGGATAATTTTTTAGTTAAATTAATGCCATCATTTTTAAAATTATCCATAATAACTTTAACAATTTGTTCATCGTCATTTAAATCAGTGGATTCAATTCTTATAACTTCCAATGTTCTTCGGTTTGTATATTTAAAGCCGTTAGGTAAAAGAACAATAGTTACTTTTTTTGCATTTTCATCAATTGAATAAAAATCAATATATACATTTTTATCCAGTCTGTCTTTTATTTTGTCAACATTAAATTCTGACATTTTAAGGGCACTTAGAATGTAATGAATTTTTGGTCCAACTATTAGATTTATTAAATAAGATATTTCATATGGGTAATTTATAATTGGAGTTCCAGATAACATTATTAATTTGCAATTTTTGGCCGCCATTAATAACCTATATACAGCAGTACCTATTTTACCACCATTAACAATTCTTGAAATCATATTATGAATTTCGTCAATTACTACACATTTTCCATCAAATGGATTACCAGATTTTATCATTTCTGTAATATTTGCAGTTTTAAGACCGTTATAATTAATAAAACTAAATCTATTATTAATAATATTTTCAATTTGTTCTACAATTTGTTTTTGAGCAAATGATGGCAATAATGTATAATTTGGAGACGAACCTGTTGTGTTTTCAGGTACCCATAAACCATTATTTTGATTAACAATTGTGATATCAAGTTTTAATTTTTTTATAATTTCAGTATTAGATTTAAATACTGAATATGGAACAAATTTCCAATGTTGCTTGAGATTATAAAAGCGCCTTCCGCATTTTTTAATTTCGTTAATATAATTTCCCCTTAAAGACGCTGGTAACATTACAACTACATCCATATGATTCATTAATAATTCCGCAGCAGCAATAGAACTACAACTCTTGCCAACCCCTAAACCATGATATAATAATAATCCCCTATAAGGACTATTATATTGCATATAATCTTTTACAAATGATTGATGAGGGAATAAGTTAACTGAATCAATTTTAACTTGAGGACAATAACCATCTTCACATTCAACGCATTTTAGTTTACTTTGCTTTGTATCTACACTAGGATATCTAAAATTTGCATCTAACCATGTATTAAATTTTACACGTGTTGGAAGGACCCATGTTTTTGGTGAAATATCAATTTCAAAAGAAGGATTAATTTGGTTTGAAAGAATTGAACCTAATTTTTCAGGAGTTGTTATGTTTTTACTTATAAATTTTGAAATATCCTCAGAACCTTTATTTTCAATGGGTTTTTCAGCAATTTTTTTTACAACTTTCTTTTTTACAACTTTCTTTGTATCCATCTGTTATTATATTTCATTGACAAAAAAAACATTTACTAAATATGTAACTTTTTTCGAAATAAATTAATGTCATTACATGGATCTATTACTTGGGCTTCAAATAAAAAATTGTTATTTTCTCCACATAATTCATATGGTAATGATATTCCTATATGTTTATTAAAAGGATACATTAAAAATTCCTCGAATTCTAAGTCCTCAATTGTTAATTCATTATCATTGATACAATTCTCGCTTTTAGGAATAATTAAAGTTGCATTTAAATCAACCTTTATATCATCATATGATTCATCAAAACCTAAATTATGTAAACCCTGTGAAACTGCATCTCCGATATTTTCTGTATAATGTCTAAATAATTTAATATTATTAACAGATTCTTTGCAAATATCTTTATGTACTAAAATTGCATGTTTTTTTTGTTGAAAACCTATGATATAATTTTGATTGTTATGTTGAAAACCTAAAATATTAGATTTATTTTTAATTACAGATACGTATTTTGGATATTTAATAAGAGACATGTTAATAACATTACATTTTTATTCTTTATATGGATTAAAATATGAATTTCAATAAAGAAATTAAACATACACATGATGAAATAATGCAATTACATGAAAAAATAAACAGTTTACGAGATGCACTAGATGAAAATTCACAAGATGTTATATCAAAAATAGATTCACTCACTGAACATATAAAAGAAATTCCAGATTTAGCAGTCCCAACAGACTCACAAAAAATTAATATGATCAAAGTTGATATTCAACAACCTAAAATAATCAGTAATATACTATGTATATTAATTATTCTTAACATATGTGTTACTGGAAGCTATTTTTTTAATTTATATCAATCATGTTAAGCATTATTACACATATCATTATTCTGACACTCAATATTTTGTATTTGCGGCCGTCTGTCTCTTAAAATTTTATTGACACCTGTATTACATGTACTTGTGAAAACGTTTAATTTATTAGTCACTTCTTCAGACACTTTATGGATATACCATGAATGTTCTGCAATACCATACCATGGTATTATAGCTAACACAGCTGCTGTTGCTCCTGTTATTTCACCTATAACATAATAAAATATACTAGAATTATTACCACAATTAAATATTGCTGGAGAACCAAATACTCTTGCAGGATTAAATGCTCCACCCGTCCAATATCCAGCTGCTAAAGCATTTGCATATAATGACAAACCTATAATGATAGGTCCTACATAACCATAATTATCTTTAGTTTTACTATGCCATACTACTGCAAATATTGGCAGTAAAAAATTGAATGTACATAAAGCTTCCCATCCAAATATTCTAGCATTTGAAAGTTGATCATTAGGAATAAAGCATCCATTATATAAATAGTCTTTAGATCCATGAGAATCTCTTATGTATATAGATGGAACAAGAGCAGCAATCCATAAAGCACCAATTATACATCCTGAAATTTGCGCCATCCAATAAACTAACATTTCAAATGGATTCAAATGTCCTAATAACATAAATGTCCATGAAACTGCAGGGTTTAAATGTCCCCCACTTACTTTAGCCGAAAAGTAAACTAAAACAATTAAGATAATTGCATTAGCTATAGCTGTTGGGGCAACTGATCCAATAAAATGAAATATCATACATCCAAGGAATTCTGTACAGAATTTTGCAGGAAGTCCATTGAATGGATTTGTAAAATAATCTGAAATTTCCATTTTTTATGTTAAACCATAAAAAAATTTGATTGTTGAACTTTTATATATATTAATTATAATTAATTATTTAAATGAATAGTAATACAAATGATTGGGAAATATTGGATCATATTGATGATGGTTATTTGTCACCAGAAGAAGATGGTAAAATAGTAAATGACAATAAGCCTCCGAAAAAAGAATTGTTTCTTGATTATTTGGAATGCAAGACCGCTCCCTCAGATGGATGTTATTGGGTATGCAGGGAGGAACTAAGGAGTGAACTTGAAACGGAAACGGATAATACACAAGATGATTTTTTAACAAATATAGATGAAAATTTAGTTAATAGTATTTTAGAAATTGGAAAACTTCCAATTAAAACTGAAGAAGATTTAAATACAATTAAATGTGAAACTATTGATGGTGAAACTATTGATGGTGAACCAATTATAATAGTTGAAGAATCGTCGAATATAATTCACAATAAAAACCCTCATACTATTACCGAGACAACTAAGGAAATTGTTAAAAAAATCCCCGAGTCATTTTGGTTAAATATTGCTTTATATATCTTAAAAAGTTCGTCATATAATGGTCATTATGATTGGAGAATATCGTTAACATGTTCAATTGCTAGTTCAGCAATATTATTAATTAGAAATCGAACAATTGCGATAAGTTTGTCTAGGTTTACACTTTTTAAGGGGATACCATTAATAATAGAAAAAACATCGAGTTTAAAAAGTTATTATTTTAAAAAAATATAATGTTAAATGGCTACAAAAATAACAGTTAATATTACCTTTCCGATATTTTCATACTGTAGAGATAAAATTTGTATTGATATTGGAGCTAATACAGGTGGTATGACTGATTCAATGATTCATAATGGGGCAGTAAAAGTATATTCTTTCGAGGCTGGTCATAAAATGTGTGATTCGTTGAGAGAAAAGTTCAAAGATAATATGAATGTTTTAGTTGAAGAATATGCAGTTTCTGATGAACAAAGTGTTCTTGAAAATGTTACTTGGATTAATGCATGGCTTCTTGGAACACCTGAAAATACTGGATTACCAGTATCACCTGGTGCATGTGATATTGAAGGATATAATCTCGTTTCTATTCCAACAATATCTATTGATCATTATTTTAAAAACACAAATGAAAAAATTGGTTTTATGAAAATTGATGTAGATGGTTATGAAGTAAAAGTATTACGAGGTGCATTTAATACAATTATGAAAGATAGACCAATTATAATGATTGAATTAAGCTATTATTTTGATAAAGTACAAGGAAGTTCAGTTAGTGAATTTTTTGAATTAATTCAAAAAATGAATTATAATTTTATTACAGCAGATGGCTATTTTTGTGATGTTGATTTTATTAAACAAGAATTTCCATGGAATTCTTCATGTGATGTATTTATTATTCCAAACGAAATAATAAATGATCAAAGTATTATTGAAAATATTAAGGGGACTAAATCATAGGTATGATTTAATTCATTTATCTTTCAACATGATTGTGATCGACGTCGTGAGTGGTAGGATGGATGGTTGCCTCATCTAAAACCTGTGAATCTGGTCCCCTATTTTTTCTACAAATCCTTTTTTCCCATTTATTTTTAGGTATATCTAAAAATTCTAATATATTTTCTTGGGTTTTTTGTTCATCAAGAGTTTCAGTGTGTATCCATAATACACTAAATTGATCCTTTAATTTAAGACAATCATCATAATAATGATCATAATACTTTGAAATAGCCTCTTCTTTTGATCTATATTCATATCCTTCGAATGTAGGAAACATTGGGTCCCATCCATCATATTCATATGGGCTATTATATGGTTTTGTAACCCAATAATTATGTTTAGGGTTTGTCCAATTCATAAAACTTTTAATAGTTGATTGTTTATCCCTTTGTACAACAATAATTTTAATATTAAAAAAATTAGAGAGTTTATATATATGTGGTAATATAGGAAATCCAACTTCACATGATATATAATTATTTGCCCATGTTTTCATAGGCTCTATTGTTAAATCAAATTGGCCTTCATAATCCCATCCTAATTTAAATAGTTCATGACTTGAATTTTCAATATAACCATTTAAATAATCGAAGAGCCATAAAGTTCCACATCTTCCTGTTCCTAAACCCAATATTAAATCTTTTTTCATTTTGTGATATTTAAAAAGAAAACAAATTGTATTTTAAAATAAATGCATGACATTAAAATTTATATAGATAATAGAGAGTCTGTAATCAAAAGCACGATTGACGGCATCAATAATATTATCTATAAAAATCTTGAATATGGTGATATTATTATAGATATGAATGATAATCATTTAATGGTAATAGAAAGGAAAACGTTACAAGATTTGGTAGCATCTATAAAAGATGGGCGCTATAAAAATCAAAAGAATAAACTCCTAACATTAGTTCAAAGAAATTGTTTATACTATATTATTGAAGGTCCAATTGATTTTGTTAATGATAATAATTATACATTAAATGGTATTAGTAAAAAAGCTATTTTAAGTTGTATAATTAACACCCTTATTCGAGATAATATTAAAGTTATAATCACAAAAAATGTTGACGAAACATGTGATCTAATTAAAAATATTTATAATAGAGTAATAGATGATCCTGGAAAATATTTGGATGAAAGAACAATTGAACCCCAAATAATAAAGGCAAAAAATAATAATATAACAAAAGAAAGTTATTTTGAATCATTATTATGTCAAATTCCTGATATATCTATAAAGACTGCAAGAGCCATTTGTAAAAAATATAAAACCATGAAGGATTTATATGACTCTTTAAATACTTTAGAATATGATGACAAAATGAAAATTCTCAAGGAAATATGTATAGAAGACGTAAATGGTAAAAAACGTAGAATATCAGAAAAAATATTCAAAAATATTATTGATTTTTTGTTTTAAAAATTTGAAAGCACTTAATAATTTGTTATATTATCTATATAATTAAAATGTGTAGCGAACCAGATAACGTTTTAATAAATCTTGAAACATTGCCTTACAATTCAAGAAATAACCTTATTAATGAAATCGATGTTCAAACTATTTTTAAAACTTATGATATTGATAGAACATTAAACGATATTAATATTTATCGCAAATCCTTTGTTCATAAATCTTATTGCACTAGGAAAAATGAAAATTTCTTAAATGGAAATACTAAATGTCCATCTGATTGTTTACCTTTACAAGAGGAATCAAATGAAAGGCTTGAGTTTTTCGGTGATTCAATTCTAAATATGACAGTCGCCGATTATCTTTTTGAAAGATATCCTGATGAAAATGAAGGATTTCTTACCCGGATGAGAACAAAACTTGTTAATGGTAAAATGTTAGCATTTTTATCAGAAAAAGTAGGTTTTCATAAATATATTATGATTTCAAAACAAATCGAAGAAAATGAAGGCAGAATGAATACTAATATTTTAGAAGATGCATTCGAAGCATTTATTGCTGCAATTTATATTGATTTTGGATCATATGGTTTTGAAGCAGCAAAAGAATGGATTATTAATGTAATTGAATTCCATCTTGATTTTTCCGAATTAATTAAACAAAATAATAATTATAAAGACATTTTTTTGAAACATTATCAACAGAATTTTAGCTGTATGCCAAAGTTCTATGAAATGAGTATTAATACGAATTCTATTAATAATGGTAAAATTTATACAGTTTGTATCAAAGATAAAGATAATAATATTATCAGTATTGGAAAAGGTCAAAATAAAAAAGAAGCAGAAAATGATGCAGCCAAAACAGCATTGGGTCAATACACATAAATTTAATATAAACCTACCTACTGTATTTATTTTCAATTTTTATTTAAAAAAACTGTTCAGTAGGAGGAGGATTTTCAATTAAAGTACTCTCGCCAGGAAATCTAAAACCACCGCCAATAGAAATATCTGTTTTAACTTCATTTTTATACTTATCTACATATATAGATATATAAATTATGTACCAATTTTTCATTATTCCTTGATTCCTTCGAATATAAAAACGATCAACATAATCATCATATTCAAAATGTCTATTAATCTCAAATTGAATTATGGAATTTGGAATTTGAATTATGATATGGTCAATTGGTAAACGAGATATATGCGATTGATTTAATAAATTCTCATATTTTTTTATATCTATTTTTCTAGGTTTCAAACCTAAACATCTTCGACCATCAATATCACAATAAGAACCAATTTCTTCTATAATGTCAAGAGGTAGTAATTGATTAAAGATCATTATTTTAAAAACTGTATAAAGATCCTTTATATATATTAGAATAATGAAAAATCGCAATAAGTATTCACAACTAATACCTAAAGAGAAAAAGGAATCTATCAAGAATCCAGATATTCCATTTCATTTAATAGAATTTATTACTAATTATTCTGACATTAAAACAAAAGCATTATTATCATTGACATGTAAACAATTAAAAACGTATATTGGAGATATCAGGCCAATATATTTTATTAATCAAAAATATTTTATTGAAATTATTACAAAAATATGTAATGATGAAAAATATGACTTTTTTAATTTCAGTATAATTTCAAAAGATTATCATTTAATAATTGCCGAGGAAGAAAACAGAATTGTTAAAATTACATTCATTAATAGAGAAAATCGACTTAAAACAATAAAAAGATCTTATAGTAAATCATTTGTCACTAAGAGTTTTATTAATCTATTTAAATGCACACGAATATTTTATGGAACTGACCAAATAGCAAAAGATTTTTTTATTGAATTATTTAATAATGTATCAAATATAAGCTTATCTTGTAATGAATACCCAAATGATATATATGATTGGAAAATATACCTTAAATCAATAAATATGTTAAATTCGCGAGCTTGTAGGAAAATTTCATTTGATTTATTTCATTTATAATCCCAACGGGCAAGAGTGCGAGAGAGAAAGAGGGTTGATAGAGAGAAGGAGAGTGAGTGTGCATGTCACCTTGGTGAGCCTTTTCAGAGAAGTCCACCTACCGGGGAGCGAGCAAGTGTAATGAGTATCACTTAATAAGCTTTTTAAAAGTTACTTCACTATACCCTCGTTTTTCAACACCTTTAAATCCACATTTTTCATAAAATGCTAATAAACTTTTATAGTTTTCATACCTATCTACTTCTAATATTAAATACTTTAAATCATCAATTGGCTTTTCAACAGCATTATACTCTATATAATCACCCCAATTAGGATTAATACTATTTAATTTTACCCCTATATTATAAGCTTTTTCCAAAATACTTTTACCTATTCCCTTAAATCTATATTTATTATCAACACATAAAGACTCAATATGCAACCCATTATTAAAATCTAACCCACAATATCCTACAACCTTAGAAATATTATTTTCATATGAAAATGCAACTATAGTGGTTTGAGGAATATAATTAAATAATTTCCTGCCAAAATTTAGATCTTTGAGATCTAATATGTCATCATAAAGACTTTTTATATTTTTTGTTTCTTCTATTTTTTCGATGGTTTGTATTTGGTCGTAAACTGAAGAAATTTTAGATTCTTCATCAGAGTACATATCTACAACCTCAATTGATATCGACATAATTATTATTAATAGACCTGATTATTTATAATTTCAATTTTTTAATTTTCTCAAACAAAGTTAATTTCTTTTCTGTTTTTTGAATATTTGTAGTCATTAGGTGATGTAAATCTATTTTTTTATCGCTCTTGAAAAGATCAAATGACTCACATTTAGGACATTTTTTGGACGCATAAACATCAACATCTGCATTTCCACAACATTCAAATAAATAATTACAATTGTTACACTCAACACAATATATTACTCCCATACAATTTATAATATCCTTATCTTCTCTTAATTGAAGAATTATTCCTTGTCTCGCATTTTTATCTATTTTATTTCGTGATATTATGCATTTATTTAAATTATTTATCAACTCGGTTTTTGTTTTAATAGTAATTACTTCTTGACCCTTCTTAATTAAAGATATACACTTTTTAATATTTACATTTATTTCGTGTAGCGAATCATTCTTTTCATCATTTAATTCTAATGAATTGAATTCGGTAATTCGTTTTTCTAACTTTTTAATTAGATCCAAAATATCTAAACCTATATTTTCATATTCAGCTTTATTATTAAGTTCACATTTTATACTTGCAATTTTTTTTGAATATCGTGTAATTGCTTCTTTATCGTTATAAAGCCATTTTATAGAGATTAATAAATCCCTGAATCTATTATATTCAATTATATATGAAAGACGTTCTTCCCTACAGCTGCGGCTGCCGGCCACCCTGCCGCGGGCTGCTCCTCCCCCGAGTGCAGGCGGCTCCTCCTGGCAGTCAGAATCATTATTTTGGATTTCTTCCCATATTACTTCAAGTTCTGGTTCCCATAAATTAATGACCTTTTCTAAATCATTACGTAATTTATTAAATTTTTTTGACATATATAATTGCAATAATATTTTAAAACTTTTTATTTTTTCTCTTTGTTATTATTTAAAAATTAATAATAAATTTTAATATAGAAGATGTCAACTTGTGTTCATATTCTTGTTGGAGACGCATTTACTTCAAATAAAATTTTTTTTAATAAAGATACTGCTTTAAGTGAATTAAAGTTATCTTATCCATATAGATACGTTTTAACATATATTCCAAATAGAAGAAATAATAATGATGAAGCAAAATTAGTATCTAAATATATTATAAAAAAATCATGGGAAGGAGGATATACAATTCAGGAAGATAAATTATGGAATACCGATGACACTGACTATGGATTTTTATATAATATAAATCCAGATCTGCCAAAGATATTCGAATACGATGAATATGATAATATAACAAAATACAAAGAAGAGTTAGGTGACCTAGAAAAAATATTATTGAATTCAGAGAAACTCAATTTCCCTGGATGGTTAAAAAAAATTATCAATGATTTAAACTTAGAATAACACATTAAATTTTAAAAGTTAATGCATCAAAATTTCTAATAGTTCCATTTATATTACTAGATGAAACACATGCATTATTTATCATATATTCCCGCATTAATCTTTCCGGATAAAAGCATACAACCTTTCTATTCACATCATCAATACTATATACTTTTCCTTGATAATCAGTTGGGTTCTCTATATAAATGAATTCTCTTTCCTGTTTGAAATTTAAATTTTGATAATTCGCTAAATTACTAGAGTGATTATTTTGTAGAATCTGTAATGCAGATAAATATAATTTACACGCTTTCTCACCTATAGCCCTATTAGCCCAAAACCAAGACTGCGAAATATCATTAAAATGATATGGATGATTTGGAATATAACTATAATGTATATATCGTGCTTCGACATCACATTTCCAACATCCACCACTTGTATAAGGTTGAAATTCTTTTATTTCTATAGGCTGATTTGCAGCATATAATGCATTTTTAGGAGCCCCAAACAAATTTGGCATTATATCGTTAATTATACCCTTAAAATTAAATGTAGATACATCTAAATTAAAATTCATTTTAATAATCCCATCATATTCCACATTATTTAAAGTTTCATAATTCTGTATTAATGTAAATGCTTTCCATGTGGAATATAACTTGGCATTAATATAATGTGTAGCATCATCTCCTTGTTCTCCACCACGGATAAGAAATATTGGAGTAATTTTCCCTAATAAAGTGAACGTTTGTTTCATTGGACGAGCATCCTCTACTAAAATAGACGTTGGATTATATAAATTTGTCAAAGTTGTTATATCTGCTAATTCATTCACATATTCATACCTAGGCCCACGGAGAGTCCACGTATGAATATAAATATCTAAATACGGATTATCAACAATAATTTTATGTGTAGGAAAATGATCAATAAAATCACGCACATAACCACTAAATATAACTGCAATTCTTGGATTTTGTAATGTAACTAAAAACTTTGATGCCTTAAAACTTGATGTCAGTGGCAATTGTAAATTATTTGTTATTCCTTCTGCTGAAAAATAAAGAACGTTTAACCATGTAAACATATTAGTAAAACGAGGATCATTAAAATTATAAAGACCAGAACCAAGGTGTGTAAAATAATAATCAACTTCTGTTTGAATTGCTGGACGATTAAATAATTGCTGTATAATTTCATTTATACTTGCTATATATGGTACAAAAGTACCACGGAGTTCATATTGATATAAATTAGGTAATATTCCAATATTATATAATTGTGAATAGAAATCATATTCAACTGCTTTAATAGATGTATTTATTGTTACTGTAATATCAGTACCTGGTACAGGGGGTACTGAATAAAATACAAATGTGTTTTTTATAAAATATTCGAATAATGCTGGTTCAAAAAGTAATATATGTTCTTCATATATTTTATTAACCATCCGTTGATAATATGCATAATAATCAGTCGTTGAAAAATTAAATGTTTTATTTGATATAGGTGAAATAATATTAAAATCAATTTTTAATAACCATGCTATATATGCAATATGACATGCATATATAGAATTTACATGAATATTTATAATAGGCATTGAAAGGGATTAATTATATTTATTATAATATAAAAAGATGTTACATTCGAACCCTAATCCACCTATTATTACTTTTTGGAGAGGTGATTTGGATCCCTCAAAACATAAATTAATTGATACCAAATATGGTTTAGCGTTAAAAAAATTATTGAAATTAATTGGTGCAGAATCTGTTAAAACTTTGTCTAATGGGGCAATAGTAGCTAAATTTAAAACTTGGAAGGCTTTAGAAAAAGCCAATAAAGATTTTCTTGTTCCATTAGAATTATTATGGAATGGTGGTAATATTGATTCTGTTTTTGGAAATCCATTTTAATTATTTAAGGATTTAATAGATTTATAGGCTCCTAAATATTTTATATATTCCCCCCCCTTGGGTCCAACATAAATTATATATTTTTTATTTTTATATGAAAAACTTTTTTTAGTTGGTTTTTTGTTACTCTTCCCACCCCTAAATAATCTTGTAAAACTTTGTCCATTTAAATTTGATCTTAATATTTGCTCATTTGAAGAGTTTATAGCAGTTAAAAAGTTGCGATTTATATATATATTAGTAAAATTATTTCTGTTTTGTGTTTTATATTCAAGGGTACATAAACCAAATATTAAATATTTGTTGTCAAAATCTTTTAATGATTCATTTGAAAATTTAACATAAATATCATTTGTAAAAAAACTATTCTTATTAATAAGATCATTACTATCTACTATATCACTTTCAGAAAATTTTTTTATACTTTTTTTAATTGAATCTTCCTTTACATAATCTAATGGAAAATTAAAAGGTCTTTCAACATATAAATATGCGAAAAATGGCTGATATGAAGAAATAGCAAGGTCAAATACAGATTTCAATATTAATGTGACTGTATTATTATATTCAATAACACTGCGATTAATAAAATTATTTTCAATTGGAAATAATTTTGTAAAATGTTTTTCTAATGAGATTATCATATCAGGAGTTTCAGGTATTTCTATTGTTAATTTGTTTTGAAAGTTTGAAAATCTTGCAGAATTTCCACGTTCTAAAAATGGAGGAATTGTATTTAATTGTGAAATTTCATTTGTCTTTTCATCATTTTTTGGAATTTCTGTAATGTTTGTTACAACATAAGATTCCTCTGGTAATGACTCTAATATTTTTCTCTTTTCAGGAGTAGGCTCTTTTAAAATATTTGTAATGTATTTTTTGTTAATAGCAATTTCTATAGTTGCCAATGTACCCATATTAGAAAATGAAGAAGGCTTAATAGGTGATAATAGAGGTTTACTTGGGGGTAATGTAGGGATAACAATCCTTTTAAAACTAAAACTTGGATTTTTTTTGGTTTTTGAACAATTACATTTTGAATTACTATTTATACCTCTCATATATGCTGAATTATCACTAAATATTGATGAATTCGCAGAGGCATATGATTGTTTACTATTATATAACGAATCGTTGACATTAGCATTTCTATATCTTTCGTTAAATATTTTAGAGTATGCAGAATTACCACTTAATCTTGATGGATTTGATGCATAAGACTGATTACTATTATAAACTGAAGTATTTAAATTAGAATATCGATTCTTAAATTGTTGACTTTGAGCCCTAGGAGAATTTGGAATTCTTGGTGATTTAGTCATTTGACATATTGGAGTTTCTGGATTATCTTGTATAGGCCCTGGTCTTCTCGAAGTAGATAGGGGATTAAACGCAGAATTAAATAACGATCGTCTTCTAAAAGGTGGTAGAGATGGTCTATTAGGAGGTGGAGAGGGATTACGAATAGGAACTGGAGGAAATTTATCAGTATTTCGCGCTGAATTAAATAATGTAGTTCTAATTCTAGTTCTAGTTCTTCTGATACTATCGTCACTCATTTATATAATTAATATAAATTCTTTTAAAAATTTGAAAAAAAATAAAATACAATTATTTCAATGACTACTACAAATATTACTGATATTCCTCAAGACATTTTACTACTAATTATAAATAATGATTTATTGACATTTACTTCTATCACAGATGTCAATTTAATTAATAAAGAATTTCATGATATTATAATCAACAATTTTAATGACATTTTCAAAGAAAAATTTAAAAAACATGAACAATTTTTAAATCTTCTTGATAAGAAAAAATTATCATTGATTAATTCAGATGTTAATATAGAAATATTGCTTAAAATATTAAATAATTTATTATACGTTTCGAATATGAAAAAGGGTTCTCGTTATCAACATCTACTTATTGACACTTATAATGGTAAATTATTTAATTTACGCCTAAAATTAAACAAAGATGATCAAGAAAATGTTGAATCTGAAACAATAGGAATATTAATGGTTTTATTAGATTATGTAAAAGACAACCTAGATATTACAAAAACAAATCTTGTCCCATGGGCATTACATTGTCTTCTTGAATATTTTGCAATTATTTTAAGTGACGACAATAGAAAGAAAACTAGCTATCTATTAGAAAATTATATGAGTGATATATTGAAAAATAGAATCTATACTATTTCAAGGGAACTAAAGAAAATGAAAGACAGTCATCGTGAAATTAAGTATAGACTTGGTAAGGTTTTAAATTATTTAGCTGAAATCTACGATTATGATTATGTTTAAATTGCAGGATTCCCCGTGCCAATTATTAATTTGTTGTTCTCTGTCAATAAAGTTCCAATTAACGATGATTGATCAGTTATAGGTTGATAATCATTTCCTCCTCCGATACATACAGGGGGTCTTTTTTGAGGCACAGACCAACGGAGACTTGGATCCAAAACCATGTTTTCATCTATATCTAAATATTTTTTATTTCTAATGCACGCATTTTTTAATTCTTCTGTATTTCTTTGATCAAATAACTGTGCTGCATCTTGTGACGGTTTTGAATATTGTGAATCTGATGCGTTTTTATTAAAAACACATGAAGCTTGGTCTTTTATTTTATCAAGAACATCTTGGGAATTTAAATAATTTTCATTTTCATTTTCTTTCGCCGTGCGTAATAAAATTTCAATTACCTGTTTATTTGGATTTTGCACTAATGAATTTTCTTGACCATCTTTACTTCCTGGATTTGTAAATCCTTGTTGATTTTTTTGTGGCTCATTTGCAAAACTATCTTTAACCTCTTTTAAAACAGATTCCCTTAATTTCTGTAAATCCTCTTGTGTAACTTGAGAACCCGAAGAATTTGATGTAGATGATTTAGAGTTTTCTACTTGGCTTGATGATTTTGATTGAGTAAAAGGTTGATCTGCTACATATTTTTTCAAGAAATCTGTAAATGTTTCTTCATTAAGATCAAATTGAACTAATTTCTTCTTTAAAAATTTAAGTAAATCTGAATCAATAGTGTGATTTCCTACAACTTGTCCATAAATAGTTGTTACAATAAGAGTTAATTGTCTATCTGTTACACCTCCAATTAAATTAGAATAAGCAGTATTTACTTGGGTTTTTTCAAGCCTTTTATATTCTTCTGAAGAATATAATAATTGTTTTAATTTATCAATACTAAATGTCTTGTCTTGGCTCAACATTTTTGAAAATGAATATAGTTCTGTATCATCTGGATTACGGAAGAGGATTTCATTATATAATTCAACTACATCATCCTCTGTACCAAAAACCTCAGTTGGTGATGAATACATTGGAGCTTGTCCAGAGGCAAATGTTTTTTCTAATGCAGGAGCACTACTTTCTATGACATCTTGTAATTCTGAACGTGTCACTTGGCGTTTAGTTGTATAATCATAATAAAAATCAATCGCTTTTTGAGATGGCTTTGATCTCACTATATCCCCTTTGTATAATTGAGAATAGATTTCAATAATAATCTGTGAAACCGAATCTTTATCTTTGGGTAATAAAGCTTCTTCTTTTGCTTGATCATTTTTTTTTGTAGGGGTACTTTCAGAATCAGTAAATTTTTCACGAGTTTGCTGCTTATTTATAAACATGAAGTATACAGAAATAACAACGACAAATAATAAAAATACCATTCGCGCTACAGTCTGTGAATTAACCTTTAAAGATAACATAATATATTTATTACAATATACCAATATAATTTTTTTGATTTAACTTATTTAAGGATATGTATATATAAATGTATTTAAATGGATTATGAAATAATTTGCACATTTACAAACCGAGAACAACTTGTGCTATACATTTTTTCTAATGAAAATACAAATGAAAGTGAATTTATAAAAAAAATATTCAAGAAATTATATATTAATGAAGTAAAACAATTAGTTAAATTAAGCTGTTGTCAAATACACTTTGGTAGACATTCAAAACTACTAAAGTTTATTGAAAAAAATAATGGAAAATACTATTTTAATACTGATGACAATGACTTTTCACATACTAAATATTGGAATAATTTTAGAAATGAATATATTAAAACAAATATTAAAAGGCGCTATAATATATTAATTAGTACTACTTTAATAATAGGGGCTCTACTGTTTTTAAAGAAAAGGAATTTAAACAGTAATCATAATTCAAAATACAAAAAAAATACAAATAAATGCGATATTACAACCACAAATGTGAGCGATATTACAACCACAAATGTGAGCGATATTACAACCACAAATGTGAAATTCCATTCAAAACGTCCATATTCACCCTATTCATATTATAGTCAATTTGATATCATTTTTTAACACAATAATAAAATTTTTTTGGTTTTTTTTAAATTTTTCTTTTTTTTTGGTTTTTAATTTTTTTTTTGAGGGAGTTTTTTTTACAACCACTTGTATGAACATACAATGTAGTAGTGAAGGTTACGAATTCGATCATGTACCGAGTTGAACTTCTTAAAAGCAAGTTCAACGATCATATGATATAGCTCATCAACGATCTTCCTGTACATGATCTTTGTCATATCAATCTCTCCTGCAGTCATCATGATGTTGAGGGTGTCCCTAATAAGGGACTTGGTGCGCTCATAATCTCCCTTCTTCAATGTCTTGTAAATGCCAGTTAGTCGGCAATCAAGAATGAATTCATCAATATACGCAAGTTTCTGAGTCTTTACGAAAGGCTTCCTTTCAGACTCAAAAGGGATCTTGGATGTCAAGGCAAAGGGAGACACAGACACTTGAATGGCCATCTTTACTGATATTGAAAACCAAGGGAGGGGAATTGTTCACGTTGTTTGCTTTGAATTGTTCGCGTTGTTTTGCTTTATGTATTATAAATTACTATATCCTTTTCAATTTTTAATATATTTGGCTCGGTAATTGATAAAATTTTTTTAAAAATTTATTTAAAGATATATTGATATAGAAATATATTCAATTCAATATAAATTTTTTAAAATGAATATTTACGAAAAACCTTCTGGATTTAATCCATCCTATGGAACTTCTGGTTTTAGATATGATGCATCTTTGTTACATTCAACATTTTATAGATGTGGTGCCTTAATGGCCGTTAGAGTGTTAAATAGTAATAAAGTGTGTGGAATCATGATAACAGCATCACATAACAAAGAAAGTGATAATGGTGTTAAATTAATAGATTATAATGCTGAAATGATTGATTATGATTGGGAAAAATATGCAACAATTATTGCACAATCACAAAGTAATAAAGAAGCTATGGAATTAATTGAAAATCTAAAAAATATACATTTAGATGATAATGGAAATAAAAAACTTTTAATTGGTTATGATACAAGACCCAGTTCATTAGAATTATATGAAGAATGTAAAAAAGGTGCAAATATGCATAATATTAATGTAATAGATTTAGGTTTTGTAACTACACCCGAATTGCATTTTTATGTTAATTTACTTAATAATAATAATATTCATACACTAGAAAAAAATTTTTACATACATAATTTATTGGAGTCTTTTAAAGGACTAAATGATGGTAATTATACACCTTTATATATAGATTGTGCTAATGGAATAGGAGCAAAAAAATTAGAGTATATGAAACCAATTTTAAAAAGTCAAGGATTCGATATAGAGTTGTATAATACTGGAAGTGGTAAACTGAATCATTTATGTGGAGCTGATTTTGTAGAAAAAGATTATAAAAATCCTATAAATATGAATAATATTGATAATAAAAAATGTTGCAGTTTAGATGGTGACGCAGATCGAATAGTTTACTTTATAAATAAAGATAATCAAATGTATTTAATTAACGGGGATAGAATATCAATTTTACTAGGTATTTATATTTTAGATCTATGTAAAAATATTAATTATAAACCTAAAATATGTATTGTACAAACAGCGTATTCTAATGGTGCATCAACAAATTTTATCAAAACATATTTACCTACTATTAATATAGTATGTACTTCTACAGGAGTAAAAAATCTTCATCAAATGGCAAAAAAATATGATATTGGAATATATTTTGAAGCTAATGGTCATGGGACTATCCTATTTAATCCAGAATTTATAGATATTTTAGAAAATGATTTAACTGATAATAAGTATATTTCTAAATTATTATTGCTTTATAAATTGTTAAGCCAATCAACAGGTGATGCATTAGCAAATATGCTTGTTATTGAAACTATTTTATCAACATTTACATTTGATAAATGGTTAGGATTATATATAGATTTACCTTGTAAACAAACAAAAATAAATGTTAATCGTAATTTATTTCAAACATTTGATTCTGAAAAAAAATGTTTATATCCAATTGGATTACAAGATAAAATAGATGATATCATTAATCAATATAAAAGTACAAATGCTAGAGCTTTTGTAAGACCATCTGGAACTGAAGATATAGTTAGAATTTATATTGAAGCTGATACAAGAGATATAGTAGAAGAAATTAATACTAAAATTACTAAAGAAGTTGAAAAAGTAGACAAATTTTTAATACGTAATATTGAAGCATCAGATTATAAAGACCATTTGAATTTATATCGTCAATTAACTATTATAAACCCAAATGAAATAACAATAGATATGTATAAAGAATTTATAAATAGTCTAACTAATTCACATCAAATTATTGGAATTATTGATAGATATACAAATAAAATAATTGGCACCGCCACAATTTTAATAGAAAATAAATTAATTCATAATATGGGAAGAGTTGGACATATTGAGGATGTTGTAATTGATGAAAAATATAAAGGAAACGGTTTAGGAAAAGATATTGTATTTTATGCAACATCTATAGCAAAAAAAAATGGTTGTTATAAAGTTATATTAGATTGCTCTGATGATAATATCGGATTTTACATAAAATCTGGATATAATAAAAAAGGAAATCAAATGGCATTATATTTTTCAGAATAAATTCTCTTTAATAATTCTAAATCATCCGGAGTATTTACTCCCATAACTTCATAATCTTTATTTTTATTAATTTCAAACATATCAATTTCTATATTATTGTTATCTTGAATCAATTTAATTACATCGGTAATATAATATTCTGCTTGAGCATTATTATTATTTAAAAGCGGAAGATTATAGGTTAGAAAATTTGCTTTAATACAATAAATCCCACAATTAATAATTTGAATTCTTTTTTCTTCTTCAGAAGCATCTTTTTCTTCAACAATTTTATTAAATTTAGATCCATTTAAAATAATTCTTCCATAACCTGTTGGATTTTCAGAAATTCTAGTCATAATTAATGCATCACTCGGTTTATTAATTAACTCATACATTGTATCAATTGAAATAAGAGGTGTATCGCCTGATAGAATTAATACTTTCGAATCTCTGAGAATATCTAACTCATGCATACAACATTGTAAAGCATGACCTGTACCCTGGGGATTTAATTGTTCAACGAAAATAATATTATTAATATCACAATATTCTGAAATAGTTTCAATAATAATATTTTTATAAACGCCTACAATAATGATAATTTTTTGAGGATTTAAATTTGTTACTTGATTAATAAGATGAACTAACATGGGCTTATTATTAATTTCATGTAATACTTTTACTTTATTTTTACCAAAGCGTGTACCATTGCCTCCTGCCATAATAACCACAGCAAAATTCATTTTTTAAATTTAAATTTAATCAAGTAAAAAATCAATTTTTTTGATTTTAGTCAACGTTTTCTTTTTTTAGTATTTAACTATTTAACTAATTATATTTGAAAATGGAAAAACAAGACTGGAAAATAACTTTCAAATTTTGGTACGATAATCATTTTGAAGAAACAGAAGATTTTGATAAAATTTTTAATCAAATATGGTTCTTTAAATTAGAATGGATAAATTCTATTGTCCCAGAAGAATTATGGGATTTCCAAGTTAAATGGATAAATAATTTTAAATGTGCTTGGTATGAATATGATTTAAATAAAAAGGTAGAGCTTTACAACGAAGAAGATGCCTTCAAGCTTATATGGATTGAAAAAAAAACTTGGTTTCCAAATGCTGAGGATGTAGAATTAATGTCAGAATTAGTTGACATCTGGGAAAATGTATTAATTTAAAATGTTTAGTTATTCTATTATTAATTTTGATTATCATGCTTGAAGTTCTATCAGGTGAATTTAAAGAGCAGATAATGAATCAATATTACGATGGATTGAACAAAGAAAAGATCGAGGCTATTTTAGATGATTTTATAGACCAGCATGTAAGGTTTAGTCTTGGTAAGAAAACTTCTCTAGAAAGATTAATTTTACCAGGGTTCGGAGATTTATATTTAACACTTGATGAAACTTTAAAAAACAAAAGAATAAAAAAAAATTGATTTTTTTATTGGACTAAGTTTTTTTTATTATGGAAAATACAATAGATAATTGCTGTATTTGCTTAGACCCTCTTGATTCTAGTGAAATTAAAAGGTTACAATGTAATCATATTTTACATACCAGTTGTTTAGATGAATATAATGAATATTGTATAAAACACCAAAAAGAAATAAAATGCCCTTTATGTATTGCTGTTATAGGGAATGAAAATCCAACACAAACTATAATTAGAATTAACATTACAGGATTACAAGAATATCGAAGAAACCAAGAAAGAAATAACAATTTTAATAAGTACTGTTATTTAACATGTATAACATGTATTTTATTTGGAATCATAGCTTTTATAATATATATTACTGCTTCTTAAATTAATTTTTTATTTTATCATTTTAATCCATACATTTGGAGTATATTTACAGTTTAAATTTAAAAGAAATCCAATAGCTACTGCTTTAACTCTTTGATGAAGTTTATTTTCAGATGGATTTTTACGTCCATATAATGTCATGTAATCCATCATTAAAAGTGAATTGTTAATTTTTTTGATTTTTATGATAATTTCATCAATCTTAAAATTGTTATTATTCTGATAGTTTTCTTTAAATGCTTCAAACAACTCTTTAATAGATATTTTAGGTTTATTAACACGACCATTTGATTTATCTATTAAACCTCTACTTAAAATAGGGTCATTAGACATTGCAATAATAATTTTTTTGCAAAATAGTTCATGGTCATCTTCAGCTTTAAAATTAAGACTATTATTTGCAGTTGTAAATAATGCTTCAATTTCAGTACTTTCGTCTATTTCGTCAATATCATCGATATTAATATCATAAACTTCAAACATAGCGTTCATATTAAATTTCATTTCAACATCCGATTTCAATATTTCTTCAATTGCTTTCAAACGATGTTGTCCATTAATAATTTTGCATTTTTTATGTTTGTCTCTAACAACTTGTATAGATGACATTAGATGTGGATATTTTTGTAAACATAGATCATTCTTAATTTTATTTTTATGATCTTCATTTAGTTTTCTATTAAAACACCAAGACGCCAAGAATGGTGAAATTTCCCTAATATTTTTAAAATGATATGAAACATTGTAAGTATTCCCATCCTTTTCCCATATTTGTGATGTTAATGGTTCATAAAATATATCATAATTGTTATTATCTCCATCTTGTGAAGAAATATCATCACTATCGATGACGAGATTGTGCCCAAGAAGTTCATCGGCAGTGGCATTGAAAAACTCTTCCTTCATTTTAAATCTAGAGTGATTAGAAATAGCTCTAATTTTCAATTTTTAAAAATAATGAATTAGGCTTGAAAAAATGATTTTTAAATTTATTTAAAATGAAAAACATAACAGAAACAACTTTACATTTAGGCATTTTAAATTGGATATGTAAATAGAAAAAATAATAATTTAATTGATTCAATTTTTTTGGTCACTAATTATGTGATGAATCTGGCGGCAATCGACATCGTCTGAACTTCCTGTAGGAGTAGCTTTGCGGCATACGGAATTCGTATCTCCGAGAAATTAGAAGCGTTTTTACAATTTTTACAAGTATGAATATTCTTTTCTGGATTAACCGTCGCAATCATTCCACATTGTTTGCAAGTAAATACTCGGTAGTTATCTGAACATTCCATGATCCTTTCTTTGAGGAATTGCATACACCCATGCGCCCAGCAACATTCAATTTCCATTTCACCCATTCTTAGACCCCCATCACGGGCCCTCCCTTCAGCCGGTTGGCGTGTCAATAGGACAATCGGTCCCGATGCAGCCCTTGAATGAATTTTATCTAAAGTCATATGTTTCAACCTTTGGTAATAAGTTGGACCAATGAAGATTTCAGTATTCATCTGTTCTCCAGTGCGACTATTATAAAGAATTTCATTTCCACAGCTATCTAATCCACATCCCTTTAGAATCTTTGAAACTTCATCTACAGATAGATCATTAAATGGAGTAGCATCTCCATAAGTTCCTAATTGTGTACATGTCTTTCCCATAATACATTCAATCAATTGTCCAATAGTCATACGACTAGGAATAGCATGAGGATTCATAATAATATCTGGAACAATACCATCTTTTGTAAAGGGCATATCTTCTTGTCTATATGTAATTCCACAGGTACCCTTTTGCCCGCTGCGAGATGAAAACTTGTCTCCCATGATTGGAGTTCTTGTACTCCTCACACGAACTTTACAGAAATTATATCCCTCCCCATTTACATTACAGAAATATTTATCATTATAACAATTGCGATCAATATAACCCTTCTCATTATTTTTTAATGGAACACTATTATCTTTATAAGTAATCGTATTACCATTCTTATTCGGCATACATTTACCAATAATGATATCACCTGTTTTAACAAAGGTATTTTCTGGTACAAATCCATCATCGTCTAGTTTATCATAATTATAAGGTTTTGTTCCTTTGATTTCTGGCTTTGTAAAGAATTCCTCCTCTCCATTGGAATGATTTTTATTATTTTGTTCTTTATATGTTTTATAATATGTTGATTCGAATAATCCTCTATCAATCGCAGATTGATTCATGATTACCGAATCTTCTTGGTTGAACCCCGTATAAGTACAAATTGCAACAATCACATTTACACCATTTGGCATGTGATCATTATTAAGAATTGTAGACATTTTTGTATAAACCAATGGTTTTTGTGGAGTATTTAGGATATGACCAATAGTATCACAACGGTCTTGATAATTCAGTGCATAGATTCCAATAGCCTGTTTGCACTGAGCCGACTGATATGTGTTACGGGGTGCTTGATTATGATCAGAGAAAGGAATCAAACTAGCCAATACACCCAACATTAGTGACGGATGAATCTCAAGATGAGTATACTGAACCGCATGTAAACTTCCTTTATTTCCTTTGAATAAATCTGGATATTTAATTGCAATCATCGCATTATTTTGTTCATCCACATCTAAAAATTCAATAACACTATCATCCTTTTCTAGATTATTTGAAACACCAACTACTAGATCTTGCCATGATAATTTACCATTTTTAACATCTTCGATTACATTCTTTGTCAGGCGAATATTATTATTATCAACAATGTAAAGAGGTCTCACACATCTCCCTCCTTCTGTACAAATATTAATTTCATTATCCCTAATATTCCATGTAATACCTGTATAAATGTTGATACATCCCTGGCGTTTAAGCATTTTAAGATTCCTGTAAAACTCAACGGGATTTTCATGTGTACCAACAATATCACCGTTGATAATTACTTTTGTGTTCTTGAAAAACAATCCAATATTTTCATGTGCAAATAAAACTGTTCCTAGTTCAGAAATGATCTCTCTAATATTAGTTGAATTAGATGAAATGGTAATACTCGCTGTCATTGCCATATTTTTAACGAGACCTACTGACGCTCCCTCTGGAGTTTCTGAAGGACAAATAATACCCCATTGAGTACTATGCAATTTCCTAGGCTGAATTAATTTACCTGATTTCTCAATTGGAGTATTAATTCGCCTCAAATGTGAAAGTGTAGCAGGATATGTCATCCTATTTAATACTTGTGCTACACCCTGTTTATTTTTATTGCTTTTAATACCCCAATTACCTGTTGCTAATGCATACCTCATTCCACTATCAATAATAGTTGACTTTATGAGTTTTGAAATATTAACTTTAGTTACTACATTTACAAATTTATTTGTTGCCTTCCATCCGCCAATATTAATCTCCTTTTGAATCATATTTTTCATATCCTTAATCACTTTACCATAATATTGTCTAAACAAATTAGCCATTAATACACCAGGAGTGTCTACGCGTTTATTTACATAAGAATCTCTGTCATCAAATTCTTTCAACCCCAGAAAACATTTAAGAAGTTTATTTACCATATGGCCTAGATATAATGCTTTTTTGTTAAAGTCTTTACCTACATGTGGTAGAAACTCTTTTTCTAGAATATTTCTAATAATGTTAATTCTATGAATTTTATTTGTCAAAATCTCTTTAGGATATCCTGTAATATTCAGATATTTCGAAAGGTATTCCAATGCTCCTTTTGGACAAAGAACAGTATTTGCTTCCTCAATGCAACCAATTAACTCATTGACTAGTAATGAATTTTCTTTTGCATCTACATCATGTACAATATATTGAATAATTTCTTTATCATTGTTCAAACCAAGTGCCTTGAATAAGATAAATAGAGGAATATCATTTTTAATATGATGAATATTAACTCTAATATAACGACCAAATTGATTTCCTTTTGCTGACATTTTAAGTGTAGTAATCTTAGGTACACCTAATTTATTTTCCTGAACAGATCTAATCTCTGCTATATGAGAATATGTTGACACTTTATTGTTGACAAAAACACAAGTTTTATTTTCTAGAATTCGATCCTGAGCGATAACAACTTTTTCATTTCCATTAATTATGAAATATGCTCCATAATCATATTTACACTCGTTTTTTGTGTTTTGAGAATTTCTTAAAATACAATAATTCGACTTTACCATGATAGGAATTTTCCCCAACAAAACATTGTTTAGTGTTTTCTTCTCTATAATATATTCTTGCTCTCCTTGTTGATGGTCTTGATTATATGTTTTAGCTGTAATATGTACATCAACATTTAGAACAGAACTATATGTAAAATTTCTTTGACGGGCATCATTTGGGGCCATGATTTTTGTACTTCCATCTTTTTCATAAATTACTGGTTTATTAAGACATGGATTCTTGATTTCAATGATCAAAATATATTTAAATTTATTAACTTCCGGTATATATTGATGATGAATTTCGATATTGTTAAAACCATCAATGATCTGTTCCAATTTTCTTAATATAAAGTCATTAAATGACTCTAATTGATGCTTCACTAGTTGATAACCTTTATTCACTTTAAAATAGCTATCGACAATATCCCAAGTATGCAAATCAAATTCATCTTTACACAATAATAAGGACTTGGAATCCATCTAATTAAAATTTAATTATGTTGTCTTTATATAATAATTAGTTTTTCAATTTTTTATTTTAAAAATTTATCCTCAAGGTCAACTTGACAACAAGGACATTTTTTATGCTTTCCAAGCCATTTAATTATACATGGATTACAAAATATATGTGAACATTTTAAACGTCTTTTAATAGTATCTTTTTGATTTTCACCATTTTCTTCTTCATGATCTTCTTCAATATTATCAGGTCCTATTTCTGGCTTAATAACAAATTCCTCTAAACAAATTGGACATCTTTCCCCCAATAAATTTTCATTTTCATAAATCTCACTAATCTCATTTATTTGTTCATTAGTTAATCCAACTTCAACTTTACCTAAAATATTCGCTAAATTGGTATTAAAATCATAATCATTATAAGGCTCTAAATTTATCCATAAACCATACCTGCTTATCCTCCCACGAGACTCAACAATATTTCTATTCGAATTTGATAAATATTGACTTATTATACTTCTAATAGAACGTGAACGTCTTTGAAATTCATCTAATTGGGGAGGAATCCTATTTTGATCATCTTCAGTTTCATTGCCTTCTTCAATACCAACTCTAGGACCTGGTTCTATTTCTTCTTCCATTATTCCTGTTTCATTCCCATTTTCATTAAGATTGTAAGCCTCAATCCCTACTTCATTGTCTACTTCATTTTGATTATATGCTACTGGCCAGATTTCTGTTGCGCCTCGGAATATCTCATTCACATCACCCTCCCCTTCATTAAAAGTATTTGCCCATAAGTGAGATATTGAAGGAGGTATAGAAGTAAATCCAGATGTAATGAATCCATCTGAATTTATAAGACTCATTATCATATTATTAAAAATCAAATTTGCATTAGAAAAACTTGAATTGTCATTATTACTACTCTCTGGATTTATATTAGAATTTGTAAATATTAAATCATTACTCTCTGGGTTTATAAAACTCGCAAACATATCATTTAAATTATAATTAACAGCCCCTTGATTTTGATTATCAATATTTAAAAAATTATCATATATCGAAAGAGGAATTATTCTTGCATTATTTCTAGCAAAACATTGAACTAAATGAGAAGGGTACTGATCAGCTAATATAAATTCATTACAAAATTCACATGGAATTATAACATTATCTTCAACCCCAATATTCTCTTCCATGTTATATGTTGTAATGTATTTATATAAAAAATAAACTTTTATAACATAATAAATAAAATCGTAATATTATCCCCAGATCCTTTAATCCTAGAAAAAGTAAGTATTTTCTGACAAATACTGTCTATATCCTCATCATTTTCCATCATCGCCTCTATTAAATTAACTAATTCTTGGTTATCAAATACATCCCATAAACCATCAGTGGCAGCAATTAAATATTTATTTGCTTTTATTAATTTTACAGTATAAATATCCGGAAGGCCCGAGACATAGGGACTTAAATAAAAATCCCCAACTGCTCTAGATACAGCTAAAGTCCCATTCACTCTAGCAGTACCATAGGGATCTATTATTACCCTCCCTCCCAATTTAACTATCCTATCATACTCTGCTTTATCTGATGGCTTATGATCCTCTGAAATTGGTACGGCTTTTTTATTATTATTAATTATTACTCTACTATCACCTACATTAGCTATATATAATGTTTTTTTGTCTTTGATTATTACCACAGCAGTACTACCAGAATTCATTGCCATTTCTCGCGGCAATAAATTAGCAAGATCCGCAAATGCTTTATATAAACATTGTTCAATACTTAGATCTGGAAAATAATTATCTAATTCAAATTTCAATAAATCTTTGAAATGTGACTCTAGAAATGACGAAACCTTATCATCACCATGACCATCAAAAACAGCAAAATAGTCTAAATTTCCCCAAAAACCTAGGTGATTAGAATAACGGTCCTCTTGATAAGGTCTCGCTCCAATATCTTGAATAACCCACAACATTTAAATGATATTAATTATTAATATATAAAAAAACCTGATTTTATTCATTGCAACAATTTATTAATTTTATAAACTGAAATGTGAATCTCATCATCTTTTAATTTATCTTTGATTTTGTTTATTGATAGTTTCAAACTATTTCTATATAATTTTACCTTCTTCTGTAGATCATCTTCAGGTAAATCTATATCTTTGTTTTGGTTTTTATTTTTTATCAAATCTTTAGACCCCTCAACATCCAATTCAATCCCATTAGTTGTTTGTATATAACCATTCACTTTAATTTCATCATTATGAATTTTATCATGACATTTCTCACACACATTCATTAAATTATACTTCATATTTTTATGATTATGCCCTATAAAACCATCTTTATCTGCTAATGCTTGCTGTTTTATATGATGTACTTCGTCAGCATTTTCACCACATATAGTACATTCATCTACATAATGTCTCCTATTATACTGTGAAGTTTGAGTACTTAAAATATCACTATTAATATTCATCAATTCCTGTCTAAACCGATTCGCTGTTAATAGAAATTCAGAAGGAAGATCTAATGCCCTACATACCTCCAATCCATACATGGTACTTCCCTGACCATCTTGCAATTTTCTATTATAGATTAGTTTCTTAATACTCTCATCATAAATGACACTTAGATGGTAAATTTTTAATGTTTTTAATGATGAAATTGCTTGTAAATTAGTTAGATCATGTAAATGAGTTGCAAAAACAAATTTAGATCCTTTATTATTTAATTGAATAATCCCCGAAGCAACAATAGAAACAGCCGAAATTGATTCAGTTCCACTAGCTAATTCATCTCCAATTACTAAACTATTAACATTTGCCCGCCTTAGAATATTTCTTAATTCATTAATTTCTACTGCAAATGTCGATTGATTTTTAAATAAATCATCTCCTGATGGGATTCTTGTAAAAATACTACTAAAAGGATAATAAGTAAAATCCTCGCATGGTACATACATACCACATTGGGCCATTATTACACTAATGCCTATAGATTTCATATAAGCTGATTTACCGACCATATTTGTACCATACAATAACATTCCAGTATTCTCATTAACACCTATAGATACATCGTTTGGTATATATTCTGTACTGGTATTAATCCTTTCAATTATAGGGTGTCTTAGGTTTTTCCCTGTTATATACGACTTTTCATTTTGAGAATCACTTACAATAGGCTTATAATATCTATAAATGAATGAATTTTTTGCTACTGTTGAATAAAAATCCGTCTCACCTATTACTTTAATCATCGATTTCATTGTATTTTCAAATTTGTTAAGGCATTCTAAGGTGAACTCATTATATCTTTCTTTCACAGATTCAATTAAATCATTAGAGCATTTAGAAATATAATCATTAATTAGTTTAAATGTTGGATGTAGAATCTTATAACTTGTTGAAACTTGTTTGAATATTGTCTTCTTAAAATCAAATGTATAATCCAAAAACTTGAATTTAAAATCTTCGATATTTTTCTTTATATCATTATATCTTTTTACAGTAATTACCAAATGATTACCATCATTTAGATTATTATCTAGTTTAAATAAATCCTGTTTGGCTGCTTCATTTAATTTTATCAATAAAATTTCATAAAAATCTGTAACCCCTCTTAATTTCATTTTTTTGGCTTCGATTATTTCAGATACATTTTCATTGAAAAATGATCCAGTAATCGTATCTATATTATATTTAGATGCTTCATTCAAATCTAAATTATTTTCAATGTAAGATGACATTAACTTAACTTCATTTACAAGATCTGGGACATTACTTTTCGTTTCCATTAAGATATTTACAACTGTATTGCATGTAATATACAATTGTTGATATTCACATGGATGAATTATATTTAAACCAATCTTTCTTAACAATCTTTCAACATCATAAACATCCTGCAATAATTTTTGTAATCTTTCAAACATTTTATTCTTCATCATAAAATCAACCTTTTCATACCGGTGTTCTAATAGTGAAATATCAGTTGTGGGATTCAAAAACCAATCCCTAAATAATCTTTTCCCAATTGCTGATGAACATTTATTTAATAAAGAAAGTAAAGAATTGATCCTGGAGTCTGTTGAAATAATATTCAAATGTTTTACACAGTTATACGACAAAATTAACTTGTCAGAATTAATAATTAACTCAGGCTTCTGAATATGATTCAGAATATTCTCATTATGCTGAAAACTAAATTGTAATAAAAACACAAAGCTTATTGTTGCTAATGGATATTTTTCCAAATCCAAATACTCTATAACTGATAACAATCCTGTATTAGGAAAAACCTTTTGAAGCAATTGTTTTTGATAATTAATATTCTGAAGTTCTTTATTAAAATTCAAGCCCTTATTATGTACACATTTATTACTGATTTCCAGATACTGTACAATATCTAGATCTATATCATCGCCAAATATAATAATTTCCCTTGGATTCTCTACATGAATAATTCGGAAAACCTCATCTAATGATAAATAAGGATCAGACTGTGTTGATGATACCTCTAATACTTTCGAAATTCCAGTAGTTAAATCAATCATTGATAAACCAATTATTATTATGTTTCTTTTCGTCGAATAATCTAATGTTTTTTGAACATAAATACTCATTAAAATATTCGTATCAAATGATTGAACATTATTCATATCTGTTCCAGGACTAATAATAGAAGTTACAGCCCTTTTAGGCTTGGGAGCCTCTGATATTTGATCTACAATTACTACTGTATAATTTTCACCAATTAACATCCCAACAAATTTATGTAGAGCATACATAGGAAATCCCGCCATTAAACTATTTGATCTATTAACTTCCGTTACACCTTTATTTCTTTTACTCATTTGAATGTTTAAAATTTCACAAATTTTTTTCATATCGACAAGTCCATCATCAATACTATAAATCTCGTAAAAACTCCCACATCTATATAGAACAATTGTATTTTTACCATATTCTTGAATATATTTTTTCATATAAGCTTCATATTCATCATATAGAGCCATTGTTCCTCTTCATAAATATTATTATTTATTTCTTTATATACTGTTATTCTAGGTATAACAAAAAATTTTATAATTTAATTTCAAATTTTAATTTCATGAGTTTCCAAATCTAAAATCGTCATTCCGCGCAGTGCTTTGGGTATTTTTTTTATATTTAAATCATTTTTCCATTCGTTCAACATTCCTTCACAATTCTTTGTTAAAACTTCTGTATCCTTAATAAATTTGTCGACATAATGATTTTTATTATCAAAACCAATATACCAAATTCTACCCTTTTTAGATTCAACAGGATACCACTCTTCAATATGGTATTCTGATATACCTATTGCCTTTGCAAACTCTGCGCTTCGATTTTTATAAAATTCTAGTTTATAATCACGTAAACATTCGTCTACTAATAATGACCATCCAGCAACTTGGGAATCATATAGTTTATCATATACACCCTTAACACACCAATCTTGACACGAATATGATCCTTCATGCTTTACAAGTATATATATATAATTGTTAGTAGCAGACATTTACATTTACTAATGAATTATTCTTTATGTAAAAAATTATTAAAATATAAAAAATAAACTATTTATGAAAATTTTTTTTGAAATCAAAAAGTTTTTAAAACCAGTTACCCCCTACCCCTATTTTTTTCATAGAAAAACATTTACCACTAACACCATTGATTTTTAATATTTTAAAAATCAATATTAATAACACTGATGTCAGTCTTTAAAATATCAAAGAGTTGCTCGATCAACTGGACCAGATCGAAAGATTGAACAAGGAAGAAATAAGACCATTGTTGTTAGATTTACAGATGATGTTGGAGGAATACAAAGACGCAGGATCTGCTATAATATTAATTTAAAAAATCATTTAAAGAAGAAAGTCAAGAACACTTTTAATAAAGAAATGAGTTGGGATTGGTTTAACAATCCAGATGCAATTAAAGAAATTTTACCCATAAAACCAAAAATAAAATGTAAAAATTATCACAATATTTCTAAAGACAAGGTTCTTGTGAAAAAAGAAATTTTAGAAAATCCCGAAGTAATATTCAAAGTTGTTGATTCTGAATCAAATTGTATGTGCGGAGGAACATGTGGATGTTGTGAATATGATGATGTTTTATTTATTGATCTAATAATTAGAGCTAAATCATTTAATGAAGCAGATATTCTTGATTTACTAAATAATGTCACTTTAGATATGTATAAATTATGTAAATATGTTCCGTTTAGTATAAATACTCTCAAAAAATATGAAGATAAAGTTGATTGGAAATTAATCTCATATGATTATAAATACAATAAAAATATCGATTTTATTAATAATTTTCATGATAAATTAGATTGGGAAAGAATCGATAATTTTTACAAATTATCATCAAATGACATTGAACAATGTGTATTTATTGATAAATACGTTCCTATTAAAATTGCAATTAGCAAACATATACTGAATTCCTATCATATTAAAAAATATGTCGATGTAATTGCACCTTATTGTAATTATTTGATTGGTAATTATGTATATGATGTTAAAATTTTAGAAGAATTAGATGATTCAATTATTTCACCCTTTTTAATAAAGCATGTTGAAAAATATACAAATAGATGTATCGAAATTGGGTTTTTAACAAAAAAATATGTAAAGATTATTTCATTATCAGATCGGATAAGACAACAAGGAGACTGGTCAAATTTTATAATTAAATGTAAACCAGATGAAGCATTTCTATTAGAACATGTTGTGAATAAAGAACAAAATCCCCCCCATCTTTCAAAAGAGACATGGAATGCTATATCAGAGACATGCAAATTATCGAACGAATTTATTAGCGATTATTCTAATTATTTAAATTGGAATATTTTAGTTAAAAAGAGCAATTGTAATTTATCATTTATTGAAGCCCATATTAAAGATCTAGATGCATTTACAATCAGTACATTTCAAAAATTAACCCCAGAGTTCATAGAATTTTGTATAGAAAATTATCCTGAAAAATTAGATTGGTATTATCTTTGTGAATTTCAAGATTTACCAGAAGATTTAATGAGGAGAAATATAGATAAATTAAATTGGGGTCAAGTATCGTGGTATCAAATGATGTCTAAAAACTTTTTAAATGAACACGATAAAATGATTAATAAGGTCAAACTAAATTATAATACAAAATTAAAGCCTCCATTATTTTGATAATAAATTTTTTTTTTATTATATTGGATAAAAGTAATATATTATCATGTTTTCTAAAAGGTTTATTGAATTTGTGAATACATATACACCTTATGATCCAGATTGTAGAAATAACTCTGCTTGTGAATTAGAAGCAAATACTAATAGTGGTAATTGTAGTTTTTCTACTTATAAGGCAAGAGTAAGAGACAGTAGTAAATTAAAAAGAATAATGGTTAAATTCCCAACACAATCTACACAAGATCGATTAGAAAGAGAAGTAATTATTTTAGACAAATTGACAAAATATTTAGAAGATAAAGACCCATACTTCTCACAACAATTTATGAAATTAACAAGTTATTTTGTTGCCCCAGGGAGTGCAAGAGGAAGTTTACATTTAAAGCCTGTAAAATCTGATATAATTTATCAATGTATTGCATTTGAAGTAATTAGAAAACCTCTAACATTAAATGATATTTTGGAAAAAATAGTTGAAAATGAAATACCTGATTTCTTGAATATGTTAAATAAGTTCTATAAATCTATTTTAAAATTAGCACAGAGTACAGGTTTTGTTCATAATGATTTACATGCTTGTAATATTTTAGTTAAAGATGATTATATGCTTTTAATTGATTATGGTCGTTCATATATGGATTTTGAAAGCTTTGAATTAGACAGTTATAAAACAATTTGTGATGAACTTGGAAAAAATACAATTTTTGATCCCCCTAAAAAAGAATGTAAATTAAATATATTATTAAACGATGAATGGGTTAAAATCCCAAGGAAAAAAGGGGGTTATGATGCAATATTAACTGATTTAGGTGGATTATCATTATATATGTTAGCAAAACGTCCTGATATATTTAAAAAATTAAATGTTGGCAAGGTAGAAAATAATAAATGGAGGAAAGGAGAAATCAGTAAGCCAAGAAATAATCTAGAAAGTGAATCAACACCTTATTATTATATAATGAAAAGTTTTTATTGGATGCAAACTTTCCAAACTATTTTAAGTGGCTTAGATAGAGATGAAACATTATTTGCTTGGAAGGATTTATTTTCAACTGACGGATTTGATGATGATACAAGATCCTTAATGACAACTGGAGGTACTGTATATCCTCCAATATTTAATTTCGCTCTTCCATTAGAAAGATATTTATATGGTGGTGCTGCACAATTACCACAAGAAAGATATAATATTAATCTTGTAGCAGAATATCAAGAGATTGATTTAATAAATGATGATATTGAATGGAATTTAAAAATAGATGATGATTCGAATCAATTTTTCCAAAGACAAAGAATGGATGATATATTAAGTAAAGAAGATGAAAATGATAATAGTGAATGGTTAAAAATATTAAGGAGTAAAGCTTATTTTGATTATAGAAATTTAAATCAATTTAAAAAATTCAAGGCTAGTTATGAATATTATCCAAAAACACCTATAATAAACACTTATTATGATATTAAGGATATTATCCAAAATAATAATTCAAAAAAAAGGAGAGAGATAATTAATAATGCAAATATCCCCGAATATGGTATCGGTTTTTTACGAGCTGGCAATAGTAAAACACATATTTATTTTACAGATGATCCTAAACATAAGGCAAGAAAAATTTATATACTTAATGGTGATAAATATGTTAAAAAAGGAAAAGAGAAGTTATATTTAAAATATTTTAAAGGCAAGTACAGATATATTTAGGGTAAAATTTTAATGGAAATAAAATTCTGATTTAACAACAGATGCTTCTTGAGTGGGTGTAGGGCATTTTAATGATGTATTTTGTGCCTCAGTACATTTCGAAGTAGAATAAGAAGTTCCTCCACAATAATACATCTCTGTAGGGGATTTCTTTACATTAATACGTTGTTTAATAAGGGGAGATATTAAGGTTCCAGAAGGACATGAAGAACATTTACAATCTAAACTACATGTGTTATCTGCTTTACAAGCATTGTATTTACAACCAGTACATGTACCAAAACTTCCTTCATTGATCCATGATGGAAGAGTTTGATTATTAGTAGATGCAGGTCCAAACTTTTCAGTGTGTGTATCTTGTGAAAATGGTTCTATAAATGTACCAGCACGGGCATCATTATCAAAACCTACAGTACTATATTGAGGTTCTTTATCAGTTTTTTTTTCAGTTGTGCAAAATAGGGAGCCTTGGGCAGTATAAGTACAAAAAGACATTTATTATATATAACGAAAATAATTTATTTTATAACAATTCCTTTATTATCATCCGAAAATTTAGGAAATATAATAGATTCTTTTGCCTTGAAAACTTGAATCATAATGAAAATAATAATAGAACCCGTAATAACAATGAAAATAAATGCACTTATTATAATTATCATATTAAATTTAGAATGCGAACTATTTAAAACTTTTGTTAGAACAAATACGATAATACACCATATAATGAGAATAATTAAAAAACCTCCTATAATTTGTAAATTATTCATTTTATTATACTCACACAAGAAAAATAATTGAATGTTTGAAAAAAAATTGAAATATTATAATTATATAGTGATGGTTATCATATAAATTAAATGTCATTGACTCAAAATATCTCTCTCGGAGATAAACAATATGATGAATTATGCAATTTAATTAAAGAAAGTTATCCCAATTCATGTATTTTATGGATAGATGAAATTAAAAATGATGAATTGTTAGCAAAATATGAACAGTGTAAAGAGGAAATAATGAATAATCGCAAATTTGATACTATTATTGAAAAACAAGTATTTCATGGCACAAAAGAATCTAATATTCACTCGATTGTATCAAATGGTTTTGATGTTTCCAGAAATAGAACCTCAGCATATGGTTGTGGAACATATTTTGCAAAAAGAGCGGCTTATAGTCAAGCATATTCAGATGTAAGTCAGGATGAATTATCATTCATGTTTATTTGTAATATTCTAGTGGGTAATTGTTGTATTGGAAAGGGGGGGATGAAGATAGATAAATCTCTATATGATTGTGCTGTAGATAATTTGAAATCACCTAATATTTATGTAATACCGTATGATTATGCTGCTTATCCTAAATATGTAATATGCTTTCATAAAAATGCTAAATAAAAATTAGGAGTTTTTAGATAAAACCTTGTAAATAAGCGTGGCTAAAAGGGAAAATTTGGATCGTAATTTAATCCATCCTGATTTCTGTATGTATTTTCATTATTTCCTTCATTTAAAGGTTCTTTAATAAAATTAGGGTTTATTGTAAATACATGTTTTTTATTGTGGTCTTCTTCTTCTATATTTTCACTTATAGGGGTTATACTAAAGTTAATTTTATGTCCCAATACATGAATTTCTGTTTTTTCTAGTGTATCTTCTAAAATACCAATGATCATTTTAAGTACATTTCTATAAAGCTTCCGTTCAACAACGTCTGGTATGAATCTACAGTTAATAAGATTATTATGGAGATATCTTTCTACAATATCATTAATAACCTTTTCTTCATCTGATAGATTCTCATATTGATGTTCTGTAGGTTTGTTTTCTTCATTTTCATTATCTATAATTTCATTGGTTTGTATTTGATTGGGTTTTACAATAGATTCATCCTTTTTTTTCCCAAGTTTGCATAAAATTCCTCCCATATTTTTAAAGTAGACAAATATATTAATTTTCATAAATATTATTGAAAGCGATTTTAATATCATTGTAAAAAATGGGTTTTTCAGATTGTTTATTGATAACAACACATGATTCCTTTTTCCCCTCTTTGGTTTTTTGTTGAATGATATCATAATTATTATTGGTATATTTAATAAAATGATCGTTTTCATCTTTAACGAAATCATTCTTCATTATATCTTTAAGAAATTTCTGAACTGTTCCCATAATTTTATTTATAATATTTTTTTATGAATTATGAAACACATATAAGGAAAATAATGAATAAATGAGATTATGGATAAAAATCAAGGGAAAAAAAATACAAAGATTATTAATTCCAAAGATTTGTTAATGATATCATTATCTAAATTTTATAGCCAAAAACACAATATTAATAAAATATTAGCAATTATTGAACCAACACTATCTATAAAACCCGATAACAGAATATCTTTAAGATTAATAGATTGGTTTGTAACAAATTATTCAAAGAAAAATAATACAATCATTACAAAAGAAAAAAATAATAACGTCATACATTTCAATGTGTATTTAAGTTATAGATCTCAACTGAAAGCATATTCAAAACAATTATTTGATCCTTTTCGTAGGCGTGACAGAATTACATTTTATTTTGATACTGATAAGAGTATAGAAACAACAATAGGACAATTAAATATGTTTCGATGGATATTACAGAATGATATATTAGACTATATAAATAGTAATATTGATGAAATAGAAAAAGATATGGTTAGTACACAAAAGACAAATATGGTTAAAAAGGGAAATGACGATAATATAAGGATTAAAGCTATACAGACTGAAAATGGAGTTATATATCAAAAAAGAAAAAAGAGAAATCAGTTATCTAAAAGTTCTGTTAAGAATATGAATTTGTTTGCAGGACAGAGAGTAATAAAGTTTGATTAATTTTTAATTACCATTAAAAATTTTCTGAAAATTCTCACGAATTATTTTAAGATCTCCAGATGGATCAATCATTTGACACTTAAAATGCATTGCATATTCATCTTCCTCGATTATAAATTCAGGTATAATCACACCAATCGATTGGTGTGTCGGCAATTGCATAAAATCCAATAAATCACATTCTTCAACGTAAAGTTTGTCTGACACATTATATTCTTTAGGTTTCTTATAGATACGTAAAGTCGTGTCTATATGAATATTAACATTTTGAGTTATGTCCATACTTTTATTGACATCATAGCTTTTTACTGGATGTAAACCGATAACTGGTTTAGAAGTAATATTATTACAGACATAATTAGCGACTTTACGCTCACTAAAACCTATCAAATAAGTTGCGTTTTTATTACCACCTGATATAGAAAGTGTACTACGGTTATTTTTTATAAGTGAAATTTTTTTTGCATTCATCATATTATCACTAGTAGATATACTAATAACTTAATTAATTCTTAAATTATATTTTACCCCATTTTAAGATTTATATCAGATGGACATAAGAAAAATAAATGAGTGAGATTAGAAATCTCTCAAAAAAGAAATAACTTAAGAACAAATTTCATAATGTTTTAAAATGGACATTTCTAAAGGAGATGTAATACAATTAAATTATAAAGCTAAGAATGCTGTATTTATAGGAGCACTTGCAATGGTTGATGAAGTAAAAGAAGGGGGTGCTGTTGTATTTGTAAATTGTTTAGATAAGGGGAACGTTTATTATCGGGCCGAATTTAATGAAATGTTTTTAATAGGGAAGGCTGTTTTAATACCTGAACTTAAAGAGGTATTATGAAAATAAATGTAATCCCTTGAGTTTTTTATATAAATCTTCAATAGTGCCATCATTCTGAATTATAATATCTGCAGGAATTTGAAGATGTTCCTTTTCAGATACATGTTCATCAATGGTGTGGTTATTATTATTAATATTTCTTTCAACCTTGATAATTATAGCATTATATTTTTTAAGTTCTTCATATTCGTGAAGAAATCTAAGATCTGATATGATAATTCTTTTTTGGGGATTGTTAATAATATTTTTGTTAATAAAGGATTTAATCCAGAATTTTCTTTCAATTTCTGGAAATAATTCTTGAATTTTAAATTGCATAATTTCAGTTCCAAAGAACTGCATTGTTTGTCTTGGTGCAATCCCCCATAAAGGATCTATTATATCTTTTTCATCCGTCTCAAGTTGTGAATCAGTAAATCCAAATAAAATTTTAATTACATTTTTCAAATCATCTGAAATTTTTTTATTATCATAATTGTAGTGGGAACAAATATAATTGGATATAATATCTTTGCCACTTCGTCTTTTCCCACATACCCCAATAACTTGTGGAAGAATATTATTCATTTAATTTATTAATAATATAAAGACTTAATATTTAAATAATATAATCATGCTAAATACTTTTCAATTTTTATCAAAATATATGTCTATTAAAACATTAGTTAGGTTACATTCAATAACAAATGATATGTATTTAAAAAAAACGACCATTAAAAGATTAGGTTTTTATCCATTAAGCTTAAACAATTTAGAAGATGATTATTTATTAAATTTTCGCAAGTCATTAAATGTTTACAAATACGAGGAAAATCTGCATTTATATAGTGAAGATGAAGCTATACATTGTAATTTAAAAAAGGATACAAATTCATCTTATAAAATAAATGTTTATTTTTCTGAATTGCGTGATATTAATGTATTCAAAAAAATGATGATAAATTTTAAAAGATTATTCGAGGAATTTTATTTAGAAACATGTGAAATAAGTCACTCTCCTGATTTAGTTATTAGGTTAAAGTTAAAAGAAAAGGTTTATATAGATATTCCAGCGTATTTTCATTGTATAGTTGTAAAAAATTCAAAGTTTGTTAAAATAAAATAATTTTATTATATCTTTTTTCTTGATAATGTATGTATTAATTCGAATTTAATTGAATATATATTGTTTATAGTAACAACATTAAATGTAAAATCTCCAAGTTCCAAGTTATCTGGATAATTATCTAGTTCTCTAATATTAACATGAGCCGGAATGTTATCTATATTTTCTGTTACTGATAAATTAATAGCTATTCCAGCTAGAGCCATTTTTTTTCTAATTAATTCAAAATCATCTGCAGTAATTCTATCATTATCTAATTCTAATCTATTATTTTCTCCAAACAAGATGACTAATCCCTTACACATAGTGTCTATAAAAAAACATAATAAATCTTTATTATTTTCAATACCCTCTAACGAAAGTTCAATAATTGCATTATTAATATTTTTTACAAACATGAAATCAATTAATTGGTCAACCTCCATATCAATAAGTAATCGAGATGAATTGGAATAAGCTTCCATAGAACACATTATTATTTAATATTCATCAACATAAAAAAATCAAATAGGCTAACATGTAAAAAATTATATTACTAATTGTAAATAAACACTATTTCCTATTATGAATTTTAAAGATTTGAATGAAATTATTAAAATAACATTATATTCTTATATCATTCTCAAGATAAACTTTATAAAATACAAGGTTGGTTAAATCATATTTATATTTTTATGATAAATATATTGAAAAATAAATTTTTTACGCAGTCGATGAGATTCGAACTCATGCGGGAAAACCCAACACCTTAGCAGGGTGTCGCCTTAAACCACTCGGCCACGACTGCATTTGCATTTAAGAACATATTAAAATGAAACTCCCACTATGGGACTCGAACCCATAACCCCCAGATTAGAAGTCTGGTGCGCTATCCAATTGCGCCAAGTGGGAAATCTCCCTACCCAGGATCGAACTGGGGACACCTGGATAACAGTCATTACAATTACAGTCCAGTGCTCTTCCAACTGAGCTACAGGGAGAATATTAGATAAGACAAATAATAAAATATAATATTATAAATCTATTTTTTTGAATTTTTATTTTAACTTTATAATAATTTACTTCTTCTTCTGAGGTGGCTTCTTTGCTGCAGGTGTCTTGACAGGCTCAGGCTTCTTTGCCTCAAGATCATCCTCTTCATCTGAGGACTCAACAACATCATCATCTTCGTCATCATCATCGGCAGCCTTTGAATCAATATGAGAATGATGCAGAAGATCATCATCTACATCATCCTCCTTTGTATCATCTTCTACATCCTCCTCCTCAACCTTGTCATTTTCAACCTCCTTGAATGCATAACCCTTAATTGTCTGAGGAGGAACAACACGCATTTGTAGGACCTTCCATGTGCAACCAAATTTACCTGCTGCAACCCAAATGCCAAGACACTGGATAATAGCTGTAACACGGCATCCCTTTGTCTCAATCGTATTAAGATCAACTAGCTGCTTGTTATTATCATATACCTCACATGAAAATGCTCCATCCTTCCAAGGAAGTGTTAGCTTAAATGTAGGGGGATACTTGTTAGTTAGCTCGCCTGTATCCTTATCATGATGATGACGCACAAGCTTTGTATAAAGATTACTTACAACTTCACTTGAAACTGACTTCTTCTTTAGCCAATCAAACGAATTAGTAACACCATCCTCTACAAGCTTATTATCAAGCTCAGTCATCTTATTATAGAAAGTCTCGAGTGCAGGAGAACTATCCATACCCTTGAATGATAGATCAAGGGTAAACTTAGGTGTTCCCTTATCATTCTCCCACTTTTGCTTTCCAAAAGGCGCCCACATCTGAGGCGTCTGAAGAACAATCGGGGCCTTGTTAAAAGCCATATAAATTGACTTACCTCCACTGTCAAGTGTCCTAGGAGTACCATAATGTACATCCTTTACTGAGAAATCGGTTGGTAGCATAATAGATTCCATATTTATTTTCTGTTTGTTAGATTAGTTTAGTTTTTGATTGAGTGCTTGTTATTTGCTTGTTGTATTCAGTTATTTATAATGAATAAGGCTTAATAACAGATGAAGTTATTGGTTTTTATACCGTAGTTGTATAAATGAAAATGTTCTTATATAGTTTTCAATTTTTTTAATTTTCATGTTTTAAATTTTTATTAATTATTTCTACGACTATATCCCATATAATTTTATGTTTATAACGTATCCTAGTTATAGTCTTAGTTATAATTCTCTTTAAACGCTTTTCATTTAAATCATTAACATATTCTTGAATTGAAAACAATAAATCTTCAAACTCCCTTAAAAAACATACAAAACACATTGCTTCATTAATATTGATGTCATTCCCTTTATCTAATTGATAATCTTGAATATCTTGATTTGATATCCAAGCCTCTTGATCAAAATATACTTTTGTTAAGTCATACTCAGAATCCTCTATAAAAAACTTATTAAACTTAGGAACCTCATTAAATAAAAGTTCATCCATATAAAATTGTAAAGTATAATACAATCTAGGTCTATATTTTTTTACATTTAGAATATTTATAAGATTAGTATATACTTTATCAATATCAGGTTTAAATATAAAACCACCATTTCTCTTTTTCCTCTCGAATTTTTTTAATTCAAGCTGAATTAGAATATTCTTACCCTTTTTATCAATTAAAAATAATTGTCTACTAAAATCTAAATGAGATTCTATCTTTGAATACTCAGAATATTCATCAAATGGATTTATATCATTTTCCCCTTCTACATCATCAATACTATCTTTATCAATATATGTATCTAAATTTAAATCTCCCATATCATAATAAAATTTATACTTTATAACGTATATACTTAAAATATTTTTTATTAAACGGATGAAAATCCATAAATAAATAATGAAATAAAAATAATAATTTTTTATTTAAACCACTACATCCTTCTTGAAATGCTGTTTAATATATGTCTGTAGATTGAAATATGTTAGTTTATCACCTTCACTAATTGATAGAATTGACTTTAGCTTGGCATCGGGGATAATATGGCGCTTGTCACTTTGATCCTGGAGGTTGTTTTTCTTAATATATTCATTAATATGCTTGGTGACAATGGTGCGGGCCATTGAACTTCCAGTTGGCTCACCTAGGAAATTGCAAAGGTCATCAGATAGTTTAGTGGGTTTCGCAAATCCACTAGGGCTCCTCTTTGAAACCTCACCACCAGTTTTCTTAGTTTTTTTTGTTGTTTGCTTTTGGAGTTTTTGATGTTCCTTTTGCATATTCTTTACTAGGGTAGTCATTTCCTTTGCATCATTAATAAATGATTGAAGCTTGTCAAGAACTTGAGTAAATTTGTCAGTTTCAGGAGCAACATCTACAGTCGAATCTTCAACAACTGTATCAACAGTTTTAACTTCAACTGGAGGAGTCACGACAACAGGTTCAGCAGTTTGTTTCACGGGGTTAGATTTTGTTTTCGGTGCCATTTCTTGTATGTACTATATTTTTGTATTATCTTTATATAGTTTTATTTAAATTAATTAATTCCAAAATATCTATGCTACTCATACGGAGGCTGCGTTTGTCAGCTAATTTAATATATTCTTTTTTCCCAAATGTTATCCAATTAATACTTCTAAGACCAATATATATTAATCTTAAAAATTCATCTACATCCTTAAGTATGTAATTATGTTTTAATATATATTTTATGAAATTATTAAAGATTATCGCTTTCAAAACATAATATGCAATTCCATTCGTTTTCTCATAATTTTTATCCGTACACATAATACCATTTTCATATAATTTGTAATTATTCAACAATAATACCTTATAACATTGGGCTTTAATAAATGCAAATTCCTTATTAAAATTCTTATTAAATCTAGAATATAATCCTTGCCCATTAGAATTTTCAAGTATCGTATATATTGTTAAGTTTAATAAACAAGCAAAAGCATCCGTAAATGACTCATTTATATTAATGTCCCGCTCAACACAAAATAATTCATTCAATTTATTTATTTTCGCCGAAGAAATCGATTTATCATCTATTCCACACGCATGAATCAATTCATGAGTCAAAACCTTGATTATCTCCTCCTTCCTATAAACAATTACCGTCGACATCTGAGGAGAATAATACGTTAGACCAGAATTAACATTAATCCCTTTTAATATACTATCATTCGGAATATTTTTCATCCCATCATAATTATATAAGTAAACTACTATATTTCTTGACTGGGGTTTAATTCTGGTTAACAAGTAAATAATAAAACACGTATATTCAAATAAAAAATTCAATAGTTTTTTATTAATAGGCTTGTGATCCCAAAACTCCCATGTTAAATTAATAGACTCATTATTTCTAAAATCTAATCTCGTTAAACGTCTTTCACCATATTTCATTGTTTTAATATTATCAACAATCGTCTTATCTAAATAAATATCAGGCTCTAATAAACTATTTTCATTCGCTGATAAAGGTTTTTCAATTGTAAATATTATACTCTTCCTATGATGACTCATAAAATCATCAAAATAATTTAATATACTATGTAAATAAGATTCCATTAAAATAATAAAACATATTTTAAATATATTTACCAAATATTAAAAAAATACAGAAGCACTTGACAATCCCATGAGTTTTAGGCTTGTTTAATCAGAGTGAAAACTATTTAAAAATTATATTAATGTTATACATTAATGGGGAATGATACATCAAAAACCGCGGAAAATATAGAAAGACAACGTCAATTGCTTGAAGAAGAGGTTAAGGAATTTAGAGTTTTCATGAATAAGTACTGTGTGGAAGAACCAGATTCTTGGGTGGTTCCAGCCATTTTGCAATCTGCGTGGGTTTCAAGCTCGACATCTGGTAGTCGGGTGAGTACAGCTGTAGATCATTTAATACGTATGAATTTCAAATTAAGTGGTAATATATCATACCGTGTTGTCGTCGGTATAAAACTCGATAAATGGCCCCATGAATGGCGCAGGTCTACTCAAGAGATGTTATTTCATGACCTTAAAAGATGACATAAGACAGATAGATTTTGTTACTAATTAAAATATCTTTTTAAGAATGATTCCAACTCTGAATCATTATCGAGATCTAGCTTTGTTTCATTTTGATTCACAATATTCAACGTAATCGAATAATATATATATAAATCCCCTCTTTTTTCTAAATCTTCTGTTTCACAATAATATGGAAGGCCTTGATTCGGTATAACATGATTAAATGAATAACTTCCTAAATACTTCTCTTTTAAAATATTCTCTCTAAAATCCTTTTTAACAACTATTTCTTCATTATTAAAAAATTTATAAACCTTATTAATACCATAATAAACCTCATATAATGTAATTACGTCATCTATAATTAAATCATACCTAAAAAGATATTTATCAATCCTAATAATTGGATGTTCAACTATATTTATTAAAACTTTAATTCCCCCCTTTAGTTTTTGTTCAACGCCATCAATATTAACTATATATTCATCCCCTAATTCTTTAAAAACATAGATTTCTTCGTAATTTAATAATGAAATAAATATAGGGATCGTTTCAAGCTTCCTTTCCTTTTTATCCTCAGTAAATCTCGTTACTTTTATATTTAACTTTTTAATCTGCTTATTATATAATTCTTCAAGTGTGACTGGGATATTCAGTTTAATAAATTGACTATTTATAGCTTTAGCTAAATCACATCTTTTTGATGAAGATGATTCTGACGGTTTATCTGTATTAGCTGCTTTTGCTTGAAAATTCTGTGCAAATTTCCTTTTGATTAAATCAGAAAGTAAATTTATCATCTGTACAACCATTTTATTTAACTCATCCGAAGACATTGATGATTCATTTGAACCTACACCACACATATCATATAAACTTCGTTTAGTAGGATCAATTAATATTTGGTAGGCAGAACTGATTTTTTTAAACTCCAACTCATTTTGAGCTTTTTGATTTGGATCCCCTCGACCGTTTTTATCAGGATGATACTTCAAAGCTAGCTTTCTAAAAGCTTTTTTAATGTCGTCTGGAGAAGCATTTTTATCAACTCCTAAAATAACATAGGGATTTTCAGACATTTACTTAGTTTAAACTAAGTCTTTCATTCTTAAATAATTTAATTGAAAGGTTTTGATTTTTACAATTTTATTAAAAACAAACTATTTTATGAAAAACTTTTTCAAACCAAAAGAGTTATAAAACCGGTTCCACCCCCCCCCCTCATTATTAAAAAGATAACATTTGACACTGAGATTTTTATTTTTCCATGATAATTAAATTTTTATTACTGGTTTGTATAAAGGGTTTTTTAAAAACATAATTATTAAATTGAGGCATTTAGGAGCTTTTTTTTAATTATTGAAAAATGTTATCTTAATGTTATCTTTTTAATAATTGATTTTCGAAAAATAATTTTTTATAGAAAACATTAGTTTCATACACCATAAATTTTAAATTGTAGTTAATATTATTTTAATTTACCATAAGCAGTGTCCAATTTAAAATTTATATTTCATACAAAACATTAGTAACTAATTATTTTGAAAAGAGAAACATTAGTAAACTAATCTTTTTATTAAAAAACTTTTTCAAACCAAAAGAGTTATAAAACCGGTTCCACCCCCCCCTCATTATTAAAAAGATAACATTTGACACTGAGATTTTTATTTTTCCATGATAATTAAATTTTTATTACTGGTTTGTATAATGTTTTTTAAAAAATCATAATTATTAAATTGAGGCATTTAGGAGCATTTTTTTAATTATTGAAAAATGTTATCTTAATGTTATCTTTTTTAATAATTTGACATTAAACTATTATTATTAATTATTGAAAAATGTTATCTTAATGTTATCTTTTTTAATAATTATTTAAAGATATTGAATAATTAATAATAGAGAATAGAATGATCTTTTTATGTAAACGTTGTGGTTATGAATCAGAATTTAAACATTGTCTTCAAAATCACTTTAAAAGAAAGACTCCATGTGAAGTTACATGTGAAGATATTCCTATAGAAACATTAATTTATGAATTATTAAATAACCAAAAAGAGACATTATTCAAAACATATGATTGTGAATTTTGTGGTAAAAAATTTAATAAATGTTCAAATAAATCTAGGCATAAAACTATTTGCAAAGCAAAACCCAAAGATACACAGATCATTGTTATTGAATTATCAGAGCAAGTTAAAAAACTTCAATCAAAAATAGAAGAACTGGCTACAACAACCCCGACAACTAATAATATCACTAACAATACCCAAAATAATACCCAAAACATCAATATCAACGTGAAACTCAACGATTTTGGAAAAGAAAATATGGGAGCTCTTCCAGAAAGCTTGGTCAGTTCATTATTCATGAACCTTCGATTCCGAGAGCTTTTGGCAAACTTACATTGTGATCCAAATTATCCAGAAAATCAAAACGTGAGAATCCGAAGTGTCAAAAGGAATACCATGGAGATTTATAGGAATAATAAATGGGATATCGTGACGTTTTCTAAGGGCTTGACTGAGTTATTGCTTCAGGGCCACAAGATATTTTCAGAATATTATAAAAAAGACAAGGAGAGGATCCTGGAAGAGGATATGACCGAACAAGAGATCAAAGAATTACTTGATCAACTGGATCAGATCGAAAGATTGAACAAGGAAGAGATAAGACCTTTATTATTAGACCTACAGATGATGTTAGAGGAATATAAAGAAGCAGGAACAGCAATTGTTTTATAAAATATTTAATTTTTCTGTAAAACAATAAGGACAATGGATATATAAATTTAATTGTTTAGATTCGTTTTCCGCACTTAATCTTTGTGAATCACAATGAGAACATGGCAATTTGCAATCAAATTTATTCTCAAGCTCTAATAAAAATTTCTGGTTCATAAAATCATATCTTGAAAATTCACGATTTAAAAGTGAAAAATGATTACACATATATCGTTTATCTATTTTTTTACATAATTTTGTCATGGCTAGAGAATTTAATTTTATAAATAGAATAATATGAAAATACCATTTACCTAAAAATAAATTCTTATGGAGCGCTCTAAATATCAATCCACCTCTTAAAATACAATTTATTACATAATTAATGTTTTTAACATTATTTCTAATTTTCAATTCTATTTCTTCAATTGAATGGTTTTTGGTATTTAAATATATTTTCCAATTTTTATAAGGGATACAATATTTATGATACCATTTAGGTAATAATGTTAACACTTCTCTCAAAGTTTTTCCAAATTTCATTTATTATTTTATTATTTAAACAATACAATATTAATTGTTTTAAATATTGTAAATGTCAGCATGTGAATATATATCAGAAAGTGAACAGATTAAAAATATAAAACGATTATTAAAAGGCTCTGGTTATTTACATGATGTTGTAATTCCTAAGCATAAGTATTATGATGAATTATTATTTCAGATAGAATATGATATTAAAACCTTTTTAAATTCCAATAATATTAATTTAAGAGGTATATGGATAGAAAAATATATGCAAAAGTTAGCATATTTTAATTGTATAGATAGTCATATTGATAATTATATTGAAGAGGAGATATTACAGGAAGAGAAACAAAAAACCCAACCTCTCAACATCCATATGCCTTTCCGACATGAAAAATCGAATCAAGAGATTGTTCACTCTCTTTCATTCAATAACTTAGACTCAATTTCTCCCCATTTTAATTCATTACAATTGTAAATATGTAGATTCATTTAAAGCATTTTTATATTTAAAAGTAAATTAACATATTAAATATAAATGTCAAATATTCCACAATGTCCATCATCTTTAATGACTTCTAAAACCAATACAACATTACAAAATAAAAACAATTATTATATTTATCTGGATTATGATCCAACATTATATTGTATAAAAAATGAAGATGATTTAAAAAATTACCTTATTAAAATAATTAATGATTTACCAATTAAAAATGTAATTGATGATGAGGTCTGTAAAATATTTATGAAACTTTCATTAAGCGATTTAATTATATTAGCTCGAAAGAAAAAGTTAAGATTTATTATAAAAGGAAATGAGTTATCTGATAATAAATCTGTAGTTTTTGAATTAGATTAATTATCTCTTAAGAATCCTTTAGGTGTTACCCAGTATCCGTTATATCCGTCTTTAATATTTATATCAACAATACTGAGAATGTCAATGTCGTCATCTGCATACCAGAATAGGGGTATAGCTTCATTTGTTGTTTTTTCATAACTCCACAAAGATCTACCCATTCCAGGAATAGACATAAGTTCTTCATAAGTAACATGAGACGTTTGAATTACACATTCTTGATCATTGTAAACAAAATGTAAGAAAGGACAATCAGAAAGATCAAGATCCATAATTTGTTTGTATGAATATACATAATTGAACTGTGGATATTTCATTATTGCGATGAAATGTAATAAAAATAAGTTTTAATCAATTTTTTAAATAATCCATTCTAATTTTTTTATAAAATCTTTAGTATCTTGGGCGTCATCTTTTTTTAATATTTGAATAATTTCATATCTATACATATAAAGTATATCACGAGCATATTCAATAATTATTCCTTTGTCAACAAAGACATATCTCCATATATCACCATCTTCGCCGTACCAAGAAATATATGAATTTGTGTTTATAAAAGGTGCTAAATTTTTCCATAATTTTTCTTCATCAAAATGCCATTTAAATTGATGAATTATATTAGTTACAAAAATTTCTTGTGTTTCTGTGTTAATATAAGATTCATATCTCGCTTTTAAAAATAAGTGCACCAGATCATCTGTGGAATAAACCGTAGAATATTTTTGTAAAATATTTGCAACTTCATTTGAATATTTTAATGATATTTTAATCGTACTTGTAGCATCTTCAATCTCATACCCCATAAATAATTTAAATTATTTACGTTTTTTTTTATATAAGAATAATTGAACAATGAATTGTAAAATGAAAACAGACGTTTATAGAATTTGTAAAATTATAGCGACAAAGATTAAAGATAAGAATTTTGGCGAGCTAAAAGATATATTAAATGAAGAAGTAGTAGTAACTAAGGAGGAAATGATTATTGGTCCAAATGAAAATTATTTTAATGTTCCAAGAAATGGAGATATATTAGTAGGGTTTTATTTAGAGGAAGATAAAACTCCTATTGAATTACAAATAACTTATGGAGGACGGAGACTTGATAATATTACATTGACCCCTGGTAAATGTTCATATTTTTTGAACAATAAACATATGCTCCCTATAATTTCATTATATTACAGTGAATTTCATATTACTGTATCAAGAGAAAACCCTGTAGATTTTACAGGGATTTCATGTATATTTTCCCTTTTACAAACAGATCTTAGAAGAGCCTTAGCTACTTCACCTATAATTTTTGAAAATGCATTCGGTTTAATTACTCATAGTCATTATGGAGATTTTGAAAATCTTGAGGAAAGAAATAAACGTATAGACAATATAGATAATATAATAGAATTTCCAGACATGATCAATAATGAATTCATAAATAATTCGTTATTAAAAAGCTAAGTTTGTTTTTTTATCTTCTCTTTGGTTTTTTCAATATGGTCATATAAATTACGCATCCATTCGCATAATGAACAGCGACACATCTGTTTATGTATAAATATTAAATCCTTAAATATATTAAATTCTAAGAATAAATAAATGACAAACGCATGTCCTTTAATAGATATGAAAAAATCACCAAAATCTATTAAACCATCCGATGGGAAAATATTAAATCCTATATCAGGAAGATATGTAAATGAAGATGGTCAAATTGGCGAGCTTTTGAAAAAATTAGAAGTTTTAGATAAATTACCTTCTCCAGTCAAGGTTCAATCTCCTGTAAAAACTAAAATACCTATCAAAAAAACTGTTCCTGTACCGGCAAGTATTAAAAAGGACATTTACAGTTTAATTAATGAAACCGGTAATGTTATAAAGGGTCAGATTAGTAATTATGATAAATTAAAGCTCAATATGGTGGGTTTAAAAAATATTACCTTTACTGATGAAAAGTATGTTCCTTTTTTAACAAAATTAAATGAACCGACTTCATATGGCCAAATCAGTATGAAAGACGATGAATTCATTCATGGTCATTATAAAAAGAAAATACATTTTGTAATTCAACAACATAAAACAAGTTACGATTTAATAATTCAAGAGGGTGATGTACATTTGTTAATTAAAGACGCTAAGAAAGCTTTAAAGAGCAATGATTATCCCTGTGATATTTTTCATCCAAGAGGAAAATCAGATTTGAAAGTCAATGTAATTGAAAGTACAAAAGAATTTTTACTATATGTATTTGGTGTAGCACCCGAGTTATCAGCAAGTACATATGAATTTGTATATCCCGCAAAATATGAAGAAGATAAGACTCAAAAGACATACAATATTTCGAAGCCTCCACCTTCAGTGGCCATAATAAATTCAGAAGATGGGCAATATGATCCCTGTTTTGTTTCAAAAATAAATGACGAGGTTGTCTATGTTTTCCATGTTCATAAACCAGAATATCCTACAATGAAAGGGTATATACCATTAGGAGTAACAATAGTCTTAAGGGAATTAAAAAAGGTAAATTATCGATATACAAATATAATAAGATTATCATATCCATCGTGGGGTGTTTATTTTAGTGATAATGTAGACGATTTGAGTTTATATATGAGAGAATTAAAAAATATTATTAATTCTATTGGGTTCCTCGCGAAATTCAAAGGCTTTTCACCATACCCGCGGATTTTAACTGGTTGTAAGGTTTCCCCAAGGAGAAACCAATTGAGAACCTGTGAAAAATGATAATTTTAATTAAAATTTGATTTATGTTAATAAGACTTAACAAAAATAATACAACAGATAAATCTAATAAAAAAATGTCTCTAAACATTAGTAGAAATTATAAAACTTCTTGGTACCATAAATACCAATATGATTATAAAAATCTAGATGAAAATATTATATATAAATTATTCGAATAAATATAATGTTGTCCCCGGACGGGCTTGAACCGCCGACTTCTGCGTCATAAGCACAGCACTCTACCAACTGAGTTACGAGGACAACTTTACATTAAAAAATGAAAACACTTAAATTTCTTATTTAACCATTCGCTTCACCACTTAATCCCCTTGCTATTCTATATTATACTATATAATTATTCTTATATAGTTTTCACTTCTTAAATAAAATGTAATTTTAAATTGTAGCCTTAAATGAAAAAACTTTATTTTTATTTATATGATAAACAATGCATCGATGATTTTCAAAATCAATTTTATTATATAATTCCATAAATTCCTGCTCAGACATTGCCTCTACAAAATAATTTTCGTAAATTCTTTTAACGATTTTAATATTTTCTCCCCCATCTACATTTTTAAATAAGAAAATGTAATCAACATTATTTCTAAGAATGGGTAATAATATTAGTGGATATTGCATTGATATGATCATTCCCATCTTATATTGTCTATTATTCATAAATATTGCTCGGAAATCAATTAATTTCATCCAATTGTTATCAAAAAGTACGTCATCTAAAACTAAGATATCGTTAGTTTTAGGGGGCTTTCTTGAGTTTTTTCTTAAAGACGAGACTAAATTTTTGATGACATTTTCATCGTAACCCTTATTTAAAATTATATTTGGTTCCTTCTCTTTAATTTCCTTTTCTTTAATTAAGTCATATTCACCATATTCTGGATTAGTAGTTAAAATTGTAGGCTTTGAATCTTTGGCAACCGTTTCGAGAATATGTTTGATTAATACAGTTTTACCTGTTGATTTTTTCCCAAATATTAAAATAATACTATTTGGATCCATAGAATTTAAATCGAATGCTTCTAGTAAATTCATTTAAAATACCTGCTTTAAATTAACATTATTGTGAAAAATATGTAACGCATTTATACGTCTGCTAGAAATTCAATATAAGTTATTACTCCCTGAGATATTAAAGCTACACCTGTACCAGTTAAACCAGCAACGGTATTAAAAGTAACGCTCAATCTACCACAATTTGTAGACATATCAAGCCAATTATATCCAGTAAGAACTGGATTTCCAACCGAAGATAATAATCCAAAACTTCCTGTACTTGGACCAAGATTAATACCTGGTGTTGAGTCACGCATCATGGAGGGTATTTGTAATAATATTTCCGCAGCTGTCGTTGAAGCTCCATATCCATTCCCAAAAAAAGCGAAAATAGTAGTTCCTGTTGTCCTATAATAATATCTCTGACACAATTGCAACTCAATAGCATAAGGTCTGAATTCAAAGGGAGTTGCAATTGTTCCTTTTTCTACTTGTACCCCTGTTAATTCAACGTAATTATTAAGAGTAGTTACCCAATCTGTGAAACCAATGGCACTACAAGCCCCTGTTCCAACCCAAACACCTGATGTACTAGTTGATGCCGGAAAACAACCGGCTAAAAATATTTCTATTGCCAAAAGATTTGTATTATTATTCCACCCATAAGTTGATGGTGGGGGCGGAATAGTTACTGTAATATATTGCCAATCAGGTGCTGTATTATATGTAAATAATGTATTATAAGCCTTATAACCCCCCGCGTTCGCATTTCTCATACAAACAGAATAAGAACCAATAATCATTGCTCTAAACCAAAATGAGATTGTTATAGGAGATCCATATGTAGTCTGCCAATTAAAAATAGTCATATTATATCCCTCGATAGCTGTTTTTGGTAAAATATAAGAATAACTCGAACAAGCTGTTGATGCTGTGATTCGAAATGAATTTGTAAATCCATATTGATAAGGGGTATCCGATGATATTAAATTTACATTTGATAAAGTTATGCCCCCAGTTGTCACATTTTGTAATAAACCAAAACGATCCATTAAATATGGGGTATGGGTACCAGTTCCGATATTACTACTCGAAAGCCCTCGTTGGTTAATACTCATATCTCCATTGATAATCCGATTTCGAAACATTCCCATATTATTAGCGCTAATATTACCATAAAACATGGCATTCCCAGCGACTTCGAGTGATTGTTTCGGTTGTGTGATGCCTATACCCACTTGTCCATCGGGTGTGATATTAATAGATTCTTGTGTCCCGAATAATTTACAATTATATAATGATGTTGTAGTTTGTCCTCCTGCTTGTGTAATGACAAATCTATAATATTGATATGATTTACTATTAGCATTTAATACAAATAAAACAGGGGTAGCACCAACTGCAGCTGCTGTATTATAATCTAAATTATTCCAAATTATTCCATCAACTGATCCTAAAAGATAGAAAGTATTTATAATATCGGTCGCGAGTGATGAGAATGAATAAGAATTTATTACTATAGGCTCAGGAACTTTGATTTGTAACCATTCACCATTATATGAATTTCCGCTCGCATCAATTGTTGAAACATTACCAATATAATCATAGGGTGAGACTAAAGAGTAAGTAGAATTTGCAGGGGCCCAACGATTTGTTCCACTATAAACAAAAGCAAGATACCCTATGAAACCATTAGAAAGCTCTGAAGAATTCGTAACAGAATAATATCCAACACCATACCCAGAATTATTAACATTTGTTAAATTTCCTGTTAGTGCTGTAGGTGGGTAAACTTGGACTTGTGTCGTGCCTCCTATCTTTGGTATCAAGACTCTCCCTGGATTCTGAGGCACTCTCATTAAAAATGCCGTGGTACCACTCGATGCTGGTTCAAGGGGACCCGTTGGAGGAGTGAAGTTCGCTGTGTAAAGCGCCGAACCGTAAACTACACGTGTATTGGTTATATAAGCATTTCCCACCGTTGTAGAATTTTGTTGGCCACCTATACCAAAATTTGAAAGCGTGATTGTATTTGGGGTTCCTGAAAGCGCTGCGGAATTTTGTAAGATACCATTCTGAAATATACGGATGGTTGTCAGATCATAAGACACAGCAATATGATACCAATTATTAGGTTGCATTAGATTAGACCCTGTAATATAAACGGCGGCGGAACTTGAATAATAGAAATAGCTCAAATTTGAAGATTGATTCGCACCGAAGGACCAAAAGTTAGTTGAACCAGACGTATTAATATTACCCATTGTCATAGGCACCAAACCTGTTGCAACCGTTGTAAATGAAGGATAATTGACCCAGGCTTCACAGGTAAATCCTCCATTTAACCACCAACTTGTCTGAAATATAGGATTGGTAATATTAATATAATTATTGGTGGTAATATACATACTCCCACCATTAGTTGAATTAAAAGGTGATGTTGAAACAGCTGGAACGTTTCCATAAATAAAACCTGGAATCGTAAAATTACTTACCCCATAATCAATAGGTGCATAACTCTGGTTATTATTAGCATTGATCGGACCTGCCACCTGGATCGTCCCATCGTTTTTGACCGTTAATGCTGGTTTTCCACTTACACTACCTAATTCAATAGTGGATTGATTCGGTAATGTAGGAGTTACCATCAACGCAGCTGAGGCATCGATGATTTCTTTATCGGTTAATGCACGGTTGTAAACAGCTAAATTATAGATGTTACCTTTAAACCAAGGAGGTCCAACATAATTTCCAATAGTAATACTCGTTTGGACTCTATCTGAACCGATACTAGAATTCCAATTGTTGCTGCTAGCAACATTCGAAGCATTGATAAATGTCGTCACGGTCCCTAGATTCGTATAGGGATCGTATCTACAAACAACGGTATTGATCGTATTTAAAGAAGTCGGTCCATTGATGAAGGCGTTCCCAACCTGGGTACTTCCATTGAACATCAAGAATCCATTATTGACACCGGATGTTTGATATAAAGAAATTAGGTTATTGGCAGCATTTGAACAATTGAAGATCGAACCAGAGTAATTACTCGTTGTAAGAATCTTACATAGGACAGTGAATCCTTTGGTCGCTATGTTGAAAGCCTGAGAAGGAAAGGATAGAAAATTCGAGTTGGCAGAATTAAAAACGATGCTCTTAGTGATATTAGAATCAAATACAGGTGTGTACTGACCTGATAAGTTCGGCAAGCTAGTCCCATAACAATCTGCGTAAATCATAGCATCTGCGGGCAAACAATGGGCTCGAAGACTATCGTATGTTTGTATGTTATTGATGTATTCGATTGGATTGTACAGGGGCGCCCGGAGCAAGAGCTGTGTCGTATTGCTATAGGTTTGGAGGGGATAAATTGAAGGGGTAAACGAAGCGGTATACAGAATGCTATTGACCCACCTTAGATTTGTAACATAAGCATTCAAAGAGGTATTACTATATTGTCCGATTGTTAAAGGGGCAGCACTGTTATTCGACAAACCAGTAGGAAACCCAGCAGTGGTGGTTCCATTTCCGGTCATACCTGTCCCTGAAATCGTCAGTGTTTGTACGGCTCCATTCAAGAATAGCTGTAGGCTATTCCCTACAACAGAATAACATACAGCAATATGATTCCAAGTATTATTAGAAATAGTGGATCCAATTATATTTTTCGGCGCACCTCCACTATAGCCATTAAAGCCGATTTGATTCGATGGAGTGATTCCAAAACTCCAATAATTTGTGTTATTTAAAGTGTTTATATTACCGATTAAGTAAGGTCTATTTGCATCAGCTATAATTGGGTTCGATGTTTGATAGATCCATGCTTCGATCGTCATATCCGTCAATGATGTGGTTGTAGGTTGTGGCAGAGTAAAGTAATTTCCAGTGATCCCTTGAAAATAGAAAGACCCTTCAGTATTAATATTGGAAAAAGGTGTGAGTGTAGAAATACTTATATTGCTTCCGGTTCTATAACTCGATCCAATGACACCTGGTTTCAAACTGGTATCGGAAATGGTTCCCGCGAAATCCCACATTCGATTAGAAATCCCTGGAGTAAAGAGGGCATTTCCAACACCGATGTTATTAGAACTGAGGATGATACCAGGCATAGCAGAAGCATTGCTGCCATTTCCTAGGAACATCTTTTGTTGTATTTGATCGGTTCTAAAAGCTATATCGTAATTGGATGCTGTGGCATAAGGGATGAATATATTACTATTGGTGACTTCGAGAAAGCCAGTAGTTCCAGTGTTGGCCATATTTAAGTTAATACTACAAATTTTTTCTTATTTATTTATCGAATCAAGATATCCTAAATATTTATAGTATTCGATGAGGTTTTTATAATTATCTCCATAAATAATTTTTAAAATTTCATTTGAATTTTTACAATCATTTAAGAGGCCAGAAATTGCTAAGCCAGCAATTTTCGAAATGTCATTCAAGTCCAAGTTAGGCTTGTGAATAGGTTCTTTTATATTATAATAATTATGAAAAGGTAAACAATCTTGACAATACCAACTCGATAATGTTTTTATAGAAGTTTGTATATTTTTACAATCAAAAAAATCAGCACAATTTAAATGAATTGATTTTTTACAATATTCACATTGATACATATTTTCTAAATCATCAGAGAATTGACATTTTTCACAATATTGCATTTATTTTAATATATTAACAAATTCTTAAATTTTAATAACTTTTCAAAATTTTTTCGTTTCAAAGTCAAATACTTTCAAAACCAATTTACCCCCCCCCCTCCCAAAAATCGTTGTATAAACATTAGCACTATACACTGACTTTTTAAAACGCAACTTTTTATAATTAATTTTACACCTAATTCAGTCTATATTTTTTTCAACAATAAATTGTATAAACATTAGCATATAATGTTAGTACATGTATATTTTATAACAATAAATCTTTATACAATGTAAAATTGTTTTAACATTATTTACTAATGTTTATACATTGTATAATCATTACATATTAATGTTTGTACAATTATTTAAAGAAATATGTAAATAAATATATAAAATGGAATTTATATGTAAGAGGTGTAATTCTTGTTTTTCATCAAAGCCTCGTTTAAAAACTCATTTGTTAAGAAAGAATCCTTGTGAATTTATAGATATTGATAGTGATAGAGATCAATTAATATTAGAATTATATGAAAGAAAGTTAAATGAGAAAACATATGATTGTGAATATTGTAATATGAAATTCAATTATTCCTCAGGTAAAAGCCAGCATAAAAAAATTTGTAAATTAAAACCTCAGGATGATGTAATTCAATTAAAAAACACAGTAGAACAATTAGTATCAAAAATTGATAATCAACAAGTTCAAATAGAAAGTCTTAAAAATCAATCTTCGAATATTATAAATAATAATACACAGATAAATAATATTACAAATATTAATGGGGGCAAACTTAGAGAATTTGGGAGGGAAAATATGGATGCCTTACCAGAAAGTTTGATTAGTTCTCTTTTTTTGGACCTTCGTTTTCGAGAATTACTAGCAAATCTACACTGTGATCCGAATTACCCAGAAAATCAGAATGTTCGTATCAAGAGTGTTAAAAGAAATACGATGGAGATTTTCCGAAATAATAAATGGGACATTGTAACTTTTACTAGAGGGCTTAATGAGCTTTTATTACAAGGACACAAGATATTCAAGGAGTATTATAGAAACGATAAGGATCGGATTTTAAGGGAAGACATGTCAGAAGATAATTTGAAAGAGATCTTGGTGCAACTCGACCATATCGAGAATTTAAATAAGAATGAAATCAAGCCTTTGATTGAGGATTTACAGATGATGTTAGAGGAATATAGATCAACTGGATCCGCGATAATTTTATCAACAACGTAAAAAAATATATTTTATATTTATAAATAAAATGAGTGATTTAACATCATTTATAATTAACAATAATATTCTTACAACAGCAGCAGCAGTAACTATAGCTTTTAGCACGGGTACTACGATAAGATCTTTAGTTGTAGATATTATACTTCCTTCTATATATAAGTTATTTTTACATAAGGTAAAGATTGTTTCTGGTGCATTTGCTCCAATTAGCAATGTTAATGTAGATAATTTTATTAAAGAGTTTATAACATGGATTTTTGTAGTAATAATAACATATTTAATAATAGAATGGGCTTTGAGGCGATGGGTTTTCTTAAAACCCCAGACAAATGCAGAGTATATATATCAGGAAAAAGATAAAAATGATTTATCTACATCTGGAGCATTAATAGCAGAATCTTTTAAAATGAGATAAAAATTGAATAATTTTAAAATTTATTTAATATAATAAAGCGTACAATATGAACATTAATTCATGTGAAAATCTATTGATAAAAGAAGAAGAAAGCATTCAAGAACAACAACCTATTCAGACACAAATTGCTAAAAAAAAATATGTAAAAAAGGTCAAAGAAAATCAAGAAGGTGAAACCGTTAAAAAAACTATTAAGAAAAAGAGTATTAAAATTAAATCCCCAGAAGTTTTTGAAGAGAATGAAAAAACTCAAGAAGCAAATAATATTGATAGGAAACAAGAATTAATTGATTCTTTAGAGAAGCTCCGCAAAAAAGAAGTTGCCAACAAAGAAACGTGGAAAGCACGTGCTTATTTAATTGTTATAAAAGAATTGAAGAATTTTGAGGGACCAGTTTATACATTTGATGATGTTAAAGGAGTTAAAGGGATAGGTAAGAGTATGGAAGCAAAAATAAAGGAATTATTGGCAACTGGATCTATATCTCAATTAGCTGATTATAATGCGAATGGTCATATTAAAATAATGGATGAATTACTTAAAATTCATGGTATAGGTCCATCAAAAGCCAAGGAATTAGTTGAAAAAAACAATATTAAAAGTATAGCGGAATTAAAGAGTCATCCAGAACTATTAAATGATACTCAGAAGATTGGAATAAAATATTGGGAAGATTTTGAAAAGAGAATCCCACGCAAAGAAATGGAAAAACATGATGAATATTTAATGGGAGTATTTAAGGAAATTGATCCAAGAATTGTCGCTACGATTACTGGTAGTTATCGTAGGAAAATGACTGATAGTGGAGATGTTGATGTATTATTAACCCATCCAGATGATCCAGATGATTTTGAAGATGTAATGAAAGTAATGGTTGAAAAGATGGAAAGGGATTATATCAAAGATGTTTTAGCTTTAGGAAGTAAGAAGTGTATGGCAGTTTGTCGTTTAAAGAATTACAAGGCCTTTAGGAGACTAGATTTGTTTTACACAAGAAAAAATGAATATCCTTTTGCAGTAATGCATTTCACTGGGAGTGGACCTTTTAATGTCCGTATTCGGAATATAGCCTTATCAAAGGGTTATAGTTTAAGTGAACATGGTATAAAATATTCTAAAGGTGAAAAGGAGGGAGAATTAGTAGATACTGAATTTACTGATGAGAGAGACATTTTTAAATTTTTAGGCATCGATTATGTTGAACCTGAAGATAGAAAGTAAGTAAAATATTGTTTTAACGATTAACTGCTTGAGCCTTCATAATAGTCTCTACGTGCAAATCGTGATGACATGGAAATACAATAGATTGATTATTTTCATTAATTATATTAGGTATAATATTAGGTGATAAATAGGGTTGTAAAAGTGATCTAATAGTTTCTATATATTTATCTCTGGTTTGAGTATAATTTGCACGATCAATTTGAGGCAAAACTAAATCAATAGCTTTTTCTATAGTGGGGGCTTCTGTTGGGTGATATTTTAAAAGATAATAACATAAAAAAGGTATAGATCTTTGATATCCATTATTACAATAGACGAAAATATTGGGTCTATTTTCTTCTTGTCTATATTCTTCTATTTTTTTACATTGGATATCAAATTCTTTAATATCTAATTGTGTATTATGATCATTATATATCATAATAGAATGATTGATTTTCAAATGATCAAGTTTATAATCTTTTTGATCAGGTAATATCGCAATAATATATTTTACATTATTTTCTTTTAGAATCTCTTCTATATTAGGCAAAGCAGCGTACATTTTATCAATAATAAAAATATTCCATATGATATGACATAATGAATATTTAGGGGCGATAAACTCTTCATTAACATTATGATTTATAATTGTATTCGGTTTAATATAAGTTTCCAGGGGGGTGAGATCTTTATACATAGACCATTTTCCGCATATTAAACTACTATCTAAATGTCTGTTCAGGTTACCTATATTTGCGAATACTGTATTGCATATAAAACATTTTGTTTTTTGATTTTCTAAATCTAAATCAGTACATGGTAATTGAAATTTATCATCAACATAGTCTTTAATACCTGGACTCAATTTAATCCATTCTTCACAGAGTGGTTGTCTTTTAAGGTGTTTTTGTAAATTATAAATATTTGAATAAAATTTATTACAGGCTGCACATTGAAACATTTATTATCCATAAAGGAATTTAAATTCCATTTTGAACACACATAATATTATTAAAAAGACTTCGAAATGCATTAAATATTCTAATATATTAGAATTGAAGAGATCATGTATCAACAAATATATCATGTGATTTTGCATCATTTACACCAAAATGAAATAGATATCAACAATCCAATTGAAGCTATAATAGAATTATCCAAAATCATTAATAGATATTCTGATATGACTATCAACGAGAAAAAGAAAGCTCTTTTGGAAACTTTGACACTCATAGCGGCAGGCGAGGACGGTATATTATATACTGATGATGATATATTTCCAGCTCATGTGTATGAGAATATTCGTCAACTCATAGAAATGGACATTCTAAGACCTATAGTTGATTTGGTTGGTATTCGTGTTGTTGAACAAAGTAGTTTTTGGTATAGGGTTGTGACATTCTTTTGTTGTAATCCGAGGAAAAATAAGAACACGCAAATAACAGAGCCCCTCATATAAAGATGTATGTATTTGTTTAAGGGTGGTTATTTTAATATTAATTTGAAATATAGGTAAGGGATGAAAATATTATATTTTTGGCTATTCTTGATTCAAAGTGTATGTGCTATAGAAACTAGAATTTATTCATTAACATCGATTGTTCATTTTTGTGGATTCACAAATTATGACAATCCTGTGTCAATTCGAGAAAAATGGGGGTTATTATCATCTTATTATAACAGTTGTTCTTTTGGTAAGACCAGATTTGACTTGATTGATAATTTCATTATTCCTGATATTATTGAAATGCCATGTTTTGGAACGCTTCCTATAGAGGGGAATACTAACTACCAGCCACTATCATTTAATATGACGACGCCATATTTTGGATATGGTGGTTTGAATGCTATAAAGTACTTTTCTCAACAATATGCAAAAAATCATGGAATTAACTTAGCGTCATTTAACCGCTTCATATATATATCACCAATATTGGATGGCCCAGGTATTACAAACGCATATGGATCCTATAATCAAAGCATAAAATATGACGTATTTGTTGCTAGTGGAACAGATTTAGTTACTTATTTTCATGAAATAGGGCATACAATGGGTATGAGTCACTCACATACTCTTACAAGTGGATATGGTGATGGTTCTTGTGCTATGGGTGGTTGTTGTGGAACACGATGTTTTAATGCACCTCAGAGTTATTCTATTGGATGGAATAGTCCAATAGAAGATATATCTTCCGGGTCATTAATTCCAACACATCGATGGAGTTATTACGTAATTCCTGGATTTTTATCAACACCAGTTAATTTCTACATGTTTGCTGATTATTATTTAAGTTTTAAAATTCCGATAGGATATGATGTAAATTTACAAACACAATATATTAATAAGGTTTTTGTTCACAAGTACAATGCACAACAAGACAGAGGATCATTATTATTATTTGTTCTTGACACTATTGATAATATAGCTTATTTACCAGATGTTGATTTACATGTGCATGTTGTATCAATTCAACCTGGTGTAAGTGCAACAATCGGTTTGTGTGTTGGTACACCACCTCTTATATCTACACCAATATCTCCACCAATACTAACGCCTCCGACAAATAAAATATTCGTTCTGGCTACACAATGGTTATCCTATTCGAATGCTGTTATTTATTGTAGAGGTCTTGGTGGTACTCTTTCATACTTTCGTAATTCTGAAGAGGTTGATGCATATAGACGATTATGTTCAAATGAAGCTTGTTGGTCCGAAGGTGTTGGTCCTACAACTTGGGGATGCCCTGTAATTCCACCTCTTGCAAATATTCCTATGGAAATAGAATGTGGAGGGTTATACAAGTCTATATGTCAAATATAATGATGTATTTGTTGACTTATATGAAAACTAACAATGAACGTTTCTAATGAAATAAAATTGACAGTACTTAAAGAATTATTATTTATAATATATAAGTGAGAATCATCAAGAAAGGTAAATTTAGACGTTAAATTTGCGTTTAATTATAAATGGTTTTCGTATAAATATATTTTAATAATGATTCAAAATGACGAGTTTACAAGAAAATGTTAATATAGGGAATAATAATCAAAATGACCCTCATTATAGATATAAAATGCCGGCACTAGTAATTAAAACAAAAGGTAAAGGAAATGGTATTAAAACAGAATTAGTAAATATAAATGATATTGCAAAATCATTAGCAAGAGATAGTGAAAGTATTATGAAATTTTTAGGGTATGAACTTGGAACTCTTGCGAATGGGGTAGTAATAAATGGTAAATTTGATGAGAATATTATAAAGGGACTTTTAGATAAATATATAACAAAGTTTGTAATCTGTGACATTTGTGGAAATCCAGAGACATTTTTTGTTATAAGGAAAAAAATGTTAAAGGCTGAATGTAAAGCTTGTGGAGGACGATATGAATTGGATATAAAACACAAATTAACCGATTATTTATTAAGGACTTTAAGTAAATAATTTAAGATTTTAATTCGCCTTTTGTTCGAGCGTTATATATTTCTTTTATTTCAGAAGTTCTTGAATCTAGAAATTTTTCATAGTCATTATTGTTGAGTTTAACTTTTTTAAGGTCATTTATTTTAGCATTAGCTTTGGATTCGATTCCATATAAATACATACCATCAGCATAGCGTTTTTTTTGTAGTCCAATATCATATAAATAATTTGCAAAATTATATTTAAGGTTGGTATTATAAATTTTAAGTTCAGATTCGACTTCTTCAAGAAGTACACTTACTTTAATTCTTTTTGAAACATCATCAGATATAATATAATTTTGTTTAATATAGAAAATAATTAATGATTTTTCATCTTCTTGTTGATTTATTTTTGTTACATCATACAATGACTCGAATGCATCTAATTTCTTTTGAATTGCGATCTTTTCACAGTACATATTATTATGAATTAATTCTTTTAAAATTACTATACTTTTATCAGGAATGTTATTGTATTCTCTTAAAATGATAAAATCGCCAAATTCATCAGCGATTCCTTTTATTTTGAGTGTATAATGACATACTAAACTGCATTCATTATCCTGGTTATATAAAACACAAAATGAATTTTTAATTGATTCAGTTTTATTTTCCTGCCACCAACTATCCATTAAGTATGTATATTCAGATGTTCCTGAAATTATAGGGTTAACATTGTTAGCCTCATTAGATGGATTTATAGAATACATATTAGGATGTGATATAGGGATTGGGAAAGTTAATTCAGTACCTATAGGTACAGGAAACTCTATATCATTATACAACCTTTCCAGTGGGGACTTTTCCAGTGAAGAATGGGGGAGCAGAGCATTTTTAAATTTATTATCAAAAGCTTCTTGCGTCAAGCCTCCTTTCTCATTTTCTATATTTATTTCTTTCAAGTATGAAATAGGTAATGTAAACTCAATTTTGGATTTATTTATTTCAATTTCTTGTACATTTTTAACAATATTGAGGAGTAAATTTCGAATGTTCACATCTTCCCTTTTTTTGAATGAAATTTTTCCAAGGGTATTTACAATCATGTCTTTTTCAACTTGCGATATCTTTGTATTAGCATCAACTATTAACATAGTTACACCAATTTGTTTATAAAGGTCTACAAGATCATTAATAAGGTCTAGTTTATCAAAAACAATTCTAATATTATCATTTTCTTCTAAGAAAAAAATGTTATACATTTTATGCATGTTAATTAATGTATATACATAATAGAATATGCATAACTAAACGCGAGAGGGAAAATAAAAGTAATTTATAATATATGATGAAACAAATTATTTTTATTAGGCATGGTGAAAAAACAAAAAAAAACCACGTTAATTTATCAAAACAAGGATATAAAAGAGCAGAGGAGCTTGTGAATTTTTTTATAAATTCAAAATCATTTCCGTGTCCTGATAAAATTATAGCAATGAAACAATCCCATAAAGATTCGAGTGATAGGTCTTATGAAACTGTAAAACCATTAGCAGAGCATTTAAATTTAAAAATAGCAGATTATTATTCAAGAGACGAGATAAAGGATGTTTCCGAGTATATAAAAGACCAAGAATCGAAATATTCAACAATATTAGTATGTTGGGAACACTCATGTATTCCTAAAATAGTTTTAGAAATATTAAATTCGAAACATAAATTAACATGGGGTTTAGATCCAGAATCTCATGAAGATTCTGATAATTATACCGCAGTATGGATATTAGAAGATAATAAATTATCAGTTTTTAAGCAATCTGATATTTATGAAAAGAATAATTCATTTATAGTGTATGAATCTAATGATGAAGTTTTAAAAGTAATTCATTTATAAAAATTATTACAGATGTTACTGTCATATCATCTATAATTAATGCTTAGCTTCCTTAAAGTTAAAGAAGAATAATATAAAGATTTATTTGGTAAAAACTGGAGTAAATTAGAGTGTAAATTTATTATTCTGATAGGTTGTTCGATAGGGGGAGGTTCAGGAATAAATAATTCATAATTTATGGAAATTCTATTATATTCAGTATCATCTTTGCTTCCATATTCAATAATATCTTGAATATGTTCTATAAAATTTTCTAATTTATATCTTGATTTATCTAGTAAAGATATATAATGAGATATTTCCTTTATTTTTTCTATATTCTGACAAATATCAACGACTTGATTTAAATTATCATAAAATCCAGGATAATTTTCCCCTAACAATTCTATTAAGGGGGGTAATCTATTTACTAGAAGGGGCGAATTTCTCACAATACATTCTATAACTGTATTAACAGCACTACAATCCACTAAATTTAAAAATATGATATTTTCAGATAATAAATTATCATAATCATCATTATTTAGTTTATCAAGAATTATAACTGAATCTATTTGTTCAACAATAGAATCATAAAGTCCTTTACAAAATTTATTTACTGACGAAGTACCTGGTCTACATACATCTCTGCATATATTATCATCATTGTTACTACTATCACTACATATTTTATTATCCCTACAGATAATGTCTCTACAATATGGATCTATTGGTTTATGTTCGAACCAATTATGATTTATTAATGTATTTTCCATGGCTTTAAGAAAGTTTGGTGGAGGAAAATATTGATCCATCTCCTTTCCTTTAAGGGCCACCTTGGAAATTTTTAATGGTCCCCCATTAGAAGGTAATGGTAATTGATAAATTCCATATGGATTTCGGAGCCATGCACCAATTTGAACTATTTTTCTGTTTTGATTATTATTAAATTTATCAATAGTAAAAACATTATCAACAAATTCAGTAGGATGATATAGAACATATACTCGAACATTAATATTCATTGTTAGGAATGCATTTCTAAATTGATTTGCCAAATATTCACTAAGTACAAACAAACCTTTACAATATTTCAGTGATTCAATAAAATCTTCATTTTTAAGCAAATTATTGCAATTATATTCGCTATGATCAATATTAAATGTATGATGAATAAACCCATACCATGGTTTTATATAAGGAACCATACCAATATATTTTAGAATTTCATAACCCCAATGGAAACTTCTATCAACATATGTATCTAACATTATATCAGTTTGACGTGATAAATGTTGTGCATCAAGGTTCATCAATCCCCCTATAACATAAGCCCAGCCAGCTCGATGATATTGTGAAAAATCATTTTGAAATATATAGTCTAGATTTAAGAAGACTCTGCGATTTAAATTTTCCAAGGGGGGGTAATAAAAATGTTGTTTTTCTATATTATCATGATTAGTTTTGCAAGTTTGCCATATAAATAAAATACTTTCATATAATTGAAAATCATTTTCGATTAATTTATCAGAAAGCCCCCAAACACATGGATGATGAGTTTTACCAGATATTATAAAGCAAATGAATCTAGCTATTTCTAAAGTAGTTTTATTTTGAATAGGGAACGGACCTCTTTTCATTAGTAAATTATCATAAGTAAATGGGTCAATATGAAGATATTTATAAAGAGCTTTTTTACATGATATGAGAACATCTTCGAAGGATCTAAATTTATCGTGAATTAAAATATTTGTAATTTTTCTTTCTATTAGAATTTTTTTTGTAATGTCAGAGAAGATATTGGTATCATATTCTGGAGTAGAGTAATTTAAATTATTTAATGCCAAAGAAAGTGCATTAAATAATTTAGACTCACAAAGACTTTTTGGTTGATAATTTGTATCTGGGGGTAATTCAATAGTATAACGGCTATCATAATCAATGTCTTTGAGAACATTTTTAATTTTGGAGGAAATAAATATTGGAATAAATCGTTTGTTAGTCATTAATGAAAACATAATAGAATGATATCTCATGCATATTGTAAAATCAGTATTATGATTAATAAAATTAATCATATCGATTGGGGATGTTATTTTATCATGGATTATAGCAGGAATATTTTTATCTAATAAATGATTTACAATTAAACTTGATATTATATTATCATTTTCTTTATGAGAATCGTCATAATTAAAGTTTAAAAAATGGTATTCAATATTTTGATTTTCATTATAGAAGCGTGTTAATACATTTGTTAATGATTTAACTAATTTTGATTTGTTTGGATTTTCATAGAAATATGGTTGAGCTAATGCAATTCCGACGCGTGTTTTTTCATGGGGATGTTGTAATGAATGTAATAAAGGTATACATGTTGAAATATCTCTAATTAATGAAACATTTTTCTTACCAACTTCATTTATTATGGTATCGTAATCATTTTTACTACGAACATATATATGGTCAAATATATGTAGATATTTTGTAGCATTAGTATATGGGATTCCAACAGAGACAGCGTAAATTCTACCTGTATAACATTTTAGTAATTCATGAATTTTTTTCATAAAATAATCATTAATGATGTCACCACCTCCACAGATAATTGTAGTAATATCTTCTGGTATAGATTTGATATCATCACTGCATACAAATTTAATACTTTTAACATTATTAAATAATATTGGGAATGCATTTTTATAACACTCATCACCGATGTTTTTTCTATCATAATAACCAATAATTAAAATATTTTCATTATTCATTTTAATTTAAAGTCCCTTATTTTTAAGAAAGATAGTTGTTTAAAATAATATTTTAATATTATTTTATAGATAACAATAATATACCGCTGCATATTAAAATAATAGCGAAAATACTAATGATTGTAGGTTTTTCTTTTAGAAATATAAATCCTAAAATACTTGATAATATGATAGTAAATGAAAATATGAGTGATATTAAGAAGGGCAAATTTTTACTATTATTAATTAAGTAAATATATAATAAGGGGGCGATAACGATCCCTGATAAACTAGCAATAAATATTATTAGTAAATCAAAATGTTGTACATTTAATACACTTTTATGAGAATAAAATACAAAATAAATGAATATAGATACAATAGCAGCAAATATTAATGTAAACATCCATGTTATTATAGGATCAATGTGAGTGACACGCTTTAATATAAATGGCTGTAAAGTCCATAAAGAAGCTAAACCGATTGCAGGGAAAAATTCGAGCATTTATTTATTATATATTTTAATATTTAGATGTATTTTAAAATATATTAAAATGATAAAATGAATCAGATCACCGAATTTTTCGGGGGGATGGTTACAATTAGTTTTTTCATAGCCCCTGTAGTTTTTCCAAACCCAATACAATTTGGAAAAATATATTACATTATGATTATAATTCTAGTAATATTAATTGAAATTACCAAAGTGTCATTGATTCATTTTTTTCCTGGGGTGAAAATATTCAGAAGGCCCAAAGGTACAATATATAAAAGTTTAATTCCAGGAGTTTCTTGGATTAATATTGCAGGTATGCCTTCTGGTCATGAAGCATTAACAGCATTTGCATTTACGCTTCTTTATTTTACTTATCCAGGAATGTGGTCATTATTAGCCTTGATCACTGCAAGTATTATAACATTTATTGCCCGTTATATTGGGCTTTATCACACACCACTTCAGTTAGTTATAGGATGGATTATTGGATTTAGTGGTGCAGTCATAGCCCATAAATATGTATTTAAAAAATTGAAGGCTAATTAAATAAACTAATATTAAATTAGGCGATGATTGGATATATAAATGAAGATTTATTAGTTCAAGATGGTTATATTTGTCATCAATGTAATACTATAAGTAATTATGCCAAGGGTTTAGCATTAGAAATTTTCAAAAAGTTTCCAAAGGCGAATGTTTATGGTGGTGGTATTGAAAGATTCCCGGGTGAAATTATTATTGTCGATAATGTAATTAATATGATTGCCCAGATTTTTCCTGGGCGGGCATATAAAGGAGAAAATAGAAAAGATAGAATCGAATTTTTCAGAAGTTGCTTATATAAAATTTCTAAACATTTTGAGGGACAAGAGGTTAAAATATCATTTCCATTTAATATTGGTTGTGGATTAGCTGGTGGAAAGTGGGAAATTTATAGAGAATTGTTAGAAAAATTTGCATTAGAAAATCAGAATTTATCTGTATTTGTCTGTAAATTGTAATAGGATAGTATTGATGTTTTAATATCTTTAGATGACATTAGTTCAATATCATAATTTGATTTAAAGTTATTTATAAAGGCCCCTAATTCTTTCCCTTGAATTTTATTATTTAAGACGTCTAAAACAATATTTCCATTGAATTTTCTAGCTAATTCATTTTTCTTTTGTATTGACTTCGTCATTTCATTATAATTGGATCTTTTATTAAAGGTTTCAAGGACATTATCTTTGATTTCATTCAAATCTTTTTTTCTAGGGGTTATTGTTTTAGGTATATAATCTTTGATTGCATTTAGTCTAGAATCACCTTTTAATATTTTTTTCGATAGAATTTCATATGAAATATAAGGACTTTGGAATATGTAATCAAATAGTTCATTTGGATCTTTAAATCCCATATGAAATCTATCATAATCAATTTCAAGGAATTGAAAGATGGATTTAGCATCGGTTGATAACAATAGGTAATAATTGGTTTTATCATTATCAATTACAAATGATAATTTTAATCCGTCGGATCCATATTGTAGATTTAATTTATTAAGGGAGATTCCTAAACACATTCCGAAGATGCTATAACTTAGGTAGGTGTGTATAAATTCTTGTTTTTCTTTTGATGAAACGATTGTAAAATCTACTTGGTGAATTTTGTTATTCCATATGATTCCAATGGATGTTAAATTACCATTTTTAAATGTTTGTGAAATGTTTTCGAGGGAAGGTATTTTTCCAATAACAATTACATCAATATCACCATATGAATCTTTTGTATCAAAACTATAGGTTATCATCATGGTATTATCAAGGGATTTGAGATAATTACAAATGTCGATATATTCTTTTTTTGACATTCTCTCAGCATTTTCAATGGCATTCCCACCCATTATATTATTATAGCTGTTAAAGCTAAAAATGTCTTTAAGTAATCAAATTTTATACTTGGGTAAATTATAATTTTTTAATTTATCAATTCTTATTTATAAGGTTTATATCCAAAAAGTCGTCTTAGACCATCATAAGTATCATGTTTAATAGATTTTAATTTTGGAACTCCATTTCCCTTGCATTTTAATGTACCAAACCAAAATAAATTCCAATTCCAATTCCTTTTATATTCACGAGAATGTTGACCCATATATATTAATACGCCTATAATTACACATACTAATGATATTACCTCGATTATATATTGAATTGTTGCATATTTTTTTCTCTCTTCTTTTTTCTCTTGATCTGGTAATTTATATGTAACAAAATTCTTATGGGCCTCTAAATAAAATACTAACAGCATACAAAATAAGAAAATAAATACACACCTATAATCACATCTCGTTATTAATATAAAAAATATATACATTACAAACGTTGCTAATACTAATATTAAAGGATTTGTAGGGGTTGTTCGGGTAAATAATACTAGCACAAAAAATACCCCGACTATATTAAGAAAATGTCTAACAAATACACTATCATTTATTACCCCTTGCATATTACAAGAAAAATCCTTCAACTTACCAAATAATAAATTTATTACAACCAAAAAATATAAGATTATCACATTTTCGAAATCCATTTATATATTCAAATACAATTATTATATGTTGAAAGTTTAAAAAAGAACTTTGGAGTCATCATAATAATTTATGTTGGTCTTTCTCCTTCAGAATTATTTGATTTTGAGTTTTCCATTTTTTAGTGGAAAACTGTTTTTCAGAAATTACTATGTAAAGACAGTATTCTTTTAAATAAAAAGTTGAATCATTCTTTAATTTTAAATGTAAAACCTTTGTGAATTTGTGAATTTGAAATAATTACGCTCATCCTAGAGATAGATACTTTATTTTCATGTGCAGCTTGTGTAATAGATACATATTCGTGTACAACTTCATTATTCATATTTAATTGTTGAATTATTTTTCTATTTTTAGGTTTTTGTTTTGTACCAACAGATTCAGCCTCTTTATTTTTAAGACACAGACCATAAAATCCAAACCTAATTCTTTCACCAGTATATACTGTGGAACCAAAATAATTTTTATTTAAATATGAATTAACCTCTTTTTTATCATCATTAGTTAATTTAGTATATGAAGGATCATTTTTATTTTTCCAATTAAAATAAGTTTCAAAAAGTTCTTTGCTTGATATTCTTCCAGTAATACTATTAACACAATTTTCAAATAGAAATTTTTCAACTTCAGATGATTCATTTGTTAAAATGAATGGTTTAAGTTGGATAATTTCTAACCCCAGGAAACTTGTCAAATTACATTTTGTAATAGGATCGTATGTATAAACTTCTTTAAATTCTTTAGTCTTAAGATATTCAACTAAGTAATCTTTGAATTCATTTTTACTGCGACTCCATAATCTGTATCTTGCGGTGATTTCTATGATACTTGCAGTTTTATCTTTACTAATTGTGAAACATTCTTGAACAAATTTGTCAAAATTTTTATCAGTATGAAATAATTCTTTTTCAGGAATCCTCTTCTCCTCACAGGGCACCTCGGTCAAGGTGGCCAAGTACCAGGCAGATGTGGACCGTGAGTTTGCCACGGAGAAGCTCGGCCTCAAGACCTTCCCCACCGTCGTCTTCCTCCCGAAGGGCCGCGAGGGCTTCATCAAGTTCCCCTCGGAGAGGAGGGATTCTCAACAATAGGTTTTTCAATCTCTTGAAATTTAATAAATTTTTCAACTGGTTCTTTAGTAATATTTTTTGGCAACATTTCAAATTTAGAAATATTCAATGCTTGTGGAATTTGATCTTTAAAAGTGTTAGCAATCTCTGAATTATTTTCAATTGTTGTTGAACATAAATTAACCATTTTATCTAAAAACAAATGTGCTGAATCAACAACTTCCTTTACAATTTCATATTTGATTTCAAACCAATCCTTTCTATTATTAATAGTATAATTTTGAAGAATATGATGTACAGCATCTTCTAAAAGTTTTTTATTATTACATTTTTTTGTATAAACTATATCACCTGTAATATTATGACAAAAGTAATTGTCATCACGTGTATTCATATTTTCGGAACTTCCAACTTTGTATATATTTTGATCAGAAACATGTCTAAATATATATACAGTTTCACCTAATTCATATTTTTTCCTTGGTTTAACGAATTTTTGTAATACCATCATTTCATTTTGGAGCTTGTCTATTTTTTCAATATTATTTTGATGTTCTTTAGATAGCTTTTCATTTTTCACTTTAAAATATTTGCTTACAATAGCTTCCATTTTAATGTAATATCTTCTGACCTCTTTGCCTTTCTCAGTATTAGCAAGAATGCAAAGCTCTTTGAATGTATTTGGGGTCATCATGATTATTTCTTTATTATGACCACCCCTATCATCCCCGATCTTTTTTTGCTCCTCTTTTTGGAGGAGCAAAACTGTTTTTTCATTTACCACTATATAATCAATTTCAATTGCAAAATGTTTATCTAATAAACGTTTTGTATTGTCCCTTCGGGTAAAACCTAACCATTTAAATGCAAAATCTAGATCAATCACATGATCGTTTTCTTGATCGTGTTCCAGAAAATGCTTGAAATTTTGAAGGAATATTTGCTGTTCAGATGAATTTAATTCGTTATTTAGGAGTGATGCTAATTCTGGATCCATTCTTAACAATATTATTATTTATCTCTTTAAGGTAATTTTGAAAAAAATAACAAAAAAATATGTAAAAATTTACATACTTGTAATATATTGCCAATGCAATTCTTCGCATATCTTCTTCCAAATCATGTCCTGTTGAAATAATTTTTCACGACTTTTCAAGAGTGGGAAGTATGGTAGGTATTCGTCTTTTGCCAATAATTGTACAAATTTATGAAGCACGTAACTATATGAAAGAAAATTTTTTCTTATGCCTGGAGCGTATTTTAAAAACAATGGTTGTATTTGTTTAAACATACTTCTTAATTTGTCTTCGAGCTCTGGATCAAAGTGAGGAGTCGGTAATCCGTTCAATTTATTGATGATATGCGGGACATGCTCGTAATACTTATTAATTCTTAATTTTTTTAAAATTTCCTTGACCTTATTAGTTGTTAATTCTGCCATATTGTTAATTTTTTGTTTTTTGATTTCGAGAAGAATTTTATCGTAAACTTCTTCGGGTATATCTGTTGTTTCTTTACCTTGAATTTGCGAAATCCCGTTTCGCTCCACTAAGTTTCCAAAGTGGCCGGACTATACCTTAAGTCTTCATTGATGATGCTACTCATCTCAGACCCACAAACATCTAGTCTCTGAACCTTCTCCATACCCTAGCAATAACGGGGTTAGGAGCTTGGCTGCGGATCGCCCAATTCTTGACATTTTTACCATTGGGTTCGGCTATTAACCGAGTTCCTTCAAATGATTTCTCAAAATGAAGTGGTAGTCAAGACTCTAAGGGGGTTCCCGCAATTTGAATGTGTCGCTGTGGCAAACTATGTTTGCAGCTTAGCTGCGCGCTTTCGCACTCATACCTTTCGATATGAAAAAATAATTTGTTACAACTAGCAGGTTTCACTGTTTTTCCGATGTTACTGGCAGCCTGCTGTTATGAACCGGATTTTTAATATATTTGGTTTAATTTATTTTATATATTAATAAACCAAATATTAATCTTAATTCATTAAAATGATTAATTCTTTTGTCGTTTACACCCTTCTTTTCAGAATATTTATCAGGATTTAACCTGGGGACTAGACTATATCTTAAGCCATCATAGAAGTTGATTATACTTCTCAGACCCAAAACCATTTAGTCGTTGAACCTTCCTCGTGTCCTAATCATATCGGATTTAGAGGCTTGGCTGCGGATTGCCCAATCTTTAGAATTTTTACTGTTGGAGCCAGCAATTAACTGGGTTCCTTCAAATGATTTCTCAAATGAAGTAGTATCTAAAGCTCTAAGGGGATTCCCGCAATTTGGTCTTGTCGCAACATGTATTTAACAACACATTACTAGCATTTGAGATGATCTTAAAAGATCTTGAGTCTCGAACAAATTTTTCCTGAAACAGAGCTCAAATGCTTCAGGTTGAATGCTTTTCTGCCCCAAATAATATAAGGCAAAGTAACTGATTTCTTTCGGTGGATCCTTGTATGAAGGCCGATCATGATCAATAATGATATATTCAACTGTACAACAATCATTACAATAAATAATACCATCATTAAGCATAATATTTCTATTAGAAGACGCACATGAAAGACATTTATCTTTATTTTCAACTTCTATATTTTTAACATAATTATATTCCGTACATTCCATATATTTATCAAGTAATGATGCTTTATCATTACCATTCGATTCTTCATTTTGCGAATCTTTATTATCTTGTGAAATAAGATATTTTAATACACTATTTGCAACAATATTTTTTTTGTTCATTAACATAGATTCTTCTCTAGGAGATCCTTTGTCAATAATTTCATAATATTTAAATAGTATATCACTTGTATTAACAAGATATTCAATTTCATCTGAATTAACATTAATGTCTTGTGATTGTTTTTCAAAACTTATGATTTCATCTTTAATATCGATAATCTTATAAATATCATCATCATTTTTTTGATTTTTTTCTAATTCCGAAAGCTGATTATTTAAATCAGTGATTTTGTTTTGCAAGAAAAGAATATGTTTTTCTTTTTCTTGAAATTGTTGCATCTTTAAACTATGTTGAATATCCATAGTTTTTTTAGTAAGAGGTTGATTCTTACTATTTTTATTCGGATTAGAAATTGAATACATTAATATTATAATTCAAAGCATTTGGTCTTCCTTTAAATAGTTATATTTTATATCAAATTATTTTTTTGTTATATAATTTCTATATAGATTATCCCATGTCTTACACCAATCCCCTTTTTTATAATTTGACATTTTCAATATATAATTGCTACTTGAAACATATTCTTTATGCATAAATTTTGGGTTAATAGAAAAAAACCCCATGGAAGCAATATTACTTACCATTACCCATTCATATGCATCTAAACTAATAAATTTCATAAACCAATCGTATATATCTTGAGATCTATTTTTTTGTAATTTCATAATGTTTAAGAAAAACATTAGTCTTATAATGTGGTGACACCATCCATATTTGATAACTTTTTTAATTTCATTATCTATTGGATAAATTCCTGTATTTCCAGAGGTCCATATTTTAAAGTCAAGCTTATTACCATTTCCATTTTTAATTTTTTCAATTAGATCTTTACCCCAAAATCTATGAATAAATCTCATATATTCTCTCCAACCTAGAAGTTGCCTTATAAAACCTTCTATTGAATTAATAGGAATATTGTTAATTTCCTTTAATACTTCATCTATAACAAATCTTGGGGTAAGTAATCCACAATTTAATAAAAAACTACAATGGGAATGAAAAAGAATGACTCCTTGAGAATCATTATTTTCCACTGTAGCATCTTCATATTTACCAAAATTATAGAGGCGAGTTTTTATAAATGATCTCAGATATTGTTTAGCATCTTTTTTTGTAATTGGTAAATTTTTTAATTCTTCTGCATTACCATAATTATTCGGATAATTTGTATTAGTCCATAAAATAGCATTTAATTTTATTTCAATATTAGATTTATCGGTTTTAATTGACGGCACTATAGAAGTATCTTTTAGTTTTTCTCGGTTTTCATGATCAGTAGATGGAACATCTACTAGGATTGAAAAAATATGTTTAACTTTTTTAAAGAATGTTCCATGTGATATTAATTTATTATTTTTAAAGGTCTCATATAGGTCATCTAAATGGTTTTTTTGAAGAATAAAGCTATTTTCTAATTCCAAAAATATCAAATTATCAATCAGATTTTTATATTTCTCTTGAATTTTATAGTTTAGAGGGTCGTACATGAAATATTGATTTTCTTTTATAATTTCACTTTGTTTTAAAACCTTTATTTTAGAAGCCATTACAATTGCTTTTAGAAATGCAACTTTTAATTTATGACTATCAAAAAAAAGGTCATCTTCTATAATATATACTTCATCAAATGTATTTTTTGAGTATTTTTCTCCTAAATGATTTGCTAATAATAGTAAAATCTTTTTCATTTTTACAATAATTTATATATCTTTTCATATTATTTCATTCAATACAGATTTAATATGTTTAAGAAGGGATTGAAAATTTTCATTAGGAGGAGCATGTTTTATAGAAGATTCTGGAGATATTGATTGAATCTTAAATGTTGTATTATAGAACCGTATGTGATTTGAAAGCAATCTTTGAATGCTGGTGCATAATTCTTGTGAGTCACAGTATACACGAAGCTTATATGTCTTTGTGGGGCATGAAAAAACAATTTTATACATATTTTTATGCCTCATATTATGAATAATGTTTGAGGATATATTTAAGTAGCTATATTTACATAAAATGGTTATTTCTTTATTGAGAGCTTCAGAAATTGGAGACGTATTAGAAATTAAAAATATTAGAACATCTATAATCGATTTTGATGAGAATGAAAAGGGTGTTGTATACTATGCCTACCCCTTGGTGGTTTCCAAGAAATATTATTTCTTACCGAAGTAGGCGTTTATAGATTATTAATGGTATCTATAAAACCTGTAGCAAGACCATTTCAGAAATGGTTATAATTCACGGTGCATCGTAGTTGTTCGTTAGTTATTTAAAAATTATTTAAGGTTAGATTTTGTAATATAATTAAGAATGGATATTTTAAAAGCATTCGTATTAGACGGAAAAGATCATAATATTACTATTTTATGGGAAAATGAAAAGCCATTATTTAGGGCATCTGAAATTGGTGATATATTGGAAATTAAAAATATTAGAACATCGATTATCGATTTTGATGAGGATGAAAAGGGTGTACGTAGTATGTACACCCTTGGTGGTTTCCAAGAAATATTATTTCTTACCGAAGTAGGCGTTTATAGATTATTAATGGCATCTAGAAAACCTGTAGCAAGACCATTTCAGAAATGGTTATGTAAAGTAATTGAAAGTATTAGAGAAACTGGGAAGTATGAACTTCAATTAAAGATTAAAGAAAATAGAGAATTAATACAAGCAGAAACTAAAGAACAAATAGAATTGGCTTTAAAACATGAAAATGATAAAACTAAAAAGGAAATTGAGAAAAATAAACATAATGCATTAATCGAAGCTTTTAGAGATAGATATCTTGTATATTTCGCGAAAATATGTGAGAAAGATGACGGAAGATGGTTAATTAAAATTGGATCAACAAAGGAATTACAAATAAGAGTTCCTACTTTATTAAATGAATTTGGCTCCTTTACAATTTTAAAAGTATTTGAATGTCCGAGAAATGAAGCATTTGAAAAATTTTTACATAATCACCAAGGAATTAAAAAATTTAAATTTGATGATGAACAATATCATTCAAGTGAAACATTTCTAGTAACTAAAGATGAATTTGATAAAATAATTGAGGTTGCAATTCATAATAAATTCAAGTTCTCTTCAATTGTAGAACATGAACATATTATTGAATTAGAGACATTGAAACTAAAACAAATTGAGGCAAGGACTAAAGAATTACAAATTGAAAAAGAGTTAATTGAAATTAAATCAAGTGAAAATATTGATATTGACAATGAAAATAAAACTTATATAGATCCTGTTATTTTACTAAGTGATTTTAGAAAACATACACAATCAAAAGGTAATAAAATCCAAAGATATTCAGTTGATGGTAAAACTTTAATTAAGACATATGAAAGTTTTGCCTATGCAATGAGGGATAAGGAAATTTCAGATACAACTTCAAGAGGATGTATTAAAAAAGCAATTGAGAATAATAGTGTATATAAAGATTCAAGATGGGCTGAACTTGATCGTAATATGTCTGATGATACGATACAAGATATCGGAGAAACAGTTTATTCAAAAACAGTCAAGTTAGGAAATGTTGCAATGTTAAATATAAATAAGGATAAAATCGTAAATGTATTTTGTGACCAAAAAGCTGCAGCGGAAGATCGTAAATTTTCTAGTGGAGGGTCAGTGTCTAATGCAATTAAAAGAGAGTCTGTGTCAGGAGGCCATTATTTTAAAATGTGGGATGATTGTGCACAAGAATTAAAGGACGAATTTTTATTAAATAATGAATTACCTGAAAAAAGAGTTTCTGTTAATGGAAAAATAATAGAACAATTACATCCAATAACTAATGAAAGTATAAAAAAATATTCATCCTTTGAGGATGTTATAAAAGAATTTAAAGTTTCAAGGCAAACTTTGAAATCAGCATGTAATTATGATATAATTTGCAAAGGTTATAAGTGGAGATTAAAATAGTGAATATAATTTTAATAATGAAATGATCAATTTTAAATTTAAAAATCAATATTAAAATATTTAAAATGTTTATTAGGAAATTTAAAGGTATATTTTAATCTTCGGAGAATTTAAAGCGTTATTTTTTTCAATATGAATGCGGAATTAATTGTTTTTTCTGAGAAATTATTTTCTCATTATATAGTATAAAAAGAAATGGGTGGCGGCTTAATGCAGTTAGTAGCTTACGGCGCACAAGATATTTACCTCACTGGTAACCCTCAAATCACCTTCTTCAAGGTTATCTACCGTAGACACACCAATTTCTCCATGGAATCCATTGAACAAGTTTTCAATGGTCAAGCCGATTGGGGAAAGAAAGTAACTTGCACTGTTTCTCGTAATGGTGATTTAATCCATCGCACTTATCTACGTGTTGAACTTCCTTCCGTCACTGTTCCTGCCCAAAACGGAAACACCATCACTGGTTTCAGGTGGTTGAACTGGGTTGGTCACATTCTAATTCGCAATGTTGAATTAGAAATCGGTGGTCAACGCATTGACAAGCACTACGGTGATTGGCTCCACATCTGGAATGAGCTAACCCAATCTGCTGGTCATCAACTTGGTTATGCCAACATGGTTGGTAACATTCCCCAACTTGTTACCCCTGTTTTCAACCAAACTGTTTCCGCTGCCAGCGTTAACGGCCAAATTCTCTATGTTCCCTTAGAGTTCTGGTTCGCTCGCAACCCTGGACTTGCTCTTCCCCTCATTGCTCTCCAATACCACGAAGTCAAGATTAACCTTGAACTTCGCCCTGTTTCTGATGCTTACTGGGCTGGTACTTCAGTTGATGGCGGTGCTAACTGGACCACCAACCTCAACGCTGTTTCAGTTGGTTCCCTATCCTCTTGCTCTCTCTATGTAGATTATATCTACCTAGATACCGACGAACGCCGTAGGTTCGCACAAGTTTCTCACGAATACTTGATCGAACAGCTCCAATACACTGGTGAAGAGACCACCACCACCACCTCCAATAAGATCAAATTAAATTTCAATCATCCTTGCAAGGAGCTAATTTGGGTTGTTCAACAAACTAGCAATGTTACTGACCAATCTGGTTCAGTTGTTGCTGCTTCCCATGCTCTCGGCAAACAATGGTTCAACTACACTGATGCTGCTGATTCCACCTATACCCCCTCAGGTGATTGGACCAGCTCCAACGTGTCTCTCATTGGTATTCAAGGAGATCATCAAGTTGGTTCCATGCCCGGTGTGGCTGCTGGTGGTGCCAACAACGTTTTCATCCCTGTCTCCTTCGAGAGCGGCTCCAACCCCGTCTCCCTCTGCAAACTCCAACTCAATGGTCATGACAGGTTCTCTGAACGTGACGGCCGCTACTTTAACCTTGTTCAACCTTATCAACACCACGAAAATGTCCCCAGCCAAGGTGTTAATGTCTACTCCTTCGGCCTCAAGCCTGAAGAACATCAACCCTCTGGCACTTGCAATTTCTCTCGTATTGATAATGCCACCCTTGCTCTTACCCTCACTGCTGCTTCAGTTGCTGGTGGACAAACCGTTGCTATCCGCGTGTACGCTGTTAACTACAATGTCCTACGTATCATGAGCGGCATGGGAGGTTTGGCGTATAGTAATTAGATTAAAAACCACCCATACAAAACGTTTTACATTATTATTTTCAATAAGTTTTCACTTATAAAAAATTGAATTTAATAAATAATTTTTATAATTATCATTCTAAAAAATGGTTTTCTCAGTTTCTACAAAAAATGAAATTAATAAAATGAAAGGCACTAATGAACATAAAATTAAATATATTATTTCCGAAGATGGAAATGATATATATGTTGCTTTAATTGTAAATAAAGATTTAGAAAATCCTATTGTATATGATAATACTTGTGATGAAATTATATTAAAATATAATTGGTATATTCATCATATGGGGTATGCATTAAATGCATCAGCAAATTATATGCATATATTTATTGCACAAAATAAAAAAATTTCAGATTATGACAATGAAAAATTATCAGTAGATCATATTAATAGGGTAAAATTAGATAATCGTATTAAGAATCTTCGAATGGCTACTCAAGGACAACAAAATAGTAATCGAGATACTAGATCAGATAAAAAACCACCGTGTCAAGAATTAATAGATGTTGGTATTGAAGAATTACCAAAATATATTCGTTGGGATAAAAGTGAAAAAAAATTTGTAATTGATAAACATCCTCATTTGGTAAATGAAGTTACTAAAGGCATTCGTAAAAGACCTGAAATGAGCGGAACCAAATCAACTAAATTAACAATTATACAAAAATATCAAGATATTCTAGCAAGATTAGAAGAATTTGATAATGAATACTTAAATAACCCTGAATTAAATGCTAAAAGAATTCAATATAAAAAAGAATACGATGAAATCTGTAAATGTATTAAAATTTACGAAGGGATTGAAATCGAAGAAAAATCAGATAGTGAAACATCTAATAAAAGTGATCCTATTATATCAAAACGAAATACAGCTGTAGGTCGTAAAACAGTCTCGAAATTACCAGAAAACTGTGGTCTGAAAGTTGAAGATATTCCGAAATATTGTTGGTATAAAGCAGCCACTGAGAAGAGAGGTGATAAGTTTATTATCGATAAACATCCTAAACTCATTGAACAAGGAAAAAATCATTGGGGAACCACAGAATCATCTAAGAAAACAACATTAGAAAAATTCAATATGTTGATTGAGAAGTATACTGAATTATCTACATAATAATTTTATTAAAGATACTACAATTAATATCCAAGGAACTACAGATGATCCATTATTTCAAGGCAATTTGCAGATAACTTATCAACTATCAAGTCATCTTGATTTTTTAATTAGTAAAATATTTAAGAATAATATATATTACCCAAATAAATATGGAACAATTAAAGCTTGAGATAGATACATTGGAAAAACAGTTTAAAGAATTAGAAGATCGATTATCTGCTTTAGAAAAAATGATGCCTAAAACAATTTCCTATTATACAAAATCAATATCTTATACAAAAACTAAATGTAATAATTGTGGTTCTCCAGATTGCGAATGTGATATTTGTTTTGGATGCGGTAAAACACTATGTGATTGTAATTAAACACTTAAAAGTTGTTCACTTTTCCATTTTTCAACCTGCTCATTATATAATTTTTTATCTTCCTTCACTTTTTCGGCTTGTTCCTTATACAGATTTTCTCGTTGCTTTAGATAGTATTGACGAGACTCTTCAAATGATGTTTCGTTTCTCCAAAAAGCATCTATCTCGCCAGTATAAAACTTCTCTGGAAGTAGAGATGACCCGAATTGAACTTTATTAAATGGTTCGTGAAACTTCCCAGAATGGGAATCCAAACTTTCACTTGATGGTTTCAGATATTCAGGATAATGTGCAAAGAATCCTATTCCTTTTTCAATAGGGCTTTTATCTATATCAAATCTTAATTCTAGTCGATGATCTTTTTCAGGATTCGTATTGGAATCTATATCATCTTTTAAAGGGAATCCATTGTCTCTATTAATAAAATAATGCATCATAGAATTACGGATGTTATAACATTGAGCATCAAATGTATTACCATGAAGCCAATTATCGCTAGCGCCATATGCAACTAACTGAATTAAACCACCTCCACCTCTTTTATTTATCTCTGCAGTCATTTTATATTTTAATATTTAATTATTACCTTCTATTTCACGCATAAAAATCTTGCTTTACTTTCATGTAAAGTATAAGTTAAGTTCAACTTCAACCATAAACACTCTTGGTTCAAATTGACCTTTATGAAATTATAAAGGTTTTACTACTATTTAAAGATAAATAAAAAAATCTCAATGGATAATTCCATTTATATAAGAGAATAATTATAATATTATATTTGAAATGTCACTTCTTTTAGAAGAATCAAATAAGGATATGGCATTATTATTAAATAAAAATTTAACCATTGAAGAAAGAATATTATATAATAAATGTTTTGAAGCATATAATATACAATATGATGATGGTGATAAATTTATTATGAATTTAGATGATCTTTGGGTATGTATTGGCTTTAAAAATAAAGCCCAAGCGAGGACCTTGCTTTTAAATAATTTTAAACCTGATTTGGATTATATTATAAAATTTGAAGAGGAGGAAATAATAATGATGACCGTACAAACAGGGAAAAAATTGTACATGAAAGCTGATACTGAAAAATCACATAAATTTTGTGATTTTTATATAAAATTGGAAACTATTATACATGAAATTTTTTCAACTAAAAATGAAATTTTAAATAATTAAAATAAGATTTTTTGTTGATAGTAGACTACATAAATAAAAACATGGGTTCAAATTTAATATTATTCAATAAAAAATAAGAATATATGAACTTTGATAACTTGGTAAAAGATCTTCTATTTGAAAAGAATTTAGATATGTTGGATAGAACAAAGTGTTCTATTTCAGCAAGAAACATATACAATTATTTATGTGGTATAGATAGTGTAAAACCGAATGATAATTTGAGTTGTTTAAGTTCAAATTTAAATGATTTATCCGAAACTATATTGAAATGTAAAAAACCTAGTGTATTTTATATTCACTTTGATCATTTAACAAATGAAACAAGTCATTATTTTATTATTATCGCATTAGAAAATTGCATTTACATGTTTCAATCTGCAGTATTTGAATTTAATATATATGAATGGTTATATCCTGAAAAATGCATATTAGAAGAAGATATAAAATTAGAGGAATATAGTAAAAAATTAATAAAAGATGATAGATATGATATCTATATGGAACAATATAAGAATATTGAATACAATAGAAAAATAAACATTTTAAAAAATATAAAAGATTGTAAATATAGTTCATGTCGTAAATTATCGTATAATGATTTTTTGATTGAATTTATCCCCAAGTTAAAATCTATAGAAGGAATATGGAACTTATCAAATTATTTAGAAAAATGTAATTTTTATAGTGAATTATTTTCATGTGTTTTACCATTGGATATTATAAGAGGTCATGTAATTTTAGGCATTAAAGAGGCAGCTGTTAAATTTATTAATTCTGATTTGAAATAGGATTACCATAGTTAATGATGTAGTAATGCATATCCCGAATACGATTATGTACTGAATGATAAAGTCCGAAAGCAAAGTCTACAGCAATGCGGTAAAAATCATCATTGATTTTTGAATATAGAGGGGGGTCAATATCAACAACCTCTGCGATCTTAATCATATTGATTGTATCAGCAATAAGATCACTAGTACGATCATAATCCTCTTTATTCAATGCCTTATAAAGACAAGTCAAGCGACAGTTGATAATTCTTTCATTGATATATGCAAGTTTAGGTGTCGCCTTGAATGGTTTCTTTCCAACGTTGATATTATCAATATTGATAATATGGTAAGGAAAGTTAGATTTCAATGCAAAAGGTGAAATAATCTTGGTAGGCATTTTAATCAGATCAGAATAAGACTTGAAATTGGTAAGACTTAGTTTGATAAAACATTTTTTCAATTTTTTATAATTCCAACTTTGTAATTGTAATTTTTTCAATAAATATCAAAATAGATTTAATTATATTTTAATATTTTAAATGACTGATAAAGTTTTAAACCCCTTGACTAAAAGATATATTAATAAAGATGGGGCATTAGCTAAAAAATTAATCAAAGAGGGGGTTATTGTAAATAACAATATTAATGCAGTTAAACCAAATATATCCCCTCAAAAAATAAAAATAAATACACCAATAAAACCATCCTCTATAAAAAGAAAAACTCCGATAAAATCTAATAATTACCTAAAATATCTTAGTGAGTTTAAGGATTTAAAGGAAGTTTCAACTCAAGGGACGAGTAAAATATTTAATGGGAATTTAAATAATGAGAAATATTTCATTAAAGAAGTTGTAAAGGCTTCTACGGGGAGAAAAAATGCTTACGGGATTTATGATATTGAATTAGCTTGCAATGAATTATTAGCAAGTAAAATATATACAAATATATATAATATTGACGCAATAAATTTGTATATTGTTATGAATGATACAAAATCATCCCAACAAAAATATATGGTCGCTAGCAAAGCTATTATAATAGATTCATGTGAACCTATAACTAGTGATTGTCAAGATCTAATTGATAATAAAATTTCAGGCACAATTGAACCTTTTCTAGTAGATTGTATTCTCGCAAATTGGGATATTGGTTCAAGAGGGAATGTTGGGGTAATAAAAACTGATAGAAAGAAGATTGCATTTCGAATCGATGTTGGGGGAGCATTATTATATAGGGCATTAGGTGCACCTAGAGTTTATAACAGTATTCCAAGTGAACATGAAGCATTTTTTGTTCCATCGAATAAAGGATATAAATTATTTAAAAATTTAAATAAGAAACAAATCGATGTAATGTACGATATAATTTCGAGAGCAACTCCTGAAAAATTTGATAAGCTTCATGAAGATATTTTACAAAATATTAATCAAATACCTGCAGAAGATTTTAAAAAATCTGAAAAAGTTTTAAAGGTTCTTGATAAAGTTAAAGAAAGACAACAATATTATATAAATAATTCAAATTCTATTAAAAAATATTTACAATCAAAGGTATTCAATAAATGAATTATAAACATTTTGCGAGGGTGAATCATAAGATATATTTTGGAAAATATGTTGATCATGATGTATTAACAGATTTAGAAAGTTTAGGAATCGATGTTATAATTGATCTAACACATCATAGTGACAGAATGATACCATATATAACTGATATAATTGTTTTAAAATTTCCAATTGTTGATATGAGTGTATGTAATGATCACAGAATTTGGCCATTAATGGATCATTTGTTTCATTTTTTGAAAAATCATAAAAAGATTTATATTCACTGCAAGGGAGGTCATGGTAGGTCTGGAGTAATAGCAGCATGTCTATATGGATTATATTATAATAAGCCCGCTTCTGAAGCGTTAATTAAAATAAGTAAATCTCATTCGAAAAGATTAATTATGAAGGAGAAATGGCGTATATTGGGGGCCCCACAAACGAATAGTCAAATAAAACAGGTATATAGAATTGTTGATGGGACCACTTGAAAAATAATATTTAACAGTAATTTGATTTTTTATATTTATAATAACCGAAATGGGTGTTTATAATGTTGTAGAGATGACTTATAAAAAGGGCTTATTAAAAAAACTGTTTGAAGAAGAAGAGAAAAAACAATATATTGATTCGCAAATAGATGATGGTAAAAGTCATAAAGGTACTGAGTTTTGTAGGGGATCTGGATATAGATACTGGTACGATGAATCAAGTAAAGATTATGATTCAGATGCTGAGAATAATGAACACAAATACATCATAAAATATAGATTTCATATTAAGACAAGTGATTATCCCTCTAAAAGATCCTCTAAAAGATATCCAAAAGGATATAATAGTTATGGTCACCAATTTATTTTTTATCCAGAGAATAGAAAACTATATATTTATAATGTTGGCGGAAGATATAATTGGGGTAAGGAGGATGATCATTGTAAAGGTTTGATAAAATATTTTTCTAATATTTTAGAAAAAATATATCCTAGAACAAAACAATGGGAAGATTTTTATTCAACTGAGTGGTCAGTAAGAGTCACAGGAGATGACTGCATATGTATAGATAATGACGATATTGATGAATATGGTGATGAATTAACAGAAGATGAAATGATATTTGAAATTCCAGAAAAATTAAGGACTTCATTAGAACAATCCCGTATGGTTGCGTTATTTGGGGACATGAATTTAAACAAAGATGATCCTATTACACTAGAAGAAGCAGTATTTAAAGGGAAATATGATGATATCGAAGAGTTGATTAAAAATGAGCAAGATAAAAGTAAATTACAAGAGTTATTTTATGCAACTTGTAAACATAAATACACAAATTGCGTAGATCTCTTTATTAAAAGAGGTATAAAACCAGATAATATAGCATTGACTATATCTGTTAAAAATAATGATTTTAATACAATTAAATTGTTGTTAATTTCTAATGATGAACTATCTCCCTATGCAGATGATATAGCTGATGCTGCTTATTCATGGAAAAATAATGAATCTCAAAGGGATTTATTTAGTTTAATATTGGATTATTATATAAAACGTACAGAAATTAGAGAGAGGTTGTGGAAAGAAGAACTAACAAAACTACATTAAAATAATTATTGAGCTAATAATGCTTTCCCTTTTTTACTTTTTTTGTCAATGCAGCGGTTAGTCTCTGGGTTTAGAATTTTATCAGCAGGGCACTCTTTTGTTTTTACAGGGGAAGATTTTTTAACTGGACTAGGTGTTTTAACTTTTTCAAGACTATCTAAAAAAGTACATGTGAATTTTGTAGCTTCATTATATAATTCCATTAAATGTCTAGTCTTATTCGCCTTAATAGGACAATCTGTTTTAATGGTTATTATTAATTCTTTAATTTCACCCAATTTTAATTTAATTCCTTCAAGCTTTTCTATAACATTGTCTTCTTTAACAGGTGATGGGGTTTTAACTTTAACAGGTGAAGGAGTTTTAGCTTTAACAGGCGATGTACTAGTTATTTTTTGCCATTTATAATTTCCTTTTTTATCAGTTTTAGATACATATTTTCCATCTTTACCATCTAGTATTAGCCCTGGACATGATTGAGCTGGATAAGGTGGTGAATTGCGAGTTGAATATTTTTTAAGTGTAGAAGGTTTGCAATCAGGGTATGTATTTGCGTTTATATTCATTTATAATTAATTACGATATTTTCTTTATCAACCAATATAATAATCTTGCCAATCAATAAGTTTAGTATCGACAAATTTAATACGTTTTGTTGGAGGAAAAGAATCCTCTACAGCTTCATAAGGTCTCTTCATATCTATGGTTATTTTTAATTTAATATTATTATATACTACATCTTTAAGTAATTTACAGAGACGTTAAAAACAAAAATTTGATAATTGTTTTTAAAAATAAATTTTAAAAGAAATTAAATGTGTCAAAATATTAATCATCCTAAATCAGATTCTGAAGAAGAAGAACAGCCTGCATTTGATGAGTTAGCTCACGAAGATACAGAGGAAGAAGAGGAAGAAGAGAATATTTGTATTAGAGCGAAATGGACAATTGATGATGCCAAAACAATTGATGAAGCGATTGATAAACTAAATGATTTTATTGCATATTTAAAATCACTAAAAGAAGAAGGTTGGGAATTAAGAGATCCAATTTCAGATGATTATGGATTTTTATATAAAAATTAATTAATAACAAAAAAATATGTTGAGATTTAAATCTAACCCACTACATCGAAATATTTTTTGTAAAAGTTATAACGATCATGTAGATTATTTTACATGTAATCGAATATTTTTTATTTATGATATTGGTAAATTCTTCAATACCAGATTATATCATTACGGTATATCTGTTGATATTGATCTTGTTGAATATAAACTTCAAAAAAGTTTACCTTATTATAAAAAACTCCTTGATATTCCGATCGATAACTGTATTTATGGTGTGGATAATTTCGATTCATTTATTAAAGAGAATAATATGATGATAAAAATGCCGATTGTTGGCTTAGAAGATTTTGATGTATTTAAATTATCAGATGATAAACCAATTAATGAGGTTTTAGAATATACTAATGGTTTTTTCAAGCAAGATATAGAAAGTATTTCTTAACAATTATTAATAAGTAAAAATATGAAAAAAAAAATTGGAGGAAATGAATTAGAAACATTTATTAAAGGAATTATACAAAAAGCAGTAGATACTCTTGGAGCTCAAAACAAAACAGACGCACCTATTCCTCTTAAAGAGAATAAAGGTAATATTGCTACTTATATTGATTTAGATAAAAAACAATTAACATCAGCTTTTGAATGTTTAATTACAGAAATTTTGAATCCTAAAGGAGACCCCACTCTCTCCAACGATTTTCCATTAAAATCAACAAGTAAAAAAACCCCTTTTATTTCTGGAGGTAAAGAACATTATGCTATTATTTATAATATTTCAAAAACAGAAAAAATGAAAACGCTAGGATCATGTAAAGTTGAAATTCCAAAATCAATTAATACTGAACAAGACATCAACGATAAAATATTAAATTATAAATTATACAAAGAAAATGAGGAAGACTCGAAAATAAATTTAATACCTATAATGTTAGATAGATTAAGAGGTGTAGTAAAAAACTCTCAAGATCGTGTACCTGAAAGAATTGAAACATGTAATGAATTATTAGAAAAACAAGGACTGAAATCAAATTTTGATGCCGCTTATGATAAAGCTTTAAATATGTTTGTTCGTATTAATAACGAATCATATTATTCCCCGAAAGAATGCATAGAACTGGGAGCTATTACGACAACCAACAAAGTTTTTTTTAATGATACAATAAATAGTTTGATTTATAATATTGCTAAGCATAAAATACAAATTGGTGATGACTGGATTGATGCTAATAATGAAGCTGTAAAGCTCAAAAGATCTAGTCGTTTCGGTGGAAATAGATTAACAATAAAAAAACTATGCATTAAAAAGGCAGGAAAAAAACGTGAACTAATGTTGTTATCACGATCAAAGCCTAGTTTAGCATTTAATTGTGCTATTAAAAGTGGTGCTGGTAGAAAAGCTGGTCCACCTGCAGGTGATAGAGCTGGTTTGATGGCTGCTGCTGCTGCTGCCGCTATAGAAACAGCAGTAGCTGCAGCGACAGATAATGCTACAAAAAAAAGTTTGATTGAAGTTGGTAAATCTGTAACTTTTGTTTCTAATACTCCTGCATATACTACAGGAACAGATCCAGATGTTCTTATTTCTGATTGGGATATGGGTAGGAAACAGGTATCTTCATGGTTTAAAGATGTATTACCTAAAAATTCTACAGAACCTAACAAAATAATTAATATTGAAGAGGAAATCACATTATTTAAAACCATATGTAATTTGTGTTTAATGGGATTTAAAATTAAAAATTCTGATAAAGAATGTAATGTTATCAATAATGATGATGGTGAGCCAATGATGGCTAAGATATATTTATATTTGGTCCAAATTGGTATGAACAGAATAAATGTTAAAGCTATTCAAAATGTTGATTTTATAAAGAGTTATATTGAGAGTTATATTGAATTTGTTGGGAAAATTGATAAATTATTTACAGAATATTTTATTGATACCACTATGCTTGACTATTCAAAAAAAGTTGAGATGAATAATATTGACGTATATTTAGATGATAGATATTATGGCCAAAGATCTATAAAATATCCAAATATATGTCTACCTGGATCAGAATTACAAAAAACAACATGGGTACCTAATTTACCAAAACCTTCAAATTCACAAAATTCATCAAAACCTTCAAATTCACAAAATTCATCAAAACCTTCAAATTCACAAAATTCATCAAAACCTTCAAATTCACAAAATTCATCAAAACCTTCAAATTCACAAAATTCATCAAAACCTTCAAATTCACAAAATTCATCAAAGCCTTCAAATTCACAAAAAGAAGAATTTATAAAGGAAAACAAAGATAAATTTCCTAATACAGAAGAGTTAAAAAATGTATATGATTTTATGATGCAAAATAAAAATAAACCTATAATAAATAATGGAAAATGTCCTGCCGCTAATGATGATAAATATCAAATGTTTAATTTAGAGTATAAGAAAGAGGGTAATGTATATGATATATGTGTAAAAATTTTAAAATAGATAACATACTACTTTTATAGAAAGAATTTCTTAATAATTATAAAAGAAATATGAAAATGTTATATACTAAATCAAAGAAAGGTGGAAAAACATCTCCTTGCCATACATACATTTCAGATAATAATGAATTGGCTAATAATTTTAATAATGCTTTTAAAGAGGCAAAAATGATGTTTCTTAATATTTTAAATGAACCTTATAAAGACCCTAATGAATGTATTAAATTTGATGATATTGATGAAGTTATAATTCGTAAGTTTATGGAGAGTTTAAAAACAGATACTGATAAAGGTCAAACTGGAACTCCGTCTAAGAATCCTGGTTTTTTAAGCAACTTGTTTGGAAGAAAGGCCCCACAACAGACTCAGACAAATGCCGATCAGGAGGGGAGTAATGAATTGAGAGTAAATGTTAAAGGGGGGGGACGAGTTCTAAATTTTTCAGGTAAAAAAGAAATTACTACTGAAGAAAAAAATATTTTACAAGAAGCCATATGTAAATTATGTTTATTGGGTTTTAAAATTATTAATACAAAAGATGTAAAAGAGTGTAGCAATGTAATTAAGGAAGAGGATTTTTATAATTTTTTAACTGATAATATTGAAAGTCATACAACTCTTAGAAACGAAGGTTATATAAGAGATTATATTAGTATTGTTAATAAAACTAAAATTCTACTTGGCAATTCTGGAATCCTCCAAGGTAATAATTGTCCACAAACAAATACTCAGCAAATACAATTACCAATAGATAATACACAAGGAATTCAAACAAAAGCTAATACACAATTAGTACAATCAACTCATGAATGTAAACCGTGTCTTTGCCCTAAATATATGGAAAAATTTCAAAACTTGGATGAAGTTGAAGCCAAAATTTCAACTGTTTTAATAAACAACCCTAAAGTAATTCCAAAAGTAATTGATAATTCATGTGAAGCTAATAGTAATAAACTAAATTTATCTGATAAAGAATACATTACACTAAATTTTATAGATGACGATGGTACAATTAAACCTGTATGTATTACTTTCATTAATAACGAAGGAGTCGTTCCTGAAGGTGGGAAATCAAAAAACATTATCAGCAGAGGAAAAAGAGTCCTACCGCCTCAGAGAAGATATCTTTATCAAAACCAAAGAAACCATAAAGTGACATAAAAAATTCCTTTTCATTAAGTAAGAGAGTCATTTAAAATGAGAGATGATGTATATATGATCCCGATTGAAGGTATTCCTATTATCGAACCTGAAAATGAACCATTACCTGGTGAAATTTTAATAGGATATAGAATTTTATATGGGAATGATAAGCCACTCTTTATAAAACCCCGACCAAATCGTATGAATACTTTGGGATGGGTTTCAGTTGTTCTAGGATTTATGTTTTTCTTCCCTATTACATGTATTCCGTGTTGTTTATCATGTTCTTATTCAGAATGTCAACAGCCAGTATACGGTCGCTTACCGCCCCAACTAGCGCGCATGTCTTTAGCAATAAAACCATAATATTAAAAAGGGATAAATTTGAGAAAAAAACCTCTAATTAAAATAATATATGAAATGACACATTATGAAGCTGGAGATCGCTCTCCAATGAAAATTAAAATTAAGCATCTTCACCCAACTCAAATGTCTGTCGGATATGAACAAGTTAATGAAAAATCAAAACATATGAATAAAAAAAAACATAAAGAATTAGATGATTATCTATATGAACATGTAGTACCTATTGTATTGGGACCTGAAAATAAGATGTATATAATAGATCATCATCATTTATGTTTTGCTGCACATCAATCAGATATAGATGAAGTTTATGGTAAAATTATTAAAGATTTCTCTTCAATGAATGACATAGATTTTTGGGATATAATGAAAACAAATAATTATATTTGGTTATATGATACTGATGGAAACAATATTAATTTATCACAGTTTTTATTATTGTTACCTGATTCTATTAAAAAATTAAGAGATGATCCTTATAGAAGTCTTGCTGGGATAGTAAGAAAAGAAGGGGGTTTTACTAAAGATATTACACCATTTTCAGAATTTCATTGGGCAAATTTTTATAGAAATAAAATACCGAATGTTAATTTTTCTAATAAAACCGTTGAATATGCAATATATTTATCAACAACTGATGAAGCTAAGGACTTACCTGGTTTTACTTCATTAAAATTGTAAATTAAAAATTGAAGGCCTAATATTTATTTTTATTTTTAATATCAAAATGTATCTCGATGATTTACCTATTGACATGTTATATGAAATTATCGACAAAATATGTGATAATAGGGAATTAATTAATATTATTTTAGTAAGCAAAGAAACAAATTGTAGACTTAAAGGAAAAGTAGCTTATGAAAAAGATAAATTTTTACATTATTGTCAGTGTATTGAAAATGGAAAAAGATATAAAAGAATAATTGAAATTTATGAAAAATTCAAGTTGCTTGAGAGCTATGAAATTTTTGAAAGGCTCTTATATTTTAATGATTGGAGATTAGAAATAGATGAATGGTATTCTTTAATTCAAGAAAATGATGTCCTTTTTGAAGATAGATTTTGGATGGATGATAATAATGATCACATTTATAAAGGCGTCGAAGTTTTAAAAAAGGGGATTTCCTATAAATATCCATTAAAAATTAATATTGATAAACATGAACTTATTTTATCTTGTAGGCCTCGTATTTATATTGGAATAAAAACGCCAGCAGCTATTTTAATTCCCCCCAGAACAGATATAATTATTGAAGAATAAATAAAATACTTAAAACGAATATTAGTAATATAATATATTTTAATATTAAATGGAGCACCAGGATTGGAATGTAGTTACATTCAAGAAAAAACAACCTATTCAGAAAGAAGCACAAGTAAAATCAAGTGTTATTACTGCTACTACAAGTACTACCACTAATAAACCCGCTTGGAAAATCGAACAACAAGTCGATGGTGATAATGGGAAACCAATTCAATACGTTTCAAAAGCAGATGGCCAATTAATAATTCAAGGTAGAATTGCTATGAAATTAACGCAAAAAGATCTTGCATGTAAATTAAACATGCAACCAAAAGAAATTCAGGATATTGAAACAGGTAAAGCAATTGAAAATAAAATGGTTTTATCAAAAATTAGGAAATTTTTGGGTATTTCGTCAAAAAAATGAAAAAATTTAGGAGAATCAAATCAGTTTAATTATATACTAATGTGTTGTGTAACTTCTTTGAAAAAAGGACAGAGAATAAAAAAATAATTTTATTTTAAAATTGCCCCTTTAAGTTCAGGGTATTTAATTGCAGCACCTTCAATACCATAATCCATGATTGCAATAATATAAGGTAATGTTGCATTAGCTAATGCGTTAGTTGAAGTATAAGGGACAATACCAGGCATATTTGGTACACAAAACATTGATACCCCTTCATATTTAAAAATTGGCTTATTATGTGAAGTTGGTCTTGATACTTCTGTCATCCCCCCCTGATCAATTGCAACATCTACAAATACTGATCCTTGTTTCATTTTTTTAATCATACTTTTATCTACAAGTTTGGGAGCTTCTTTTCCTGGAATTAATACTCCACCAACAACAAGATCTGCTTGCATTAATTGTTCTTCAATTGAATTTTCAGTTGAAAATAAAGTGAAAACATTAGGAGGTAATGAATTTTCAATAAATCTCAACCTAGAGATATTATTATCCAATATAGTTACTTTAGCTCCTAAACCTGCAGCTAATTTTGCTGCATTAAAACCAACAGTCCCTCCCCCGATAACAACAACATTTGCTGGTTCTACACCTGCCACACCTGACAAAAGAATACCCCGCCCTTCATTATTTTTAAGTAAAAATTTCATGCCCTCTTGAATTGACAAACGCCCTGCTATTTCAGACATTGGCATTAATATCGGTAATGAACCATCATCCTTTTGAACTGTTTCATATTGTACACAAATACAATCTCTTTCTTTCATTGCTTGCTCCAAACCAGGGCATCCCGCAAAATGAAAAAAAGTAAAAACTGTTTGATCTTTTCGAATCAACGAATATTCACTTTCTTGAGGTTCTTTTACCTTCATTATAACATCTGAATAATCAAATACAGTATCCCTTGTTGATATAATAGCGCCCATTTTTTCATATTCATCATCACTATAACCAGAATTATGACCAGCACCAGTTTCAATAATAACATTGTGACCTAATTTTTTAATTGTTTTGACGCCCTTTGGTGTCATAGAAACACGATATTCGTGTTGTTTAATTTCCTTGGGAATTCCTAGAGTTTTATGTGATTTAATCATTCTCATTATACTTACATGTTTTATTAAGAATATCTTTATATTATTTTAACTTTAAGATAGAAATCAGTAAGACATTTAAAGATTTTGTGAGCAATATATTTATATAATGGATAATTTTATTAACGTTTTAAAACAAAGAGTTAATCAAAATAATGAATATAACAAACGAATATTTTTAATTAAAAAAGAACTTTTATTACCAGATAGCGTCGATTTATCGTTACTAAATCCTGATATAATTAATTCCCTTAGTGATATGCTACATTATTTAAATTTGAGAACATATTTTTATGATGAAATGATTTTTTATGATGAAATGGTATTAGAATCTGCATTAGGAGCAATAAATGATGGACTTCAAGACCCGGTGATTATTAATCAAATACAGTATAAAATTGATCATGTATTACAGGAAAAATAAAATATAAAAATAATTATAGGTTAGCTAACGTTAATCTTTGTTTCAGATGCATTTCTTGTCACATCTTCCTCTTCATTTTTCTCGTCAATTAAAGCTTCTTCTAAGGCATCAATTATTGATGTAGGGTTTATCTTTGGTTTCATTAATAAATGTTTCATAGTCAAAAATACAAAATGTATAATTGAATTTGCCTTTATATGTGAAACCACACCTAAAATTTCAGAAATAACTAAGAGTGATCCTAAAACACCATAAACACCGTATATTTGACTTGATGAACATGTACATTCATTATTACTCATTTTATTAATTCTTAATAAAATTAATTCTGTTTAGTTAAACATTTTGAGAATATAGATAATATTTTGGCATTTGAATATATGTGATATTTTCATTTGTATACTTCGACAATCTATTTTTATAAACTGTTTTGAGTGTTGTAACATATTGATAAAATGTTTTTTCAAAAGGGGAAAGGGGTGTATTTTTAAGTACCCAATATCCAGTATAATTATCTTGTGAATCTTTTAAATTAATTCTTTTATACCTTATTTTATATGTTTCTAATTTATCAATAACTTTATATTTATCGAACTGTAAAATATCATCTACCCAAAAAGTTTCGTCCTCTAGAAAAATTTTTAATGATAATGGTATTTTTTTTTGAGACAACAAAACCATTTTCTTAATTTTTTTTAAATCCTTTTTCTTTAAAATTTCATTTGTAAAAGGATTTAATGGATAAGATGGTGAAGGATTATTCATATTACTACTATTAATTTTATTATCCATATATTCAAGTATATATTCCAGACCAAAACAATATTTACCCCCTAGTTTTATAATATCTAAATCATTCATATCACACCATGTTTTAACATCATAATTATTAGTATAAAGATATATGTCTTCGTTATTAACACAGTTTTTTGATAAATTTTCACATTTAAATTTATTGTGAAATAATCTATCTGTATATAATGTACTTTTTTTAAATTCTATTGGAGTCATTAGTAAATCACTAATATAAATCGAACCATTTTCATGAATTTCTTTTGAATTTATTTGCCTAAAATATAATTTATTTCCATTTATACGAGTAAATATAACTTTACCTTTTGATATATCATACTTCAGACCATATGTTTTTTCTAATTTAATAAACAAATTAATGAATATTTGTAACATTTGACTTCCAGCTTTATGAATACATAATGAACCCTCATTACAATTATTAATAATTGTTTCAATTGTTTCATTTGTTTTAGGATGTTTGAGGTTAAAAATTAAATTTCGTGAGTCTTTATCATCTTTAAATGATTCATTAAATTCTGAAAGTTCATTTAAACTCAGATTAAATACTTCGGATTGTTTAGAAAAAGACCCTAAATTATCAAATATTACAATTCCAGACATTTTACATAATCCATAGAGATAATCAATTCTCTTGTGTATTTCATCTAAATCATCCTTTTTATTTAGTTTTTTAAAGGCAGACAATACTTTCTTATATAAACTGGGGAATTTTTTCAAAATTATTTCATCTTTTTGCATGTCAAATAAAATATTTTCTTGATTATGAGGATTTAAATTCTTAAATATTTCTGTCTCTACAAATAATTCTAATTCATTTACTGAATAACAATAATTATTACTTAATTTAATTAGATCAGTTGGATGAATATCTTTAATATTAATCAATTGTAAAAAAGATTTTTCATTTTTACAAATTTTCTTGGTTATTGTCTTCTTCTTTGGAATAATTTCATTTATATTATTAAAAATCCTCACTTTCTCTTGATCTTCTTTTGAAAATTCTTTAAAATCTATTTTTTTAAATACTGCGCCATTAATTTTAATGTACCTATTAGTATTCGGATTCAGTACTTCATCAAGTTTTAATGATTTATTCATTTATATGCCTTTACTTTTAAAATACAATAATTAATATCAATTTTTTATGTGGTTATTTTCTACCTAATATTTCTCTTTATCATCAGAAACTTTTTCATTTTCTTCAATCATTACATGTATATTTTGTAATGACCTATGAATACTTGGGTTTTTTGTAATTGAATAACATGAATGTTTTGATTGATCAACCTTTACAAGTGTAATTTGTTCAATATTTTGCCCAATCCACCAAAGACCATCATCATATAATTCATTATACTTTATCTGGGTAGAGTAAAAATTATTTAATACAGAAATAATGTATCCCACTAATAATCCTCCAGTGACAGCAATTCCAACAGTTACAATCATAGCAAAAAACTGATTTAGTAATTGAATTCCGCCACTATCATGTAATATATATTCGGTATTTTGTCCAAGAGCTGCCAAACCTGCAATCAAACCACCAATAATTGCAGGCATACCATGCAAATTATTAATTCCACAAGTATCTCTTAATCCTAATTTTCTTTCAAGAAAGGGTGTTAAATATTGATACCCACATACACTTATAGTTCCAGCTACTATTCCAACAACAAATGCACCACCTGGTGTAATTTTTAAAGAACAAGCGGCTCCTATGGCTACTCCTCCAGCTAATGTAGAATTTTGTATATGCATCATATTAATGCGACTCTTACCAACTATACTTGAAATGACAAATGCTGCAAGAGCTGAACCCATTAAAGAGATCAAGGTATTTACAACACATAAAAATTGTGCCATTTTTTTAGCATCAGAAGCTGAATTGTATAATTCATCAGAAATTGAAACCAATGCTCCATTGAAGCTTGGCCAATAAAGCCATAGAAATAATGTCCCTATCATAGAAAAAATATCATTAAAATACGTCGAGGTATATTTCAAGTGATTATTTTCATTTTCATTTTCATTTTCATTTTCTACCTTGGGATAGATTTTACGAATCATAAAACTTATTGCCAAACCATAATAAGCACCAAACAGATGAATACAAATAGTACCACCTGGATCTAATGCTTTAAATGTATAGTTTATCAAATGTTGATTAAGGGCAAATAATGGCGTTTGTGCAAACACAATCCACATTATTTGTGATGGGGTAACCTTCCCTATAACTGCACCAAATGTTATCATACCAGATGCCGCACAAAAAGTTGAGTCTATAAGCAACGGAATATCTAATGAAATAAATTTTTTATTTTCATTCCAAAATACTTGTTGAGTTGCCCCAATCATTAAAATTGCTTCTATAATCATTAATACAGATGCAAGCATATTGAAACAAACTGCTCCAAAACTATATCTCCTTAAAAAACGTCATTAGAAATCCAAAACCGAAAAAAACCATTATATTAACATGGATTAACCATTGATAATATTGACTAATTTGCCCAACTGGATTATCATCGTATTTTACAAATACAAATAATAGGGGTATAAATAATGATATAAAAAATAAAAGGCTAAAGTTAAATGTTTTTAATGAAATATTTGAATGAGTGATAAAGGGAGAAAACAAAGGGTTTGGGTTATTTGTCATTCTTTAATAAAGACGTCAAAATTATATATTACGCTTAAAATAGTCTTAAATAATTTTGACATTATATATTTTATTCATAGGTCTTCATCTTCATAAGGGGTTTCATCCATATCAAACCATGTATTATCAGGGTCATCTTCGTTATTAGAACTAAACATAACAACTCTATATTTTGCTCTTTTTGTTCCATGATCCATTCCTTGGACTTTAAATGGTGTCTCGAAAGGGGTATCAATTATTTTATCTATAAATTTTTGATTTATATCTATATTACTGAAGTTATAAATCAAATCAGAAATATCGAATGAAAAAGGAAGAATATCTAACATCATATCAATAGTTGGATATTTGTTAACAACATTATTAAATATTTTATAAGTCAATAAAAATGCTTCAATACATATTGGACAATCCATAAATCTTATTTCATTTATTCCAATCGGTTTGAAAATATCAGCATTGGAAGAATAGTCATCAAAGGTGCCTTTTTCAATTCTAGTATAATATGGAATTTCACTGGATGTATCAATTACATCCATATTAATAATATAAGCGATTCCAACATCATAAAATGTTAATATTCTAGCTTTAAATGTTGTTTCATGATGTTTCCATGTATTCCTAGAAATTGTAACATATGTTATATAATCATTTTCACGTTTGAAGAGCCCATGAAAATATGATAATGCTCGATCAGGGGGGGAACTTCTTAACATATGTCCTGATATTTCCCAAACATATTCTGAAATTTGAACAATTTCAGGGTACTTTGCAAGGTCTGAATGCGATTTCATAATGTTTTAATAATGATTGCATCAAAATTTTTAAAAATCAATTTTTAAATCAACATCATAATGATATGCCACAAATTTAAATAAATATTGTAATATATAATATTCTGTATTAAAAGGTATTCTTAGTTCTCTCATAAAAATATTAATATTCTGAATTAATTCAGGGTTATCATACGATACAACTTTTTTTCTCATATCATTAAGTATTTTTGAAGTTTTTTTAATAACAGTCAAATTAAATTCGCTCTTGAAATTTTTATCTATTAATAAAAGACAATCAATCATCCTTTCCATATATTTAGCAACCCTTAATATTTTCCATTCAATAGGAATATTCATACATGTATTTGATGATAATATATTTTCAATTACAAATCCAAAATTATCCATAAAGGAATCCATATACAAATTTTTTGACAAATTTTTATCCCCGGCTACAATATGAAGATAAGCACCAATAGATCTATATGTATCATCTTCATAATATTTAGTTAATGAAAATGCATTAGCAGCTTTGTTAATTGATTTTATATCATTTTCATTTCTTATTAAAATGTCAAAATATCTATGAAGTTCTTCAATATATTGTTCTTCTTTTTGATTAGTATTAATAGGAATTGCTTTTATCATATCTAATGTGTTTTTAATTAAGCTTGTAAATTTGTGATTATTATTTGGTATAAATGAATGAATTTCAGAATAATATTCAATAAGTCGAGACATTGACCATAATCTTTGGGCTTTATTATCATCAAACATTAAACAAGGTTTTTTTTGGCAGGATTTTATAAATCCTGAAGCATAAATATTAATATCAAATAATTCATTGTATTTATGGCCAGGAAAATACATATTATGGAATTCGTTAATCGTTTTGTATAAGAAATCTATTTTTTCAAGTTTATCTTTTAATAATGAAATATTAAAAACAATTTCTATATCGATATCAGATGATATCGTAGGATTTATAGTACCTATTTTTTTAGGATAACAAAAATTTGAACATTTTTCTAAAATAAATCTAATTAACATGTCTGAATAAATACGTCGTAATAAATTAAAGGTTTTTTTAAAATCATTAAAATCCTCTGCTTGAACGGCAATTTCCCATGATAATGAATCAGGAGGGTTACCATTTTTTTTATTACATTTTATTGAAAGCCTAACTCTCTCTAAAATTTCTAATAAGCTTTCCCCTTTGGATAATATCATTATATTTTATGGATATTTAAATTAATTAATAGTCATTTTTACATTTTTTACATAATCATTTATTATTTTCTTTTGAGCATGATTTATTATAAATAGTACATTTCGAAGGTGAACAAGACATATTTATAGGCGAACCCTCATAATTAAATATCGGTTTTTTGATATATTTTTTTGGATCACAAATTAAGGTCCCATCAGCTGCATAAGCCAATTTACATTTTATTTCATTAGATGACATGATTTATATATTAAATAAATATTTTTTTAAAATTAGTTTATTTTATAACTACTAAATCTGTTACCGTTATTTTTCCACTCGGCAAATCATTACACATATCAGTTGTTGATTTTGGAATTGTATTCTTATCCTTGGTAATATAAAATTGTGCATTTGTTCCTAATAATAATTCAATTTCATTTTTATATTTAGAAATACCAGCTAATAATAATGTTTTAGTTCCAGGCAATAATGTAATCCTTTTAAAACAACAGTCAGTACCTGCAAAACGTAATGCAGAGGGTAAGTTTATTGAAGTAGAAACGAAGCTGTCTGTTTTATAAATATGATCTTTAATACCATTGAGATAATAATCGTTTTTAACACCTCTATAAACAATCATTTTTTTTGTAGTTGGAGGGGATTTATTAATCAGGTTATCTAGATCAGTTATATATAAACGGATTACATCTTGCCAAAATTCATCATAACCTAAATTTTTAGAAAATGTATATAATGCTCTATATTTGTCTGAATTTTTCAGACTTTTAATAGTTACAAGTTTCTTTAAAAATTCAGAGCCTAGCATTTTTCCACTTAAAACTTTGCTTGAGGGGCCTTGCAAATCAGGAATAGTAATCATTATATCTTTACCATCTTTAAGAATAGACACTAATTTATTTGTTTTTTCAGCCGCTTCAATCTTTTCAATAGCTTGGAAAAACAAAGGGTAAAAACTCGTGAACCATTTATCAATAGAATATATATCTTTAATGAAATTTGCTTTAGTTAATTTCTTTCTCATAAAATTATTAGCAATTACATCACCATAATGTGTATATGCAATTAATGTATAAATATCTCTGGTGGGAAGATCTGAAATATATTGATTCATTTGTTTTAACCAGGTTTTATCAACTAAATCTTCAAAATATTTAACAGTATCATTTTGACCTTTATAAAGAAGATGACGCAAACTATAATTATTAAAACTGATTTGTATCCCAGTGATTTTATTATAAATGAATTTTTGTTTGGGGTTATCTAATGATTCTGGAAAAAATCCTAAAGTATTCATACTAGCTACAGGAAATTCAATCGACATTGTCATGTTTACAATTGGTTTTTTAAGGTCTTCAATATTTTTAGTTTTACAATATAAACTATAGTCCTGTTCAGTTATTTTCCTTTCCTTTGCCTTTCTCCATGCAACTATGAAGTTATGAACCTTATCTTTTGTTTGTTTAGAAATTTCTTCTTTATCTAAAGGAGTAGCACTTTTCTTTACAACTGTTTTTTTAACAAATGGTTTTGTTTCAGTAGCACTTTTCTTTACTATTGTCTTTTTAACAGATGGTGTTGTTTCAGTGGCACTTTTCTTTACTATTGTCTTTTTAACTATTGAAGGGGTATTATCTTTGCCAATTTTTTTAACATTTTCAGGAGCAAGAACTATTTTCCCATCAATAAATTGTTTTATCAACATTTTCCCAGCGACACCTTTAATTGAAACGCACTTATTGGTTATGGGGTTATTAATCTTATCTTCTTTACAAAGGACCATTATATTTATATAATTGGAGAAAAAATTAAGAGGGCGTTGATATTATAATAATTATTTTACTACAACAAGATCTGTAACCGTTATATTGTTAGATTTATTTTTGTTACATATATCAGTTGTTGATCTGGAAATTTCATTCCTTGATTCTGTAATATAAAAATGTGATTTGCTTCCTAATAATAATTCAATTTCATTTTTATATTTAGAAATACCCGCTAAAAGAATAGCTTTTGAACCAGGTAATAAAGTTATTCTTTTAAAACAACATTTGCTGCCAGCAAAACGCAGTGCAGAGGGTAAATTTATTGATGTAGAAACGAAACTATCTGTTTTATAAATATGGTTTTTATTACCCTTGAGATAATAATCTCCCTTTATGCCTCTATAAACAATCATTTTTTTAGTTATAGCTGGTGATTTTTCAATAATTGAATCTAAATCGTGAGTGTAATCACGAATTACATCTTGCCAAAATTTACTAAAGCTTAAATATCTACCTGCAGTAAAAAATAATACATATTTGTCTGCCATAGTAAGTGATTTTTCCGAAATCATTTTTTCAAATAATTCAGATACTAAATGTTTACCCATAAAATGTGTATTTTTTGTAGCTATTGTAAATCCATTAGTCAATATATTTATATTTAAATAATTATTTGTAAAATCTACAGTAACATCTTTATCATCTTTTAATATACTTTTAATGTCCTTGACCTTTTCAATTCTTTCCACTGCTTGAAAAAACAGAGGGTAAAAACTTGTAAACCATTTATCATATGAAGCTACATCCTGAGAAAAACTAGATTTAGATATTTTTCGCCTCATATAACTATTAGCTATCACATCTCCATAATGTGTATATGCAATTAATGTATAAATATCTCTGGTGGGAAGATCTGATATATATTTATTCATTTTAATTAACCACTCATCATCGACCAAACTCTCAATATATTTTATATTATCTGGTTGACCCTTGTATAAAATATTACGAAGACTATAATTATTGAAGGCTAGTTGAATGCCTTGAATTTTTGTATATGTGAATTTTTGTTTGGGATAATTTAATGAGATCGGGGAAAAAGTGAGTGTATTTAAACTAGCCACAGGGAACTCCACAGTCATTGACATATTTACAATAGGTTTATCTATATCTTCTGGTTTTAAAGAGTCACAATATTTAGCATATTCGTCTTTTGTTGTGCTTTCTTGCTTCTTTTTCTTCCAAGCTTCAACAAAATTATGAACCTTGACTTTTACATGTTCAGGAATTTCACCAGGGGGCGCAGGAGATTTTTTAACTATTGGTTTTTTATCAGCTAATAATTTCATGGAGATCAGTTTATTTACATTTGCTGTATCCAATGTAATTTCATTATCTTTATAAGCTTTAACTAATTTTTTACCAGCAACACCAGATATAGTTACACATTTTTTGGTAAGTGGGTTGAAAATTTTTGTATTTTCACATTTAGAGAAATTAACTGACACCGGACTTTTAGAGATTAATTTTGTAACACTAGGGTTTTTAACCGCATTTAGAGTTTTTACACTTTTCTTTTTAGATATTGGTGAATTACTTTTAACTGGTGCATTCGGGCTAATTTTTTTTACATTTGCTTCATCTAAAACAATTTCTCCAGCTATGAATTGCTTAATAAGTTTTTTGCCAGTAACACCCTTAATTGAAACGCATTTTTTTGAAAGGGGGTTCTTTATTTGATCATCTTTACATAAGGTCACCATATTTATTTATTTAAGAGAATATTTTCTTCGTAAAATAATGATTATATACAATGTAAATATTATTTAAATGTCATTACATATTATTAATCCAACAACTTTGGTTGGAAATTATTGTTTTAATGGTAGTATTTTTGTAAAATATAAAATTAAAAATGAAGCGAATAAATATATAGAAGTTTTTTCTCATAAAATTCCTTCTGATAAAAAATATAAAGATTTACAAATTCATTGTGTATACAGATCAACACATATTAGATTTGGATCTTTACAATCAAATTTACATTTTACACCAATTAATTTAGAATCATATGAAGGAAGTATAGAAGATAATAAAATCTTATTTGAAAATTCTGGTAATGAAGACCCACGAGTATTGTGTTTAAATGATAAATTGTTTGTTAGTTATAGTAGAATTATTAACCCAATAGTACAAAAATATATTAAGCAGTTATTTATTAAGATTGAAGGTACATTTATTAATAACAACTTCAAAAAAGACAATATTAAAACAATGACATTTGATAAATTAAATTGTCAAGCTGTTAAACAAAAAAACTGGACTTTTTTTGAGCAAAATGGTCTAATATATATAGTATATAATGTTATGCCCTTGGAAATATTTATTTGGAATCCAATTACAGATTTATTAGAATCATCATTAGATATATTACCTCTAGTCTCTAGAAATTGGGAACATCCAAAATATCCAAAATTAATACTTCGTGGGGGTTGTCAACCTATAAATGTTGATGGAATATATTATATATTTGTTCATTCAACTGATTATGCAATGTATTGTTTTACTTTGGATCCAATTAATTTTGATACATTGAAAATTACTTTAGAAGAAATTATCCCTAACAGGGGTAATAAATTAGATATACATTTTCCATGTGGAGTAATATATGATGAGAATAAAAAACTCTTTCATGTGAGTTTAGGGGTTAATGACACTAATCTTGCAATTTTTAATATAAGTAAAGATGATTTGGATAATAAGATGGTAAAAATCCATAATTTTAATTCAGTTGTTATAAAAGATGATATATGGGCTGCTCATATGATTGATAGTAATATGAATTTATGGATTAATAGTTGGGGTGGGTGTGGAAATGACTTGTTATCTCTTTATTGTCAATATAATGGATTAATTTGTAGAAGTAAACCATGGGATAAACTCGGATGTCATTATGGAAAATATGTAAATATTCCAATAAAAAAAATATATATTGCCGCAGACCCTTTAATATCTCTTGCTTCAATGAAGAGAACAAATTGTTTAGAAACTAATTTTTATAAATTATCTAATCAAACTAGTAGTTCTAATCAATATTCTTTAACTGGATTGTTATATTTTATGTGGATGCAACTATTAAATTGGTATGATAAACCGGATGTTTTCGTAGTTAAGGAATCTAATTTACGAAACAAGTTTTTAAAATTAGAAAGTTATATTGGACGTACAAATTTTTTTAAAAATTATCCGGATAAAGATGATAATATAGAAAAATCATTGGAAAAAATTGAAGAAATTACTAATATTTTAGAGAAAGAAAACAATTTTGTGTGTAATTTTATTTACCAAAAAATAATTGAAATCTTTAATAAAATAGATTAATTATTTTACTATTATGGCTGACCCATTAGACCTATATTCTTCCAACATTAATTTGATATCCTCAATCAAAGGTTTTATTTCATTTTTATTAAGCTTTTCAATATTATTTAGTTGATATAAAATCTCTTTTAATTCATCATCTGTCATATCCTCTCTCAAAATTCGTTCCTTGTCATTTTTATAATACTCTTTGAATATCTTATGTCCTTGTAACAAAAGTTCATTAAGACCATTTGTAAAGTTTACTATATCCCATTTATTATTCCTAAATATCTCTATGGTGTTTCGTTTGATGCTTTTAATACGAATATTTTGATTCTCTGGATAATTTGGATCGCAATGAAGATTTGCAAGTAGCTCTCGAAATCTTAATTCAAGAAAGAGTGAGCTAATTAAACTCTCTGGGAGGGCATCCATGTTTTCTCTTCCAAAATCACGTATTTTAGTCACAGCATTTATATTTGTTGTAATATTATTAATTTGTGTATTATTATTATTTGTAATATTATTAGTACTAATAATCTTCAAGGTTTTCACTTCATCGGATAATGCTATTATTTTAGATTGTAATTCATTTATAATATTCATTTTTTGGGTTTTACATGTATCCTTATGTTTACATTTATTTGAACGAGAATTGAATTTTTTCCCACATAATTCACAGTTATAAGTTTTATTATTATATTTTTTATCAAACTCTGATATCAATAACTCTATAGAACTATCTTCAATTATAGGTTCACAATGGATTTTTTTAAGAAGATGTCTTTTTAAATTACTCTTATGTTCTGATGAATACCCGCAACGTTTACAAACAAACTCCATTAATATTATTTTATATAGAATAATTTTAAGTATTGATCAAATCATAACAAAATTGATCAAATCATAACATTTTAAAGACTGAGAAATTCTATTTTCAAGAATAATACAAAAAAATATTACGGTATTGTGTAATAACTAATATTGATTACAAAATTGATCAAATCATAACATTTTAAGAGGGGGGGGGTAAAATGGTTTTGAAAGTATTTGACTTTGAAATGAAAAAGTTTTGAAAAGTTATAATATTTTGAATAAAATTTAAGAAAATAAAATATACTTGTATAAACATTATAGACGAATGTTTATACAATTTAATCTTTAAAATAACAGGAATTAGATGTGGTTTTGTAATGTTTATACAACGATTTTGGGGTATAATGGTTTTATTTTTCAATGTTCATTCCATATTTTTTAATTAAATCATGTTTATCTACAATGTCCTTGCGAACATGTTTTAATGACATTAGTCTTTCAATATATTTTTCACAACTATGATTTAATGTAATGTCTCGTAATTCATCTTTTTTAATAATTTTATTTATAAATTCTGCATAGTTCAGTGCATCTATTTCATATAAATTATCAACGCCGCCCTTTTTGTTTAATCTAATCCCCCCAGGAATATGTTTAAATGAAACATTTACTGGAATTAATGGAATTATGTCTTCTTCTATTTCGAGGCGAATACATTCATCAACACCATCTTCAAACCATTTAATAAACTGATTATTTCCAATTATAGGGATACCGAATGTATGACATGTAATATGTATAGATTTAAACATGCTAGCATAATATGCTGAGGCTATTGCAGCCATTCCTCCACCCATACTATGGCCAGAAAAAATGATTCTTTCAATTGGAAAAGAATGAATGACATCTTTTAAATCTTCAGTAATTTTTGGTTCAATAGAAAAAAACTGTTCAAAAAATCCTGTATGAACGTAAATATCTTTCATTATTTTTTTGGGTCTTATATCAACCGCATCCATAACATCACATATATCTTTAGTTCCCCTAAAAGTTACATAAATTGTATTAGATTTCCATATCATATACCCTTGAGAGTCTCTTTTTTTATTTTTGTTTGAATTTCCATCATAAAATCTTGGAACTAATTCATCAGCTTTTGGAGAATGCATATCCAGAATAATTTGATCTACAACATTATCAACCCTTTTATGAACTTCTGGATTACATGTCATTAAATTACAACTAAAAATATTTCTATTACCGTTTTTTTTAAAAATACCCCTAATTTCATTTGGGTTTTCATATGCAACCTTACTTCTAAGACATGAAAATACCATCTCTTGTATTTTATAAGGTTTTAGTTTAGCTTCAATGAAAAATTTTCTAGAATGCATTTGCATTATAATAATATTATTTTAAAACTTATTTTTAAATAGGTAAAATAAAATTGAATCGATAGAGTTAAATAGGAAAAACACAAAATTAAATACAATTACAGATGAAGATAATAAAAAAATATTATAATTCTGTGTTAAACGAAATGGAGGGGCTTAAGATTATTTAATAATATTTAATGGTTTTTGCCAGAAAACCACCACTAATATCTCCTCCTGCTTGATCTATAGCACTAGTTTCACAATCAAAACATTTGGAAGGATTTGCAAGCCATGCTCCATCTAGGCCACATCTATTAATCATTTCTCTTTCAGCATCAAACGATTTCGATTTATGGTTTAAATATTGGGGTGCTCCATAAAATTTTTCATATATATTCGTGAATGATATAAATATGAACAATATAGTGATAATAATAAATATAATTAAAGTTATTCTTGATGAGTCTAAAGTTTTAAATTTCATTTTATATATATAGATTTTTTATTAAACCCTTTGTTGAAAACAAGGAATAGGGGTATCTAAAATAGCTAAACATGTCATGTTATTTAAAATTGAAAATAAAAGTTTTTTTAGAAGGCTTTTATGGGTTTTATCAAAATTATATTTTACAATGTTCTTATTAATTATAAATCCCACAAGCCAACACGAAAACGATGAATTGTATTCATACAGGCCGAAAGGGGTCGTGAACGCAGTCTTATGCGCGTCTTCTTCAGAAATTCTTATCTGATAATTGGTTTTTGTTTTTTTTGTAACTTTATTTATGTAAAGGCACCCAGGGACAAAATCTCCAAGCCATATATTAAAAGTTATACCCAACCAATCATCATTTGGATCATCTGTTATAATAATATCTCCTATAAATTCTCTTTTGTATTTATTAGAATGTATTATATTTGAACAATTTCTCCTTCTAATCATTTTAAAATCATATAACTCTTTAAAATATTTATCTTATATTTCAATTTTTTAATCATATTTAAAGAACATATTTAAGAATAAAAAGTAATTAATTTAATAGAAATTAATGTCTACTACTGAAGACAACAAACCTATAATAAATGTGAATACACGATATTTTAATTCATTAGTAATTTCAGGAGGGGCGCTAAAAGTAATATCAGTAATAGGATGTATTAAATATCTGCAAGAAAAGCTGATGACTGATAATATTAAGAATTTTATTGGAACATCAGCTGGATCTATAATGTGTTTATTTATGGTATTAGATTATACATATGCTGAAATAATAGATTGCCTTGTACATAATTTAAGTGATCCAGAAATAAATACATTTGATCCGAGTGAATGTTTTGACATACTTACAAATTATGGTATAAGCAGTGGTAAAAATATAGAATTATTAATTCAGAGGATAATATATAAGAAATTAAAAGTAAATGATATAACTTTTATAGATTTGACAAAATCTACAGGAAAAAATTTGGTTGTTTGTGTAGCAAATTTATCAAAAGAAAGAAGTGAATTTTTTAACGTTGATACGATGCCAAATCTAAGTATTGTAACAGCTATTCGTGTGTCATGTTGTATACCAATTATTTATTCCCCTATAACAATAAATGAAGATGTTTATATGGACGGTGGTTTATATAATAATTTCCCGATTGATTATTTGAAAGATAATAAATTAAAAGATATATTAGGGTTAAATATAATTTATAAAAATTATAAAAATATTGACAATTTTTTTAGTTATATAAGTTTTGTAGTAAATAGTTTGGTTGATAAAGTAAATTCTAAAGTTTTAAATGACATTGAAAAGAATATTGTAATTATGGATTTTATCGAAGATGATTGGTTTTCGTTAACTGAATTGAAACTGAAATTTCCAAAAGATAATTGGGTTGCATATATAAATATGGGTTATAAAGCAATAAAAGACAAATTAGAGGCTTAAGAATTATATTTTATTTAAACTATTTTGAGTAAATTGTATTAAATCGTCTGAATTATTCCTGTCTCCTTCAAATTCACCAATTAAATCTCCATCAGATGAAATAGCTAATATTGTTGGGAAAGAGGATACTCCATATTTATTTGCTAGATCTTTATTTTTATCAAAATCAAATTGGACGAAAACGACTTTGTCAAATTTATTTTGTTGTTTTAATTTATCGTATGTATCCATGAATGTTCCATCCTTCATATATTTTTTACAATGACCACACCATTCTGCATAAAATAGGCAAATTTTTAATTTATCCCCTTCAAATTTTTCAACTTTATTCTTTTCTTGTGGGATATACTTTGATATATCATTATATGCCAAATATATTGCATATCCAACAACAATAATCACAAAAATCCATAAAAACATTTTTAATAAGCTCATTATATTTATATATTATCAATAGAAAAAATATATAGTTCATCAGCGAGATTAATATTGTTATTCTTTAAATAACAATTAATTTGTTCATGTGATTTTTCGTCTAAACATAATATTACAGTGATTTTTGTAAAATCAATATTATTATTTTTTAAGAATGCATTTAAAAAGACATCATAATTAATGATAAAAACTCTAAATTTATTTTCATTTATTTGAAAATTATTATCATCAATAATACATACCGGATAATCTTTATCATTTAAAATATTTTTCATTTCGATAATATCATCTCTCTTATCATATAATATTAATGTTTGGTAAATATTAATACTTTCATATAAGTGCTCAATAAAATTAATGACTTTATTCATAATTAAAATAATATATTAAAACATACTTAAATATTTACAAAAGTAGTATTTATAATGACTGATATCATTATAATAAATCCATTACAATTTATTGAAAAACGTCCTGACTTAAATATAGAATCGGTTATCTATAAGAAATACGCCGATTTATTTAATAAATACCAATGTTTTTCAAATACCCAGATAAATTTATTTACTCCTCCCCCTAGAAATGATTATTCATTTAAAGGAAATAGTAGATATAATAATTATAATAAGAAGAGTCATTTAAATGATGACAGAAATACATTTATTGATAGGAAACCAAAAGACTTGAATAAAGTAATATTAGGAATATTAAATGTTTTAAATAATGATAATTATGAAAAGATGTTTAAAAAAATAAAATTATTGAAATCTGAACAAAATATAGGTAAAATTATATTAGAAGTTTTAGATAAATGTAGTATTCAGGTGTTTTACCTGAATATTTATATGCGTCTAATTGATGATATTGTTAATACATGCAATGAAGCTGAGAAAAAGATTGCCCTAGAAGCAATAAATAACTTTGTAAATACTTATATTAATAATTCTGAATGGCTTAGTGAATATGTTATTAATAATCAAGAAGAAGCATATAATTCATTTTGTAATAGTCAGAAACTCAAGTCATTATTAATTGCAAAAAATATGATGGTAAATAGACTAATGACAATTTTAAAGTTAGAAAAAACTGTAGAGGAATATGCTATTAAAATAATTAATGATTTAAAGAATACATTAGATGATAAAAATGAAAATGTATGCGTAATAATTATTCAAATGTTGATTTATATGATAAAGACAGTAAAATCATTAATTAAAAGTATTTTTAATATTGATCCTAAATATATGTATTCTAAAATTTCTGGCTCGAAAACAAAATTTATTATTGAAGAATTCTTTTCACTTCTTAAAAATTAAAAAGCTGGTGCAAATCCTCTTACATTTTCAAATCCCTCAATTATATTTGAGGAATCCATCTTTGGAATTTGTGGTATTTCAGGCATTGAAAATCCACTTTTAGAGTTTAGATCAATTTTTGAGGATGGATCAATATTAGCCACATATTTTTGCATATCAGTCAAGCTTTTTTGAACAGTTTGTAGATTATTCTGAACAGTTTGTAGTTTTGTCATTGCATCTGCAGTTCTATGAACTAATTCTTGACTCAGAGCACTATTAGAGGATGATTTTGTTGTGGATGTTATTTTAACATCACTATTTTCATTTGATGTATCATCTGATTCTACACCCTTAAAACGACTAATTAATCTGTTTGCACTATCTGAAAAAACAGATTTGTTTGCTTTTGTTTCATTAGATGTTTCGCTAGTTGTTTCACTAAATGTTGTTGTTCCTAATGAATTATATTTATCTTGAATAAACTTTAATCGTTGTCTATCACTAAGGGTTGCGACTTTTTTTAAAGTATCTTCATTAAACATAACTTCCATTATTTTCCCTTTTTGATCTTTATCAGCAATTTCCAATGACTCTATATCATCTAAAATAAGAACTCTTAAATCATATTTAGATTCTTCTGAAGTTGTATGGGCGTTATTTTTTTCAGATACTTTACTTTTGGGGGGTGTTTTAGGTTCTTCATAATGTTCGACATCATCGTCGAATAAAGTGAAAGCTTCTTTCTTTTTATTAGAATTCATATAATCAATAATGAAGTGTCCGGCATATAATAATGCAATTAATATAAAAACAACAATGATAATTTTATATTTGGTATCCATTTAGTTTTTGTTTTATGGAAGAAAATAATTTATTTATTTGTATACTATTGTCTTTGATTTTTGGCCACAGGTTTGAATTTAAGGTTTTTTTCATAGTATTAAACTTTATTTTCATAATATTATATTTGGTTTTATATTCTTCTCCTTCAATTACTGTAAATTGTTCAAGTCTTCTAAGCGATATTAAAATTATCAAAAACAATAATAAAAGAATGTAGAATTCAATGTCATTTATAAAACGTGATCTATATACATAATATACTACTAAACAAGTAAATACAATTACAAAAAGTATCATTTAATATATAGTCACAAAGATTAATATTTTTTTTATTCACGGGGTATAAAAAAACAAAACTTTAATATATAATGGAATTTGTAATAATTAAGGGGGTATTACTGGTTATTTATGGTATATTAAAAAGTCTATTATGTATTGGCGAATTGATACCAGAAAGAATAGTTAAAAGAGTAGTTGATTGGAAAATTTTAACTCATGATTTAAGTACGGCTGGTTTATTATTAATTTTAATATTTTTAATATTTAGTATATATACTTTATTTCATGGTTTATCATACTTAAAAATCGCCCCTAAAAAAATTGGAAAATTTTATAGCTATATATATAGTTCAGTTATAGCATATTTTATATTTGGTATAATTTTAGTCTCATTATATGGGTTAATTTTATTAACAGATATAATAAATAAAAATGAAAAGCATAATGATACATATAAAATAGTTGGTTTTACCGGGGGCATTATATTTTTTATCTCAGCATTGGTGGCCTTGATAATTAAAAGAAAATTTAATTATCTATCATTGTTTTTATTATTGACGTTAATAATAATTTTAATTGGGATATCCGTGATGCTAATTGCAAGTGTATATATTGAAAAACAGAATGGTGATAAAGAGTTCTTAGTTTATAAAGTTTTTTCAGCAGTAATAGTTCCATTAACGGTATTTTAAAATAATTTAAAGGTTTATAATTCAAAATATAGTAATACACATGCAAACTTATGAAAGTATTTATAAAGAGTTGATAGAACAGATAAATAAGGAAAAAGTTTTAAAGGATAATGTTAAAGGGGTAGATTTAATAACAATAGATACAGTAGATAGAACTCAAATGGAAGATGATAAAAAAAATATGTTCTACGAAAAGTCGGTTGATTCTATATACAAAAATGACATAGTTATATTAGATAACAAACAATATAGAGTGATTGATGTTTCACGGAGTAGTGGGGTAAGAAAGTGTAAATATTTAATCGTTGCTAATAATAATTATGGCGAGAAAGTTGAAAAAATATTTAAAAAGAGAGATATGGTTTACATTCCAAAATAAATTTAAAAATCAATCTTATGATGTTATTTAAATTTATTTTTATAGTTTAATAAATGACTAAATTAGTTTTCGATAGTTGTACAAGTGAAGAAAAATGTAGGAAATGTGATATTGGTTATATTTTAAAAAATTACATTAAGCCCCTGATGCAAACTTTAACTAATGATGTTAAGGACTATTATATGCGTTTATTAACAACAAAATGTCTTAATACTGCAGTAATGTTATCTATATTTATGTTAGGTAAAAATAGAGGTATTGAAATAGCGAATTATTGCGATACAGAAGCGACTAGGAAAAGACATATAGAAAATAAGGATGATAATTCTTCGATTATATCATATTTTAAGAAGGATATTCTCAGTAGTATTAAAACAAAGCAAAGGTATTTATATTATATTTTATTAACTGATGGAAAGTTTCCAAATAGAGATGCAAGTAAAGAATCTTTATTTTTCCCAGGGCATGTATTAATACTTGAAAAAATACCAGACTTAAAATCAAATAAGGCATATTATTATTTTTATCAATCTTATATTAATAGTTATGATCTAAAAGATCATATAAAGAAAAACAATAATTCTTTAAAACTAACCTATGAAAAAACTGAAGCTTTACTAAATAATTTAGAATATATATTAGAATCTCCTATATGGGATAGTAAATGCGTAGAAGCATGGGAAAGTTTTACATTTGCAAATACTGAAAATTTATTGGGCTCACAGTCGAAGAACAATTTCTTTCTTTGTATTCGCAAGGCAAAAGTAGTAGACTGTTTAAAACATATTGAAAGATACACCATTGAAAAGATAAATGAGTTAAAAAAAATTCCTCTTGATAATAAAATTTATGGAGATAATACATTATATGATGAAAAACAGAAACCATTGACAGTAAAACAAATGTCGAAGCAATTAAATAAATTATACGAAGACGTATATAAATATAAAAATATTTTATCTGCTAACAGAATTTAAAATATTTGTAAAGTTAATAATGTTGTCAAAAATTCGTGAAACAACAGAGAAGCCTTTTGTATTTATTATAGATATTGACGGTACTATTATTGGTGATATAAAACCACAAGTAATGTTGTATGAAATGAATATAGCTTTAAAACGGGAGGATAAAAAAATAAATGTATTTAATGTTAAAGAATTTCAAAACAAATTACAATCTGGTATAGTAAGACCATATTTTAGTAAATTTATTAAAAAGATAAAGGAAAATTATAGTAATGCAGAATACTTTGTTTATACAGCTTCTGAAAAACAATGGGCAACATTTTTAGTTCCACACATTGAAAAGGCATTAAATATTAAGATAAACAGACCTATATTTACAAGACAACATTGCTCTTTAGTAAATAATAGTATTCAAAAATCGATTAAAAAGATTTCTCCTGATATTCTCAAAACATTAAGGAGAAAGTATGGTAATATAAAGTCATTGGAAGATAAATATATAATTATTGATAATATAGCAGTTTATGAGGCAAATGATCAACCCAAAATGTTAATATGTCCAACATATGATTTTAAATTACCAGAAAATTTACCAGCAATAATAAATGAGAGAATATTTAAAAATCACAGAGAAATAGTTTTAGGTATTATTAATAAATATGTTATTTTACCTGAAACTAATACCTATTTAGAATTTCAACAAGTCTATTATACATATTATATAAAATATATATCAAATATTTTGAGGTCAAATAATTTTCAAAGTAGAGACAAATTTTTCTTATACTTGTTAAATATTATTTTATATAAAAAAATAAATAATTTTTCAGTGAATACAGTTTCATATATTGGGAAAAAAATAAATAATAAGATTCAAGAGACAAGATAGGATGAATTTTTATAATTCAAGCTTCAAGATTTTTTCAATATAATATATTGCTTGGAGGCAACTATCACTTGCATCATCCTGTTTTTTTAGTTTGTTAAACCATTCTAGTCTTTCTGGGAAAAGGTCAACTATATATAGTTTAACAAGTTCAATACTAGTTTTTTTCCTGTCTTTATAAGTTTCTTTTTTAATATTTGTGCCTTTATTACATTTTAATTTATTAGTAGCGGATATAAATTTGACTTCGTGAATATTACCATATAATAGTCGCATCATATTAAAATATGTATAAATAACAACAGAAATTGTTTTCATTACACCATTTTTAAGCATTGGTTGATTTTCAATTAATACAATATCAGCTTCGAATTTATCATCAAAATTTTCGTTGAGTGATACTAATACAGCGTTAACAATTTCATCAATGGTCATTTTTGTGCAATTTTCTTTATTATTAATTACACATAGAGTATCCCATTGTATAATTTTTGGTTTTGTTTTATTATTAGGCTCTTCAACATCTAAATAACAGTAACTTAAATTTTTAATGCCCGGATCACATGATAGAATCTTCATTTTCTTAAATAATTAATTTGTTCTTAAATAATTTAATTGCGGATAAATCACATATAAAGTTGTATCATACACATTTAATATATTAACTATGCAAGTTCAACAAGATCTTAAAAATAATGGTTTTGACAAAGATCTAGGCTTGGATCTTTTAATGAATCCTAAGAAAAAATTAGGCAGTGATGCTATATCCTTAAGTTCTAGGAGTTCTTTTAATGATGATAAGATAAGTGTTAAAAGCGGAAGTATTAGAAGTATTAATATTCAACCAGATGTTATTGATGTTGGTAATCATATAAATCAACAATCTGAAGATGAGGAGGAATATGAAGAATCAGATGATGTAAGTTATGAAACAGAAATGCCTCAACAGTACTCTTCGAAAAGAAAAAATCCATTTAAATATCAAAAAAGTGGGGACACATCATCTGAAGGGAGTCAATTAGAATCACTTGGAAGTATTATGCATGAGCAAAGAAGGAGATTATCAGATGAAGATATTTTGATAATGAAAAAAGAATTATTATATCAATTTGAAAGGCTAGAGAAAAAAGGTATGAAGTTACCAAAAAAATTTACTCTTTCTTCAAGTCTTGAAGAAATGAAATCTGAATTTGAGAGGCTTAAAAGGGATAGAGCTGTCGATGGAAGTATCAAACTCCAGAGACGTATGATGATGGCTGTTGTATCTGGTGCAGAATGGTTAAATGGTAAATTTGATCCAATTGGAGCCAAACTCGATGGTTGGTCGGATAGTGTATATGAAAATATTGATGATTATGATGAAACATTCGAAGAATTATATGAAAAATACAAAGGAAAGGCTAATTTCCCTCCAGAAATAAAATTGTTAATGTTATTAGGTGGTAGTGCATTTATGCATCATATGACTCATAGTATGTTTAAGAGTCAATTACCTGGTTTAGATTCAATTTTAAAACAAAATCCAGAACTTGCTCGTAATTTAGCAGCAGCAACAAGTCAACATATGGCGCAACAACAACAAGGTGCAGGCAATTTATTTGGTAATTTAGGAGGGATGTTTAGTAGTTTTTTTGGTGGCGGACAACAACAGCAGCAACAGCCTGATTTTATGAATTCTCCCCCACCAGTTTATGTCCCAGTTCCACCTATGCAGGATCATAGGATTCCACAACAATATCCCTCTGCACAACAACAACAAAGAATGAGTATGAAAGGACCTTCAAATGTTGAAGACTTATTGAGAGAATTTGAAAACAATAACATTGATAATGATAGAATCGAAGCAATGTCATCCATAGCAGAATCTGAATTAGAACTTACAGCAGATGATTCATCAAGTATTAATGGAATTTTAATGGGATCAAAGAAAAAGGGGGGCAAGAAAGGAAGAACATTGAATTTATAGAAAATCTGAAATAAAATTTATTCAATATTTGCAAGTACACCATCAACTGTTCTTAAACAACCTTCAATAAATCCCTGATAATCACTATATGCTTCTCCACAAATATGTATATTTTTATTTTTTCCAAATGATGCTAATTCTTTTATAACATCTTCTGAAATATGGCCGGGTTTCCATAAATGAACACCAGATCTATATGGTTCATTTGACCAGTCTAAAACACTATAATATTTTATCGAAAAAGGTGCATTAGCATTTGGAAAAATACTTCTTATATAATGCATTAAATGATTTTTCATATGGGTGTTATCATTACTGAAAGGGAGAGACTTTACATCTTTACAAGATATAAACGGTTTCCAATAATTTAATGACGGAATATCTCCATATAACATGATCAACCCAGTCTTATCATGTTCGCTATAACTATAATGTATTTCACGACATGGTACTTTATCAGCATTATAGTTCGGTCCAGGAATAATACCGTCTTTACCAAATGGTGGATTTTCTAATATGATAAAAATCTTAAAGAGCTTGACAACCAATACACTATTAAATAAAGTATTAATTGTCGAGGGGAAACCATTAATATACTGATAAGCATTTTTTTGACATGTGAATATGGCATGATTACATTCAATATTAGGTTTAATGGAATTTGTTGTATGGACCACTATGTTATTCTCTTTTTCATCATCATATGCGATGACACTCGTATTTAATAAAATTGTGACGTTTGAATAAGTATTAAGCTTACTTAGAAGTTTCTCAATTAATTGATAAGAACCTCCATTAATTGTTATTAGGTTATCTTTAGCTGTTGCTAAAATGTCAAGCATAAAACATAATTGGTCTGCTGCATTTGGATTTATACTAAGCATATGATAAAATGTACCTTTATGTTGAAGATAATCCATTGCTTCTTTGCTTAAAACATGTGCAAGTGTATCCCATAGTCCGTGTGAATTGAGAGGACGACCTTGAAAGACACCATATTTTTTCAGCCATTTCTTTTTTTGATCTCGTTGTTTATCATGGATTATATCATTTTCAACATCCCACTGGTCATCAAGTATTTTTTTCAGAGCATATTTTAAGAGAGCAAATCCTGGGGATAAACTAGAATATGTTTTAATTGCTTCTATTTCTTCAAATAGAATTTTATTAAAATCAGGTGGTTCTATAGGACACGTATATGGTACAAAATATTTTGTAGGGATTTCTAATTCTAATAGAAGATTAGCAAAATTTTCCTGTAAATCTGGTTCAAATCGCATCGGACCATATTCTAATATATGATCTCCGATTTTTTCAGTTAATAAACGACCACCTAAACGATTTAATTTTTCAACTACTGTAATATTTCCAATATGTTCTCGTTGTGCTAAACGGTAAGCTGTATAAAGTCCACTTATCCCCCCTCCAATAATCACGTAATTTTTGTCCATCATACTAAATACATATTAAAACTCTTTAAATAATTTTTTAAAAACGTTGTGTTTTAAAACATTAAAATTTATATATATGATAATATCATAATCTAATGTCTTTATTACGTGAATCTCCTTTATCATCTCCATTTAGAAATATTTTAAAAGAAATTAATATTACCCAGAATAAGAATGTAGAAAATGTAAATGAAATATTCGAGGTCAGAAAACAAATTTATGATAACAGGGAGCTTTTTTATAAAGTCACAGAGAGTAATCAGATTGTATTAGAAAATCAAAATGAAATTGATGAAATTACTGAGAATGTTAAAAAAGGGAGACAAATGTTATTAGAAGAACTTTCTAAAAATAGAGAACTGGTAAATGATAAAAATAATCTTGATGAATTTAAAACGATATCATTAAATATATGCACTGAGAACTTGCAAAATATCAAACATTTAAAATTATGTTTTGATAATCAAGAATTTAATACAGATGATTTACAAAATTTCATTGACAATATTGAATACTCTATTGGTAATATTATTGATTTAGTAAATGAAAATGTGAAAAATAAGGCTGATAAGATTAATTCAAATTTTGAAAAAAATACTTCATTAATTAAATCATTGTCAGATTTGTATAATATTTTTAAAAGTACATCCAGTTTACATACATGTCCATCGTGTATGTTAAATGAATCAAATGTTTTTTGTAATTGTGGTCATACATTTTGTAATACATGTATAGATAAATCTAAATATTGTTATATGTGTAGGGCGCCTATAACAAAGATAAATAAATTATATTTAAGTTAAATTAGTGGTGAGAATTATTCTTTATATCGGATATTATTGAACCTTTATCTAATGTAATAACTCTATTAAAATATTTCAATAATTGTTCATCATGTGTTATTGCTAATACAGTCTTTTCTTTTATTAATTTAATTAAAATATTAAATACTGTATCTCTTGTATTAGAGTCTAATGCTGATGTAGGTTCATCCATTAAAATAATATCAGGATTATGTAGTAAAACTCTAAGTATCATTATAATTTGTTTTTCTCCACCTGATAAATTAGATCCATATTTACCTGCAAGTGTTTGTAATTTATCAGGAAATCTATCAAAAAAGCTTGTTAATTCTAGTTTATTTATAAGATTTATAATGTCATTTTCTGTAGAATTAAAGTTACCATAACCAATATTTTCTAATAGTGATCTGTTAAATAATAATGGTGTTTGTTGTGTCATACCAATTTTTGTACGAACATAATTTTCATTCAATTTGGAATATGGAAATCCATTTAAATAAATTTCACTACCACCTTGTAGTTTATTATGTTTCATAATTAATCTAAATAATGACGATTTTCCACTTCCAATTTCTCCTACAAATGCAACATTATCACCACAATTTATATCGAATGATATGTCATTTAAAATAAGTTTAGTATTTCTTGTATAGTTGACATGTGATAAAATCAAACAATTTTTTGTATTAATTATTTCATGATTAATTTGTTTATCATTTTCATTATTTTCATTTTCTCTAAATAATTCAAGTGCTTCTGAAATAGTTCCATATCTAATCATAACTTCTTTAAATGAAGAAGTATGTTTCATTGTTGTGTTGGTCAAGAATAACATAATAATTAAAATGGAAATTACAGCAGCTAATTTAAGTTTTTTGTTTTTGTATAAATTCTTGCATCTCAAAACAAATAATATTATTAAAAATATAAATATAGCCATAAACATAAATTTGTATTTATTGCTGCACCAAAATGTATTTATACTTAATCTATCGTAACACTTTTGATGTTCATCTAATCTTTTTACTTCATATTGATAACTATTATTACCAATAACTGAAATAAGATTTCTTAAGATTTCATCAATTTCTTCGAAAATCTTATTATGATATTGATCTCTCATTTTAGAATCACCATTACATGCTTTCAAAGCCTTTATTGTAAATGTGATTATTACAATTGTCATTACAGCTAGTATTAATGCCAATTGCCAATCTATTTGTAAAAAGTAAATAATAATACATAGATAAATAATGAAAGATGGTATAATATTATTTCTCCAATCTTCGATATAATTATATATTAGGTTAGGTAATCTAACTAATTTTGCAATAATTTTTCCTATTTCAACTTCTTTTAGATCAGTTGATCTAATTTTGATTATATGATCAAGACAAACCTGTCTAATAAATCTATGTAGTTTTGGATATAATATTACATCTATTAAATCATTAATGAAAAGAAATATTTGTACAATAATAATTAGACCAATAATTGTAATTATAAGAAGCTTAATAGATTGATTTGTTTGTAATGATGATATAAATTTACCATAAAAATGAGGGAGTAAAACGTCATTTATTGGTAATGCTAATATACAAATACAATATACAATAAATAAACTTTTATTTTCGTTAATAAATTGTTTTACTAGTTGATTAAGTGTAATCATTTTACTTTATACAATTTTTTAAAAAAAGAGTGAAAAAAATTGAAGCTCATATTATAGATTATTTTATAATCCCATAAATTTAAAAATAATGGAAAGGGCCACAGAAGATTTTAATTGGAACGGATGTATTGCACTTGCCAGTGTAAACGACGTAGTATTTTACGAAGGAATTATTGGAACCAATGGTAATTTTTTACCAATCGAAAGTGGTGCATTTAAATTTGTAATTAAGGTTGGTGGAGAATATGGTTTAGATTCATATACAAGAGAAAAAGTAAGTTATGAAGAGATTAGAAGAGATATAATTAAAGTTTATAACGAATACGTTATTTTTGACGAACATTCTTACGATTATGTTCAAATGATCAAACATTTACCAACCTATAAGGGCTTGATTAATAAGAGAAAACTCTCGTCGAGGTTACAAACGGTGCTTAAAAATTCATCTGGAAATTTTGAAGAAGCATTTAATCCCAAGAATAAGATTATTATCAATACATTTTGATATCAATAAATTTTGATTCAAGAACCCTTGAAATTATTTATCACAATTTTGACGGATATTCATTAATTTTGCTTTTTTATACATTAAATTTTGATTTTTTATACATTAAATTTTGATTTTTTGAATCAATCATCCTGAACAGGAAATGCACACGTCATCTGTACAAATAAAATTTTTCTTTTTTTCATTTTTAACAACATTATCTGTCGGTTTAATTGGTTCCATAGTAAATTGTTGTGGTTTACTTTTAGCTTTAGTTCGCAAATAATAAATACCTGTCTTTAAACCTTTTTGCCAAGTATAAAAATGCATACTTGATAATTTTTTGAAATCGGGATCTTCCATAAATAAATTCATGCTTTGAGATTGACATACATATGCACCTCGATCAGCAGCTAAATCAATTAATGATTTTTGTTTCATTTCCCAAACGATTTTGTAAAGATCTCGTAAATTTTGAGGGATTTCACTAATACTTTGGATACTACCATCATTAATAATAATCTTATTTTTCATTTCCTTGCTCCATAACCCAATTTTTGATAAGTCATTGATTAAATATTTATTTACTAGAATAAATTCTCCAGCCATAGTTTTTCTCTTATAAATATTTGAGGTAAATGGTTCAAAAGCCTCATTAAATCCGCAAATTTGTGAAGTTGATGCTGTTGGCATTGGTGCAATTAATAAACTATTTCTCATACCATATTGAATAATATCATTTTTAAGTGCATCCCAATCATATCTTCCTGGTGTTGGAATGACATTCCACAAATCAAATTGGAGTTTACCTTGTGATGTAGGAGAACCTTCAAATGAACTATATGAACCTGGATATTTTGATGTAGGTTCGGGATCGAATTCATTTAAATTAAGATAAGTATTAATATCTTCATTATCTGTTTTACCCATTTTTTCCATTACAAAGTTATGCCTTTTCTTTGAAATTTCCATTGATTCTTCAACAGCAGCATGATACATAGTTTCAGCAATCAATTTATTAAGTTCCTTGGCTTCATCACTTTCAAATGGATATTTCATCAAGATAAATGCATCAGCTAATCCTTGTAGACCGATACCAATAGGTCTATGTTTTAGATTTGAAACTCTGGCTTTTTCTACTGGATAAAAGTTTACATCAATAATTTTATTTAGATTTTTGGTAGCAATTTTAACGATTTCGTGAAGTTTTTCGAAATTAAAAACAGGATTACCTTCTTTATCATATTCAATATATGTAGGTAAACAGATACTTGCTAAATTACATACAGAAGTCTCCGTTGGTGATGAATACTGAATAATTTCTGAACAAAGGTTGCTGCTTTTAATCGTCCCTAAGTTCTTCTGATTACTTTTAATATTAGCAGCATCTTTATAAACAATATATGGTGTGCCTGTTTCAATTTGGCTTTCCAGAATCTTAAACCATAACTCCTGTGCTGGTACCTGTTTATTGTACATTCCTTTAGATTCATAACTTTCATAAAGTTCTCTAAATTCATCCCCATAAACGTCGGCTAATCCTTTACATTTATCTGGACACATTAAACTCCATACACCATTATCTTTTACTCTCTCCATGAATAAATCAGGAACCCACATTGCATAAAATAGATCCCTTGCTCTATCCTCTTCATGACCATGTGGTTTTTTTAGTTCTAAAAAGTCGAAAATATCAGCATGCCATGGCTCAAGATAAACAGCAATACTGCCTGGTCGTCTTGAACCTTGATCAACATATCTAGCTGTATTATTAAATACACGAAGCATTGGAATAACACCTGTAGATGTTCCATTAGTACCACGGATTCTGCTATTTTTTGCACGAATATTATGAATATGAATTCCAATTCCACCAGAATATTTAGAAATTAAAGCACATTCTTGAAGTGATGAAAAAATTCCTGAAATACTATCATCATTCATTGATAAAAGAAAACAAGATGATAATTGTGGTCTCGGTGTCCCTGAATTAAATAATGTTGGGGTTGCATGGGTAAAATATTTTTTAGACATATAATCATAAGTCTGTAGAGCATCCTTGAAATCTACCCTGTGAATTCCCAAAGATACTCGCATTAACATTTGTTGTGGTCTTTCAACAATTTTACCATTGACACGGAGTAAATAAGATCTTTCAAGAGTCTTGAATCCAAAGTAATCATATGAATAATCGCGAGAATAATCAATAATACTATTTAATTTTTCTTTGTTTTTAATTACAGTTTCATACAAATCTTGAGAAACAAGGGGGTTAGGATTCCCATCAGCATCCTTATTTTCATATAATATATTTATAGTTTCTGATAATGAGGGTGAAGTATTTTTATGATGATTTGAAATAATAATTCTAGATGCCAATGTACCATAATCTGGATTATCAATAATCATTGAACTACAAATATGAGCAGCTAATTCATCTAATTCACTTGTTAAAACATTATCATAAATCCTTGAGCAAACTTTTTGTGTTACATCAAAAATATCAACATTTAAATTGTTTGATAAATTTCTAAGGCGATTTAATACTTTATCAAAGGATACTTCTTCAGTTTCACCATTTCTTTTAATTACCTTCATAATGTGATTAAATTATATATATGCATTTATCTTTAAATAATTTCTGTTTTTTAATAAAATGAATCTCTCTCTCATTTATGTTATAGTGTTTTTAATTGTATTATTAATATTAAATTCATATTTATCTCCAATAGTAGTTAAGGAATATTTTGAACAAAGTAGTGATGAATTACCAGTTAATATCATGTTAGATTATGGTAGAAAACTTGTATTTCCGTATTTTGGATCTCGAAACATTCTCACAGCTACACAAAGAGCTGTTTTAGATAATACAAGTTTAAGTTCAACTCCTGCAGGTAAATGTATTTTACAACAAAATGCTGGAATTTTAAATCCAAGTTTTGGAATTGTTCACGAAGATGCATTGTTTTATACTCTAAAGAAATCATGTATATCATTAAATCTTCAAGGTTATGAATTAATAGATGGTACAAATTCATTATATATGTGGTTTTCAAATAAAACCCCAGTTGATCAAGAAAATTTTACCAAATTTATATTGACTAATCCATTATTTGTTGAATTTTCAATTAATGGTAAATTAAGTATGGCTTATACTATAGATACAGGAGGATATGTAATTAGTTCATCAGAAAAAATTAAAAATTATAATCAATACGGTAGATGTATTAATAATGAATGTTTTGCTGTGAAATTTGTTAAAACAGCGAATAAAGGATCAACATGTGATCAAAATAGTGCCTTTGATTATATTGATTTCTCTCCTAATCAAACGCTCCTTGACCCAAATGACTTGAAATCTATTCAACAAAATGTATTTCTAAGAGATGGTTTAATAAATATGTGGGTCTATTATTTAGATGAACTTGATTCTAATTTCCAAGCAACTGGAAGAAGTTTAAATATATCTAATCCTCATATCACTGCACAAAATAATCAAATTACTGTTTTTGATACTGGATTTAAAAAGTGGGCATCAAATCCATATAATGTTGACTTATATGAATTTATGAATAACATTTCTCTAATGTATTACAATTTTATCATTCCGATTATTACAATATCATTTGATATATGTGTTACAATTGATATGTTTAATGATTTTAATGTTAGAGGAAATTCACCCTACAACCTAATCAATTGTTCAATGGAAAATGGATATGGTGGTAGAAAGGGTTGTCAAAATAATTTGTTCGCAGTACAATTAGCAATTGATCCTCATAATTCATCAACTTTTAATTTACATCTTTTAACAGGTAATGGGGGTGATTGTGGATTTAATACTCCTAAAAACCAGAGTTTAGATTTTAAACTTCCATGGCTAACTCGGGGAAATATTATTAATATTGTTGCAACATTTGGGCCAAATCAAAAACATGCACTTGCTACATGGAAAGATATCAACCAAGGAGATACAGGAAAGAAAATACTTCATGCTAAAAATGTAAATAACTACAGAGATCCTAATTCAGATCCATGTGGTTATAGATCATTTGATGAGACTGATTCAACAAATGCAACTAGATTATTTGCATCTAAAAAACTCAACCCACGTCCTGAATTACAAAATATAACACTAACATGTCCCAATAATCCGAGGCAATTTGTAACTTCGGTAAAAGAAATTAAGCTTGGCTATGTCAATTTAAATAATTATTATGGGCGGCAATAAAAAAAATTTTTTACATTTGTAATATTTGATTTGATGATGTATCTATTTTTGGTATCCATTCAGGCATAGTTCTTTTAATAATCCAATTGCAATCGCCGTAATATTTTTCAAATATTTCTAAATAATTTTCTTTCTCACTTTTTTCTTTCTCATCTAATCTAGATGAATCAGATTTTAATCGTAATAAATCAGGTACATAATCATATCCACAACCATCACTAAAACATTCCTTTTGTCGATCTATTACATCATTCAATTCAGGATATATTCTAAAAGCCTCCCTGAGAAGAAATTTTTCCTTTAATTTAAATTTAAATATTAAATCACTAAAACATTTTACCCCTTCTATTAAATTTTGATCCAAAAAAGGGACTCTTAATTCAAGACCAAATGAAGAAAAAACTCTTTCAGCCCTTAATAAATCAAAACAATGCAGATTATTCACTAATCTATTAGTCTCATCTTCTAATGCTTTTGAATTTGGAGCATATTGAAAATATTTATATCCTGCAAATAATTCATCTGCTCCCTCTCCTGATAAAATAACTTTTATATCAGTATTCTCAGCTATGTATTGTGCTAATAAATATCCAGGAATTGCTGCTCTAATTGTTCTATAGTCTGAAGTTTCACACATCTTTATTACTTTTTCTATTGCCTCTATAACTTGCTCTTTATTAAAATTTACATTTGTGTGTGTACATCTTTTAAAAGATGAACATAATTTATTTGCATAAAATGCATCATATGACATCCCTTTATTATATGAAATAGTGAATATATGCAATGGATTTGTACTACATCTGTTAGCAATTGCGGAAACTATAGATGAATCTATTCCCCCACTGCATAATACTCCAACTGGTCTATCGCTATGCTTTAACCTTTTTTGAACTGCATTTTCAATTAATACTCTAATTATAGTTGAAACATTTTTAATATTATCAGACTCTTTGAAATTTTTAAATAAAAAATCATTGTCCTTTAAATGAATTGAATCATTATATAAAAATTTACCAGGAGGAAATTGTTTTATTTTATTACACCACGGCAAGTTTATTAATGCTTTCACTTCACTTGCGAAGCCAATAATGAATCCATTTATATCAATACCATAATAAAGTGGACATAATCCAACACCATCTCTTGCTATTACAATTTTTAGCTTTTGAGTTTTATTATCTTTATATAAAAAAACAAAAGCAAAATCACCATCTATTTTTTGAAATGTTTCCGATAAATTATCATTGTTAATACCTATCTCAAGTAATTTTGCAATTATTTCAACATCACTTCTTAAACCGTCAACATTATGTGAATTAGCTAATTCTTTATAGTTATATATCTCTCCATTACATGCAAATGTATACTTTTCTGATATAAAAGGTTGGTTTCCTATATCTGAATCACCTATTATTTTAAGTCTATGAAAACCTAATATATACTTGTTATTTTCATTATCAATAATCTGAGTATTTTCAGGCCCCCTATGTTTAATGCTATCAACATTTTTTAATATATATTCTTTTGATCTTTCATTTGAATATAAAGCAAAAATTATACCACACATTTATATTTAAATTTATAATATAAAAATATGTATTAAACACACTACTCACCGTCATTAATAAATGACCATCCCTTAAGTATATCATTTGATTTATCCTTACCAGGGTTTTTATAAAGTCTTTCTGTTTCGATATTAAAAGTATTAAGAACCTCAATCTTATATTTTTCATAGTCATTTCTATAAACTAAAACATTATTCCACACATTTTCAAGTTTTTTCATATTTTCTTTTAGAAAATTGTCATCTCTCACTACCCTTTTTAGATTAAAATTATTCAAGTACCATAAATATTTTTTACCAATATTATCGTTTAAGAATTTATTTAGTTCCTCTTTATTATTATTAACCTTACTATATCTAAATGTTTCATCATTCAATTCAATTATAATACCACGGTATTTATATTCATTTAAATTATCTAAAAAATCATCAATAACATCATATAATCCAAATTCACATTCAAAATAATCACACTCTTCTAAACCACAAACATCTAATTGACCTTGAATTTGGTAATAATACTGTGTAGGTACATCCCCTTCAATTAGTTTTCTTTTTTTGGGGCATTTAATTTCTACCATGATTCCATCATCAGAAATACCATCAGGTGATGCTCCAAAGAATGAATATTTTGGATGTTGTAACAAACCAAAATTATGTACTACTACATTACACATATCACTGTAAATATCTATAGCGACATCTTCAAACATATTTCCCCACTTGAAAAATGGATTTGTCTTTCCTGCTATAGCTGAATCTGCTGCTGCTACTTCACATTTCTTTTGATAAAATTGTTTTGTAGTTCCAAATTTTCCTTCCCCTAGAGCTTGAGCAAAATCACTTGCTGTAACTAAATTTTGTCTTATTTTATACCATTCATCTGTTTTTTGTTCGACCTTTGGGATCTTTAATAATTTTCCAAGCTGTTTCTTATTTTTTTTTAATTGACTAATACGTTTTTGAATATCTTTTTTCGGGATAATATTTGTTACAGGAATTTTATCAATATTATAATTTGCTTCTCTAATTAATTTATCTAATTCCATTGAGAAAGAGAGGTTATTTATATAACGAAATATAGTCTTAAATATGAATCAATTTTTAAAACATGTTTTTAATTTTCAAGTCTTTTTCCAGCTCTCAGATGGGCTGGTATGGCACTCAACTGGCTTAACATACCACCACACACAATCGCGTGAGCAATAGATCAGAATCTAACTTCTTACCCCTCTCCCCAGAATTATTCTGTTCATTCCATATACAACAAGTATTTAATGTTATTTTTCTGCAAGTTTTTGAAAGGAGGTTATATGATTTTTAATGACATTCCCCATTCCTCGTGCCTCATGACCTCTTTGCAATACTAAGAAATAATATTAATTCAGATTTATTCATCTTAATAATTTTTAATGATAATGGATTTTGCTTTTCTTCTTAATTTAATAAATCGTCTATCGTTGAGTGTTTTTATTATCCATATTATATTATTACATGAAATAAAGATTTAAATTTAATTAAAAATTGATTTAAGGGTTGTGAATGTTATATATATAATACTTAAAGTCAATAATAATGGATGTAGATGAAAAAGTAAAGGATTTATTTGAAAAAGTCGTCAAGGCAAAAACTGATAATGTTAAAAAAGATAGCAGTGCTTTCGAATTAAAACAACTTGAATCACAATTAAATAAACATTTGCAAGATAAGCAGGGATTAAAGTTTAAAAAAGTAAATGTTTTTAATTTTAATGAAAAAAATGATTATAATGAATCAGTTTTTGGTGATTTAATTAATAAAGAAATAGAAGATAAATATATTAATAAAAATTGGAAAACATTACCTATGTATTTAAAATGGAAACTCGTACAAGAATATTTTAGAGAAAATAATATGGTCGATGCAAAAACTATTAAATCAGTAAAAGATTCTGTAAATAGTAATAAAAGTAATGATTATATAACATATGATAATTCAACTCAAAAAATAACTAATATTGACTTGGTAAAAATAATATGAAATACAACCTACTTGTGATGTATATAACAAGTATAATTTTAATCAAAACAAAATTCTTTTAACATTAAATTTTATTTTCTATTGGATTATAATCAAAATTCATTCCATATTCTTTACAATATTCATTCATATTTTGAACACCCATTGATTTATTACAATTTCCACATATTGGTAACAAATTAGATACAAAATCACTTCCCCCATTGTATCTAGAAACAATATGCCCACACTCGTAATTATTTATATCAATATTATTATTACAACATGGACAAATACCATCTGTTGATTTACAATTTAATTTTTTCCAAACAATAAAACGAATATTTTTTGGTATAGTTCCTTTTTTCCTTTTTGCTGGTTTTTCATTTGTATCATTTTCATCAGAAGAATCATACATTATAGAACTTTCATATTCGTCCATCCATTTTTCATCATTTAACCATATATTATCTATATCATTGCTTAAGAATAATGGTTTACAGTTGTTTTTTTCAGCTTTTTCCATACATAAATTATATGCTCCTGGATGAATATTTTTAATATTATTAATATTAACGTATTGAAAATAATTAAATAATAATTTCCCACTCTGATATCTCTGACATGCATTGGATTTTAATATCTCATCCAATATATTTTCAATATTAACATTTGGTCTCTTTGGAAATTTTGCTTTTGAAATATAGCATTTATATTCTTTTTTAAAACGAAATAAAAAATCATTGAGAATATGTCTTTGAGTTATATCATTCGTGGTTTTAATAATATATTCAGGTACAGGTTCAGATTTGTTTAATAAACAAAAAATTTGCACAATAGACATTAAATTCGTAGTTGAAATTACATTTAAACATATTTTATAGTCTGGTTTATGAAGATAAATTTTTTTAATGGCTGCGAAACGATGCTGACCATCTACTACAAATAGTTTATTGTCTAATCTAACAACAGTTAAATCTCCTAAAAAACAAAAAGTTCCTACTTTCTTAAAATACTCTAGCTGATAATTTACTATTTCTTCAACCCTTTCATTATTTAAATCTCTTTGAATTAAAGGATTCATTATATCAAGTGCCACTAGTTTTTCTAACATACAAATATTTTTTGTTTGAATTTCATCTATTTTAATATCCAGCTCCATTATAAAAAATATAGTTTACTTTAAATATTTAAAGCAAGTCCTTAAACCATTTGTAAAATATCTTTAATCTCTAATACGTTTTTATGATAATCATTATAATTATCATTGGATACGTTAATATATAATTCCTTTAATTTATCTGTAATTTTAATTAGTAAAGGTCTTTGAATATTTACTGTACCAATATTTTTTAATTGTATTATTGTATTATTCAATGTTTCTTTAAATTTATCTTTGTCACTAGCAATTAAAACATTGTTAAGATCATTAATTCTGTTTTTTATTGATTCAATATCAATATAAGATTTAGAAGGGTATGTTATAAAATATGATTCATCATCGGTAAAATTTAAATTACTAGGGGAAACATTTGATAATCGGTGTTTGTGATTTTTTTTATTTATATATTTAATAATGTTATCATCATTTAATTGAAATTTTTCTTCTAATGTATCTAGTTTATTCATTATATTTATTATGAATTAATATCATTTATGAATCAAATTTTTAAATAACAAAACAATTTAATTAATTAACGTTATTCTATCTAAATTAAATTTTTACATTATTAATAAGTTCATCAAGTGATAAGTCCACTGGAAGATGATCTTTTGTTTCATTATATTTATGTTCAACTGATTCTCCGTTAATAAATTTAGTTTCAGTCCTAACATAATCATATCTATACATAGTAGTAATTACGATGTCTTCATCAAATATATTATTTTGAAATCTAATAATACCTTCATGAAGCTTTTTAATCACAGTGTTTAGAAATACAGTGCTTGCAAATAAGTTTTTACTAAAAATGATAATGAAATTCATTTGTGGGCTTTGTTTTTCATATGAAATATTTAGATCATCATCATTGAACTTAATCCTCCATTTTTGAATGTTGACATTATCTGGTCCCCCTACTAAATATTTACAAATCTTCTGTAGCATCCATGATTCGGGAGCGGTAAGCACAATACTGTTAATGTAAGCCATTATTTAAGTCTAGATATTAAATAAGAAAAACTTTTAAAATTATTCAATTTTTTAACAACTTCAGTATAAATATATTTAATTAATTGTTTTATAAATATATTTGTTAAAAATGAAATTTTGCATGTAGCAGGGTTCGAACCTGCGCGGATCACTCCAGACGATCTTGAGTCGTCCCCCTTAGACCACTCGGGCATACATGCTGGGTTTTACTCAAGGGAACTGATAAGGACTTTTTAACATTTAATAACCCTTATCATTCGGAGTAAAATAATGACTAATATCTGTTAATATTTTTATATTTTATGAATTTAATGCGTGTAGCAGGGTTCGAACCTGCGCGGATCACTCCAGACGATCTTAAGTCGTCCCCCTTAGACCACTCGGGCATACACGCTGTGTTTTAAAGAATATAGGCACTACTAGGATTCGAACCTAGGTTGTTGGTGTCAAAAACCAAAATGATAACCACTACATCATAGCGCCGGTTTAATCAACTCAATTAATCTAATAAGGAGTATATGAGTCATAACCCTTATTCGGAGTAAAATTAAACCTGTCAAATTACATATAACAATTTGGCGGCTATTCTGATAATTAATATAATATGTTATAGCTTTATATAGTTTTCATTTCTTAAGTGTTTTAAATTCATATTACATAGATTCAACAATAATATCATTATACCCCCCATTTGCTGGAATAAAAGGCAAAGCTTCTGTATTCTTAACAATTACATCAAGTAAATATGCTTCAGTATCATTCATCATATTAATTAATGCAGTCTCTAAATCAAATATATTATCCACTCTATGAGATTTAATTCCAAACCCTTTAGCAATAGTTACAAAATCGGGATAAATTTTTTCTGGTTCATCTTTTAGACCAAGTACTGTATAATCTGAATAATTATGAAATCTATCTCCCCATTGTGTTACCATACCCAATCTTTGATTATTAACAATGATAATTTTAACAGGGATTTTTTCTGTAACAACCGTAGCCAACTCTTGAATATTCATTAAAAATGATCCATCACCATCGATATCAATTATAATTTTACCTTTATGCGCATACCATGCACCAAGTGCAGCTGGTAATCCAAATCCCATAGTTCCCATGCCTCCTGAAGTAATTAGACTCCTTGGAATTTCAGGTTGAAAATGTTGAGCAGTAAACATCTGATGTTGACCTACACCAGTTGATATAATTGGATTAATTTTCATATTTTTACATACCTTGTTAATAATCATTATTACTTGACTTCCAGTCAATTCATTTGATTTTAATGAATTATTTAATTTAGCAAATTTTGCAGATACGTCATTTAAAATTAGATTATACCAAATATCACCATTATAAGTATAATGAGTGACAATAATCTCATTAATAATTTTTTTCAAAAATGTGTCTGCATCACAACATACTGATAGATCTACTTCTTTATTCTTACCTATTTCTTTACTATCAATATCAATATGAACTATTTTTGCATTACTTGCAAACGTCTCTAATTTTCCAGTAACACGATCATCAAATCTAACACCAATAGCAATTAGAAGATCACATGCATGCACAGCATAATTTGATGCAATTGTTCCATGCATTCCAATCATTCCTAAATAATAATCATAATCTTTCTTTGAAATTGTCCCCAATCCCATTAATGTGGTTACAATAGGAATTTTGATATATTTTAATATTTCTTTTAGAGAGCTATGAGCATCAACACATCCCCCTCCGATATAAAATACAGGCCTTTTACTATTTTTTAAAAGTTCCATAAAATTATAAACTGTTTTTGGACCAATATTCTTTGACATATTCCGTGTATGTTTATTAAGGTTCATAACTGGTTCAAATTCATTATAATCATGCTCTTGATTTTGAATATCTTTTGGAATATCAATAACAACTGGACCAGGCCTTCCATGTGTAGCCAGGAAAAATGCTTCATCTACAACTCTTGGAATCTGTGATGCATGTGTAACCTTAAAAACATGTTTACAATAATCATTCACCATATCAGTAAAACCTACTTCTTGAAATGAATCCAGTCCTAACATTTTTGATGAAACTTGTCCTGTGATACATACCACAGGAACACTATCCATCGCGGAATCAACAATTGCTGTTACAAGATTTGTAGCACCAGGACCAGAAGTTGTACATACAACACCAATCTTACCACTTGATTTTGCATATCCTTCTGCCATAAATGCACCACATTGTTCGTGACGACATAAAACACTTTTAATCGTTGAATTTTTAAGACTATTATAAATTGGAATATTACACCCCCCTGGATAAGCGAATAACGTTGACACCCCATTTTTTTCTAGTCTTTTAATTAACATATCCGCTCCGTTCATCTTTTCATTACGAACAATCAGAGATTTCCGAGAAAATCTAAATCTAGATTGAAATCGTACTTGATTATGGGCTAACATTTTAATAATAAAAATAATAAAACCTTAAATATATTTTCAATTTTTTTAATACCTGTTTCTTTGAACTAAATATCAATAATATTTTTCAAAATATCAAGTGTATGATTGTAAACTGTATCTTCATCTTGATTACCATCAACAATATAAACCTTAATTTGTGGTTTCTTTAAAAGAATTAGATTAATCATGTCTGTGTGTTTTTTATCTAGATCAATCAAATATTCCAGACTTACTGTTTCTTCACAACCCCTGTTTCTTTTCTTCATTCTTTCATAACAAACCTCTGGATCAGCCTTAATATAAATCATATAGTCTTGATCCCATGAAAAAGTTTCACACAATTTATCAAAAAGATCAATTTCCTCCTTACAAATACCTCCTTTTTCATATTGCATTTGTGTAAAAACCCATCTACAACTGTTCGGAGATCTCTCATATAGAGAATCATAATTATTATTCTTCCACTTAGACATACTCATTATAACCTCGATATTAAAGGTAAAACCCCATCTTTCTGTATCTTCATAAAATTTATTCAATAGAGTCCATTTATCAATTGGTTCTAGAAAAACAGGAAGTCTAATAGTATTTTGAAGTTTAGAAAGGACTGTAGTTTTACCACAAGCAATCAATCCTTCAATACTAATCTTCATATTTAAGATATTTAAGTGTAAATTTAATACCATGAATTTACAAATCAATTTTTTTTTAAAAAAATATTTATCCACCATAACACATTGATTCTTCATAATAAAAACTATTAAACAAACCGTTTTTAAAATCATTTGCTGAGGTCAAAATCTTTACAGAGTAAAATACTAAAAACATTATTATAAATAAGAATACAATCAACTTGAGTGAAAATACAATAGCATCCATATCCTCATTATGACATGTTCCAAGACTCTGTATCTTCTGATCAAATAATTTCAAATCCTCAGTTACTAATAACTCCTCTTTTAGTTTGTATAAATATTTATTATCCTTGAATCTTTTAATTGGCGCATAATAAAATACAACATAAACCATACATAATATTGCCATTGACATAAAAAAACCATTCAATATAACTTCTGTATATGGGAATGGTAATGACGACTTTGCTGATTCTAAAATATAATTACATTTATCAAACTTGTCAATAATTTTTTTGATTAAATCTAACATCTCCCTTTTATCATCCCCTGTAATTTGAGTAATCAATTGAATCGTCTTTGTTTTATCAGCACTATCTAATTTATCATCGATTTCTTTCATTTTACTTGAAAAATCCCCCAATAAAGTTTTCAAACCATTAGTATTAGTTTCAATTATATCAAGATTGAAATCGTATGTCGCCTTCATTTTTTTATAAGTTGCGATCAATAATGCAATTACAAACAATAATATAAATGGGGGAACAATCAATTTAATATACCAATTTGTTAATCTATTTCTATAATCTCTCTGTGCAAATAGTCTATCACATTCACGAGCTGGAGTTATGAAAAATATACTAGATTTTTCTTCTACAATCTCTATCATATATCTTATTAAAACCAATATCAAAGATATTATTACCATTACAATCGTTGTTTTCCATGTATTAAAACTAGTCTGTCTTGTATAATAAATATTTCTCAAATCTGCACGTCTTTGATTCACTGATTCACTGATATTTGCATAAAATTTTGAAACAATATCTTGATAAAAATCGACATCTAAACCAACTATAAACTCATTATATTGAACTGTTTTAATTAAATCGGTGAAATCTTCCAACTCTTTATATTTATAGCTATCTACTGGTTCTAAATCAGCTTTAAGCTGTTTCTTAGTTAATACCGATCTATATATTTGATTTATTAATTCTTTAACTTCATCAACATAATTTTTAGAAGCCTTATTTTCATTTAACATCGTATTAATTATGTAAGTTTGAAATTTCTGAATATTTATGCTCGTAGATAAAAGAGAATTTGAAATAGATTCTACTAAAAATCCACGTTTAACAGCAATAATATCAAAATTTGAGGCGATATTGTTTATAATTGAATCAAATATTATTGACGAAACATTAGTTCTATAATCTAATGGAAGAGTAGAAGTCATACCAGTGGCTAGACTTTGTTGAATTTTATTCACTATATATTTTTGATTAAATGGAAACCAAATTCCGCCTTTTAAAATTAAAAATATTCTATAATATAGTTCCTTGTATAAAGGTATAAGTTTTAAAAACAATTCATGTAATAAAGTATCAACAACTATAGTATTTTTTGCATTATTAACATAATTTTGATACTCACTATCATAAACCCTGCCAAATTCAATTTTCACGTCATGTAAAAATTCTTGAGTTTTTTTGTCTACTTTGTTGGAAATACTTATTTTATTCGGCATATAAGGTAATATTTCTGGTAACGGAAAGTCTGGATTCTTATCAGAAACTTTGATATATATTGGGTATGCGAAAATTGCCAAATAATCAAAAGCTTTAATTAAATTTGCCATTTCAAGTTGAAATGCTGCGTCTTGTTCATTTTGAAGAACTGCAGTTGATAAATCAGTGTCACTAATATCATTACTACTTGCAACGAAATCTTTAATTAGTGACATAACTGGAGTTATTACTACCTCATAAACCACTGCTTTTGATTTATCATCTGGATCATCTGAAACATCTTGGATTTTCTTCAGGCCTAAAAACTTATAATAATTCATAATTCTCTTGGCTTCTCTTAACATTAGTATAGGGCTTGATAAATTAACCATTTTTTTAATATTATCATATCCGTCTCCATCAGCATAAAACATTATTAATGATGCTTCGATATCCTTTTTTAATTTATCATAAATCTGTGTTTCAATAATTCCAGTAGAACTTGAAGGCATTCCTGTATTATCACTAGAATTTGTTGCATTATTTGGATCATTAGTAAATAGTTTTAGTACATCATTATATGATGAGTCATTTTTTAAAGCCTTATAAAATGGAGAATTCATTGAAGTTTTTGGATTTTTCTTCCATAAACCTACAAATTGGAAAAATATATTCATATTATCTCTATGTGAACCTGTAAATATATATGCACTATAATTTTTAAGATCCTCATTCAAAAGTTTTACTTGACCAGTACATAATTTTTTCATACCCTTGACATTTACTATTAAAACTAAGAAAATTGTCAATATTATTTGATATATAATCAAGTGAGTTAATGATGTTTTAGCTTTACTAAACATATTTGTCCCCATAGCTGTAAGTTCTTTGAAACGGAAGATCAAAAAAATTATGATAATGATAGCAGAAATAATCAACACAAGAATGTAAATTATTAAAAACCAACGTTGATCTTTGTTATTACTGTTCCAATAATTAATTTCATTATTAAAAGCAACATTAAATTTCATCATCATTTCAGATAGCTTTGAAACCACCATTTTTTTTTTGTCTGGCGTAATATTACTAAAAAATTGAGGTAAATCTTTATTAGCACTTTTTTCATCGCCTAAAAAATTCAAAAAATCAGTATAGTAATTATTTATTACTTTGTAAACAGACATTATTACTTAATAATAAGTTTTTTTTTCTTTTCTATATTTAAACATTTCAATGTCAACACCATCTTGTCAAACATGTGCCGGAGCCATTAATGATTTAACAGGTATTGCACAACTTAGAAAAATTGAAAGAATGATCAGTGACAATTATACCATTATATTTATTAGTTTTTTACTTATTGTAATTCTAATATTTATACTTTGGTATTTTTCTACCCAACTACATGAAACTCTAAAAATTTATTATAAAGCTGCTGGAAAAAGAAATGAAGATATTGTAGGGAAAGCCTCAACATCATATAACCCTGATGATGCTGAAGATTATGATGATGAACCAACATATATTGATTCAACAACACACTTTGATTCTGGAAAGGCAGAATTTGTTAAAAATATGAATGATGCTTATAAAGAATATAATAAAGAAAAGGCTGATTATATTAGAACTACATATTCAATTGATAATGATGATGATATTAATACATCTGCAATGTATAGTAAGCATGACGATTATGAATATACCCCTGATGCGAATAAATAAATAAATAAATTAATATTAAATGAAACTTGAATTTGTAAAAAAAACCTTAGAAAAGCAAGACATATTACATTTCATTTTTAATAACGATAAATCTGATAAAAATATTATGAATTTTCAAAAAACAAATAATAGCATTGTTGTTCAATTGGATGAAAAAGCAATTTTTTATTCATCTAATAAAATAGCAAAAAAAATATCTAGCTATAATGCTACAAAAATATCCATTACATTAACAAATATAGATAATAAACATAAATTGCTAATATTACAATTAATTACCAAATATCTGTACTCATTTAATAAATATAAGTCCGATTCATCTGATTCCACCGAAACTATATTTATAGTCGATAAAGATATAAATAGAACTTTAATAGAGGATATTATTGAACAAATTAATATTACAAATTTAAATCGAGATTTTCAAAACGAACCATCTAATAAAATATATCCCGAAACATTCTGTAAATATGCTATTAAATTACTAGGAAAAAATAAACACCTTAAAACTGTTGTTTTGGACAATCATCAATTAAAAAAACAAGGCTTTAATCTTATTCATGAAATAGGAAAAGCAAGTGTAAATAAACCTATGTTCCTAAATGTGTACTATACACCAAATCCTAAATATAAAACTATTTGCTTGATCGGAAAAGGAGTTTGCTTTGATTTAGGAGGAGCTGATATTAAGGCTGCAAACCAAAAGTTAGTTGAAATGAAAAGTGATAAAACTGGGGCATGTACTGTTGTTTCTTTAATAAAATACGTTATAGACAATAATATCAAAATTAATATCATTGGTCTGATGCCATTAGTTGAAAATATTATATCAGGTGATATAATAAAACCCGGCGATATTGTCAAGTCTTATAATGGTACTACTGTAGAAATTGTAAATTCTAATGCTGAAGGCAGATTAATAATGGCAGACTCTTTTGGTTTTAGTGAAACATTAAAGGACCTCGATTATATTATTGATTTAGCCACACTTACTGGTGCTGCTGAAAATTTTCATTGCGATACATCAGCTGCAGTTTATACAACTAATAAAGAATTAAAAAATACTATTGAACAAATCGGAGAGGAAGTAGGCGATAGGGTTTATTTCTTACCTCCATGGCCAGAATACGTTAATGATGTTAAATCTAATGTTGCTAATGTTAAAAATTTATATTATGATGGCTGTAAAAATAGTGGGGCGTTCATGGCTGCTATGTTTCTATCCCATTTTGTACCAAAAAAAATGCATAATAAATGGGTTCATTTTGATATTGGACATAGTTATACAGGAAATTTATCAAATGGAAATACAACGATTCTATTAATAAATTTAATAAAATATCTTAGTAAGTAGTCTTCTTAGTTTTTATTACTTATTTATATAACTTTCTGGAATATCATTAAACTAATAAATGTTTGTAATTTTAAATTTTAAAATCAGGGTACCCCCCCCCTTGTCTAGGTGATTTCGACAATTAGTCCTTCCTCAGTATATGATTAAAAATTTACAAAGACTTCAGTCAGTCTTTTGTCGAAATGACTGGATGGTAATTTCGACAAAAAAATCGACAATGTAGAAATTTTGTCGATATTATTAAATTAAACGTCATATTAAATTAAACGTCATATTAAATTAATAATATCTCTTTTTATTACTAGTTATGGTGAAACAATTATTATTTTGTCGAAAAACAAAATCGACAAAATAATAGACAAAATAATTACTTAAAGATATATTATATGTTTGGGTAAAATGATATTTAAATGTAGAAGATGTGGTTATAGTTGTGAATTTAAATATTTATTGAAAAGACATTTTTCTAGAAAAATTCCATGTAATCCAAATATAGAAAACATTCCTATATCTATATTAATTAAAGATATTGAAGAAGATAAAAAAATTAAATGTGAGTTTTGTGATAAAAAATTTAATGATTCATCTAATAAATCGAAACATCAAAAATTATGTAAAAGTGAAATAAAACAATTAAAAGAAACTATCTCATCATTACAAAAACAAATGTCTAATATTCAACAAAATAACATTACTAATAATATTCAACAAGCAACAATACATAATCATAATCTAAATATTACATTAAATAATTTTGGGAATGAATCATATAATCATATATCAGAAGAATTTATTAAAAAATGTATCATGAATAATATCTCTGGTGTTAAATCTTTGATTGAGCGTATTCATTTTTCAGATGAAGCCCCTGAAAATAAAAATATTAGGCTTAAAAGTATAAAAAATAATCTAGTTGAAGTATCAAATGATGATAAATGGATAGTTAAAGATGCAAATGAAGCTATGGAAACTATGATAAATAAGGGGTGTAAAATATTAAACCAACATTATTATAATCCAGAGTCTGGATTAGCTGATCAAGATATTAATGAACTTGATGCTAGAATTCAAAATTTTTTATTAAGTATTATTGATAAGAATAATACACATTATTTCTCTTTGAGGAGGAGGATATTAGCATTAATAATTGAACATAGTGATCAATTGTAAGTATTGTCGATTTTTTTGTCGAAATTACCATCTAGTCATTTCGACAAAAGACTGACTGAAGTCTTTGCAAATTTTTAATCATATACTGAGGAAGGACTAATTGTCGAAATCACCCTAGACAAGGGGGGGGGAGGGGGGTACCCTGATTTTAATTTTAAAAAATTGATTATTTTAATTTTTAAAAGAATATTATAAACAACATGAAAATAATTTCATTTAACCTCAATGGTATTAGATCGGTTTTGACAAAAGATAAAACTGGGAAAAAAATAACGTCAGGAGAAACTGTATTAGAAACACTAATTAAAGAACAAAATCCTGATATTATTTGCTTTCAAGAAATTCGATGCTCAGATAATGTTAGCCTTAAAACAATTGATTTCGAAAACTATGGTTATATTGATATCACCCTAAACTGTGCAGTTAAAAAAGGATATGCAGGAACAGCCATTTTTTCAAAAATTAAACCTATGTCAATAAAGTTAGGGTTCAATAATGAAGATAATGGTCTTAATAATGAAGGTCGTTTAATCATATATGAATTTTCTAAATTTGTCTTGTTAAATGCTTATGTTCCTAATTCTAAAGCTGATTTATCTAGATTAGATTTTCGTATAAATACCTGGGAAAAATCAATTAGGACATATATTAAAAGTATCAATAAACCTGTTGTTTACTGTGGGGATTTAAATGTAGCGCATGCTGAAATTGATGTTCATAACCCATCTTCAGCTAAAGAAAAGCATGGATTTACTACAGAAGAAAGGAATGCATTCCAAAAATTACTAGATGAATGTGATTTAGTAGATTCATTTAGATATATTAATAAAAATAATATAAAATATAGTTGGTTTTCACCATTCGCAAAGAGTAGAGAACATAATAAAGGTTGGCGTATCGATTATATTCTTGTTTCTCAAAAAATTAAAAATAAGATCGTTAATGCAGATATATTAAATGAATATTATGGCTCAGATCATATCCCTATTATACTAGACCTTAATATTTGATTATAAAAGTTTATATTTTGATCATAAAATAAAAAACTCGCTTGAGTTTTCATATTATTTTTGTTCATTTTCTTAATTTTCCTCTTTCTCTTTAAATTACAGAATTTTAGTCTGTGTCTTCGTCCTCGTCGTCGTTTAGGATAGTGTGAGATTGGACTCCATTGTTCAACTGCCACTCCTTGAGTTTTTTAATGAATTCTGAAAGCATTGCCCCTCCATACCACTCTCTATAATGATGAAATTTAAAATCATAATAATCACAAAAACATTCAAAATCATCACAGAAATCCATTCCATCATATGAACCAATTATTTCATTAATTTTTCGAATTGATTCATAAAGAATCACTCTATTAAATGTATCATTAACAATCTTGTCTCTCTTTATCTTCTTAAGAGCACTTTCTTCTTTTTTCTTCATATCCATCAGATATCTTTTTGCTTCGGCTAATTTCTTTTTTTGTTCCCTTGCTTCATAATTGGCAAGATTTTTGAAAATCTGTTTTTCTTTGGCTTTTTCCTTTTTAATATCATTATCAAACTCCATGTCATTCATGATAATCTCATGAATAGCATCGATTGCCTTCAACTTTGATGCCCTCATATTAGACATTATATGATAGATTTGTTTTTCTCAGATGGTTGAATTAGTATGTTTTTGGAATTCAAAAACAACCATATAAAATTCAATTTTTAAATGTTTTTAAAGGGTAATTTAAAATTTTTATTAATTAAAAGGAGTATCAAGATAAAGTTGAGGTGTTAATTGAAAAATAAATATCAGAATATTAGGTCAATATTTTAGCTAAATAATAATTAATAATGATGCATATGTATTTTAATATTATTTGTATAATTTTATTAATTATAATTTTGGTAGGGATATGGTATATATTATATATCCGAAGTAAAAATTATCAAAAAAGTAAAGAAACCTATGATTTGAAGCCAAAAATAATAATGGAACAATATAAATTTAATATTAATTTTGTATCAAAATCCTATATTGAACAAATTATTGATGATTCAAATTATTTTGATAGAATGAATAACATTAATTTATTAGTTAGAAACGTAAATTCTATTCCAGCTTACATTAAGTTATACAAAGACAGTGTGAAAGATTTTTCAGAAAATGAAAAAATTATATTAACAGAATTATGTAATTCTGTTGATAAATACATTAGAAAATCAAAGAAAATTTTAAATATTGAATGGAAATTTGCAAAAGTATCAAGTGATATTGAGAATGGTTGGCCACATACATTAGGAGATGTAATTATTTTATCACCTGATTTTTTTATTATAAAATCTCCCACCCAACAACTAACAACATTATTACATGAAAAAATCCATGTTTATCAAAGATTATTTCCTATTGAAACTAATAAACTATTTGAGAAATGGAATTTTAAACCGGCTTTAAAATTCGATAATGTTCAAATGGCAAGGAATAATCCAGATATTAATGACTTGGTATACGCGAAAGATGATAAAATATTTGTACAATTATATAATTCTAAAACACCAAATGATATAGGTGATAGTCAACCATATATATATAATGAAGATGACAAGGATCATCCAATAAATATATCTCAAAAGGATTTAGATATTTCTAAAATGGCGTCTCAATATGAGCATCCTAATGAAATAATGGCGACAGTAATACCAAAAATTATTATAAATGATTTTGATGAAAAAACAGATTTTTTTGATGCTGTTAAGGAATGGATTTCAAAATATTTGTGATTTATAAAATAATTTAAGATTTACTTAATTGTTTAATAATTTTATTACTAATATCCATATGCACATAATTATTCCCTTGCATACCTTGTTCAGAATAAGTTATATCTGTGCTATTGATTTTTATTTTTAATAGATTACTTATTTCTTTACGTAGATCTTTAATCCAATGAGGATTATTATATATTAGGCCATTAGTTCTAAGACACCAACTCTTATCAAAATAAGCTTGTAAAAACCCCATTTTTTCTCCCTCTGAATATATAAACTTCAAGGCTATAACATTTGTTTTATAACTCATAGGCCCATCATTGTGAATTAAATTTTGGTTTAAAAATGCATATTTCCACTTATTATTTTCTTTAATAGTATTTTGTTTAGGTATTTTAACAAATAAATCTTGAAAATTAACTTTTAATTTTACAATTTTGTATTTCATTATAATTATTATAAAGTTTAAACATGAAATAAAATTTTGAAAATAAGTTATATATGCCAGAAATACTTAAAAATTTAATACTTGGTAGCTTTGAAGATTCTTATGATAATGAAATTTTATCAAAATATAATGTAACTCATGTTTTAAATGTTGCGTCAGAGATAAATGTAAATGAACGTGTAGGTTATATATATGAAAAACACGGAGTTCCTGATGATGATGATTATTCTGATATTAGTTTAATATTTGAGGATTGTATTAATTTTATTAAAAATGCTCATGAAAATAATGGAGTTGTTTTGGTTCACTGTTGGTTTGGGGTATGTAGGTCTGTTTGTGTAATATTGGCATATATGGTGATTGTAGAGGGGTGGAACTTTGATAATGCATATATACATATTAGGAGATTAAGACCGGAAATGGATATTTATAAGTTATATTTAATTCAGACACGTGAATATATAGAAAAAAAATTGTATTAAAATCAGGTTTAATTGAAATTATTTTCAATTGCTTGGCATGATGTGTTCTCCATATGGTGCTCCTCCATGAGTCTCTACATTGTATGTGTTCTTCTCACACTCTAACACATACCAATATGTATACCGACATTCTTAAACTATATTCAATAGTTTCTCTTAAATGCAACGATAAACCGGTAGAATAATTTAGAAAATATTATTTATTTTTGTAACTTTGTTTAAAAGATCATCAATACAATCGCGGTTATATTCTTTATAACATATTATATCATCTGGTAGGATGAAAGTTTTGATATTGTCATTATAAATATTTCCATCTCTTGCAAGTTGATCTGCATTATTATTACCTACATTTCGTGAATGTGCTTTAACTTTTGTAAAGTGAATGTTTCCTTTCCAATTAGATTTAATATGTTTAATCGAATCAGACAAAATTATATATTTACTTTTACATATTTTATTATTGTCATGAATTAATCTTAGAGATGTAGCACTGTCAGTTAAAATATTAACATTGTTATAACCCATATTTTTTGTATATAATAAAGCATATAAAATGGCCCCCATTTCTGCTCTATTTATATCAGAATATCCTTTTAATTTATATGATGATTGAATATCGTAATGCTTACTCCATATTCCTATTGCCATTTTACTTCGATGCATCAAAGAAGCATCTGTATATACTTCTTGTCCACATTTAGAAATAACACGTGATCTACTATATGAAGAGGCGGTTTTGGATATTAATGAATTCATATATATTAATTATTCGTTTATTTCTTTATACCTCTTTAACTTTTATTTCTAAAAATACATGAGTTGCATCAAATTTTTAATGTTTTAATCTTTATCTATGAAAATATTTTCATCATCTACTTCTACAACGGTAACATTTGACTTAGTAGATTTTGAGAATTTATCTTTAAGCTTATCAGCAAATTGCTCTAGTTCCTTTTTATGAATTTCGTCAAGTTCTTTGAAAAAAGCAGAGTATTCTTTTACATCATTTGATGCAATGGCCAATAGTTTATTGACATTGTCTTTTAATGACTCTGAACGTTTTTTTTCAAATTGTTTCCTTGAAATACTAATTGGTGTTTCTGTTTTTTCGGTTGAACATTTAGGCCTCACCATCGTACGGCTGTTTCTAAGCATTAGAGAATTCATTTTATTTATATTATATTAATATACTTTTTTCTTTAAATAATATCGCATTAATTTGAAATTAATTTCATCCAGTTCTAAAACTTTTTTGATTTTCTCTATTGCATACATCATTATTAACATATTTAACGTCAATAATTTTTTCAGATACGTCCCATTTTATTGGATTACAACATGCAGGATAACATTTATTGACATAATTTGTATATGTGGGTTTATCGATTGATATTTTATTATTCAAGTAACATGAAAAATTATCCGCAAATAATTGTTGTTGAGTTTTATTAACTAATTGTCCTTGAGTATTATAAATATTTTGGGATTGATCAAAATACGGCAGACAGACTAAATCATTCATACAGTTCATTATTTATAATTATAAGAGTTTTTTTTCTCATTTTTTAGTAATATTAAATGCCCTTAATTGGTGAAGGAAGTTACGGATGTATATTTAAACCTATTGTTACTTGTAAACATGAAAAAAAAATACCAAGAGATACAATTGGAAAAGTTTTTGTTGATTATTCGGAATTTGACATTGAAAAAACAATTCAAGAAAAAATTAAGGTTATTGACCCTAAAAATGAATTTACATTACCACTATATGATGTATGTGATATAAAAAAGTTTTCACAATATGATAGTGTTGAAGAATGTACTCTAATTTCTAATAATGATAAAATTAATGAATATCCACAACTAATATATAAGTATGGTGGAATAGACCTTAAAAATATTATTAAAAATAATCCGGGTAATGTTAAAAAATTTATGGATTTATTTGTTAAATTCAGGCCAATTTTTGTTGGAATTAAAAAAATGATTAATGCAAATTATATTCACCAAGACATTAAACCGCCAAATATTTTATATAATAAAAAAACTAAAAAAATATATTTAATAGATTTTGGAATATTAACATATAGTCAAGATATATATAAATATAATAATAGTTATATATTAAAATATGATTATCCATATTATCCTCCAGAATATAAACTTTTTGTTAATAATAAAGATTCTTTCATTAAATATTATAATAAAGTCTTAAAAAACTTCCATTTTGATTTTGTTATTGGAAATAAACATATTGATTTGTTAAGAATAATATATGAAGATATCGGTGTAGATGTTGTTGATGATCTTAAGAAAGTTTATGATAATCCTAAAAACACATTTAATCCCTCTAAAATAGATTTATATTCTCTTGGAATTGTTATATTAGAACTTTTTATATGGTCAGGTTTATATAATAAAAAGAAAACAAATGCTATAAATAAGGAATTGCAAAGTAAAATGAAGGTATTTTTAAAAGGTTTAATTAGATTTAATTCATTGGAAAGATATGATATTTTAAAATCAATTAATGCATTTGATGAAATCGTCCATTTCTGGAAGAATAATAATAAACAATAAAATGAAAGATTTAATTGCAAATATGGCTTGAATAAATTTAATTCCTAAAAACCCAAGGAAATATGTTAAATAGTAATTTCATACCTTTGATTTTTACTAACTATTTAATGACCCATTATTGGTTTACAACATTTAAATTTCATTCTATATGCAGAACCATTTTTTTCCATTTTAATATCACTTAGATAACTTTGTGCAGGACATTCTACATTCATATTATTCATACTTGTCGTTTTTCCTGAAGTCAAATTATTAGGTTCAGTATAATTTGTCGAACAATCCCATGTAATATTTTTATTAGGTTTTGATTTTACAATATCATTTTGTATATCACTACATTTGAATTTATAATTAAATTTATTAGAATCAGAATGGAACTGAAATTCATTCGCTAATTTATCTTTACAATTTACAGGTCCAGTTATAATATTATCATTACCGTTAAATAATGAAGTTGAACTCCATTTATTTGCTGATACAGTAGGAGTTATTTTGGTTGTTTCATCATTTGAAACTTGTACAAATCTAGCATTATCACCTATATTAGTATTAATATTACAACATCTTGCAGTATAGAATATTTTTTTACCATCTCCTATTATTACATCTATATTTGCTATACAATGTTCTGGTAATAATAATTGCCCACCTGAATATGTAATCCAAATAAAATCACTACCATATTCCTCTACTTTATTAAAAGAATACACCTGAGTAGAATCATAAATTAATTCTGAAATAGTTCCTGTTTGACATCCATGTTTTCCCCACCACCATCTAGCAGTTCCTGGGGCAGATCCCCATGTTTTACCATGAATGGTTTTATATTTATCAGTAATTCCTTGACATGTACATCCCCATGGTTTACAAAATTCCCCTTCATAATCTGGTCTAGTTGTACATTGTTTCTCTGCCCACCATCGTTGGCCGATATAATTCCAGTTTGCCAATCCCCAACCAACCCAAGCCCATGTTCCAAAATAATCACTCATCCCTTGACATGTACATCCCCATGGTTTACATATGGATTCTTGTTTTAGACGTGAAGTTTGACAATTATTTTGTAGCCACCAAATCTGTTGTGGGGTATAAGGATGATCACCAACAACTGGAGCATTTGCCCAATCACCTGGATAAGTTCCAAATTTGTCACTAAATCCTTGACATGTACATCCCCAGTCAGCACAAATATTTTCTTGTGAAGAATCTACTAATTCTAGCTTTGTTATTCGTAATTTTACAGATGGATTTACTTTTAAGAAATTAACGAGTTTCATTCCGTTTGGATCTTTTGTTGAAATTAAAAATCCATTTTCTTTTGTCGCATGATATCTAATATCTCTAAATGGAACTGTTGTTGAGTTAAGTTTTACTTGTTGTAAAACTTCATCAGGATTACAACTAACATTATGTTGTTCTAATGCTTTAATATCTCCATCATTATCTGGAGTTGGTTTTGTAGTAATATTTCTACATGAATCCACTAAATTAATTTTATTTAAATATGAGTTTAGTTCATCTATTTTAGATGCTTGTGAGCTACTTGATACTCTTTCATCCTCTAATTTTTTTAGAGTCATATTTTTTTCAACCTCATACATGTTTATTTGGTTATCTATATCAAACTTCTTAATAGAAATAAGATTGTCTATCATTTTAAAAAATTCGTCCTTTTTTCTTGTATCTATTATACATCCATCATTCGGCGTCATTTTGCTTTCATCAAATTTTGTTATTTGTGCAAATTCTTTAGGAGTATATAAGTGAATATTTTCATTATATATTCTTTTTCTACCAAATTCATTAATACTATCTGAACTTAATACTTTATTTTGAATATTACAACTATTTTTATCAGTGTTATATAATTTTAAATTTTCTTTTTGTAAAAGACAAGCATCCCCATATAAAAACTGTTGACCCCAAATTGAATATCCAGCTGTTTTAACTGTAGTTAATTGAGATATAATTTCTAATCTGTCTTTAATATGTTTTTGTTTAGCTAATTGATCCATTTCAGTATTTTTATAAGACATACCGTAGTCAATTTCCCAATTTTTAGAATATATATAATCAAGACAGTTCTCTTGAATTTCATTTCGATCATAATTTACAAAACCCTCTTTAACATTTAAAATAGGATTTAAAATGCATAATAAGATAATTATTATTGCCAAAAATATAAAAGTTATATTTAGAGGTTTCATTTAATATGAATAAACATTTATTTTTTAAAACATTATTGACCTACAATATGGACAGCATAAACGACCTTGTCCATATACCCAATTTTTTAAACCATTATTACTGTTATCGTTAGAACATTCCCAATGAAAATTATGACAACATGATGTACTAAATATGATTTCATCATTTTTGAACTTTTCATGACAAAGGCTACACAAATTATCGTGTAAATGATCCGAACAGTTTACATGTTCTTTAGATATTGATAAACTTTCATTCCAAATTCCTTTTGTTCTAAATTGTTTTGGATTTTTACTATATTCTCCCCATCTTACTACAATCCATGCATTACTTCCTAATAAATTATCATCCATAATCCATCCATCTTTTACTAATTCTATTGCATCATCTACTGTTTTTGCAACATCAGTTGATATTTTAATTGGGTAAATTCTATGTAATGTACAAAATCTTTTATTAATAATTCTTTTTTTAATATGACTAATTGAATCAATAATAAATCTAGTTAATGGAACAACACAGCGTATATACATAGATGTATTATCTTCGGTAATTAAATCAATATCAAAATCAGGAGGAAGACATCTAAATATTTTTTTATTTAATATGAGGGCTCTTATAGTTATGATATTGGTTTTCTTAGTTTTATGTTCTAGTTTATAAGTGCTATATATTACTGGATCTGTTAATGAAGTTTCAGTTTCTATAATATTAAAATTCATAGAAATTATATTAATTAAAATACCAAGGGATTGGTTGTCTATTCTAAAATTAATACATTCATTTCGGATTTTATTAAGAATTTTCCAATTGTAAATTAGATTACCATAAATATCTCCGTAAAATGCTTTAATATAATTAGTAACATCCTCGATACATGATATAGTATTTTCCTCGACTTCATTATTAATATCATTTTTTGATTTTGAAATATACATCACTCTTGATATATTTTATAAGTTTTTATCATTAAAGCTACGCATTATTAAATCATTCTTATGTTTATAATGATAAAATATTTCATAATTGTTATTAACATCATAAACATCATTTAATACTACTACAATTGGTATATTCATTAATGAACCAATATATTTAAATTCATCTAATTCAATATCATATAAACGTGCGTCATATTTCATTTCTGTATTAATATGTTCTAAATATTTTTTACTATATTCTTCGTTATTAAATCCAACTAAGACATTTGTATTTATATTATATGCTGATGATTTATAAGGGATTGAAAGAAAATTTTTACACATATCTCGACGATGTGTATTATTTGTAATTGCAATTATTTTTTTGGTATTTATAAATTTATGGGAATAATTATTCTGAAGTAGCATTATTATAATATTTATATTTTAAAATTTTTAAATATATACCTTATGAAGTAAGTTTTTCTTGCGATGTCAATTTTTTTATTTTAATTAAACCATATATAAAGCTTACAATATAAGCTATTGTAAGAATAAGTGTAATTGCCACAATTACCCAAGTAAATATTACACAATTACCCTCTAACATACAATTAACAGCATATAGATGTACTAAGGCTAATGGGAAAACCACAAGAATAATTACTAATAATAAGTAAAATTTAGCTTTAGTAAAAAACGTTTTATCTTCTTTATTCACGGGAATAAATAAATTTGAAATTGATAAAAGGATTGTAATAATCACACATATTCCAATAATAATTGTTTGAATTCTAATCATTTTAAATTAAACAAACAAAATATTAATGCCCCAAACAAAACAATTAATTGAAAAATATTTCAAAAGTAATATAAGAAAGGATGTTAATGCCATCCAAAATATCGCTACTAAAATACAAGACAAATTATATGGGTTGCCTATGCAATACATGTCCAGATTACCAGAAATCTGTCGTATTTGGCTTCATAAAACAGGAACATGTGACAACTGTCAGGAATTTTCTAAAATACGAAACAATTGCAAAGAAAGTAAATGATGATTTATTTATGGTTTCAAACAATATTAAATTAAAAAAACCATTAAACAAAAAAGAATTATACATTAAAAGCCATGAACCCCTTGAGACTTATCTTCATTTGGAATTAAATAATATTGAATTAAAATTAATTGATGATATTAAATTTGAAAAAGAGCAAAGTGATGGCAAAATGATAGATAAATTATTATTGATATCAAATTTTAAAATTACTAATATAGAAATTGATGATTGTATGCGTATAGAGAGTCTTAATGCTAATATTGAGGGAGAGTATTTTAGTTCACTTGATTATGATGATTAAAATGTTTTTTTTGTTTGTTAATGTTAAATGATATTATTAATAATAACAGCTATATCAGTTATGATTATTGGGTCAATAACAGGATATTTATTATATAGAAATTTTAATAAATTAGAAGATGCTTTAGATTCTTCAAATATAGATAATTCTACAAAATTTAAAAAGAATTCAGAAATTATTCAAGAATTAAATCGCACAAAAGATGAGGTTCATAAACAATTTAACAAAAATTTACTCATTGATTCTGAAAATCTTGTTACTGCAGAAAAAACACTAAATAAGAAAATTTATGGTGTTAATTCAAGACTAACTTCGGCTGAAAATTCACTTAATTCAAGAATAACTTCGGCTGAAAATTCACTTAATTCAAGACTAACTTCAGCTGAAAATTCACTTAATTCTAAAATTATTTTAGCTGAAAAACAAATAGTTGCAACTCAGGAAGGGATTAAGACAGCTGTAGTAGGAGCAACAAATTTTTATAAAACTAATATTTTACCCGCCGCTCAAGAATTTAATGTATCACTAAATAAAAATTTTTCAGATATTAATAATAAATTTGTTGCAATGGAAGAAAATGTTATTACAGGAGAATTAAATGCTAAAAATATCATAAGTGAGAATATCAATACAAATATTCTCACATCCAAAAAAAATATCAATGCTCAAGATCTAACATCATTAGGAGCAATCCGTGCTGAAAATCTTTATACTACAGGGACATATGAAGCCACTGGTTCTGTAAATTTCAAAGGAAAATTAAGTGGTACAAATATTGACCTAAGTGGTGATCTAATAGGTAATAAAATTACTGCTAACAATGGATTAACCGTTACTGGAACATTGAACTCTGGAGCTCTAAATACAAGCGGTTTGATTACAGCTAAAAATGGTATAAATGTGACCGGTAATTTAACGGCCAATAATATAATTGCAAAAGGAGCTTTAAAAGCCAGTGGAGATTTTGATGCCAAAAATATTTTTGCAAGTGGTACCTTATCTTCAAAGGGAGTTATTAATGCAGTTAATATTAATACAAGTGGAACATTTAATTCAGCTGGAAATATTAATACAAATGGATTTACATCTGGAGGAGTATTTACAGCAAATGGTCCATTACAAGCGAATAATGTTGTAAATATTAAAAATCAAATATGTCTTGCTGATACCTGTTTAACTCCAAGTCAATTGCAAGCAATTAAAACAAGCGCAGGAGTATAAAAATTGATTTCATTAAATTATTTTTTACAATTTATTAATATCTTTAGTAATATTTTTAAATGGATCTTTCACAATTAATAAACAATATTAACACCGATTGGAAATGTGTTTTAAATGAAGTATCAACAAAAAACCTTGAAAAAATAAATAAAAATTTAAATGAAGAATATGAAGGAGTTGTTGAAATATTTCCACCAAAAAATTTAATTCTCGATGCATTTAATCATTTTAATTTCGATGAGCTAAAAGTTGTTATCATTGGTCAAGATTGTTATCCTTCTAAAGGAAATGCTATGGGATTGTGTTTCAGTGTTCCAGATGGATTTAAATGTCCAGCTTCTCTTAGAAATATTTTTAAAGAATTAGAACAAGAATATGGGATTAAAAGAGATAACCCTAATTTATTAGATTGGGCCCAACAAGGAGTATTACTATTAAATACTGCCCTTACAGTTAGAGAAGGGGCTGCTGGATCTCATATTAAGATTTGGAAAGATTTTACAAAAGATATTATTAGATTTATAGCTAAAAAGGAAAACATATGTTTTATGTTATGGGGGGAACATGCAATTTCATATAAAGAGTTTATGGATGTAAATAAGAATCATTATATTTTGACACATAGTCATCCTAGTCCACTTGCAAGAAAAACATTTATGGGTAATAATCATTTTAAATTGTGTAACGAATTTTTAGAAAGCGTAAATAAAACAAAAATTAAATGGGTATAATTTCCAGTATATTTTTTCTCAATTCATAATACAAATGGCAGAAGTTGATCAAACACCAACACAAATTCAAGAACCTTCTAATACTGAAGCTCCTAGAGAACCAACTATCATTTTTTTATTTGACATGAAAAACTGGTATGAAACTATCTCTCCGTTGTCTAAATTGGATTTAGTTGACATTGCTCCTTTAGTTTCCACTCAATTTTATATTGATTATGGAATTAAAGCTTATGTTTTAATACTAACAAAATCAAAATGGGAATCTTTAGATCCTAGCCTTAAAAAGAAATTTATGTTTGTTTCTTGTCGTATAAAATGCGAAATGGAGGGTCCAATGTCTGCAATTCAACGAGAATCATATGAAAATAGTGATATTTTTGAACTATTAATGTCTCAACAATCAACTCAATCTCCTACTTTACCAGAAATCAATACAGATACTAATCTTGAAAATATTAACCTTGAAACAATTAAAGAAGGTGAAGAAGAGATTACTGTTCCTGACGACATGTAAATAATTAAATTTTTTATAACATAATTATTTAATTGTAACCTCTCCTTTTTATTTCTTTGGCTTTGGGCTATATTTGATAGATTCTGTATCAGACTTACTAGACGAAGGCACTGGTTTGAAATAATTAAAATTATTTTCCCCAAGGTGTAAATTTATATTTTTCTTCTCTTTTTTAACACATCTACTATCGATTATACCCTGTTGACTATGATCTTCTTTTGATTTGTCAAGAATAGTTTTATATTTTTTATTAATTTCTTTTACAATCCCTTTAACTTGTTTTTTGGCGATTTCTACATCATTTTTCTTTGTAAATAGAGCATCATTTAAATTATCGATTGTAATTTGTGAAGCTTCAATACAATCATCCTTTTCTTGTTTTTTTAGTCCCTTACATTTAGCCTTTTCAAGTTTTTTGTTTTCAGCGATAGTTTTTTTAAATTGATTAAATTCATTGACTATCTTTTCAACGTCTTGTTTGGCTTCTGAAACTTCTTTAATATTTTCAGTTTTTAATCCATTAATCTTATCAGAATCATATTGTGCAACGGATAATTTAGATTCAATCTTTACAATAACTGGTTGAGAGAATTGACGTAAATCCCTTTCTCTTGAAAGATAACTTATATAACCAGCTACAGTATCTAAATATTTTCTCCAGCCCTTCTTAGTAAATTTACCATCCTCATCAATCGTAAATTCTGTAGCGAATTTTGAATATTCAGTCTCCATTTGTTCATTTTCTGGCTTACATAAATTAATGATTTTAATTAATTCCATAGGATCATTTGTTATTGGTGTGCCAGTCATTAATAACAATTTAACAGAGTCTTTACCTGATTTTTTATAAGAATCCATAATTGATTTATGTAATCTGTTCATATCTGGTCTCTCAATACTAGAAAGATCCCCTCCTCCATATAATTTATGAGCTTCATCAATAATTAACAATGTCTTTCTTAAAGGATCTTCTTTGCCATTAATTTTGACAAGATCTTGATATAATTGATTTTTACCAGAAACCAAGTTACTAAACTGCTTATAAGACATAGGTTTGATTTTCCATGAATCAGATAACAGTCTAATTTTAGCTGAAAAATCTGCTGGAATTTTTAGTCCTTTTTCTTTAATCTTTTCTTGTATAACAATGCTACATACTTGATCGAACATATTCTTATAAATATCACTCTTTAAAGTTGTTCGTGTTACCCATAAAATAGTATAGCCTTCTTTTTCAAAAGAAGTTGTAGCTGTTGCAATAGCAGCACAAGTGTTATGTGTTACAGTAAAATCTCCTAATAAATACCGATTATTTCCATCAAGCGTAAACCCATAATAATCACCCTTTCCTACCAATTTTACAGTTATTCCTGTTACTAACGCATCTTTAATTTGTAATCTTTTTAAAGCTTGTTTACGATATAATAATGTTGGAATATCTTCTAATCCATTCCCAGAAATTAATATAGTATTATATATATCTGTTTTTTTAATATCTTTATATGTCCATGATTTTTTCCTTTTATGTAAATATGCAGCAAAACCAAGAGAACGAGCAAGATATAATATATCATTAGCAAGACGATCAGATTTTTGAGTTATTTCAAAACATTTATCTTTAACAGAATATGATCCATCTGTATCTAAAAATCCTGCAAGTACTTTTAGTCTTGTATTTCTATCATTATATTTATATAAATCAGGGATATGTTTATTATTAATTAAATCATGTTTCTGTAATACTTTTAAAAACTTATTTTGTTTACCAGGAGTATCTGGAGAAATTCTATAATCATATTGCGCTTCATAATTCAATAATAAACCATATTTTGGTAACTCTTTGCGAAGATAACTTAATATTCTAGCATCTTGGGAAGTTATTTTTGGATCACGACTTGTTCCATCTCCAAACCATAATCCTATTATGTATGGATCAAAATCAACTTCTTTTGTTGGTAATTCAATACCTTTTCTAAATCCTTTTAGTTCTCTTTTAGTACTAATAGGTAATTTAAGATAATCCTTAACTTCAATTTCAATTATTTTATCTTCTTCTTTAAACTTTGATAGATAATCTTCAGCTCCTTTACGTGTTTCAAATGATTGTGTTTTAATTTTAATAGTTTTTTGGTCTATATGACTAGCTTTAAATGGTTTATTAGGTTGTCTTTTTGATACATTAGTAATACATCCTTTTCCACTATATTTAAGAACAAGTATATGTTCTGAATTTACTGTATATTTATCTCCTTTTACAGGGATTATATCATACATTTCATCTTTACCATTAGCAAGTGATAATACTTTTCTAGGGGTTGAATCATCTCCCATCAATTTATCTCCAACTTTTATATCTTGAACTAATTTAATAGAACCATCATACATTATTATAGGAGTGTCTTTAGCGTGACATTTTCCCGTTCCCACACTATGAAATAATAATAAGCCCTTGTAAGGAGAAGCAGGGACAAAAAAGTTTCTGATAAAATCTTGAGTTGGTGTAAAATTAACTAATTCTGATCCACCTTTGGGAGCACATAAATTTTCGACTTGAACTTTTGGCCATGTATATTGAATAAAATTATCACGGATATATTGTCTCATTTCAAGGAAATTCATAATTTTACTTGGGGGATCTGGTTGTTTTTTAACAGCGGCAATCTCTTTAATAATATCCAATTCACCTTTAGGTGTGATTGGTATTGTATCACTTTTAACACTTTGACTTTGCACATTTTTAATTTCAGGGATGGAAACTGGAGTTTGTGTTTTCATTACACCTTTGGGTGTTGAATTTGGTGAGAATTGGATAGAATTTTGAGATGCAGGTAATTGAGGGGCTTTAGAAGTAACTGTGATTGGGCCTAAGTTAACTTTCTTTTCAATTGTTTTTTTCATACCAGTATATATTAATCTAAATATGGCTGCTCTAGTTTTTGAAGGTAATTTCAAATGTCTTTTATTTGTAAGAGAATCTTGAATATTTACTTCGTGATCTTTAATATATTTAATGGGATCTTTCCATGCCAATTGAGATTCTTTGCAAAACGCTGGATCAGTTTTAAGCTCTTTGCAAAAAAAGGCACGGGCGCCTCCTTTTCTTAAGTCTGGAGTTTCTTTGCGCATTGAAAATGAAACAACAGCAAGTAATGGAAAACTTAATGGGATATCTTTGGTTGGCCTAGAAAATGAACATTTACCATCACATTTAACAATTTCTGGTCTTTTTTTGGGTGCGCCTCCTTTAGCACCCTCTCCAAAGAGCCATTCTAAATTAGTTTCATCATCATCGATTTTAAAACGATGAACATTCTTGGTCAATTCATAATCTATTGCGCTAATAATAGAATATTTTTCTAATTCATCTGCGAACTCGATTTTTCTCAAATCAATTCCACTATGATTTAAAAACATTTTGAAAATTGTGGGTGCATTATATTTTTCAGATAAAGATTGAGGTATTAAAACATCGTATAAAAATACAAGTAGAGGCCACCCTTGTTTGGGATGAAATTCTAAACCTTTTTGCCCACATAAACGCGTTGCTCTACCTATGGCTTGTTTTTGATCTGCTTTTGATGTTTGGGGTTCATAAATATGAACATATTTAACATCAAATAAATCAATACCTTCTTTGAAACCACCATCTAATAAAATGATTCTTGCTAAATCGCCATATACATTTTCAGGACGTTGATTATATTTTCCTAAAATAGCTTTTTTTGCTTTTACAGTAATTGTATTATTATAAATGGTTGTAGAAGATAGTAAAAGAATATTCTCTCCTTTGGTTTTTAATAATTCTCCATCCGGTAATAGCTTGATTTTATTATCAAAGGCCAAGTTAAATCCTGAAGCAAGTAGTACAGCTGTCAAAACTTTTACTCCATATCCTCCCTGTTTTACATCTGAAAATATGAAATGCTTAAATAATTTTCCATGAATTTTTAAATCCTGTTCGTCAAGCTCTCTGATGTTATTCATTAATGATTGTGCTTTTGGGGAATAAAGTTCTAAATCATTTAAAACTTCTGCCTTATTAAATGTTTTTTTATCAAATTTATGGTCTTTTGTCATAAAAGACCAATTTCCAACTCTTCTTAAACAAGATGATTCAAATGCCATGTTTTTAATTTTATTAAAGATAATATTTTCCAAGCTATAATTAAATGAGATACCTTATATTTAATATGCTGTTATTACTTTTGATAATAGTAATTCTTTTAAAAACTAGTATAACTATTACAAATGAATTTTTCACAAATAATCCACACACTAGTGGGATTATAGTTAGTACAGATCCAGTTAAAATAAATATTATTTATTCTCAAGAAGAAACTCGAGAAGTAGAACCAAGTGATGAAGTATTTGCACCCCAGTACGCACCACCTTTTATACAACCACCAGTTATACAAGAAAAAAATAAAGTACAACATGTTCCCCAAGAACAACCTCAAATTAGTATTAAAGATGTTGAAGATTGCAAAATAGAACTAAATAGTAGAATTAAACAAATTAATGCTTATAAAGGGCAAAAAAATTCAGAAAGACAAAACTTGATAATGCAACAACAAATGGATGATCAACAATTAAATTTACAAAATGCTATCAAGCTTCAAGAATATAAGGCAAATACTGCTGCTTCTGGGGAAAATTATCAAATAATGTCTGATAAACTAAGTGCCCTTAAAGAACAAAAGGCAAACTGTAAATCGAGAATTGATATGTTTAATTATAATTTCGAACAAGTAAGAAATTGTTGTAAATCTGAATCAGAAAGAGTTCAAAAATTTAGGCAAACTATTTATGAACAATGTGTTGTTCCTCAATCTAAATTTAATAGTCATCTTTCAAATATAAATAATGAAATATCTACCACACAAGTTCAAATTAATCAATTTAAAACAAGTAATGACGATCTACAGAATAAAATAAAAAATTGTAAATAATTAAAAAGATGTTATTAAAATATATATTTTTAATAATCTGTTTATCACTCGCCTTTTTATTATGTTTTTTTTATTATAAATACATAAAAACTGAACATTTTGAAGCAGATGATGATATTGTCCCTGATGAGGGAAATGGTTTTGCTACAGTTCATCAAAAAGAGGAAGATAGAAAAAAGGAAGTTAATAATAAAGTTGGGGGGGCGAATGATTGGGGAGGAGTGCCTTCAACAGAAAATGGTCCCCAAGATGATGTTATTTATCAAGGGCAATTATTAAATTGTAAACAGCAAATCGATGAACAAAATACAAACTATGAAGTATATTTACAAAAATATGCTTCTAAAGCTAAAATGGATGCTATGTCAAGAAAGGTTGAACTTGAAAAGAATGCTCTTGATATTCAAGAGCAAATAAACTTATTTAAAGTTCAAATTAAAGATAATAATAAAAAGGTTATCGCGGCACAAGTTGAAATTGAAAAGGAGAATCAGCTTATTGATCAATGTAATCGACAAGTTAAACCTTTAGATGATACGATTGCTAAAGCAAAAGCATGTTGTGATGGTCAAAGAGCAATAGCAGATGACTTGAGTAAACAATTTGATTCATGTCTAAATGAAACAAATTTATTTCCTAAAAAAATTGAAGATGCTCAAAATTCTTTAAATGATTTAAAAAATCAACTAGATCATTTAAAGAATATTAATTCTACTTTACGCAAAAGATTAAATTCATGTCAAGAAGATTAATGAATGTCATATTAATAATTAACTTGGATTTTATATATAAATAATATATATAAAATGAGTAAAAAATCTGTATCTGTTTTTAGATTCTTTCAGGATCTTGAATTGAATACCCAGACATATCATTGGTTAACTGAATCATACTCTCGTCATGTTGGATCTGATAAACTCTTTAAAAATATTTTAGAAACCGGGGATAAATTTATTGAAGTTTATATTGGGAGATATGGTCGACCAAAATTCACAGAAGATACTATTACAGTTAAAAAAATGTCAGATAGTGATTATGTCTTATATTTACAAAAAGCTGTTAAATTTTTAGAAAATAATATAATAAGTTTTTTTAAACCCTCAGATACCGATTTATTAAACATCAGAGATGAATTGATAGCCCAAATTAATCAAGCGCTTTATCTCTTCACTCTTAATTAATGCCTTTTCTTTTTCTTCTTTAGCTTGCGCCTCTATATGTAAACGTTTCTCTAACTGTATCTTTTCTTGTGTCTCTTTAAGAGTTTGTGCTAGTTTTTCAGCCTTTGCAAATGCTAGAGATTGTGCATTTTCTTGCATTTTTGTTTGCATTTGTGCTTTGGCTTCTGCTTCAGCATGAGCTAAAGCCCGGGCTTGAGCTTCTGTTTTTGCTTGTAATAATGATTGTTCATATACTCGTGTATATGCTTGAGAATATGCTTTTTCTATAGCTTGTGTATAAGCTTTCTTTTCTTCCTCTATTTTTTCTTTAGCTTCGGCATGAGCCTTAGATAAAGCTTGAATAGCATCTTCGATATTTTCCCTTTCTTCAAAATTATTATTAGGTATTGAAGGTATAAATTTTGGATTAACTTTAACTGGATTAATTTTGATTTGATTAAAATTTGATGGCTTTAAAATTGGTGTCGCTAATTTAAATTCGTCATTAATATCCTCAATTGAATACTCCATTTTTTCTAATAAATCACATGAATTCTTATTTTTATCAGTTGATATGCCTAAATATTTAAATAATTCATCATTTTCAGTCTGTGAAAACCTAAAACATATTTTGGGCTTGAACTTTTTAATAGTATTTAAACCTCCAAGTATCACTAAATAATCTAAACCTATCAAATCTATAAAAATAATATCACATGATAATAGTCTTAAGCTATCTAATGTTATTAAATGAACTGGATCATTTTCAGATCCAATAATCGAACCATTTCCTAATTGAATAATGTCATTATGATCACACATAATTCTTTTTAATGTAGGGATTTTCATTGTTCCTGTTACATGACCTAGCATATTATTAATTAAAACTGTATTTAATATATTATTTTCTGCCAAATTTTTTGTTAAAAGGCAAAATAAATTTTCTCTAGGCTCAAAACAATATATACCAATACTTGGATTCATTTTTGTATAGATTAATGACCTTAACCCTATTGAAGAACCTATATCAATAATCAAGTGAGCTTCGGAAATATATGGTCTTAGAAATTCTAAAACATCGGAATCTGGAATTTCATTTCTCTCTAAAACATTAATAATATCATTGTCATTATTAAATGAACTAAATGATCCATATTTAGTTTGAAATATTCTCATTTAAATTAATTATTTAGATTTCATCTTAAGTATCAAATTAAAATCATTTAAAAAATAATTTAAAAAGTTTATATCAATGATAATGTAGTATATTTAATGCTATCCTTTAACAAATTTATATCCTTTCCATAACGAACCTTGTTCGTCTTTTCTTTTAAATATTTTTTATTTATATGATACGTCTTATTTAAAAGGAGTTCTGTTAGAGATTTAATAAATTCATCAGTATTTCCATTATCTAAAACCCTTTTAAATAACATTAAATATTCAATGCATTCATTCATCATTCTTAAATACATTCGTTTATCCCTTTTGAGATTTATTAAAAAATCTAATTTAGTATGTATAAAATCTGATTGCGCATCATAATATTGAAATGTAATTATATCTCCATAATTATCGGTTTTTTTCTCATTAATTTCAGTCGACATACTTTTTAAAATAGGTTTTACAATAATATTAATATCATTTTCGAACCTAAAACCTTTATAACTATTATACAACTGTTTTTTATGAGATTTAATATATTGATGGTTATTATCACCACTGATATTTAATAATTTATTAATAAATAAATCTTGTGATGCATAGAGTAGTTTTTGTTTTGATATAGATTTTATATTCTCATGTATTTTTATATTTTCTATATTTTTATATATAATATCTTTATTTATAACAGTATATTCAACTCTTTTATCTCTTATTGTATGAGCAGGAGAATATGAATCTGTAATAATATGTAAAACCATTCCTAACCAAACAGAATTAGGTTTTTTTTGAGGATCTTTATTAAAAATATTAGTATCATATAATGCCAATAAGCTGTAACCAATAATAGCTAGAATTATTTTATTTCTTATCTTTTCAACATTATTATCTGGATCTGTAGTCATTGAATGAAGATGTGCGAAATATCCATTATGTCTTTGCCATAATGTTGTTTCACTCTTATCATCATTAAAAAGATCTAATAATTGTAATTTATTACATATTTTAGGATGCGCAAATATATGAGAATTATTCTTACTATAAGTATCGCATGGTAAATCAACAACTTCTACACCCTTAAATAAATTGTCTTTTGAAAATTTTCCTGAATTATCAAAATAATTTTTCAATTCAGAATGATTTAATAATTCATTTAAAATTTCAAAATGCCCAGAGATATACATTTAATTTAACAGATAAAAATATTAATATTATTTACAATTAATATTTTTACAACTTACTGAACATAATTGGTTTAATGATTTTATAGTGCTACAAAAACCATTATTTGCCCATGATGAACATTTTAAATATTTATCTGTACATGATAACTGACTTGTAGGTTTTGGAGAAGGATGAGGAGAAGGACGTAAAACTCGGGGAGAGGGGTAATATTTTTGTAGTGGTGGAAGTACATTATTCAAATATTGATATCCAACATAATTACCAGGAGGATCAAAATTAACTACAATATAAAGATTATTGCCACCACATGCAACACCAATACCTACATATTTGCTAGATTTCCATATTAATTGAGTAAAATGACCCGCTATAAATTCAGTATTGGTATAGTTATAGTTATTTCCCTCAACATAACAAACATCATTCATTTGATTTATTGCAATAGTATAATCAGGAGCGTAATCATTTGATTTACACCACCATTTACCTATATTTTCTCCATAATCATTATCACTATGATAAAACTTATTTAAATTAGCAAGATTATCAGCCCAATTTTGAGCTACATTGTTTATTTTACTGCTCCATATTAATGGTGCAGCTTGATGAATTTGTCTATAAAAATTTAAACGATCAACAACGGATTTAACATCATATTGTAATGAATTTATTGAGGGGATTAAAATAACTATTAATAAAAGAAGCATCATCTAATAAATATATACCTATCATCTTTCTTTAAGCAATTTTAAAAATTAATATTTGGACGCAACATTGAAAAAATATCTTATATATTTAAAATGAACTTAGTTTACACATTAGTTAATTTTAATACAAGAGATTACTTAGAAATGTTCAAGGTTTTCCTTAAAAGTTTGGTTTTATTTTCAAAACCAGATTTTGATTTATTAATTATCACTGATAATGCCACAAAAAAAGATATTGAAAAACTAACTGACCTAAAAATACTCAAAAATGTATTCTATCTAACGGTACCCACAGATAAAGATTTATATCATGCTCTTTTACGTAAATGTGATATTGTTGGATTTCAAGATTTCGATAAATATGATAAAATCATGTACCTTGATTGTGATATTATCGTACAAAATGATATAAATAAATTATTCAAATTAGTAAAAGCAAAGCCTAATAAATTATACGCACCAGAAGAGGGCTCTTTAAATGGTAAGTATTGGACATTAAATTCTTATAAAAAAAATGATTTTAAAAAATTAAATGAATTAGGTATTCATTCATTTAATTCAGGCACAATGATATTTAAACCCTCCAAAGAAATGAAAAAACATTTTGAAAATGTAAAAAAAATGGCCCTCGAATATAAAGGCGCACATCATTTTTATGATCAATCATTTTTAAATTATTATTTTAATATTCGTAATTTGAGTTCTACTGATTATATAACAGATCATGTAGTATTATTTCCAGACACTGCAAAATTTTATCCTTATAAAACAATTCTACATGTTGCAGGAATTGGTAGATATAAAGAAAAAGCAAAAATAATGAAAAAATATTTAGATCAAATTATTCAAGTGAAAATAAAATGAAAATTAAAAATCGAAAGCCTGAGTAATAAAAATAACTGACTACTTATATCTTCTGATACCTCTGAATTTCTTATTCAATAAATATGCCAATGTTAGGTTTGAGATTCCTACTGTTGCGTGAATCGCAGTCTCACGTTTAGTACTATATGGTAGCTTTGCTTTTGCAAGTTGCAAAGCTCCAACGAAACTCATAAATGCTGCTGCCCCATTCAGTAAACCTGAATTAAGAAAATCCATTATTCTATAATGACGTCTTTCTTTTATATGCTTTTTATTGGCATCGCTAGATGCGCTGCTAATTATCATGCATAATGTTATCCATATTCGATTTGTATAGGATATTTATAATTAATCACTTTATTTTTTTTGTATTTCCAGAGTTTATAAATACAGTTTCAACACGACTTAACATTCCATGACCTGTACAAACTCTATAATGTACGTGGGGCTTTAATAATATTCCATTAGGTGTTTTATAGCCAGATGGTATTCTTACTTTTAATACAGTTAAACCTTTTCCATCAGCCTTTGTTACTCCTGCATTTGTATTCTCTCCATAAGCTAATAATGGAGATTCTATTATTAAATTAGACTTTGAAGATTCAGCTGCCCAATATATTACATTTGAATGGGGTGGAGTATGAACAAATACCTCGAGATTTGCATTAATTGGTATTTTTTCTACTAAAGATCCACAAGGATAAACTGTGTCACCTAGAAATGGTAAATAGTAATCTCTACTAAATATATTTACTATTGCACATATTCCAATTATAATATAAATAATTTTTTCTAAATTTTTAAAGGTGTATTTAGAAATTATTTGCAAATAATTTCTATTTAAAATACCCATAATACCCAAATGTATGCCCCCTAATATTATAAATGTTAGGGATATTAGTTCTAAATATTTCAAAGTATATAAGTCCATTTATTTTAAACTCTATTATATATTATTTTTTAAAATTATTTAAAGATTAAAAACAATATAATATATTATGGGCGGCCATACACTTCCCAATGTTACATTTAGATTAACCAAAGATAATGAAAAGAATAATGAATTATATAATAATACAATTACCCTTTATAAAGAGATGATTAAGAATTTGGTTTTAGATTCAGAAATTGAAATCATTTTAAATTATCTCAAATCTTGGATTGATTGTGTTACACAATATCCAACGATGTATTATGAAACATCATATACTGAGTTTTTTACTAAAACCAGTTTTCCATCATTTGTTATAACAGCAACCTTGCAAATTTCATGAATTTTGTTTTTTGAATATGTTTATTAAGATGTAATAAACATATTTAAAGATTTAATAGTATTAGGCATTTAAATCATATGTTTAACAATATTGTTAAATATGTTAAATCCTTTTTAAAATTGAATATAACCGCCGACATAACTGAAGATTCATCGTCCAATGAAAAAAAATATGTCAAAAAAATTAATCCATGTGATATTTATATTGTATCAGATCATTCTATAAATTGTATTCAAATTTATAATCATAATTGTGATGCAATAAATTTAACAATTAAAAATTGCCCAAATATAAAATCTATACCGGAAGATATACATAAATTTAATAATTTAGAAAATATTACAATATCAAATTGCGATATTAAAAAATGTTTCATAAAATTTCCAATGGGTCTAAGATATTTTGAATTATCATATTCAGGTTTAAATGAAATAAATCCAGAAAATTCACTTGAAAATTTGGCAGAAATTAATCTTTCTTTTAATAAATTAAAAGAAATTCCTACCTTTTTAAATAAGTTAATTGATAATAACTCTCATATTGAAATTAAATTAAATGGTAATGATTTTTGGTTTTCAATGTATTCTGACCTTGCTATCTCTATGATTAGCCCTAAAACTATTAATGAGCTTGTATATGCAAATAAATTAAATATACTAGGAATTCACAAGTTACAATTTGCAGTGAATATTCTTAGATGTAAAAATTATTCTAATGAAGCAAAATGGTTATCTAATCAAGTAGATTTGGCAATAAACAAAATTAAAACAGAAAGTCCCAAAAATATATATTCAAATCCACAAAATGTACACTTGTGTAGTATATATGATAAAACTAAAGAATCAATAAAAAAAATATTGGAGTATAGTGTTAATAATTATAATATTGACATAAATATTTATATTAATAATTTTGATATAGATGTACAAAATGATGTTAGAAATCATTTAAAGAATTCAATTAAACATGGTAATTTTGACTGTACATTTGAGGAATTATTTACCAAGGTGTTATTAATTGCCAAGGAATCCGAGTATTTTCAATCAATATTATTCATAATAAATGAGGAATTGAAATCTGGATTAAATACATGTTTAACTGGTCAACTGACACGCCTTGTAAATTCATTGTCCTTTTATATTCCAGGAATATCTGTTTCGATAAGTAAAAATGAGGAATTATCTAATTCTATAACAGCATTAAGAAAAAGATATGCAATTTTATATGGAAATGATACTGAAATATATATTAATGAAACTATACCTGCTGTTTGGCAATTACTAGAAGATGAATGTGTTCCTGAAAATGAACATCATATATGGTTAGAATATATATAATTTTTAAAGAAGTTTATTCTGTTTTTTGAGAGCAATTATAATTAAATGTGCATTGATTCTCACTATTTGTAGTTTTTGAAGTACAATTATATTTTGATACAATTGTTGTTAGATTTTTACTTATAAGATTACATTTATTCGCATCCTGATTACATTTATAATTAAATGAACAACTATTTGCAGTATTATTTGTATCTGTATCACAATTATATGAATTTAAAACAGACCCAAATTTGGTACTTAATACACTACAATCAGGATCTTTCTGATTTGGTGTTGTATTTATAAAACCTTCTAAAACTAATGGAAAACTTTTATCCTTTTTGTCATTTTGACATACAATTTTCCCCTGGGCTGAATAAATACACGAATTAAAATTATGAAATGTACTCATTTATATTTAGCATTAAAAGAGAAATTTTTTAAAATTAATGATTAAATATGCTTATTTATACATAAATATACGTATATTAAAATAGCTTCCCATTATATAGAGTATAATTAATAATATACTAAACCCAATTATAAATATTAATAATGGAATTAATTTAAAATCAGTTTTTCTTAATAAACACACTACAATCATTGTTATTAATATAGGAATCAAAATGAATAACATGATTAAAGAAATTTTTAATGCCTTAACATGTCTGGTTGGAAGATATAATAATAATCTATTTACAGGGTTAATCTTTTTTATAGGAACATATTTTGGGTAATCGTCTTTTTTTTCCTCTTCAACCATAATTAATTTATTTATTAATGAGAAATATTATGAACATAGGATGAACACGGGGCAAAAGAAACTCGATGATATTTTGTCAAACCTTTACTTTTAATTGCATCAATATGATCCTTTGTACCATATCCCATATTTGTTTGCCAATTATATTCTGGATGAAGTTGTGATAAATTATGCATATATTCATCTCTAAATGTTTTTGCTAATATGCTTGCGGCAGCAATAATTAAGAATTTATTATCCCCTTGTACAACACATGTATGATCTTTATCTTTAAATTTAGGGAAACTATTTCCATCTACTAAAATATGTTCAAAATCAACCTTGAGTGAAGAAAGTGCTTTATGCATAGCCATATGTGTTGCATTTAAAATATTATGTTTATCAATTGTTTCATTGTCAATGAATGCTATACTATAATCAATCGCATTCTCCTTTATAAAATCTGCGAGTAATTGCCTATTTTTTTTTGACACTTTTTTACTATCTTGAATTAGTTCGTTATTTTCGTTTTCGAAAGTTGGGTTCCAAATTACAGCTGCTGCTACAACAGGTCCTGATAATGATCCTCGTCCTACTTCATCAACACCTACAAATATAAAATCTTCACTGGGATTATTTCTTAACATATTAAAATTACTTTAGAATAATATTTAAAATTACTTTAGAATAATATTTAAAATTAGTTGACTTAATTTTATTCTAAAATGACAACATTAATTACTATTAATGATAATGGAAATAAAAAGTCCTGGGAAATTTCAGAAAAAATACTAGAACATTTTGAAATTTTTAAAGATATTGAATATGATATCAAAATATTAGGTGAAACTATATTCCTTGAAAATACTAATCAAAATGACTTTTCAATAGTCTATAAATTATTAATACTAGAAGACTCTAATTTAATAGCACAAGAATTAGAACTTTATGAAATGCCAACATTATATAGTGTCTATAAACTTATTGATTTTTTTCATATTAAATACTTGCAAGAAAGAGTTGGTTCTATTATTGCTTATAGGTTAAATAAGATGAATGTTGATGATTTAAAGACCACAATACAATTTTTTTAATAGCATTATAGTAGATATTAAAAATATATTAATTAAAACTAAATATGGCGGCTGAATTTGAAAAAATTATAAGAGACAATTGTTTTCCAAAAGAGGGGGAATCGAGCCCTCCAATGTCTTTTGGTAGTATTCTTGAAGCTTTAACAGATACATCATCTATTCCCCCATGCTTAGAAACTCCAGCAGGTAAGATAGCTCTAGTAAAATACAAAGCTACAATAAACCCACCTATACCTTCTTCTAAATTTCCTAGTTCAAATTCTTCAAATTCTTCAAAATCGAATTCTCCATCGGCTCCACAAGTTTCAACAAATTCATCTTCGAAACCACAAAATAATTCTCAAAAACCTCCAGAGGAAAGTGGTCCAGGGTTTTTTAATAGTTTAAAAGGTAGTTTAAAAGGATCTCTCTCTGCATTGACTGGTAAAAAGGAGGATGATGAAAAAAAACTTGATGATGAAAAAAAACCAGAAGATGAAAAGGATGAATCTGGAGATAAAATCGTTAATGGAGTTGAGGAACTATTTAAATCAAAAATAACAAAAAATTGGTTTGATAAACAAAAGGATATATTTTTAGGATCTAAAGATCAAAATGGTACAAGTACAAAAGAATTAATTAATGATCTCTTGTATAAAAGTAAAGATCCCACTAAAATTAGTACTGAAGATGCAAAAAAATATATTTCTTTATATTTGTCCTCTTTTTACTCTGAAATAAATGATGTAAATAAAGTAAATGTTATAGAAAATCTAACTGTTATCTTATTAGATCATATTTTTAAAGATGTAATACAAACAGGAGGAGGTCGGAGAATTTATAATCGTAATTATATTGGTGGAGTTGATAAACAACCCCAAAACCCTGTAAAAAACAGTAGTACTGGACCGCCCAACCCTGCAAAAAACAATAGTGCTGGACCACCCAACCCTGCAAAAAACAATAGTACTGTACCACCCAACCCTGCAAAAAACAATAGTAATGGAGGGCCAAACTCTACAAAAACCGGTAGCCTCAGCAATTCAGAATTGTTGATTGTCGAAAAGGAACTACTTGCCGGGATTTCTAACTCTGCAAAAAAAAAATCAGAAGTTCCCAATGCTACGAAAACCAACTCCGGAGTCCCTAATTCAGTAATCGGATCAAAAAAAATAACAGAACAAATTTTTAATAATTTAGTTAAAAAATTTAAAATGTATTCCTATCCACTAGATGAATTAAAAATTTTAAACAAAACCAATAAAGAAGAGGATAAAAAAAATAAGGAAAACGCCCAAAAATCTACGATGGTCATCCCCAGTGCAGACGATATTGGAGATGCTGCCCGTATTACAACATTGATACCAGGAGGTTCATCACACACCAAAGTAACTAGGCACTTCAAACTGAATCACATAGATAAAAACGCTAAAATCCCTAAACATTACACCCTGAAAAATATTACCCTAAAAGATGATGTAAAAAATAGGAAGGGGGGCCTTCTTGGGATTACTTTAAGTGGGAAATTTTGGACTAATAATAAAAGCGAAGACAAAAATGTATTATTAATAGATATTATAGATGAAAATATAGATAAGTCTAAACATAATGAATTAAATAGCAATATAATAGCAAATAGTATTATTGAATTCTTAGATGATGATGTACTTGCCAGCATAAAGCCATTAATAGATGAAAAAGATTACGGACAAATAGCTATTGACACCAAATATATTTCTAACCTAAAATCCCAAAATTCTCCTGCGCCCATAAAAGGGGGCGCACCAAAGGATGAAACTTATTTATTAAATGATGAGCAAACAAGAAAATATGTGAAATTACTTCTACAAAGTATTAAATTTATGTTTGAATTATCCATATCTAAACCAAGTGAAAAAGGAGAAGTAAAAGAACATAAACTTAATCCAATTATAGAAAAACTTATTGGTGATTCATATACAAAGCTTATTTCAGAAATTCCATTATATGATAAATCTGATGAAAATAAAAATAGTATAAAACTCAATAGTGATGATCTTAAAAATGCATTTAGGTGTTTAATAACTGCAATATTAACAAAGCCACTTCAAGAATTTCCATTAATACCTAAAATTAGCGAAAAAAAATATAAAGATAACGAAAAGAATGAAAAGTTTTATCTCTTATATGATATTTCAAAAAAGGGGATGTCTACTTTAGGTTCTTGTAAAATTGTTATACAAAATCCAAATATGACTGAAAATGAGTTATATAAAGAAATTAAAGACTTTTCAGAAACTGAAATAACTAAATTTGACCAAGATTTAAATAAGCAAATTAAAAAATACCAACCTCTACCAACCCCTGAAAATCATGAAGCAAATTTATTATTTAAAATTTTTGATGCTGTGAGATCAAAAGCTAATGAAAGTGCCTCAACATTAAAAGGGGGGGCGAAACAAAAAAAATATGTAAATATCTTAGGGAGGAAACGTATTATAATTACCAAAGGGAGATCACGCTATATAAGATATAAAAACAATTATATTACATTAACGGAAGCAAAGAGTATTGAAAAAAAAACAAAGTCGAGTAGAAAAACCCCATTTAATTTATTTTAAATATATCTTTTTCGGAATTATATATTTTGATTTATTCTGTATTTTTACACGATACGCTTACGTGTTTTATAATATACAAACGCAAAAAATTTTTTCCATGCGTAAGACATTTTTTTTAAAGCATACCACAATAAAAAACCAGTTATAACATTGCCTGGAAATATACTAAATATTGTTTTTAGGGGGCTTCTAATTTGACACACTTGATTATTTTTTTTACAATATTCCAAAGTTTCATATATACAATTATTAATATTAATATTAAAAGGCTTAAATTCCTTTATTATATATGGTTTAATATTATTATAATTTTCACTGAAATATTGATGAGTTCTATTATATCCTAATGTAAATAATGTTTTTAACACAAATGGATCTACTGGATAATATGCCCACATTTCTGGCAATTTAATTCCTGGATTAATACTGTTATTATTTCTAATTGCAATATCAATTCTTTTTTCACAGGGTTCTTCAGCTATCATTCCAGCCATTTCTCCGTCAAAATATCCTTCACCATTTACATAATACGGTGAAATTCCACTAATTATAGGAATATGACAAGATGCCTTTATAATATCGATACATGTTTTTTTGCTATTATAATCCTTTAAAACATGAGGTTTTAATAACAGTTTTTTAAGATCTATTTTACTAACACCAATTAATAATTTGTTACAGTAATTTTTAATTTTTTCGTCATCATTTGGTATATATTCTATTAGTATGTCATGTAAACACTCTTTCATTTTAAAAGGATTGTGTTTAGCTTCGTTATATCTAGAAATTGATTTAGAATATAATTCATAAAAATCTGCTTCTAATAACAGCATTAACGCTGTAACTGATCCAGCAGAAACTCCCCCTATTTTAATATTTTCAGATTTAATATCTATATACTCTTTAATAAACTGAGCTGCACCAAAATAAAATGGAAACAACCATCCTCCTCCTTGAAAATTAATAAATAGCATTAAATTAATTAAATATACATGAATTTATTTATATGCTTTGTATATACGATATTATTTAAAGATGTTCTATTTATTTAAATTAAAATGATTAATGATTTTGGGAAAGAGGATCAATCATTTATAACTGAAAATGATTTAAGGAACATGTTAAAATGTCATTTCAGGGGGATAACCAAATTAGTAAAGCTTATTTATTGTAATCCAAATGTAAAATCTAATAATAATGTTAATTATATTAAAAATAATGAAAAGGAATTGGAAATTATAGAAAATGGTAAAATTAGAATTATTAATAAGGAATATGTTATCGATTCTATTATTTTAGATATGTGGGCGATATTAAATAATTATTATGAAAAACTTGAAGAAGATAATACCCTTGAAGAATTTAAATCATCTTTAATATGTAATGAAACATGGGAAAGAATTACAGAATTTATTGATACATATCACAAATTTAAAGAGGGGGAAGATATTGATATAGAAGAAATTCGTCATGATATTTTCATCATCATTAAAATTTACACTAATGAAAAAAAGAAACACAGGAGAAAAAGTACTAAATACTAGGTTTTCTAAAAACTGCAGTTAAAAGATCCTTCTCATAATGATGACGTTCATCCTTAAAACATTCAATAGTTATAAAATTATGTCTTTCAAATAGTTCTTTAAGCGAATCTTCTACATAATAAGCCACATGACATTTATCTGGATAAGCATGATCATATGGGATAGATAAAAGTATATTGCCATTAGGCTTTAATACTCTATACATTTCAGATACTACAGCATCTGCATCAATTGGATATATATGTTCTAATGTATGAAACGACATTAAGAAATCAAAGAAATTATCCTCCTGGGGTAATTTTATTAAATTCACACACATAAAATAAACAGGTATAGTTGTATTTTGTTTAACAGCTAATTGATAGGCTATTTCAAGAGCCTTAATATTAATATCAAAACCATACACTGCTTCTGGTTGATGTTCCAATAAAAATATCGTGCAGCTACCATGATTACAGCCTAAATCACCACATACACCATGTATATAATCTTTTGCAGCATTTATAATTCCATAATTTGGATGGCCCTTCCAAATTTCTGGATCTGGATGGACTGTTATATAGTTTTCTTTTTCAAGATATGCTTTACATGTTTCTTCAAAAGACATTGTGATTTTTAATATTTATATTTTAAATATATTGTCTTTATATCAGATCAATTTTAACAAAAATATGACAATGCCATAAATTTTTTATTGATTGAACTTTTTTCTCATTTATATGAATTAATAGATTATCAGGAACAGATGAAAATATATCTATTAATTCATAATAAGAAAGTGGTTTCAATGAAAATAAAGTATAATGTTTAATATTTTTATTCAATAAATATGGATATTTATTTAATACCAATGCCATTTTCATCCCATTTTCATTATCTAATGAAGATATTTTGTCATTTATTAAAAAAGCTTTAAACTTGAAATATTTTATTTTAATAAAATCTTCATAAGTATTATATTTTTTTAATATTTTTATTCTATCAACATCATATTTGTCTTGGGTTTTTTTTAGTCTACTAAATTTTAAATTTTTGTTTGTTTGTAAATCTAACCAACTGTATAACATCTATTTATCTTTCTTTTTATTTTTTTTTTCATCCTCTTTTTCTGCATCGATTCGCATACCCCTGTAATAAACCCAATTCATTGAACAATAAAACATCGTAAATAAAATAATCCCCTTCCCAACAAAATACGCCCCTGTGTTTAAACTATCTACAATATCCGGAGAAACCCTTGTCATTACTAAATGTCTTTTAGGCACTGGAGATATCATTTTAGGGCCACTCGTTACTCTCCTGTTATTTAATGTAGTAATTTTAGGTAATCGATTAATAGTAATCATCTTATGGCGTATATAACTAAAATACCCCTTAAATATTAATAAAAAATAATTTTGACCCGTAATAATTATTTAAAGACTACAATACAACTAATTGTAAACTCAATGGGAAACGATTCATCTACCCACTTCTCCCCGCCTCAAATAATTAAAGTTCCAGTTGTTAAAAAACATGTTTACATAACTCAACCATATATTCCATCATCCCCTCTTCATGCATCTCCAAGCGTAATGAAACAAAAACAAGAAGAAGAAGATGAAGCATTGCTCATGAAAAGGAAGCAAGAAATAGAAGCATTGCTCATGAAAAGGAAGCAAGAAATAGAAGCATTGCTCATGAAAAGGAAGCAAGAAATAGAAGCATTGCTCATGAAAAGGAAGCAAGAAATAGAAGCATTGCTCATGAAAAGGAAGCAAGAAATAGAAGCATTGCTCATGAAAAGGAAGCAAGAAATAGAAGCAGCATTAAAAGAAGAGCCAATCCCATCACGAATCGTGAATGGTTTGTAAAAAATAAAAAACCGTATATAACAGGGTGTATGAGCTATGGACCTATTATTTCACAAATATAAAAAACCGAGTATAATTATTATATACTACTTCAAATTGCATCCCTTTTAAATACTTTCCATGCTGTATAATCAGCAAATAATGAGTATCCTTTGGTTATTATTAATTCTTGTGCTTTTAATGTAGTTGGCCAATCACAATCATCCATTAACCAAAAACCACCTGGTTTCACTTTATTATAGTATAATTCAACTTCTTCTGAACTGATCGACTCTGTATGATTTCCATCTTGGTGTAAAATATCTATGCTTTGATCAGCAAATAAATTCACAACTTCATTACTTCTTTTACGATAATATGCGACATAATTATTTATTTTATATTCGTGAATGGAATCTATAAAGGATTTAAATATTGCATTATGATCAACATTAAACCACCATTTATAATTCGGGTCTTCTTTATCATAACTTGTTATTGATGCCTCACGATCCCATGGATCTATTCCAATAATTTTTCCATTATTATTTTTTTTTAGTGCTAAAGCCATAGGGATTAATGACCTTCCACCAAATACACCAAATTCAACTATTAAATTTGGTGTATTATCATTTACAAGCTTATAAAGACACTCTGTCTTTTCACGAGTACACCAACCAGGTTTAGAATACAAATTCTCAGGAATTTCCATTTATATAAAAATAATATTTTCTTTAACCATAATTATTCGCATGTAATAAAAAATATGAAAAACTATTTATTTATCCATAATTCACCTGTACGCCAATCAGTTCTTTGACTAAAATCTTCAGTTAATTTGGTTTCATCTATATTATAAATCTCCTTTGTTTTCATTAGATTTGTAGGATAAAATGGATACTTATTATTAGAACTTAATAGCCTCTCTAAGATTACATGATCTGACATACGTCCTATTTTATCTTTTAATAATGTACCTTCTGTTAATTGTATTGATGTCCTCTTAAAACCTACATTTCCAGGAGTGTGATGTAAATCCTCATCCTCAAATGTAAACATCTGTTTAGAATAATATATATTATTTGTAACTCTCCCCAATCTTATACCAAAATCATAATCCTCTGCTGATTGACCATCACAAGCCTCATCAAAACCATCTACTTCATATGCAATATGAATTGGTAATGCAAAAGAACAACCAAATAACCATGAACCTGCTACATGAGTTGCAAATTCATCTATTAGTATTGGACTATTATATCTTGAATCTAAACCGTTTATTAAAGACTCTTTATTAAATGTATATGAACCATCTTCAATACACTCTAGATTTTTAACTTTCGCATAAGAACCATAAATGACATAGTCATTTTTTTGTCCCCATCTAACAACATCAATCCACCCATCCCTTAAAACTGTCAAATCATCTATACACACTAAATAAGATGTGTCACAATTTATAAAAGCTGTATTTCTAGCATTTGATGCTGCAAAATAATTATCTTTAGTAACTTTATATTTTCCTTGTAATGGACACGGTTTAGGAGAAATATGTTTGACATTATTAGTATACATTTCATAATGTTGTTTAAATTGATTATACCTCTCCTCTGGTTTATATTGATAATGATAATCAATAATTATTATAAATATATTTGTCCAATTCCCTTTTAATTCCCTATTTAAAGACCTGAAAAACCATTCGATTTTTGGGTCATTTCTGCATGTAAAATAGGCAATTGTTAGAGGTTTTGTATTTTCAATAAGAACTGGGGCAATTTCCAGTGCATCATTGGCCTTTACCACCTCGACATTCTGACCTTTTTGTACATGAAAAAATGTAGAACGTAGACCGAATTTATTTGGAATTTTATTCATTATATGATATTTTAAAACTTTTTAATTTATTATTTTCAACTCAACTTTTAATATAAATTAAGCATAATTACTTTATGTAGAAGTAACAATGGGATTTGTAGCAGTTTTTTTTATTGGATAAGTTGTAAAAACCCAATCTTTATCCAAATATTTTGGTCTTGAATCAAATCTCTTATACAATTTAATTATATTATCATTAAAATATTTTCGCAAGGCATCCAATTCAACAATTATTTTTTCAACATCTGATTTCAAAGAATCAGGTCTAAGAATTTGATTGAACATATCTATACCAACATTTGTAAGCATTTCAAAAATATATCTATAAGCAATATTTCTCTCATTCTTCTTTTCAATACGTTGAAGCTCCCTTTTCCAATCCTCAAGAGAAATTTCCTTTATAATATATTTTATCCTTAGATTTGTAAATATTTCACCTCCAACTAAATTTACTGGATGGGCTGGAATTTCATAATACAAGATATGCTGTATTCCCCTATGATAATAAGACATATCAGCCTTAATAGATCTTCTCTTTAGAGTATCAATTATAGTCCATATTGTTGGAAGTCCACCACATACATCTACTGGGTTTCTCGGAATTATCCCCCCATTTTGTTCCCTTAACCATGCATAAAAATGTGGATTATGAATTGTTGCTTGATTTTTAATAATCTCCCCTGTTCGCCAATCAAATGCTGTATGACATTTTGTACAAAACATCTGAGAACATCCCTCAATTTTAAAGATTGGCACTCTACAGCTTTCATTTGGACAATATCTTGTATCTTTTGCTAATAGTTTCGCTGTTGCTAAATCATCTTCTTTACATTCATGCTCAACACCTTCCCCTTTAATACAATGACATTGTGAACAAACCTTAACATTACATACACCACATTTACAATTACTCAAAAAACCTCTACATTCACCATTAGGACAAGGTCTTTGGTAAACTTTAATTGATTCTACTGTTTGAGGCCTATTTCTATTAAGAGTATACCAACGCTCATTTATTTTTTCATCTATTTGTCTTATCTTCTCAACCAAAGCGATTTTTTCCTTTTGAAGTTCAGTGATTTCATTTTTAATAGCCCGTTTGTTAATTTCTATTTCAACTAATGGCATAGTTGCAGGTAACATTGATTTTTCTCTATCTACCAAAATATCTTCACGATGCTTCTTTAATTCTCCAGTTCTAAATGCTTTTGATAATGAATTATCAATAAATTCACGCGTCCATGCAACAAAACACTTCATACAATGAGGATCCTTCATTGAACCAAGTAAATATGTCTTGACACATTTTGTACAAACTCCAAATTTACAACTATTACATTCAATCTCCTTACGTAATACACCTGTAAAACTAGAACAACAGATTGGACAATCTGTAGAAGTCATCTTATATTTTTAATTATAAATGAATTTTAATTTCAATTTTTTAAGTCTTAACTTATTGTATATTTAAATATGACAAGTGCTTATATGTTCTTTGTTAAAGATCAACATAGTATCGTTTCTAAACAAAACCCTGGTCTTAAAATGACTGAAATATCTGGTATTTTGGGTAAAAAATGGAAAAATATGTCTGAAGAAGAAAAAGAAACATATCAAGATCAAGCTAACAAAGCTCCTAAAGTCCCAAGAAAAGCAAAGTTAGAAAAACAAGTATCTTCTCAAAAACCTAAAAGAGGATTAAATGCTTATATGAAATTTGCTCAACAACAAAGAAGTAATGTTTTATCACAGGATTCAGCCTTAAAAATTACAGAAGTATCTAAAAAACTTGGTGAAATGTGGAGAAAACTTTCGGATGAAGAAAAATTACAATATAAATAAATTATATATCATTCATACTTGTCCATTTATATCTAATATCACTTAATGAAAAAACTCGAATATCTGAAACCCTTCCTACTATAAAACTATCTCTTGAAATTTTTTTATCGTCATATTTTTCGATATTTTGGATAAATGGATTAGTATACACATATGTGTTAATATTTCAAATATTATTATTTTTATTTTTGATCATAACTCTTGCTGATGCAAAATATACACTTGAATGATAAAATGTTTGAAAACTTTATCAGATTAGCTAATATAAATCAATTTTTTAATTTAATAAAATGTTTGTAAAAAATAAAACAAATGAATATTAACGCACTTGCAGCCCCCATCATCCTATTGTATCTACTGATTTCGGTCGGATTCGTGATAGAGACTTTGTCATGCAACTTTCAATCCCTAATGAAGAGTATGGTCATGAAGCATATTGTGACCTTCATATTTCTCTTCACAGTAGTTGTGGTCGCAGAAAACACCGGAAACTCGATTCCAAAAAACCTAGGCATAGCGCTTGCTGTATATTTATGGTTCGTGTTGACGACACGTACACCTGCGAAGATCACACTCATAATCATAGGCTTCATCTTTATAGCATATATATTACATATATTCGGTGAGAACATGAAAAAAGAAATTGAAGCGGGTAAGCGAAACGAACACGAACATACTTTATATAATGTCAAGAAAGCAGAGACTTCAATCATCGTGATTGCCATGGTATTAACTGTTATTGGTGTAGGCATCTATATGTATGAAAAGCGTCTTGAGTACAAAGGTAAGTTCAATTTAAAGACATTCTTCCTTGGTGTATCTAAATGTAGGATGAGACCGGACAAAGACTTTATTTAACACACAATGGGCAGAATTTCTGAATAAAAAATTGATTATTTCTAATAATAATTCTAAAATCCATTCATTTTAATATTAACATGATGTTGTCCGAAGAACATACAAAACCATCAAAATTCTTAGAGGAATGGCTTGAAAATGAATCCTGGTGGTTTTCATCAACTAAATTTATTGATGCGTACCTAACAATACAATATAAACACCTTCTTGATATAGACATCTCTAATGAAGACTATATAACTCAAATTATCATTTTTGATCAACTTCCGAGACATATTTATAGAAATCAAGTTGAAAAAAAACATATTATTGCAGAATTTTTACAAAAAGCACTAAATATCATTAAAATAACTGGTAAAAACTATATTGATTGTTTGTCTCCAACTCTTTGGTGTTTCGCAATGTTACCCCTAAGACATACAGAACATTTACCAACTATTATAGAATTAATGAAAACATCTTGGAATAAATTTCATACCGCTGAAAATGAAAAAGATAAATATGTTTATCAAAGATTTATTAAGGCTACATACCAAAGATGTCCTGTAGAAGATCAATCTGAATTAATTCAATATTTTCCTAACAAAGGAGATTATCCTTCTAAATATATGAATATTAAAAATATAAGGGATGAATTTTCTGATATTCTTGATCAACTTATTTATGATAATGATTTTACAATAGATATTGAATCCCTAAAGCAGATAAAAGAATTTCAGGAGTTTAATGATCCCAATAACTATGTTATAATGTCTTTCTCAGGAGGTGTCGATTCTATGATATGTTCTGGCATCCTTTCTGGAAAATTTGCTTCAGTAGTGCATATTAATTATTGTAATAGACCAACAAGTATTAGGGAAGAAGATTTTGTTAAGGCATGGTGTGATTATATGAGATATCCATTATATATTAGAAGAATTAATGAAATTAATAGGCCAATATGTATGGAAAATAATATGAGAGATTTATATGAATCATATACTAGAAATGTTAGATATTCAACTTATAAAACAGTTGCATCTTTTGGTAGACAATATGATACACATGATTACAGGAAAATAAGTACCAAACCAATTAAATTTGAAAAAAGGAATTATATTCCTGTTGTAATTTTAGGACATAATAAAGACGATTGTTTTGAAAATATATGTTCTAATATTGCCCATGAGAATCATTATGAAAATTTAAATGGAATGACTAAAATTTCAAATCAAGATGAGATTACATTTTTAAGACCTCTATTAGATTTTTCGAAAAATGAAATTAGAGGTTTTGCTACAAAAATGAATTATCCCTTTCTACCAAATTCTACACCCCCTTGGTCTCAAAGGGGGCAAATTAGAGCAAACGTTGTACCTATATTAGAAAAATGGGATAATAGAATAATTAATGGATTATTTAATTTATCAACGATGTTAACTGATTTACATTCAATATTAGACGATATAATTAACTCTATTATTCAAAAAACAACTATAATTACTAAAGATGGTATCAATGAATACACGTGTGAATTTGATATTAAGATACCAAAAAATATCATATTTTGGAAGGTATTATTTACACGATTATGTAATAATACTCCTAGTAATAAAAGTATAGAAAATTTAATTTCCAAACTAAAAAAATGGAATAATGTAGATAAATTTAAAGTCATTCTTAAAAAGGATCTTCAAATAACATTTTCAAATAAAATGTTCATCATTGAAAAATTAAAATTCCAACATGCTTAAAGCTTTTGCATATTATTATGTTATACATTCATGGACGACCTCAAGTTCAAGTCTATGGATATTCTGCGCGTATTGGTGTTGTCCGGAAACGAAGCTGCACTGGATGAAATGTTGTCGCGCAAGGACAATGAAAAGGAGGATGCGGTGAAACTTGCCATGTATGTCGTGTTTATTGAGGAACGGGCTTTATTAACACGCCGTTGCTGTGGAAAGTGTAGTGAGCCTGTACCCACTCCATTTTTCTGAATGCAGGAACCAATGGGGTTTGCCAACAACCACACTTAAGCTGCCAACACAATTGGATATATACAACCCTCTACATTTTTTCATTTCACAATGAATATTATAATTGATCTCGATCCCTTAAAATAAAAATTGTCTTGATATTTTAAATGTTAATTTTTAATTTAAAGGGAGGGACATATTGTATAGATATTGAAGAGCAGGCAAAAGTCTTATTTACATTATTAAAACAAAAGGAGTTAAATATGATTAGCAAATATACAGCAGATGCTTATACAACTGTAAATCGGATATTAAAAAATTCAAAAGAGGAATATTGTTCCGGAGAAATTCAAAACATCATTGATGCGGTTAATAATGCTTTTTCTAAATTGCCCGCATTTAAACCAAGTACAAATGTAATTTTTTACAGGGGTCTTAAATTAACCGATAATAATTACAACAAAATATTAAAACAAAATGTAATTAACGATTTAGGTTTTATATCTACTACAACTAGTATAGATATTGCAAAAGGTTTTGCAGAAGCACATGGATTAAATAGTTTAGTAATGAAAATATATTTTAGTAATAAATATAATAATAAGATATTACCTGTAAAAAGTATTAGTAAAATGCCATATGAAAATGAGGTTATATTGCCGAATGGTTCAAAATTTGTATGGATAAAAGACATCATAGATGAAAAGATTCCAAATGGAATTATCAGATCATATTTATATGTTCCGTCTTTAGAAGAAATACCATTAAATCCAGAACTTCTGGTTGTTAAAACGATCACTAATTCATCTGCAAAAAAAATATCAAATTCGGTTATTAATGATACAATTACTCATAATTTAATAACGGAAGTAGTTGAAGAAACAATAGCATTAGACGATTCCGATGATTTGAATGAATTACTAGAAAGTTGTATAGATACTATACAAATTGTCATTAAAAATCAATATGGAATATTATTCAATGATATTAATGATAACAAAAAAAGAGATATTATAGAATCATTAAAAAATGAAATCTTAAGACAGAAAACATAATACTAAATTTTAATATTGAATATGTTTTTAACTTTGATATATTCATATCTATGAACTATATCATTAACATTATCATCTTTGTATAAAAATTCAAGGAACTCATCAACATTAATGCCTTTAAAAATATCATTACTATGAGCCCATGACGTTATTTTATGCCTTAGGCCTTCTTTAGTTCTAACCCATGAGAAATGATGAAACATAGGTTTATCATCAATACTTTTTATGGCTCTATGTAATTGAGCACCAGATGAAGGTATCAAATAATCCCGTTCATTATCTCCGAATATATTTTCCTCTGTGAGATATTTATAATGTATTAATAATACAGAATCCTCAATAGTTGTAGCCTGATTTTCAGGAGATTTAAAATACCAATAATTTGCAATTTTATAACATTCATTTTCATCAAGGATATCAAATGATAAAAATTCTGCAACTTTATCTCCTTCAGGAATTTCATCACAATCAATTATGAATACCCAATCTTTATACTTGAGGGAATTAATCCCAGTCCACCGTGCTAAATTATGCCAATATGCTGTTGGTCTTTTATTTACTCCTTTCTTTTTAGTTAAATCTGTTGAAACATCAACATTATATTCAACAAATTGTATATCTGGATATTTACTTTTATATCCCATTAAATATTGAATATTTTCTGGTGTTCCATCATATAAATGAGAACCATAACTTACAACAATATCATTTGAAAATTTTAAACATTCTTTTAGAAGGGGCTCTATGAAAATTTCTTCATTGCTACAATAATTTATTACAACAGAAAAATTTACCATTATAAATAACTATTAATAACGTTAGTTATTTAAATAGTTTTAAAATTATTTAAAATAAAACCTGTAAAGATATGAAACAAGTTTAAAAACTTAATGTATGTCCTGATTTGTATTACTGACAGTGACAAAATTGTATTTTGTGGTATTTATTCTTCTGAAAGATATGCAAGAGATAGACTAGCTTATATTTGCAAGAATGTAGATTTAACTCTTAAAGAAGATGATTTCTTAATTTTCAGTAGTAATTTAAACGAAAATGTATTTCAATATGATAATGATTGTAGTGCAGGGCGGTTATTTTAATTTTTGTTTTTTAAAAAATTTTTTGTTTTAAAATTAATAAATATGAACTCACATGGTTGTAATATATATGTGAATCAAAATGAATTTTGCTATATACATTTATCCTGGAAAAACCCCAAAGCTAACAATATTGAGAAAACAATTAACAACATGTTCCATCATAATGATACTAATTACATTCAATATTATATAAAATATCGTAATACAAATGAGACATATAATGAGTTAACTTATAATGAAATTGTTATAGATTTATTTACCAGATTATGTAATTATCATCAATTAGACACGATTACATGTAACCAAAATGATAAAAGTGTTGTTTGTAATAATCGTAACGATATATTATATGTTATAACAAATAATATTTTAGATATACGTAATAAAATAACTAAAATTCCTATGTCACGTATAGAAAAAGGAAAAGAGTTATTTGATAATGATATTAAAGTAGATGCTCATTATTTACCTGAATTTAAGGATGAGGCGGGGGAATTTAAAAAAATGTTAGATGAAACATTCGCAGATATTTTAAGAAATCATAGCCATCCAAATCTTCATGAACATAAATATGTTTAATTGAAAAATATATAATTATATATAAATTATGTCTGTTGTTTTAAATAAAGTTAAAAATGGTTTATCTGGTTTATCTAATGGTTTAACTAATTTTGTTAATTCTTTAGATATAACAGAATCAAATATTTTACTTTTAGTATGTTTGATTATATTATTACTGGGTGTAATATACTTATATATAACATACCTCTTATTAAATAATAAATTAAATAATTTAATTGATTATAGTTCATCTGTAACATCATTAGGAAAAATATATTCAAATGATGAATATGACCCTATATTATTCAAGAAGCTGTTATTTGATTCATTGTCTTCTCTCAAGGCGAATATAAATATAATAACAGAGCCATATTTTTATTCAAAAAATATTGATGAAATTCTTAGTATATATCCCGATTATATCAAGACAATGATTTTAACTAAATATACATTTGATCATCCTGATACTAGAAATGATGCAGTACATAAAGCTCTTATTGATAAATATGGCCCCTCCTACAAAACAAATCCCGCTCTAAATGGTGAAATCTCTACAAATATTACTGTTTTCAGAGAATCTACATATGATCATTCATTATTAACAGATTTAACTAGAGCTCAAATAATTTATAAAAAGAACATGTCTAGAATAGACTTTATTCTGTCTAAACCAAAAATAACAGCAGAAGAGAGCGTTACCTCTAAAAAACAATGAAGGGCAAAAAATAAAAAAATGTTTCGATAATATAAATGATAGCGTTAATATCATCAATTAACTTGATAGTTGTAATAATAATTATAGTGATGTTAATTCTTATTACAATATGTATTGTAACAATAAAAAATAAAATTTTAAAATTAAATAAGGATATTCGTGTAATATCCATGGAACATAAAAACTATGTTGTCGATAAAACATTTCTACCCCTTTATACATCTCAATTATATGATTATTCTCTTGAGAACTTTTTTATTTCAGATATTTATGTCGATTTACCTGATGATCAAATGGTAATTTCAGTAGAAAAAGATTATTTCAATTTATTTGAAAAATGTATTAATTCTATTCTTCATAATAGATTAATGTTTGAAGGAAAATGGCAAGATCTAAATCATCCTATTGGATTACAATATAAAAATTATATTCCAATTGTGAAATTTGCAAAATATTCATTAGATTATGAAAAATATTTAGAAAAAACAAGTCAACAAAGATTTGCCTTAAAAGTTGAAACAACATACCCTCATTTTAAGGATAATTCAAAATACTTTGTTGTATTACAAAACAACACATGCAAAAAAAGAGTACATATTTTATTTTTTATTAAAAGAGCAATCGATTTATATTTTAATTATAAAAATGAAGTTAATCAATGTTTACAATATAATATTTGTGATTATAACTTACCTAAAACAGAACTACAACAAGAGGATAATACATGTCAATTATAACCATTTGTACACATCATCGCCTGATTATTCATGATTTCAATCAGACGATTATATTTTTGTTGCCTTTTTGCTTTTTTCCCATCAGGACATTCATAAACATTCAACATCTTATAGAGATCGTCTATACAAGCAATAATATCAGGAACCATTAGCCAAACATTCGCGAACCTGTCATATACAGACATGCAGCGCCCCTTGTTCCAGAAGTCAATTAGCTCTGCGTCATTTTTCCTTGCAATTGAAACATCAATGAAATCAGCTGTAACCCTATCTTGATTAATAATATCTCCATTTTCGTTCTTCTCAACATAAAGATTGTTGAATCGAATTCTATAAAGATCAAAATGACCATGGAGAGTAGCATCTTCCGTTTGAGAAGTCCTTGAAAAGTCAATCGTCTCATTGTAAGAGCAGAAGAAAGGAGTCTTCCTCAGAGGAATCCTCTCACACCTATCATAATGTGGTACTTCAACTCGAACAATCATATCCTCATTAACCTTACTATGAGTAAGGATGCAACTGTTTCTAGAACAGTTATTCCTAACTTCATCAGAATCAAAAGGAGAGACAAATTCACAGTTATCAGGGAGAATAATTTCCTTCAAAGCTTTGGCATAATCCTCCTTAAAAGAGACTATAGTCTCCTCATCAAGCATAGTATCAACCTGCTTATTTCCCTTCCCCACAAAGAACATATGATCAAGGGTGCGCTTATATTGAGAGAGAGTTTGAAGAACTGTAATTTTTACTACTTTTTCGAGCTCAGCAAAGAACTCATTAGGAAGATATGGATTGATATATACAACGATATCCATATCAGAAAATTGAAAATCATCCTTGAACTGTTCAGCAGTAACATATGCGTATGCATTGCTTCCCTTCATGAGAACCATAATGTTATTGCCAAGATGTGGTCCAGTATATGAGTTCATAGAAAGCTTATGAATGAGAGTATCATAAAACCCTAGAGAGATTTTCCTATAAACCGGATTTTTTTCATAAATTGTTTTTGCAATTGTTTCTGTCAGCAATGTCCTTCTGTAATCCTCATTCTCATTTCCAGATACCTTAGGAAAGGTATTGAAATGATATGGGCCTTTATATCCCCTTGTATCAGTTGAATTAACTGCATTTTGTACAAATGCAACGCGGTCCTCAGGTGTCCAGGGATCCATAATTGATTACTGTTGATTGATTGTATAGATAAGGCTTTAAATGATTTTCATTGAGTAATTAATATTCAATGAACTATTCAATTTTTATCGTTTTTTAGGATAAATTAATAAAATTTTTTACAAATTAGTCCATATAATTCTTTGACATATAATTTAATATAAATATTATGATGAACATTAATACAGCTATAGAAATTAAAATTCTACAAACTTTTTTCCAGAATAAGCCTTCTTCATCATCATCTCCACTAGCTAATTGTGCACAGAAAGGGTAATTGGTTTTAGAATTACAATAAGCTTGTTGGCAGACCTTTTTTAATCTCTCAATCGTTTTTTTATCAATTCCATTTACTTTATTCTTTTCTATAGTATCTAGACTTGAACAAATATTTAATGGCATATTGTATTTACTCATAGATTTTCCACATTTGTCAAGAAATTCCATTTTCTTAAGATAATGATCTTTTAGTAACGTTTCTCTATATTGTGGGCTACTCGTCATATATTTCATATTACCCATTATTTCATAATCTTTATAATAGTATTTTTTATCATTTCTGTTAGTAGTATACATTCTCATTGCTTCTGCTTGTGGACAATATGACGGACTACCTTTAGGGATTTTAATACAATACATTCCAGTAACATCAGGTGCATATCCAGTAAAACATTGTCTACTACACATAAATCCCCGTTCATTCTTATTAGTTAAATGGAAATTTGGAGTTTTATACCAAGAAGCAACATGATTTTGACATAATACTAACGATTTTAATGATCCACCTGTAACAGCATTTATAAAGGCCAATATTAATATAAATAATGTGATTACTACGAATAAAACGATCATGACAACACAGTAAACTACCCATGGTAAAAGATCAAATAATATAAACCATATAAGAAATGGAATCCATATAAAAGGGGGAATGTAGAAGATATAATAAATCACATAAATAACTGATAAGAAAATGCACGCCATACCCAACATAATAAATTCAAGTGGTTTTGAAAAAAAACCAACAATAATACGTGCTAAAATAATTATTACGAAGAATTGAAACAATGTTCGCATAAAATTAGCAAATGCTAGAACTGCCCACATAAATTTTGCACGAGCTGCAGCATATCTAGCTAAAAATTCAGCTTTAGCGGATGCTATCTTTGCAGAAGTACTTGCTATCCCTTGTGAAATTTTACCCATTCCAGTTGAAGTAGTAGCCAGTGTATTTGATACACCAGTTACTGTAGTTGCAGCACTCACATCTGGTGTTGCTACAGCACCACCATATACCCGAATAGTCAAATACAGAGTTGAATTTTTAGAAATTTTATAATCTCTCAAAGTCTTAGTATTTGTTAGATCAAGTCCATTGAATACTAACCTTTGATATTCAGGATGAATTTGCTCATTTATAAATATTTTTTCCTTTACAATATTAATAATATCACTAGACTTTACATTTAAAGTGATAGTTTTTCCACTATTAGTATTAACAAATATATGCATAGTGTTTTATATTGATATATATAAATATATAATTTTTCTTTTTTAACCTGTATCTGTATTATCACCAGTATCAGTTTCTTGAGGTTGTTCAATTTCTTTACTTGTAAAGAATGCCATAAAAACTGCTTTAATCATACGATTTAATTCATCTCCAAGTGACTTGTAGAATTTTAAAAATTTACTATAAGAACTTCCCATCCCTTGTGAACTAAATGTTTTTTTTGTAAAACTACCGATTCTATTAACAAAAATGTCATTAACAAAGGGTGTCCATAATTCTTTTAAAAATCTAGTATCAGAAATAATCTGTTTTTCATACATTATTGTTAAATCTTGTCTGTAGTCATTTAAAAACAAATTTAGGTATGATACAGTATTTGTAAATTGTTTAAATACATAACCATTTTTTTGTAGATTAATTAATCTTGTTTGCATTGTTTGGCTATCAATATTTAAGGGGGACGTGTTAATTTGAGCCCCACAATCTCCTAAAAGTTTATACGCATTCATTATACTTGCATATAAACCAGGTTTACTATTAGTGTCAATTGCTTTAGAGAAATATATATGAGCAAAAATGGGTCGTTTTTTAATATATTCATAAAATGTACCATTTTGTGTATAATTTAAAATTCGTTTTTCGGCTATTACTTTTTGTTCTCTAGGCAAATTAATATAATAAATAATTTTATTCTCATCACCAGTTACAGGTGGAAGACTATTTAAAAAATTATTATATTGATTCGAGTCTGTTAAACTTAATATATATTCAATCATATACCATGAACCATCTCCAATTTGATTATAAGGTGTAGAATAAATGGTTTTTTTTAGAATATTGTCTTTCATTTTTGTAAAGTCTTTCAAGATAGAATTAATCGAGTTATCATCAACAGGAATTATAAGATATGGTACAATTGGTTTAGTAATAAAAAGCTTATTCATTTTTGAGAATTCTATACCCATTTGGGTGAGAATATTGTTAATAGTTTTAATACCAGTAATCGTAATAAAATTTTTCTTCTGTTCAGATTTATATAATTCATACATTAATTGATCAGTACTTTTATTACCTCCTTGTTTTGTGTTTTTAACATCAATTTCACCTTTTATTTTTTTATAGGTTAATAATAATTCATATGCATCATATTGTTCAATTGTTACTTTATGATTTTCAAATCGAACATCTTGTGGATTAATGCGTTTAATTTTATCATAGAAAAGATAGAATTCTTTAAGGGAATTTATATATTGCTCTTCATATCTATATTTACCATAATAATCGGTTTTAGCTTTTTCAAATTGATTTACTAAATTAATTAAATTAGTGTTTCCATATAAATAATTATACATAGCGTAAGATTGTAAACATGAATCATTTTGTGCAGATAAAAATTTAATATTTTCTGCAAGTAAATTGCTTTCTTTTAAAAAATTATCTGGTTTTTCTTTATGAAAAAACTTGAATGTCAAAACATCTATAATAATTCTAGGGTAACCTTTGAATATAATTATATAAATAGTATAAATTGCCACTATTGCTATACATAATTGGAAGAATAACCAAATCCATTTAATAATCTTTTCAATTAATGCCTTTTTTTCATCTGATATTTTCAATCGTTCACTTAATCTTTTTGTTTTACCTCCCTTGTGTAATATATAAGAGAAATCTTCTAAAAATCTAGACAAATCATTAAAATTTAACTTATAAGAGGGTGGGTCCATAATCTTTATTTTAAAATAGATAAATTTTAAAATATTTGCTCCGAGTATATTAATAATTAATATGAAAGGTGGGAAAGATGCAGATTGTAATATTTTTAGTACAAACACCAAATGTATCAATAAAAATCCAGTATGTTTAGATGATGATAGATTTTCATTTGGTAAAACAGCGTGTACTAAATGGACACCTGGGATAAATTGTTTAAAAACAGATAATAAAGGTAATGAGACAAAACGAGATAAAAAAAATAATTTACTTGGAAAAAAAGGAACTAAATGTATTGAATGGGATGTTGTTGATATTCCTATTGATAAACCTAGTTTATCAAGCAATATTAAAAATGCAGTTTTTTCTTCTAAAACAAAACCGATTTTTGTATGTACTTCTTCTAGATCATTATGTGGTAAAGAACCTGAATGTTTAGCGGATGATAGTCCATCAATCGGTAGAACAGCATGTCTTAAGTGGCCGAAAGATATACAATGTTATAAAACAGATAATAAAGGTAATGAAGAAAAAAAGGACACATTTGGCCATTTTTTAGGTAAAAAAGGAATGAAATGTGTAGAATGGATATCTCCTGATACAAATTTTGTGAATGGAGATGAAGTATTAAACAGAATTAATAATTTGAAAGAGAAATATACCAACCTCAAAGTTATTAGTGCATTTGAGGGAATATGTACAGATAATGAACTATTTATAAATACTGTCGTATCAGTTAATAATAATCAATATAAAGTATGTATTAAACTACTTGGTAATAAAAAATAAAGAAACAAAATATTAAATTACACCGCTACTACCTTATTTTTATTATATTTTGACTTATCCCTAGGAACCTGTTGTTTCTGACCAACATTACGAGGAGGCCTTACTCCGTCAGTTGCTTGAGGAGGACCTGAATAGGCAGCCCTAGGCCTCCTAGACGGAACTGTTTGCCATCCATTAGGATGAGGTGGCACTTGAGGATGAGCATAATCCTCTTGTTTTGAATATACTACAACGCCATTAACCATTCTCTTACTTGTAACATTATCACACATTAGGGGGCCCCCTTTAATTCCAGTTACATCAATAGCTTGTAGACCTTTTTTGCCTTGATCAATATTAAATTGAATATACTCACCCTTGCGAAGGGTCTTGTAATTACTATTAAGAGGCTTAATCCCAGAATGATGTACAAAAATATCTGTACCTTTGCGATCACCATCACAAATTGTAATAAATCCAAAGCCTAGTTTATCATTAAACCACTTTGTACTTCCTGTAAATTCACCATAGGTTTCTTTATCATCTACAGCATCTAGAATCACCGACTCATTGGGAACTACCATATTTGTATCTTCGCAACGAGAATCCTGCACTTGTGTTTCAGTCATTTCATCAGCCATTGTTTATTTTGTTTTATAATTGTCTTGAATTATCTTTATATGATTTTCTTTTCAATTTTTTTTTAAAGTTTTTAACCTTATATACGTTTTATGTATGTAATTAAATTCATTATGTAAAATTAAAAATGTACACTAAAACTTTAGTGGTTATCATCGTTATCTTAATAGTTCTTATCTATATTCATTACTATAACAATTATAAATCTGATTATAATATCATTCAAACATATATAGATAAGGTTGATATTAATACAGTTTATGAAAAATATCCAATAGTCATTTATGATAAAATTATTGACCCTAAAGAATTACTTAAAACCCTTTTTGCGTACTCTTATGTTTTTAAAAATGAACAAAAAATTCGTCCTATTATGCCAACATATAACAAATCAAAACATATGATTTTATGGAATCCTGACAATGATATTCTTATCAATATTATTAATCCTAAATATATTAGAAATATAAAATGGCAAAAAAAGAACAAATATAAAATAGCAACCCAACCATTATCTGAACTAAATGAAGTTCAATATATAACAATTAAACTTAAAACTAATCAAGTACTTATATTACCAGCATTTTGGATATATCAATGTGATAATTATACACATATAATTCAATTAAACGATTTTTTATCATGTTTAACATTTTAACTATTATAACCATGTGAAATCACTTGATCATCATATACATTTAATACGCTTTTTAATACAGTGATTTCATGATCATTTAAAGTTTCTGATTTTGAAACTTTTATTTTTCGGCCATCCTTTAAAGTCACAAAATAACCTATATTATCTTCCTCTCCATAATGAGGATAAGATCCATATGTATCATAAACAGAACACACATCATACCAACCATGACTTTTAACTTTATCACTATTCTCTGTTAAAAATTTTTGTAATTTATTTTTTTCATCTTCTGTTAAATCAAAATCCAAATCAGAGACATCTTCATCACTTAGAATCCTTGAAAATGAATTCCCCACTGCGAACCATGTATCTATTCTTTTCTTATAAAACAAAGATTTTGATAAACGGTCATCAATTTCTTTGGAACTTGCAATTACATAATATTTATTATCTTTAAGTGCCACTCTATATTCTAAACCATGATCTGGATAAATTCCCATTTAAATATGTATAATTCTTTATAAAAGAAATTAGCTTTAAATAATAAAAATATTTTTTAATTTTGATAGGCCCAAATTGGCCTCTTTTTCTTAGAATTTCCTGGATTACGAAGTACTAAAACCAAATTTTTATCCAGAAAGCGTGCTGATAACAAGGAAGCATTAACAGTTTTACGCGGAATATTAAGTTTTTTAGCGACTTTTCTAGCTGTAATTGGATATTCAGAACTTTTAACAACACTGATAACTTCTTCACAGAATAACATTTTTATAGTGTTTATTAACATATCTTTAAATAGTTTTTAATTAATCAACATTTGAAATTGTATTGAGCAGCCCACGATCACGCCTCTCTGAGCGTAGGGCGGCGGAGACTCGGGGGAAATAATATTCGGGTCCTCGTGTTCTGATCAGGTTTTCTACGTCTGCTTGATCAGAATCAGAAATCAATTCAGGCATATCATCGTCGGTTTCATCATTTACCATGAAAGGAACTGGTAAGTCAAATTCGTTACCAATCAGTCTGGCTCTTGACCTGATATTATTTAGGAAGTGCTCACTCGAATGATTTTGAGGAGGAGGGGTGTTGTTGGAATCTTCCATGAGTTCACCTTGCCTTCTCGCAAAAACTTGAAGGAGGATAGACTCTGTATGATTTATGAAAGAATGTGCTTTACACATTGGGCACTCACTTTTGAAGTTCTCATGCTTATTCATATTCAGATAACAACCCATATGAAACCTTGCATCACAATTGCAATCCTTAATGTGAAACTTTGATGTCTCTATATCTCCATGACATATTATACAATGTCCATCATATTCAATATCCTTCACGATCTCAAAATATGGTGAACTAGTTTTCCATCCCTTATTAATCATCTTCTCCCATCTATAAAGAGGAATAGCATTTTTGTTTTCCTTGACAACAATAGCCTTCATCATCTTAATATCATTAATGATCTCATTAATTTTTTTGATTTTTTCTGATGGATTCAAATGCTTCCCAATCTTCTTCGATAGTCTATACTCGTTATTTGAATTAATAATGAGTGAATTGCATTCAAAATCAATGTTAGACGACAAGACATCATACATATCTATGTTCCTTTCAGACTTTGAATGAATAATATCTACTTCAATCTGAAAGTCAAACATACAAAACATTTCATTAACTAAATCGTGGCAATCAAATTTGACTACCAGCTTTGTATGATCTAGACTCGCAATATTGTTGTCTTGAGACCTTTCGAAAAAATATAGGTTTGCTGGTCCTGACTTCTTTACCTTTAATTCAAACTTCTTCTTCTTTAATGTTTCCATCATATTCTTGATACTTGAAAAGTCCATAAAACAATCGATATCTGAAGGGATTATACATCTTCCCTTGCAATCAGGATAAAGAGAAAGATCATTGTATTTATATTGAAACTCAGCAGAACCTGGTGCTACTCCATCCTTATTCATGTAATCATAAAACTGATCAGCCTCACTATCATGAATAATCTTGTCTCTCACATAACCTCCAAAGATATTCCCTCCATTTTCTAAGATTGCTGATTCAATAGCCAACATCATCTTCCACTTTGTCTTATTAATGACAGCTTCAGAAGCCTTCGCGAAGAGAGACTCATATGTAATATTTGAGCTCTGAGAAGCCATCGATAAGAATTCAGAAGTAGTAGAAGATAATGTAGGACTTTGATTTGATCTTATGAAAGTTGAGAGAGCTTATAAATTATATTTTTCGAAACTTTTTTCAATTTTTAAAAGTTTCAGAATTAAAAAATAAAAATTTTTTTTTAAAATTACATATTGTCCTTTAAAAATTAATTAGTCAACTTCATCTACAATGGGTCCACTCTTTGGACCACCAGACCCCATTCCTTTCATAGCAGCTGTAACATCATCCATACTCATTCCACTCATATCTGGTGCACCTCCTTCTCCTGGATTTTGCCCTTTATACATCTTTGCCATAATAGGATTTAGTACCTTTGATAATTCGTCCTTTTTATGATCAAACTCTTCTTTTTCAGCAAGTTGATTATTATCTAGCCATTTGAGTGCATCAGTTAGCATATCTTTGATTTTCTCTCTTTCATCATCATCAATTTTAACCTCTTCTTTTTCAACAACATTACTCTTCATATTGAAAATATAGTTTTCTAGGTCATTCTTCGCTTCAACACGCTCTTTATTTTTAGCATCTTCATCTTTATATTGTTCTGCATCTTTAACCATCCTTTCAATTTCATCCTTTGATAAACGACCCTTATCATTTGTAATTGTGATATTATTCTTATTTCCACTTGCTTTATCAATCGCTGTAACTTGAAGAATACTATTAGCATCAATATCAAATGATACTTCAATTTGAGGTACTCCGCGTGGTGCTGGAGGAAGATTTCCTAGTTCAAAAGTTCCAAGTAGATGATTATCCTTTGTAAAAGAACGCTCACCTTCAAATACACGAATTGTTACTGCGGGTTGATTATCTGAATATGTTGAGAAGATTTGTGATTTCTTTGTTGGGATTGTAGTATTTCTAGGGATCATTGCTGTCATAACTTGTCCAGCAGTTTCAATTCCAACTGAAAGGGGACAAACATCAAGAAGAAGAAGATCTTTAATCTCATCAGATTTATCTCCTCCAAGAATTGCTGCTTGGACAGCTGCACCGTAACCAACAGCCTCATCTGGATTAACTGATTTACATAGTTCCTTTCCATTGAAAAAATCAGAAATCATCTGTTGAAGACGCGGAATACGAGTACTCCCACCAACCAATACAATTTCATTAATATCTGACTTTGATAAACCTGAATCTAGTAAAACTTTTTCAACAATGTCAATACATTTCCTATATAAGTCCATACACATTTCATCTAAACGAGCTCTTGTAATTGAACTCGTAAAATCAATACCTTCATAAAGGGAGTCTAATTCAATTGTTGATGTTGCTGATGATGATAGGTTTTTTTTCACCCTCTCACATGATGTTTTAAGTCTCTTGATTGCTCTAGAGTTTTCAGTTAGATCCTTTTTATGTTTTCTTTTAAATTCATCAGCAAAATGTTTCACAAGGCGATTATCAATGTCTTCCCCCCCTAGATATAAATCACCACCGGTGCTTTTAACTTCAAAAAGTCCTTCTTCAACACTCAATACTGTCACGTCGAATGTACCCATTCGTGTTATCGTAAGGCTCTTTATCCTTACTTCTATCGCTTTCGTCGATAGTTCAGACTATATCTTATCAGTTAATATTTTGATATTATTAGTTATTTCTACAAAATTATATGGAAATATAATTTTAAAATCAACAAAATCTTTATTATTTAATAAATAACATTTGACTGCATTTTCTTTAGCTGTCCATTGGCCACTCTCAAGATTTTTTTTATGCCAACAATGATTATCTTTACATTCAATTAATAATCTAATTTTTGGTATTTGAAAATCTACTCGATAAATTTTATTTTTATCTTGAAATTTATAAGGAATGTAGGGGCCATTATTAATAATAATATTATTATTATTGCAGTATAATATTAATTTTTTTTCGAATTTTGATTGATATTTTACTATATCTTCATTACAATTTTTAATACATCGGATTTTAAAAATATTATTAGTAAAATTACACGATTGACAAAGCATTTTTGTTCTATTCTTTTGTATATATAAATCTCTATTGCAAAACAATTCTTCACAATTATCACATTTTATGGTAATATAAATTATTTTTTCTAATACATCTCGTATTTTATCATACATATAAGGGTTAAATTTAGTTTGATTATTGATTTTAACACATGGATAATAAGTAAAAGAGTCTAAATTTGTAAATTTATTTCGCTGGAATGATACTATTTTAGGTTTAATAAAATTAAACTCATCTATCGTCAAATGTTTTCTAAAATAGTTATCTTTGAAATCATCATCCATTTCATTAAATTTATTTTGATCATCTTTTATCTTATCTATTATTAATTTAACACTTACTATATTTAACTTATCTTTTATTATAGGACAACCCTTTGATATATCACGAGCATTTTTAATCATATATACGCTTTGATTAACACATTTTGTTTCCTCTTGATTTTTACAAGTATTACAAAAAACTATACCTTTATTTAACTTACGAGTTATATTATTTAAACATACTATATTAACTCTATTGCATGTAAAACACTCATATTCAACCATTAGGGAATTGTTTTTCTTTATTACATTTTCATTATTAAAAATTCGTAATACTTCATGTTTTGTATTAGAACTTGGAGACAAGAACTTTTTAATGCTTATATTTTCACACGGAATTATGTCTTTTGTAATTTTATCATAAACTTTTACAATTTTTAATTTTGTAAAATCCATATTAAATTTCTTTAATAATAACTATTATAACATCAATTTTTTATATAGTTTTAAAAACTATATATATTAACTGACCCGGGCACTCGTGGATATTTTACCAAAACTTATTTTAAAAAATAAGTTTTTTCAGGTTACTTTATCTAGTCGTTGAACCTTTCGCTCTTTTCAGAGACGACTTGGCTGCTGATTGTCCAATCCATTAATTTTTCAAACCCTCACGCTTGTCGTCACCAACTACGTTGTGGTATTAATGGCTCTCAGGATATTCCAGCAATTCACCCAGTTTTTTTATGTGGAGGCAATACTTTAACAAACGTTAATTTCACCACCACAATCAAAGACTAAAATATTTCTTTCTTTGGCATCTTTGTTATCCATTCCATAACATAATGCACTAGCTGTAGGTTCATTAATAATACGAAGAACATTAAGACCAGCAATAGATGCTGCATCTTTAGTAGCCAGTCTCATTGAATCTCCAAAATATGCTGGTACAGTAATAATCGCATCCGTAACCTTTTCACCCAAATAAGTCTCAGCGATCTCTTTCATATATCCCAATACCATTGCTGAAATTTCTTCAGGATAAAATCTTTTTTCCTCATTCTTAAATTGAACTTTAATCTGAGGTTTATCATTTCCATCATCAACTACATCATACGACCATAATTTCATCGCCTCTTGAACATTTTTATCAGAAAATTTTCTACCAATCATACGTTTAACATCATATACTGTGTTTTTGGGATTTACATTGGCTTGATTTTTTGCTGCATCTCCCACTAACCTTTCCGTCTCTGTAAAAGCAACATAAGAGGGGGTAATTCTATTACCCTGATCATTTGGGATAATCTCTACCCTACCATTTTTCCAAATAGCTGAGATTGAGGTTGTAGTGCCTAAGTCTATACCAATTGCAGGCATATTATAAATATATATAAATATATATTCTTAAATGATTTTCATTTCTTTTTAAATTTCAATCCATAAAATAATTTAAAGAAAATATTTCTATAGATTTAGATGATGTATTCAGCTTTCTTTATAAAAGTTGTGTTTTAGATCCAAACTGATCTTTGTTATTATCCTCTGTTATTATCGATAATGGGAGAAAAATATGCAAACTTAAATATATTTTAATAATAAATAATGATATCTCGCCTATTCAATTTTAAACAAACTGGCGCAGCTGAAACTGAAGCTCAATTTAGAGAGAGAAAAGAGAAAGAAAGGATAGAATTACCTATATGTAAACAAAAAATAAAGGAAATCGCAGCAGCATACCCTACGGATCTCTCTGCATTTCAACTTTTTGATACGATCCGAGATGAATTATCACCTTCATTAAAAAATCAATTTCAAAATATCATTAATGTCAACACAAACATTCAACAATACTTAATGGCGAATAAAATTTTAAGCATTAATGATGTTCCAACAGTTATCGATAAACTTGATTTAAACAAATGTAACGAATTGTTAAAAATAATTACGGAATTTAATACAAATATTAAGCAATTTGATTATGATCTATATAATTATATAGGTAATAATTTTGCAAAGTCAATTGTAAATTTACAAAATTATGCAGCAGAAATTGATGACATTTATACTAAAAATCCAGATAGATTTGCCGAAATAGCTGGGGCTGATTATAATATTATCGAAGCTAAAGTTTATAAATCCCAAGCAATCATCGAAAATAAGTTTAAAAAACTTGAACCCTTTATGAATAAATTCTCTTCAGATTATACACCAATTATTAATGTTCTATCTAAAACTGTCGTTACTTTAAATACAGCCTCTGGAACGCCAACATTACCCGGGTCTACACTTCCCTCGAGCCCGCCATTATTTCATCAAGGTCAACCTCTTCAAATACAACCTATTCCATTACCCTCCCTACCTCCACAAATATCACAAGTACCAATTCCAGTACCCCCTGTGCCAACTCCAGTAATCCCTGTGCCAACTCCAGTAATCCCTGTGCCAACTCCAGTACCCCCTGTGCCAACTCCAGTAATCCCTGTGCCAACTCCAGTAACACCTGTACCAACGCCAGTAACACCTGTACCAACTCCAGTAACACCTGTACCAACTCCAGTAATCCCTGTGCCAACTCCAGTAATCCCTGTACCAACTCCAGTAATCCCTGTTTCAAACCCAGAACCAGAAACACCTGTAACCCCTGTTTCAAACCCAGAAACACCAGTACAGCCATCTATAACAGAATCTGATAATTGTAAATATGATTCAAAAAAACCTAGAAATATCTATCATATTGTTACTAAAAATACAACTTTATCATTAAATGGTGTTTCTATTGACAATTCAAATAAGATTAAAGGAGATTCAAAGAACTTTGGTTTATCTACTTATGAACAATTCTTATACAAAAATGATCCAAGTCTAGAAAATTATTTGGAAAATATTTTTAAAAATGCTATTTCATGTAATGAAAATATGCTTATTTTCTGTTCTTCGGTCGAAAAGAATGTATCAATACCCTTTAATAATTCTCTTAAAAAAATAAATAAAAGACTCGGTAATGTTACAATTATTCATGAGACTGTCGATAGTGGTAAAATTATAAATATGGTTTTTGATAATAACGATATAAGCCTCCAACTTATACGAAAAATAACTAATGTTTTACCCTTAAATTCAAATCTAAGTCTTCATAAATCTATTAATGATAACATTATGCAAGATGTTCAACCTGACAAAACATATGTATTAGAATCTCTTGAAGGTAAAAGTTCACCCGTTGCACCTATTAGTTTTGATGGATATGATGGTCCTGGTATAGGAGGAATCCAAGCTGGAGGAGCATTACCTGGTAAAGTTTTTATCCAATTTAGAAAAACGTCTCCCCCTACAACACCGCAAAATCTTGATGAATGGTGGTGGTATAGGTGGTATTTTAATGTTCCACCTTGTGCAAATGGAAGATTAATGCAATTATCTGGAACTTGTTGGTTTAATGCAAGTATTAATGTATTTTTACTTTCCCCTACAATATCGAAGTATTTAATGGTCAAATGGATTGCATTGGAAAAAGATGACCCTGATCAGGCTACATATTTTAAAAACGATATCAATTTTAATGCCTGCTTTAATCCCAACAATCCTAAAACAGGTAATTCATTACAAGATATGATCTATTTCTTAGTTTACAACATATTAATAGCAAATAAAAAACTCGCTTATAATAATGGGAATATTTCTGCAATTCCAGGAGCCATAGTCGGAGATGCTTATAAAGACAGGACAAAAGAGGAAAAATCAAAAGAATTTAATCATGAAAAAATAAATAAGGAAATTACAGCTGACTTTTTCGCTTTAAATAAACATGATGCTGAAGGTGGAGATCCTAGCAAGGGAGTTAGAATATTAATGGAATCAATGTTTCCTGATAACGAAATTTTCGCCCAACGTTTAATTACAAATAAAACTAGTATAGATAGGAATACTAAAGTTATTGATATATCTCAACAAATTTTCGCAGGGGATGATGAAATTAAAACCCTTCCAAATATTTTAGAAATTCATAATGGACAAGGTCAATTTATTCATAGTGCTCCAAGGAAAGTTACAATTAAATTAGGTGATAAACAAACTGCTGAATATTATTTAGAAGCATCAACGTTGGGTGTTGATGGTAAACATGCTATTGCTGGTTTATTATGTGACAATAATAGTGCTGAAGAAACGCCTTATATTTATGATTCGAATAATGTTATTGCTTTATCTGATTGGACTAATAACGAATATACAACATATCTTAAAGCTGTACAGGAAGCAAATATTCAAGAATATGCTCAATCTAAAGAATCTATGCAGGGAATGTCAGCATTAATATATGTTAAAGAAACTTTTAAAAATGCATTAAATAATCCAGAGGCTATAGTTAGTAATGTTAAATCAAATGTAGCCCCTAAAAAGAGAGCAATTCCTAACTCTTCTACTACAACATCAGTAATTTCCACATATACTATAAATAATATTAACTATACAGATTTAAATAATGATCCATCCAAATTAGAAACATTCAGATCAGATTTAATTGCAAATGTTGCAGCTTCAGCAGGGGTTGAACCTTCGAATGTATCTATTATTTCTATAAGTTCAAATAAAGATCAGACCGCTGATGTAGGGCAATTAATTGGTGGAGGGAATTCAATTGTTGTTCAAACTAAAATTAACTTTCCTCAAAGAATAAATGCAACGAAAATTGAAAATGTCAAAAAGAAAATGTCAAATTCATCTAAAGTATTTTCAAAAATTCTAACTGATTTTAAAACAATTGAACAATCAACTAGTGTAGAAGTCTCATCTGAAAATGTAAAACCCGGTAATACAACACCTGTAATTATAGAACCAGTAAAATCACAAGTAAAAGTTGATGGAGAAAATGTAAAACCTGGTAATACTAATATAACGCCTGTAATTATAGAACCTTCACCATTATCCCAAGTAAAAGTTGCCGAACCAACATCAAATATATTTATAGCACCACAATCATCAATTATACCTTTGATATCCCAGGTAAAAGCTAAAGAACCAAAAGCTAAAAATGTAGGAAATGTAAAACCTGATAATACTAATATAACTCCTGTAATTATAGAACCTTCGCCATTATCCCAGGTAAAAGCTAAAGAACCAAAAGCTAAAAATGTAGGCGTTAATTCTAAAAAGGAAAATACAAAAGTCAAAGAATCAATCACTAGCGTCACTGAAAATGTAGGAAATGTGTCATCACAAATTCAGGATAATATTGACCAACAACCTACAATAGACCTAGAATCTATTATATCTCCTTCAGTTTCACCTGAATTTGTAAATGCAATATCTATCTCTGAAAAAAAAACCTCATGTAAATATGATCCAAATTTAAGTCGCAACATTTATCATATTGTAAATGAAGGAGATCCAATATTAGATTTTAGTAAAAATAAAACAGGAGGGAAAAAGGTTAAAGGAGTTTCTAAAAAGAAAAAAGGAGGAAAACAACCTGTAGAGGGTGAAAATATATATACTAGAATTTTAAATGATACAGATATAGACATAAAATTAGAAAATTTATTTACAGAGTTGTCAAAATGTAATGAAAATTGTCTTATTATGTGTTCATCAAGAGAAAAGGATATTTCTAATTCATTAAATAAAGCCCTTGGAAAAATTACAGAGAGAGGTAAGGCTTTAATTAATATTACTATTATTCATGAAACTGTTGATAGTAGACGCATGGTTTTTATGATTTATGATGATAATAAAAACCAATTAATCAGAAAAATAACTAACGTTTTTCCTACGAGTTACAATCGATCTGAAGAAGATAAGAATAGATTAAATAAAGATTTTGAAAAAGCTGAAAAAATTCATGAAGAAGCTAAAAAAGATTTTGAAGAAGCTGAAAAAATTCATGAAGAAGCTAAAAAAAATTTTAAAGAAGCTGAAGAAATTTATGAAAAACCCAAGGAAGATTTTGAAAAAGCTAAAGAAATTTATGAAAAAGATGAAAAAATTTATGAAAAAGCTAAAGAAATTTATGAAAAAGATGAAGAAATTTATAAAGAAGAAAAATCAAAATTAAATTATGACACAATAAAAAATACATGGGAATTAAACAGACAAACTTTAAAATTTGAGGAAATAACAAAGAAGTGGAAAGAGAATAAAGAAGGAGCACAAGAAGAGTATAACGATTTATGGTCAAAATTTGGAAAGTATAATGCTGATTATACAACATTACTTAAAAACATTGAACCACATTCAATAAAATATAATACAGCTCTAGATATTTATAATGCAGCCGTTGAAATTAAAAAAGAAGCCACCGAAAAATATAATGCAGCCGTTGAAATTAAAAAAGAAGCCACCGAAAAATATAATGAAGCCTTTGAAATTAAAAAAGAAGCCACCAAAAAATATAATGAAGCTGTTAAAATTAAAAAAGAAGCCACCAAAAAATATAATGAAGCTGTTGAAATTTATAACTCAGGAATCAAACTATATCTTACTGATATATATATTCATGTAAATATAGATACTATTCCAAATCCATACCAAAGAATTATACATGAAGATCCAAAAACCAAGGTATACCCTTATAAAACAATTATGGCTGACATTAAAGAAGAAAATATATATAAGAAAGAAAATAATGAACAAATTCGAATCGTAAATTTCCTTGATAATTATATCCCTCCAACAGCTCGCGGCTCTTATGTTGGCGGTAAGAAATCAAATGATTTAATAATTCCAAAATCTGATGATTCTCAAGGGTTTTTTAATTATGATGTGTTTTTTGACACTTGGAATGGAGACAAAAACACAATACCTCAGATTTTGATAAACGCAAATAAAGATAATAAAAATGTTGGAGATGTTTTTGAATATCTTACAAATCTAAAGAAAGAAGGAAAAAAAGAAGAAGAAGAAGAATTAAAAAAAGATAATGAAAATAGATCAAAGATTATATCAAAAATACCAAGTGAAATAAAACTTCCACCTATTATAAAACCGTTTAAAAAAGAAGGAATAGTTTTTTTTCAAATTAGAAATACTCTCCCTCCAGATAACCCATTAGAAGTTGAAAAATGGTGGTGGTATAGATGGTATTATGCTGTCCCACCATGTGCTTCTGGAAGATTAGTTCAAATGACTGGAACATGTTGGTTCAATGCTGCATTAAATACAATTCTTCTTTCCCCTATAATCTCCAGGTTTCTTATAATACAATGGTATAGTTTAAAAAAGGAAGAACGAGAATCTTATGAAAAACAAGATATTCAAACATGTTTAATCCGACGACCCGATATCAAAACGATGTTATACGTCGTTATTTACAATATTTTAATTAAAAATACTAAAATGTCGCTTAACAAGGGGAATCTAGTTGTAGGTTTTGCTGCAAGAGTAGCAACATTTATAAAAGAAAAAGGCAGGTTAGAAAAATCAGGAATAGACAACGCTAGCAATATATCATCATTACAAATATCAGAAGGATCAGATCCAGGACAAGCTATAGAATTGTTACTAAAAGCTACTATATCTGATCATTTTAACAGTTTCTATATAAGTAATAATATAAAACTAGATAAAAATATATTAAACATTTCAGACACTAATAATAAGCTCAACGGTAATAATAAACTTAAATCCCTAAGTAATATAATATTACTTAAAAATTCAAAAATTCTTTCTGAAGAGAGGAAGGAGGAGTTAAAGAAGGAAGAATTAAAGAGTGAGAAACAGAAAAATGAAGAAAAGAAGCATATGACCCGTACAAAATATTTTGAATCTCTCCCCCTTGAGCTTACTATAAGTATTGATGATAAACAAGATGATTATGTTTTAGAAGCAGGAATTATATCTGTATTAGGTGTTGCTAATGATCATGCAATTGCTGGTTTATTATGTAATAATGTTCCATATATTTATGATTCAAATAATGTTACTGTAATATCAGATTGGACAAATAATGAATATGAGCCATACACTAATGCTTTAAGAGAAAAAAAAATTAATAATTATGGTATAAAATTGTTAGAAACAGAGACAGATGCGTCTACAATTGAAGGTGTACAGTATGCTATTTATATTAAAAAAACCTTCAAACAAGAAATTAACAGTATTTTATTACGCCTTGAGTCTAATTTATAGAAGAAAATATTTCAGAGAAAATATCTAGATTACACCCTCTATTATCTTTTTCATTCGGGGCAAATAATTGAATTTCACCTTTAGGTAATATAGCAAAAACTACTTCCTTAAATAATCCATCGTACTTAACACATATTTCCTTAAATACTTCAGCTACATCTTTTGGAGGATTTTTCCATGCTCCACACCCCAAAGCCCCCAATATTAAACTTTCACAACCATTCTTTTGAGCAACCTGAAATATATTTTCTACTTTGATTCTCAATCTATCTATATCGTCTTTTTTTAAATTACCATTATCTAACATAGGGTGTCTTAGTCCAGGGCAACTTATTATATCTACTGAAAATGGAATATCTAACAGTTTGTAATTATTTTTAATTGAATCCTTGAACACTACAACATCACATGAATATAATAATTCGTTATCCCTAATGGGATAAAAACGCATCTCTATATGTTTTGATAAAGTACTGCACCTAAATAAACTTTCTTCTTGGGCTGAACTACCTGTTGCAACACAACCACCCGGAAAACTATCATCAGCTAAATTTAAAATAGCCGTCTTAAATCCCTTTTCTCTACTTTGTTTTGCAACACATAAAGTATCTTCAGGTAAAACCCTATAAATCGTTGTATTTACATCCTGTTTAGGCAGAATATTAAAAGTTTCTTCATAATAATTTTTAACCGTCTCTTTTTTAACAGGAGGAAGTTTCTTACAAATCATTTCTGTATGCCGCCAGACTTTAATGTTTGTTCCAAAAGGTTCTGGTAGTTTATCTGGGTCTATTTCCATTTGTATTAAAATACATTTATAAATTTGTCTATATTTTAACACGCGATTAAACTTTTTGAGTATTTTCAAATTCTAATTTAAACTTCACATTAGCATTTGCTACCCCTGCATTATCTGTAACTATACGAATTTTATTAGCATTTTGACTAGAATTTCCACTTGCATTTTCATGTGTCTTTATCGTTATACCAGATAATCTTGTCATAACATTCTTCTTCATTAAAACACTTAAATAATCAAATATCGGATTCACTAATTCCTTACCAAACTCCTCTATAACTTCGTTTATAAATATTATTAATGTTGAAATATCAAAGGGTTTAGCTGGATGTGAATTAACATTAACATTAACATCTGTATATGCATTCTCATTCTCATTCTCAGTTAAACTTACAACAGCTGCATAAAATTGCTCCGCACTTGCTTTTCCATTATCTTTATTTGTCATACTCTGAAATATTGTCACATTTGAATGATTGTAAAAATATAGATAATAAATATAAGACCATAATTCCTCTTTCTTTAGGTTTGAAGCTTCAGTAATATCAATAGTACCATCAATATTAATTTTATCATTAAAAAGCATCTTTGATACTACACAGAAACATGCATCTATTGTAGCTTTGAATTTTGAACCAAAAATTTCTTTTCTTGAAAAAGCTATTCTCTGTTTTGTAAACATTTTATATATGTGTATATTTTTTCATACCTTTATAATGTCTAAAGTTGACTTCTCCTTTTCATTAAAATCCACTCCCTCTATATTTATTGTTTTTTTTACCTTGGATGATAATTTTGACATTTCTTTATCATTTTTTACCATATTAATTATATTATGGTCATACTTAATCAATACAAACAAATAATCAACATTTTTTGGATAATTTTTCGGCTCATTACTCTCAATCATTTGATATCTTATTTCTTGGTATTTTACTCTTCTATTTATTAATACAAATATTGCATAAAACAATATATTTATTCTATTTCTATCTGTCTTGTCTTTTTGTTTACAGTTATAGTAATAAATATCCCTACATAATGTAATGTATTCACAAACATCCTCCCCAACTCTAATATTTTTACCTATTGAATTACTATTCAATGTTAAGAATTTCATTACGATTATAAAAATATAATCAATTATACAACCCTTTGAACCAATTTCTAAAAATAATTCGCGCTTCTTTTTATTTAATAAATATCGTAAAATTATAAAACATTCAGATACACCATTACATTGCAATATATTTCTGTATAAAATATTACATAACGCATAACATTCATCTGTTAATTGATCTTTTAACTCTCTTAAATCCTCATATTCTTTTAAAAAACCCTGCAGTAATTTTTCTATTTGTATATCATATTCATATACCTTCCCTTTAACGAATAAATCAAGATTTTTAAATTCACTGTTTAACAATAATAAACACATATTTTGATAGGGAATAATATTTGACTTGTTTGTTTCTATCGATAATAATTCATTCGCAAACTTTTTCAATAGCCATAAATTCTTATTAATATAATGCTGACCAAAAAAATTGACCATGAATGATCCAAATAATGCCTTATTTTTTACAGTTTCTAAATAATGCTTAACTAATTTAAATACACTCTCTTGATCTTTTGCTTCGATATTTTCTGCGATTATTTCCAGAATATCCATTATTATTAGTTTATTTAAAATAGAATTTAAATAATCGCAACGAATTTGATTTTTGATTTTAAAAATTTAAACATTTCAAAGATTTTTTGATTTTCAAATAGAATAGTTTCAAAAC